ACGGAACGGAACGGAACGGAACGGAACGGAACGGAACGGAACGGAACGGAACGGAACGGAACGGAACGGAACGGAACGGAACGGAACGGAACGGAACGGAACGGAACGGAACGGAACGGAACGGAACTGAACGGAACTGAACGGAACCGAATATCGTATATACCGTAAGTATATAGTGGTATACGTCATGCGCCCCACCGATAATAAAGAATACGTATTTACGTGTCTTCATTGTAACGAACCATTTGTAATCCATCACACCGACTTCAACTGTAAAATATTGAGACATGGCGCGTATAAGCATAATCATCAACCGATAAATCCACATGCGTCAAAAGAAGAATGCGATGCTCTTGTTGCTAGCGGGCAAATCTATGGATGTGCTGGACCGCTTCTTATTACGAAAGGCAGTGCCGACGCCGCCGCGACCGCCACCGACAGTGAGTACAGTCTGACAATATGCGATTACATATAATAATGACGCATTGTTGAGTCATTATTATTATCAAAATAATTCAATAAAATTGATAAAGATATAAACAAAATGTAATAATTGATATACCCATTGTTGTTCCGTGATGGCAACTCTTGTTATTCGTCCCAAAAGAAAGACGGCGAGTAAAAAGACCGTCCCTGTGGCGGAGCCTGTAGCCGAACCCGAACCCGAACCCGAGCCTGCGGCTGAGCATGTCGTGACGTCGTCGTATTGCGACGAGAGTCTGTTTCATCAAGCACAAATCAAGCGGACGATTATCGTTCCGTTCTATAAAATCAGTCACCTGAACAAGGATATAAAGAGTCTTTTACATGATGAAATGGCTGCGCGATATGAAGGAAAATGTTCGATTGAAGGATATATTTGCCCCGGGTCTATTTCCATATTCAGGTATTCGTGTGGAACATTATCCGCGGGAAATATCCGATACGATGTCGTCGCTGATTGCCTGGTTTGTTTGCCGGACGAGCATACGCAAATCAAATGTGTCGCGAAAACAATCACCCAAGCGGGGATTCGCGGGATTGCGACCAAATTACAAGTGGGGAGTGTATCACCGATTGAAGTGTTCTTGTCCCGTGATATGAATATAAGAAACAATGAACTATTCTGTCGGGTGGAAGAAGGCGACCTCTTGACAGTCGAAATTATCGGGCGACGGTTCGTGTTAAATGACACGCATGTCACGATTATTGGGATGTTATTACACGCGGAATGAAGTCCACGGTAATTACGCGGAATAATATATAAAGGGTCGTTCTTCAATAATGATAATAATACGTATATTGCTCTTCGGCTATGGTGAAACACCCCCCCAGCGACATTTCTATTGCGAGTTTAAGTAAAATGAATGAAATCCAAACCATCGCCCAGCATGTTGAAACAAAAACAAATTACTTGATGATGTTGAAGGACGGTATTGAACGGATGCCCGTAGTTCATCAAGTCGAAGTCTTGCGGATTCTGACAGGAAAATCAGTAAATATAAACGAGAATAAGAATGGTATTTTTATTAATATCACCAAACTAAACGACGAGACGCTCGCACAGTTGGACGAGTATATGAAATACGTTATCAAACAAGAAGAACAACTTAGCGAAGTCGAGCATCAAAAGGAACTCATCACGAAGGAGTATTTCGATTGTAAAGCATAGGCGTACCCGCCTGCGTGCGTGTGGGCACAAGGCATAAAGACAATATGATATAGTAGTATAACCTGGTCAGCCACTATGACAACGACGATAATTCCGTGTGTATATAACTCTTTTTCATTTACACGAAATAATATATTGGAAGATATGTGTATTCTTGATATTCAATCGACACGTAGCCATTCTGCGCCGCCCGCACCCGCACCCGCACCGCCACCGCAGAACAGTATTGTGTCTGTGTCTGACACGGACAGTGAATCCGAGACGGACAGTGAATCCGACAGCGACACCGACGTCGCACCACCTGCCGTCGCCGTCGCCGTCGCATTCGATTTGACAACAATGTCAAAATATCTGTATACACCTAATGTGAAAAATGACACACTTTTATGGTGTGCTTATATTATGATTCACGGTATTGAAAAGTTCGAATGTGTTGAAAATCATTACACGGAATCCAACGCCTTTAAGTTCCAAATGGTGGAATATATCCGCGCGCGAAAGACGTTATTGAAACCGCATAAAATCACCGCTTCGTCGGTAGAAGAAAGTCTCGTTCATAAGCCTTATATCACCCTGGAAACATTCCAGGGTATCGCGGTGTGTTATAATCTCTCGGTGTGTATCATCCAAGACCGTAAAATCTTTGAAGTCGGGCGTTCGGATAATGACAAGAATACATTTATCTTGGAGAAAATCCGGGGGAAGTTTGGAGTGTATCTCGGGATGGCAGGTACAGCCATGAAATCCGCATTCTTGGCGCACGTAAGAGATACATATTGGAGTATGGAGAATATATCTTCACCAATCCGGTCGATTTCCGCGTATAAAGTCCAAGACCTCATTGACATATGTAGAAAATTGGAAATACCCGAAACAAAGGTCGTCTTGGGTGATTTCGGGTCCATTGTCAGTCAGAAGAAGAAAACGAAAGCGGAGTTATATGAAGATATAGTTCGGATGATAATGTAATGAAATAAACGATGCTGCGCGGGATAAAATTGAAAAATATAATAGATATATGAATAAGTGTATAAATAATTTCCTATTCATATATATAGTAGAATGCCGAGATCCTTTGCGTCATCGGATAAGCAGTCAGAATTTTCCAATATTGTGTCATCCTATTTAGAAGGTCTATTGGATAAAACCGATGGAATACCTGAATTAGAGATACGATTTGGAACGCGCGGAAATCAGCCAACGACGAAACAGAATTTCGATAATGTCATACAGAAGTTGCTGGCGTCGGGGTTCGGCTTTTCCAAAAAGAACGCATATTCGTTGAAAATACAGAATGAATATCTTGACTCTCGTACCGGACAGACCAAGCTCTCGCTTATTCGCGCAGAAATCCACGGAATCAATGACGTCCAGAAGTATTGTAAAACGAATATGCCGGATGATAAATACGTATTGTTCACGCAGAAGATGTATGCCCGCAAACCCGGGTCAGGGGCGGCGGGCGGCGGCGGCGGCGAAGCGACGCCAAGACAGGACACATCCATCCATCCAGTCATTTTCGACGATTTCAATTTCAAGGTAAGTTATCAACGCGAGAAACGCATCGCAAATACGTCCACACTCGCGCGTTCTATTTTGAAAACATGGAATGACAACAAGAAGACATTCCGGTATATCAATCGTTCAACAATGACACACCCGGATCTGCCTTTTCAAGTGGATTTGAGTGTCGTGAAGGAGTCACAACGAGACCGCACAGGCTATATTTCCGCGTCTACCTTTGACGCGTCGAAAGTCATGGAGAGCCCGATACGGTATGAAATCGAGATAGAAGTGAACAATGACCTCGTCGGTCCCGGCACTTCATTCACCCATCCCAAATATTTACTGGATACCATACGCCGTGTTATAAAAATGGTATTGTCAGGAATTCAAGAAACGAATTACCCGGTTTCATCGGCGGAATTACGCATGATACAGCGTCGTTATTATACACTGATTCATCCGGAAGAAGCCGCGGCTGGAGGCGACTCATCATCCGATTCCGAGACGGAAGAAGAACAACATGAGCGTGACCCAGAAAAGAAGGCCGACATGAAAGAAAAACGCCGCCACGCCAAAGAACTGGCATCATCAGATGCCACCGCTGCCACGGGCGGCACAGGCATACTCCGCCCCAAGCATTTTATCGGCCCGTCTTCATTGACGCTTCAGATGCATAATATTCGCCCATTAAGCCAGGATTCGAAAGTTCCGAATATTCGTATGAATTACTCGGTCACTGAAAAGGCCGACGGGCAACGTAAACTCCTGTTTGTGGCGCCAAAAACTGGGCGCATCTACTTGATCGATATGAACATGAATGTCCAATTTACCGGCGCAGTCTCTTTAAATACAAAATTACACAATACGCTCATCGATGGCGAACATATCGTTCATAACAAGAAGGGGGATTTCATCAACCTGTATCTCGCATTCGATGTATATTACGTCCATAAAGCCGATATTCGCGCGCGGTTGTTTTACCCGATTAACGAAGATGAGGTTCTTACGAACTTCCGTCTACCGTTATTGGTAAGCGTCGTCAAAAACTTACAAGCGAAATGTGTGTCTGGTGGGGCGGATTCGTTGTCGCCAATACGTATCGAGCATAAGCATTTCGAGGTCGCGTCGTCGTCAGGCGGGAAGACCATCTTTGACGGCTGCGCATCTATTTTACGAAAGTGCGCCGAACATCAGTTCGAATATCATACCGACGGACTTATATTTACGCCACTTGACTGCGGGGTAGGCAGTAATACACGCAATGACGGGAATGCGGGACCGCTCTATAAAACCACATGGAATTATTCGTTCAAGTGGAAGCCAGCGGATATGAATACCATCGATTTCCTGGTTACCACCAAGAAGGGCGATGACAATGAGGACCTTGTGAGTAATGTATTCAAATCGGGGATTGATGTGTCGCGGTCTGTCCAAATCCAGCAATATAAAACGCTGGTATTGCGGGTAGGATATGATGAGCGTAAACATGGGTATATTAATCCGTGTGTGTCGGTGATTGAAGGTCAGGTGCCACCGAGTCACGGACACAGTGCCGGCGGTGGTGGCGGCGGCGAAGAATCATCGGCGGCGGCGGCGTCGTCAGCGGCCGGAGACGGCTACAAACCAGCGCCGTTTTACCCGACGTATCCTTATGATAACGAAGCGCATATTTGTAACATTATGTTACGCCCTGATGAAGCAGGTGTTAGCCAAATGATGACGATTGAAAACGATATTATTCAGGATGAAACGATTGTGGAATTCAGTTACGATGAAACGAAGCCGGTGAATTGGCGTTGGGTGCCGCTTCGTGTTCGCCATGACAAGACGGCGGAGTATCGCGCAGGCGGGAAGAATTACGGAAACGCGTATCACGTCGCGAATAACAACTGGCATTCTATCCACAATCCGATTACACCGGAGATGATAATGACGGGCGAAGATATCCCTGATGAACTCACGAATGATGACGTCTATTACAATCATTCAGCATCCGTTTCGGGGGGCGGCGGCGGTGGCGGCGGTGGCGGCGGATACGATATCGGCGGCGGCGCAAAAATCAAAACGCTGACCAAGAGTCTCCGCGATTTCCACAACTTATACGTGAAACGCAAGCTGATATTAAGTGTCGCAAAACCAGGAAATACGCTCATCGATTTCGCGGTGGGAAAAGGCGGCGATTTACCGAAATGGATTGCGGCGAAACTCGGGTTCGTCTTCGGGATTGATTATTCCAAAGATAACCTGGAGCATAAATTCGACGGGGTTTGTGCTAGGTATCTAGACATCAAAAAGACGAAACACAATGTTCCCGCGGCGATATTTATTCACGGGGATAGCAGTAAAGAGATGCGAACGGGTCAAGCCGCCATCAGCGAACGATACCGATTGATTACCCGCGCGATATTCGGCGAAGGCGCAAAGGATGCGAGCTTATTAGGTCGCGGGGTTTACCCGCATTACGGTCGTGCCGCTGACGGGTTTGATATTTGCTCGGTCCAGTTCGCGATTCACTACTTCTTCGAGAATATCCTGAAACTTCATACCTTCCTTCAAAATGTATCCGAGTGTACGAAATTGGGCGGGTATTTCATCGGGACGTGCTTTGACGGTGTTCGCATCTTTCAGGCACTTTCGCGTTTAGAGAACGGTGGTGAAATCAGCATTATGGAAGGCGCGGGTAGCGCGGCGTCGGCGGCAACAGGCAGTGACGTCGAACCACGGAAAATATGGTCGGTGACGAAGAAGTACCACCAGGCGGAATTTGAACCGGATAGCAGCAGTATCGGATATGAAATCGAGGTGTTTCAGGAGTCCATCAACAAAAACACGCGCGAATTCCTCGTGAATTTCGAATATTTGACGCAATTATTAGAGAATTACGGGTTTGATTTGGTTTCACCAGAAGAGGCGGCGACGACATTGACGTTTCCAATGCGGGATGGAACGGATACCTTCGACGGGATGTTTCATGATATGGAGGTCGAATGTAAGCAGAAACAATCGTCGCAGCAACAATCGCAACAGTGTCGCAATGAATACGGGTCGGCGCTCTTTATGCGCCCGGAGGAAAAACAAATATCGTTTTATAATCGGTATTTCATCTTTCGCAAAAATCGGAATATCAACGCGAAGCATTTAAAGAGCAGTTTCCTTACATATGCGGGATTACAGGAGGAACAGGACCGGGGTATGGCGGGCACGGCAGCAGGCGCGGCGGGTGCGGCGGGCGCAGTATTGGACGAAGCCACCGAAAAAATCGCATTGGATAAAATCGCGCGCGCATCTGTTCCGATTGATGTTGCGTCAAAACCGGCGATTGCGGCGCATATTATTCAAAGCCGTGGCGAAGAAGCCGTCGCGGCGGCGGCGGGCACTGCGGCCGCAGGCACCGGATCAGCCGTTCGTAAAACAATCAAGGTCAAACCGAAACCAACCGCAGCGGCGGCGGCGGCAGCGAAGAAGGCCGAAGAAGAAGCAGCCGCAGCAGCCGAAGCGGAAGGCGCGGCCGCACCGATTGAACAGATTGAAAAGACGATAAAGAAGCGAACGAAGAAGGCGACCATTATAGAAGATACATCGGTTCCTCCGGCTCCCCCGGCCGCGGCCGTAGCTAAAGCACCGCGTAAAAAGACGGAAAAGGCCACCGAGGCCGCGGCGGAAAAGAAAAAGACGAAAAAGAAGGCGGCCGGCGATGAGTAGATAAATCAACTTATAACGATTTTACGTGATTATATAATTACCTGTCACGCGGGATGTTTAAAAAATCGCCTAAGAATAATTACTTTTTTAATAAAGACGCTCCAGTATCGATTACTCCTGTGTCGAATGGTTCCGCCGCATCGGCGGCATCGGCGGCGTCGTCCACCACGTCGTCGTCGTCCGCAGCAAACATAAATGTCGGGTTGTGTTATTATAATCATTTCACATTGCCACAGGTTGGGTTATGCTATGACACATCCGGCAATTATATTCCATTGAAACTGTCCCTCGATTATAATAAAATGAATACGCCATATGTTTCCGCATCGGTGTATTCACATTTATGCGATATCAAAGAACAAATCGAAAAATACCAAGAACAGTGGGATAATAGTAAGAAGTTTACGAACCCGTATGAATATATCCATACGAATATTGCTGGAAATAAAACGAATATCAGCAAATTGCGGCCATTATCCAGGTCATTCTACAAAATGATTGAAATTATGTCAGGCAATGGAATACTACATAAATATCCAGTGATATCGACACCAGATTATAAAATGGGTATCAATACGTTTCATTTGGCGGAAGGACCCGGCGGATTTATTGAGGCGATTTCATATCTTCGCGGTTCGGAATACAATAAGGTGCGCGGGGGTGCGCTTTCGCTTTCGCTTTCGCCACCGTCGACAATCGATGGAAGTGCCGCAGCGTCCGCAGCGTCCGCATCGTCCGCAGTCCAGATATTGAAACGAAATACCGACTTTCACGACGAATATATGAAAGAAATCGAACACATGAAGCTTTCACGGCGTATTTTTGAAAATTCAAAACATACTAGTAGTAGTATTGACGCACAGGGACACCCCCCTATTTACGGGAATGACCGTTATTATGGTATGACCCTTGTCAATGACGACCCGATATGTCCCGGATGGAAGAAGACGCGCACATTTTTGGAACATAACCCGAATGTTATTATTGAAACGGGCGAGGATAAAACGGGGAATCTAATCTCGCTGGAAAACTTCCGGTATTGCGCCGCGAAATATAAGAACAAGATGGATATCGTTACTGCGGACGGCGGGTTTGATTTCTCGGTGGATTTCAATAATCAGGAAAATATCGCAACGCAATTGATATTATCCGAGGTGTTTTATGCGCTTGCGCTCCAGAAACAGGGCGGTACTTTTATATTGAAAATATTCGATATTTTTCATAAACCGACGATTGATATTCTGTATTTACTGTCGTATTATTATACAAATGTCACGATAATGAAACCTTATACAAGTCGTGTTGCGAACTCCGAGAAATACGTGATATGTCAGGGGTTTAAAATCGCGGATTCTGCGCAAATCATCCAACAATTTTGTGAGATTTTTCCGTCGATCATAATGACGGCGGCCGCGGACCAGGACCAAGACACGGCCAGCGACGACGGTGTCGATGGTAACGGCACCGGGGCATTGTCATCACTACTTCCAAGAGAACACGACCTTTATTTCTTGAATAAAATCGAGGAGCTGAATGCGATGATTAGTTATCAGCAAATCGAAAATATCACATCCACACTAGCTATCATCACAAATCATAAGAATGCGGAAAAATTAGAACAGTATAAGAAGACCAATGTAGGCAAATGTATCGCATGGTGTGAGCATTACGGTATTCCTTATCATAAACAGAATGTCCTCTTACAGACGACGAATATATTTCTTCATCGGTCGTAGACCGCGCCACGCCACGCATTACGCACAATAAACGGGTCTAAATATAATGTATGAATATGTATTATCCTGGTAATATACATATTATGCAAAACGCGTTACAATTTATCGTCGGAAATATAAAAAAACCGAAAGAACGGTTCGAGACGATTTTAGAACCATTACAAGCGGTCCTTCAAATCGGGCTTCTTTCTTTTTATCCGATTGGAAGTAAACTGGCGATTCATAACAATATACTTACCGTCCAAGGTCCCGGGTATACCCAGCAAGTCAGGCGGTGGTACAACAACGATAAAAAGGAGGACGTGTTTTACTTATACAATGTGTTTTCGCGGTTTCATAAATTTTATAAACATGTGCTTGAAGACGCGGGCACGGCGGGAACGGCGGGAATGGGCGAGAATCGAAAACTGTTCTTGTTATTGATTGATTTGGCGAAAATTGGTATTAATAATTTGACACGAACGTATAATCTAACCGACAAAATCCATATTCTTCATACACTTCAAATGTATAAGGGGATGCTAGATAATCCGGAGTTGGTTCGTAGATTGGGCGGCGGCGGCGGCGGCACGGTCGCAAACATGGGCCATGACGACGACGATGACAACGGCGGCGGCGGCGGCGGCGACGACGATGAACCGATGCCACGTCAGTTTCCATTGAAGGTCCGTGGGGGCTCGGCGGCCTCGGCCTCGTCGTCTCCACCATTGCGGCCTTTATTGACGCCTGCGACGGGCGCTAACGATACCCTCATGGATAATAATATCGACACGATATTCATCAAGATTACAGATTTGTATTCCCAAGAAGATTATACGATTATTTACAATACACTCCTGAAAATACAGAACGACCCACAGTATTTTATGAATTATATTGACGGGTTGAACAAAATACTGGAGCCGGTGAATATTCGCATCAAAAAATGGATTGATGACAATATTGTGTTTTAGTATTTAATTATCGCGACAGACAGTATTATATAGTAATATTAAAACATTACTATATAGTAATTACCTATAAGTTCAACATCTATGGCCGGTATCGCCCCGTATAGATTAGTTACTCAAGAACAAACACACTTATACAATCAAAGAATCGATGGACGAACCCATAGAGTAACTATAGAGAGGGCATTAGATGCTGATTTTGATCCTAAATTTTTCGATAATGAATTTGATTGGTCCGTACGCGAAAAATGCTGCAATGTTATCTCGTTTATGTTATATTTTATAGAACCCACCGACGAAATAGCACTTAAATATTTATTGTCCATTGAAAGAAGTTTAAAAATTATAACCAAAAAATTACCCGGTTGGGTCGTTAGGGTATATTTTGGGTCGTCGGTTGTTGGTTATATTGATTTAATAAAAGAAGTTCTCTTACAACCAGGCGAGATGCACGTTGAATCGAAGAAAAGAATTATAACCGCATATCAGTATATTTATTCACACCCACAGGTTGAAGTATATATATTTGATGATGATGAACGAAGAACTGGAATACCAATTGCACATAACAGAATAATACGATTTACTCCTTTAATAGATCCACGAGTTGCGTGTTTCTATTCAAGTGAAGCAGATGGATGTTTCACGCATTTAAATTGTCATAATTTACAACAATTTTATGAATCACCAGAGCATCTATTTTATTTACCTGAATACATAAAAGTAAATCAATTCGAGCAAAACAGAAGTGGGAATGTGGAATTATTTTCGTCTTATTCAACGTGGTTGTACGTATATAAAAGTATAATGTATCGGTATTATTTTTATAATCATAAAAATGTTTACGATTTACTTGCTGGAGGGTTTTGTACAAAATTAAAACCCAAAGCTCAGTTTTATATAAGGTCAATAGAAGACTTAAGATTATCATTACAGAAGTTCGACCATATTCGCGGGACATATACACTGTTGGTGCAGCAGACCCCCCAGATTAAATTCCAGGATTTTATTGGTAAAATTGAGACAGACTTAATTCCAGAAAGTATTACGGGTAAAGAAAGAGAAAAAATAAAACGGGAGTTTAGATGTGGAAAAGGGAAATTAACTAGGGTCCGCGATGATGAGGAGGATTTCGAATACTACACTGAGCCTAATGCATTTACAACAATAGAGATCTTCAGAAAGGACAACCCAGCATGTATTAGTGATGCGTTATTTACCTTGAAAACATTTTTACACCGATTGCATGATGTTTCCAGCAGTTTTGATAGTGAAATTACCGAGCAATTAAAAATAGGTTTTGATGAAATGTTATTACTTCAATTATTTAGAAGATTTATTTCTATTAATCTCGAAGGTATACCTATCAGTCCACGCGGTGTAATAAACCCAGACCGCTGTACATCTAAAATAAACCGAATTAAAAAACTTATAATCGCACCTGACGACCCCGCGTATCAATTTATAGTAGAACTTCCTCTACCCCAATTAAAAAGAATAACAGATGGCATTGTACAAGGTCCTGATGAGTTTCAAGAAGCACTTACACATTTAATGACATTATTACCACCAGCAATTATTTTGCCGCCACAATCATTAGATGCTGCATTAGTTGCATTTATTAAAACTAGTTATGATAGGTTCGACTATTTATATATTTATGTTTTGATTGATGTTATATTACAATTCCTTGATCCAACGAGTCCCGCAATTAATGTATGGGTTCATATAAGTGGACTTCCAACAGAAATCGATGATATTTGGTTTAATGTTCACAAATTATTAAATTTCCCCGTTAACCCTATTTTAGAACCGTTATATGAATTATTTCAAATCACTCCTGTTGTTCCTGTGCCTCGACCACCTGTTAGTGAAAGTTTCAGTGTTGGCGGTAGTAAACGACATCATAATAAGAATACTTCTTTCATAAAGAAAATGACAAACCGGCGGTGCAGAATGCGGCTATATCGTTCAAGAAAGAAATCGCAACAAAGAAAAAAATCATACAGAAAACATAATAAACAAACATATAAATATAAGAAATAAATATAAGAAATAAATATAAGAAATAATAATAGATGGTAGGCGTTAGTCCATCTCCAGCTTCACCCAACATGGAATATAAGGCGCATTCGATAATTCGCCTTTTATTTTACGAGAGAATTCGGGGAACGGGATTTTGAATTTCGTATCTTCGCCTGTTTTCACAAACTGGTTCAGGACTTTGTGGAGTTCGCGGATGGCATGGTAGGAAGCATTCATTTGGAGTTCGGTGAGTTTGTCGATAATGGGGCGGATTTGTTCGCGGCGTTGTTCTTGTGTTCGCTCGGTAGCTTTCTGTTCTATTTGTTGTTTTTTCTTTAAGTTCCGTTTCCAGTGCTTGCCTTTACCGACGGCGGCGGCGGCGGGGGCGGCGGCATTGCCATTGCGCGTATTATTCGCGGGGGTGTCCGCGTCGGCCGCGTCGGTGGCTGCGTCGGTGGCATCTGCGACTGCGGTGGTGGCAGGCGACGCCTGAATATGTATATCCTCCATATCTTCCGGAACAAGAAGGACTTCTTGCCGAAGCGCGTCTTCAAATTGTGTGTCGGGTGCGGTAGCGGTAGCGGTAGCTTCGACTTTGGTGTCAGTGGCGACTATTGCGCTTACATCCATTGACAATGAAGAACCCATTTATGTATTACTATGATAATATTTACAATAAAAAGACGATATTGTATATATTACATAAAACGAATAATTTTATACCTTAATCAAATAAAAAGGGTATATTTGATTTTGAATTTTACTATTTTTATTGTATTTATGGTCATTGTGAGCACGCGTGTGTGTGTTTGTTTAGGGTTGTTGTGCTGGCACTGGGTGATAAACCGCGCGTGATGTGGGTTTCATCCAGTTGATTTCATATATCACGACGTATTGATTCGGCATATTGTCACCCGACATCCGCACTGGAATAACGCGAATTCCACCACCACATTGTTGGGTGAGATTGCGTCTAGCGCGAATCGATTCTTCGGTTGGGATTTCTACAAGTTGAGAGCGGGATTTCATGTGGGTTCCGCGATGTTGTGTGTTTGGGGTTTCATCTGAGTTTAATTCTCCGACGCATGATACGGTGCGTGTTGTCGCATTGGTAATGTGTTCGATAGCCCATTGTTTGGCCGCGTTTGGTGTAGAATGAAATGGAGAACTGTATAGTATTGTTCTGGCGGCTTCTGCGGCATCAATATCCGCTTGGTTCAACCCGATGGCAACCGAATGATGGACCATGGAAGGTTTGGTTTTCACCTTACCGCCTTTGCTCTTGAGCGTCGTAGATGAATAGTCGGATGTTTTGTAATCACAATCGCCTTCAAACCAGCTCAAATACGACTCAATTGCCGCAACATCTCCGTAATGTAACGGTCTCCATTCGGGATGAGTCAACTCATCGCCTTCATACTCGTATGTGTTACAGAAACGAGCAATGAGGCCCTGTGCGGCACTTGTGTCGTTTCGCCCACGTGGAGGCTCTTCGAGACATCCGCCGACGTGTCTTCGTTCAATTCGTTTGGATGCTCTCCAAAAGCTCTTGATGAAGATGATTGTATGTACGTCTGGTGCTGATTTCATTAGAGTGTCAATGTCATCGACTCTTTCTTCCGAATCATATTGAAACGTATTCCATCTAAGTTGTAATGCGGCTGTTTTCATCCAACCCATCAAACCTGCTGATTTTGGCAACAATCGAATTGGGAAGTATTTCTTGGTTGGGCAACTCGCGTATCGGTCTTGCCAAGACTGAAGAAACGTGCGAACACTCTGAATTGAATCGAATGTCGGAGTTCTGAGAATGCGTCCTTCTGTCAGCATGACACGAAACCCCTTGTAGGCTGGTCCTGGCTCCAACTTGATTATTTGCGCTTTGGTTCCCCAAGCCTTCACGTCCCACAAAACCGCATCAGGGGTTGCGGAAACTTGAAGAACACGGATTGAATTTACAATAGCATATTCCACATTGACGAGACCTGTGCTTTGAAACATTGTCGCCATTTGCATCGTAGAACCAGATGCGAGGTGGCATTCATCATTGGCGATGAAGCCATTTTTCAAAACCGAAATAGGTCCTTGGATTTTTGAGATTTCGCCACGATGACGAATATTGTCTTTGAATGATGGCATCATGCTTCGTTGCATGTCATTTTTCCACTGAATGTCGCTCATTCCAGAGAGAACATATGCGTTCTCGACTGGAACGCACATATTGTCGTCAATGTGCGTTGTCAATTGACGACAAACCTCCAGCATAACGCCGGTCTTACCTGCTCCGGGTTGCGCCACCAATATGACGAGATGCTTACCTTCTTGAAAAGCTTGAATCACCTTCTGGGCTGCTTCTTTTTGATTTTGGTATGTCAGTTCATATCCTTCGAGACGTTTCAATCCTTTCATCATCTCGTATTCGGCGTGAATACGAGTTCTCTGACAATCCAGTTGTAATTTTCTCCTTGCGAGTTCTGCGGCTGATAGCATGTCTGATAGTTTATGTTCGACCCACTGTATATATTAATTTAGTGTTTTACCATTTCAATTTTTTGTGGTTCATATGATTTATTACGTATCATCCTTTTTCTAAAACACGACATCAAACTCGTCACTATACATTTTATCGCCTTTGTGAATCCCAAACACCTCACGAAAGGTCTTGCTCCGCATCAGGGGCACATTCGTTCGTATCTTCAGGTCAAGATGCGGATTTGTAAGAACCTGGACGAGGATTTCACGCCGGTTCGCATATTGCCGGTTTTGGATTGCGTAATACGTGTAGAAATGCTGGAACGACATTGCGCGCATATGGTCGGACGACACGGACGCGGACGACGACGCGGGGATGGTCGCGGACGACGCGGTGTCATGGAAACGGTGAAGCGCATCTTCGCATACCGCCAACCCAGTAACATCCGCTAGATTCTCGGATAACGAGAGATTTCCGTCAATGACAAACCCATATTTTTTGCTAATATCCTCATATTGCTTCCGAATACCGGCGATTTTGCGCTCATATGTCGCAACATCCGGCCGAGACCACCAGTTTTTAATAACGCCTTTATAATCAAAAGTGCGCGAGTTGACATGTAATGCGTGCGAGATTTCGTGGCCGAATGTGAACCCTACCGACGCCAGGTCGTATTCATACCCGCGCCCAAATTGGACGTTCAAACTATGCATATACGCAGTCGGAATATAGATGCTGTTGGACGCTGCGGTATAATACGCATTCACGATAAAGGATTGATATCCCGCGAATTTCATCGTGCTCCAATTCATCAAATCGACGTCTTCGGTGGATAGTGACGGTGACGGTGACGGTGAGGCTTTACCCGAACCCGAACCCGAACCCGAACCCGAACCCGAACTCGCCCCGGCGGAATGTTTCGCGAGATATACTGTCCTTTGGACGCTCCGTTTCAGCAGATTGCCCCATGCGTCTTTCGGGTCATATTCTAGATGTGTCGGGTCGGGTGCCGAGAGATTCGCATCACCAATCCGTAGCTCAATCGTATTCAGTTTTTTAAGCGCACCTTTCTTGGTAACTGCGGACAACCACGTATTTTTCTGGATACGCTCTTTATAGCATTCCAACATCGTTGTTCCAATCTCTCGAACCTTCGAAATCATTTCTTCATTTTTATATCTTCGGGTGAACTCCTCCGTCATCGTCTTCGGGAACGCATACCCCAGTCCTATAATCGGGAAATATTCTCTCGGAAAGTGCGTATCCTTGCCGCGAATAAGCGTGTCATTGAAGTCCAGATAAATCTGTCGCCACTTGTCGTGGAAACAGATGAGTTGGCGCATATAAATAAAATACCAGTAACTCTTCCATTTATCTGACGCCCACTCCTTCTTAAGAAGACACATGACTGATTTCAAATACCCGACCTGACTGGCGACAAAATATCGCGGGATGTTGTCGGGTGCGTAGCCGATATGTTCGGCCATCTCTCGCCAATCGATGTCGGTAAGTTCAACGGCGTCCGTTGCGAGGATGCGCGTCGCTCCGCGAATATTGTGTTGGTAATGCGGTGACTTCAGTCGGTCTTTGAGGTCCGTCGCGCTGCTGTTGCTGCTGTCGTCGCAATGACAATACGTCTTCTTCTTCTTCGACGACGACGACGCCGACGAGGACGCCGACGGTACACGATGCGGCGGAATATCGGGATGCTTCGCAGTATCATATACATTCGCATACTTCATATCAAAACGCGTGTCTAACGTATTCATAAGACGCATTATTACACACTCGATATCATACACATCCTGTGCTTTAATACTATGCGTCTTTTCGTAATCAGGGCCTAGACATTTGGTAAATACATCATCAATGAATTTCATAAATGCGCGAGTAATACGCTGTTTGTATTTTATATATTCAACCGTCTTGGTTTCTGGGCCGCCGTCGTCGTTGTCGACGCTGCGACTACCGCCACCGCCAGTCTGTTCGTTATGTTGCCGAATCACCGTGTTATTACTCACATTCAAACGCACCCCGCGCATCTGTTTTTCGAGTATCTTGTCATCTACATAAAATCGGTAGTCATACAGAGAAAGAGCCGGGCTCGATAAATGCGGCGTACTGTGTTTGGGGGTGTATTCATCTGGGTACAGTGCCCATACAACTGGCAGCGCCCATTTTATCATTTCATTTTGATTCATAACACCGAGAAATTTATAGAGGTTGTTTTCCTGGACCATCGTATCATACATCGCACAAAACCCGGTGATATGGCCTACGATGGGTTCGGGGTTTAAGTTCAAGAACGATGTATAGATATTCTTCATTTCGCCGGCGTGGCTGTGACCGTGCCCGTGCCCGTGACCCTTGACGTAGTCGTGATACATCTCAATCACATTTTTATACATTTCATCCTGGATTAATTTGAAATTATCTAAAGGGCGGATATACCTTAATTCTCTCGGTAACGTCTTCGGCACTTCGCTTATCCATTTATGATTCGCCCATAAATAGAAGTTGTTGCGCTGGATGTCATTATGATTATCGTCGTGCTTTCCACGACGGACCGTTCGTTTGTGATGGTGATGTTGGGTGTTGCGGCGGCGACCGCTTACACGGGAGTCATTATATCGTGTGTGTCGTCTCTTCACGGAAGACACCATTGACACGAATATATAATATTATTATACCGTTATATATTCGCGATATTTTATTGCGTTGGCTGACTGCTGCTGCTTCGCTAACACCGCGTATGCGGGCGTTTCAGTGCGCGGCTATACAAATTACAATCCGGCTTGAATATCTTGCTCTTGATGAAGTAAGGCGCGCCCATCGAGTCGCCATGGTATTGGCCGGCATTCCCCGCAGCAACACCATACGCCGACTTAAACGACGCGCCATTCTTCGTGATGGTTTCCAACTTCAATCTCTCGAGACGTGTCCCAGCAGAGACCGCGCCCTGTACGCCGTATTTCACATTATTCGGCTTATGAATAACGGTGGTGCGGCATTTGGCGCTATCCGCGGGGTCGGCATAAATTCTCTCGGCGTTGCCGCAATTGGTCGAATAAAACACCTGCGACCCCGTCTTTGAATCGCTCGGATTCGCGGGATTGCCGTTGGGAAGGACATACTGGTTCGGCGTGGCGGACATCTTCGAGAAGGTCTGTTTCTGCTGGTAGGTCAGGCATCTGGCCTGGAGATAGGACGCGGTGTTGGTATGATACGCGCGGCTTACATTTGTCGTCCCGCTTCGAACAATACGTTTTTTGGGGTTGAACGAGAGATTCTTGGTTTCATATACCCCCGTATTGATTTGATAAGACCCGGGTGCTCCGGGGACACCCACCTGTTTATATCCGGGGTTTTGGACGATAAGATCAGGCTGGCATTCGCGCAGGAATGGGCGCGGGATATCTTCCACGACATAATTCTGTTTGGAGGCAACCCTCGCGTCGCATCCGCATGAAGTTCCTCTAAATACGATACCACCGGGGCGGTCGATAAAACCGATAGTAGGACGGGATTTATTGGTGGAAGCAGGCATCAGGCTTTTACGCCAGTGTTTAATAGGGCGTGCCTTGAAATAGGAGCGTTTGATGACATTTTTCGAAGCGGGGAAATCACAGCATTTCGTATCGCGGCCGAAGTCGTTCAGTGGGTTACTTTCGGTATCAGGGCCGTTTGTCGCGGGGCGGGTATAACCGGGAAATACGCTCCGCGTGGTGCTTTGCTTGGTGGACCGGATTGCGACGTTCTTAATCTTTCTAAAATTGAGAGGCCATGAAACGAAATTCTTACTCATTATTATTATTATTATTATTATTATTATTATTATTCTTATTCGTATATTACACATTGATATTTTAATTTAGTATCTATATGTAATACGCTCATTCCCAATAATGTTTGAATATATCCAGTTTTATACAAAAAACCTTTCGAATTTCACGGTGCTGTTGTTATTAGGGCTTATTATTGCGATATTGGATATAACGATACGAAAGATTGTAAAAGGCGTGTATCTAAATGTGCGAGAGAATATGCGATTGAAACACGAGGGCAAAGAAGGAATGACAACAAAGAAGAAGAGTGGTGGCGACGACGGCGGTGACGGTGGCGGTGGCGGTGGCGGTGGCGGTGGCGGCGACGGAGATGACAGTTGCCCGAAAGATTGTAACGCGGTGGAAGCGCTGCGAAAACGATTGTCAACCCTTATTGAAAATGCTACCAAATTACAGAAAGATGTAAAGGAAAATAACGAGACAATAGTAACCCAGCAAAAAACAATCGATAATATGAAAAAAGCGGTCCAAAAACTAGTAGAAGCCGGAAATAAAAAGTAATAATTATTCTAATGTAATGTAAAGACGAATAGACGCTAGATTAAATGATATTCGGTTCATTCATACACGGTGATGATAATCTATTTAGGGCGACAGTGTCGGATTTCGTAAATGACACTAAAACGCATCCAGTTGTAAAATATAAAGCATTTATTGCTGTTTCTCTCCTTGTTATTTCCGGAGTCATTATATTAGGATTCTTACATGGAGGTCGGTTTATCCGCCATAAATCCTGGTGGCACTTATTCATTCCTGTTTCAGAACTCCGTGACAAATACGCCGCGGTCACTGATGCGGAAGAATATGACCGAATATTTAATTACAGCTACGACGACCGCGGGCGCGGGCGCGACCGGAGTAATAATATGTCCGCCGCGGCGATTTTCCGTGAAGCAATAGAAGGATTTGATGTAAATAAAAAGTCGTCGTCGTCCGCAGGACCTAAAGACCAAGATGGAAAAGCGACGAACAAAAATGGCGGGTTTGTCAGTGCTGACGTAGATGGGGCGAAAAAGGTGTCGGCTTCTAAAAAGAACACTCCTTGTGCTACGGATTGCGGACAGTATATCGACATGAAATCGCAGATAGGCGCGCTTTCGAAGATGGTGGATGCGGTGAACGACCAGAAAGACAGTATAAAACAAAACGCGGATGCGATACAGGCACTTGGTAAACAAATTGAAGACTTAAATAAGTCGCTTTCACCGGGGGGGCAAGTGAATATACAGTTATAATACGGATAATACGGATAATATTATCAGACCACGGATAATATTATTATATCTCCATTCTATAACAGTATTACTTCAATAACGTTGATATGTCTTCTTTTTTAGGGGAATCCTATGACTATTGGAAAAATGTAAAACAGCCCGCCGAAATGGGGATGTCGGCCGGGTTTTCATTAAAAACCCTCGCAAATAATGTAGATGGTCTGCTTTCCTATGTAGAAGTTCTTGTCACCGGTGGTGGTAATGCGAGTGTAACTCGAAAACCTCTTGGAAATAAGTTTTTCATTAAAACAACCGGAAAATGTAGTGAAACAAGTGTTGATAAGTGGCGAAAAGAGCGCCAAGAAGATGAAGCGTGGGAAAACCAGTATCAAGATGTGATTGATAGAGAAGGTGCGAAAAAAATCACGGAAGATGAAGCGACGAAACTGAAAAATGCGCTTACCGAGCAAAAAAAGAAGCGCGATAAGGAGCGCGAAGGAGAGAAGAAAATCGTGGACCGGTGGATTTATGTGAATAATATCCCCGATGGGTCCATCCCGTTTATTGCGAGTGGTGCTGACGGAAACACGTTTAATGATTTACGTGGTCTGATTCCTGGTGCTATGGGGAATTTAGGTGCTTTAAATCCGGTTCCATTATTTACCGCATTCACCGCAGGAACGTATCCTGATTGCGCCGAGATTACATTAGAAACAGTTAATAAGTATAATAATAAAAATAGTGAAACCCGGTATTTGGCGCTGGTGGATGTACTTGAAATCAATCCGTGTTCTTTTTCAAATAAAGTAAATCCTGCCAGTGGTGCGAGGTGTCGTGGTAGAAGTGAAGGGTTTGACAAACTATCCGCCGCCACTGGAAAAAAAACACCGGATATATATAAGAATCAATACATGCTTGTCTCCGAAAACGGGGAGTCGGTTGGCATCTATGAGACCGGGAGTTTAGCCGGTTCTTCTGGTGTCGCGTATCAAACAACACATCGTAGCCCCCTTTCGTATAACGTGGATACCAGTAAGTCGTCTGCGATGTCCGAGCTTTCATTTGCGAAATTCGGGCCTGATTCCGCGCCAGAACTCGCAACGAAGGATGTTATCGAAAAACACAATTCGCATATTTCGTCGTTTTTTAAAGATGACCTAGAGACAATACGCGACGACGAGGCCGGTAGCGCTACGTATGAATCTCTATTGTCAAAATTATCGAAAGTCATTCGAAGTATCGGTGGCGACACCTACGGAGACGGTGAGGATTTATCCAATATAAAGGGTGATACCATGTCGCAAGTATATTACTATAGCATTACAGCCATTATGCTCTATTTGCTGTATAGAATATTGTATGCTAAAAATAAATAATATAAACACGCGGACGCGGACGCACATTGTCAATGTTTATATTATTATTTGGAAAGGTTATGCCGTAATGTCTGATGACGATTACGACGCTTATGATGACGATGCGTCTTATTTTTGCGCAAATGTTGAACGAAATGAGTGCGACCACCTCTAATTAATCCGTTGGCGCCTTCGCCCGTGCCTTCGCCCGTGCCTTCGCCTGCGCCTTCGCCCGTGCCTTCTTGTTCGGGAGGAGAAGAACCTTCAACTGGTATTTCGGGTAATGAAGATGTGTCTGTTTCGGAACCTGATTCACTGCTTTCCGCAGGAACCGCAGCAGCAGCTGGTTCTTCGAGTGGCGCTTCAGGCGCAGCAGCAGCATCGGCCGCGGGTTCTTCTTCGGATGGCGCTTCAGGCGCAGCAGTAGCAGCAGCAGCGGGTGGCACTTCAGGCGCAGTAGCAGCAGCAGCGGGTGGCACTTCCGGCGCAGCAGCAGCAGCGGGTTCTTCGGGTAGCGCTTCCGGCGCTTCAGGCGCAGCAGCAGCTGGTTCTTCTTCGGGTAGCGCTTCAGGCACTACCGGCGCTTCAGGCGCGGGCGCAGCAGCAGCAGCAGCTGGTTCTTCGGGTGGCGCTTCCGGCGCGGGCGCAGCAGCAGTGTCATCCAAACCAAGCCCTTCTACCGGAAATCCATTCTTGTCCGCGTGCTTCTTTAAATACATTTTTAATTGCTTTACTGAACCTTCAATCGCGAAATACGAAGCAAGTATATTTGAAAAATCGGTATTATCCTTCGGCGCAGACGACGGTTCTTCTTTCTTCTTTCCGACTTCTTCTTTGTATTTCGCCTTCAAATCTTCATATTTTTTGCGTAGATGTTCCATTTTTTCGACAATCAATTTGAAATCGGCCACATTGTCTTCATCGTCGTCGCTTTCGCTTTCGCTTTCGCTGCTGCTGCTGCTTCCGTCGTTGATTTCAGCGTCACTTGATATTTCGCTGCCACTACCGGTGTTGTCTTCTGATTTTTTAGAAGAAGAAGAAGAAGTTAAAAATCCTAAACCAACCTTTTCAAGTAATGAGGTTTTTTTTTCATTCACAGGAGGCTCCTCTGGAGTGGCGTCAGGCGCTGGTGCGGGCGCGGCGGCGGCGGCAGCGGGCTCTGGAGTGGCGGGCTCTGGCTCTGGCGCGGCGGCGGGTGCGGGTGCGGGCGCCGAAGAAGATGTAATACCTAGTTTTTGTAGAAAGGATTGGTCGTCTTTCTTGGGTGCTTCTGTCGCTCCAATGTCGGTTGTTGCTTCAACGTCTGATGAGGCCGGAGCAGGAGCAGGAGCAGGAGCCGGTTCCGAAGAAGTAATTCCTAGTTTTTGTAAAAGTGTCGGAGAACTTTCAGCGGCGGCCGCATCAACAGGAGCGGCGGCCGCATCAACAGGAGCGGCGGCCGCAGGTACAGTGTCTCCTCCACCAAAAATACCGGAAAGAAACCCGCCGCCGCCGCTACCGCCGCTGCCGCTGTTGCCCTTTGCGCCTACTTCTGCTCCGCCCTTTTGCGGTTGTTTACTCTGTAGTTTCGAATATTGGCTTGTTATACTGGAAACACTCGGCATTGTTGCTATACTATTATAATATTGCGATTTTATAATTATACTATTTCGGTAAATCGTATAATTATAACCATTGTTTCGCTGTAAATGAATACACGAAATTTAGAACTTGATGCGCTTGTGGAGCTCAAGAGCAACGAGACCACCGGCAATCTGGGCGAGGATGTAAGGAACAACATCGGACATGGGAATCTTGCCTGCCGCAGCCATCATAACAGTGACCGCAGAGTTAAAGTGGCCGCCGGAAATGTGACCACCGAGCATAATCGCGATGGCTAAAGCCGCACCGATAGCAATAGCATTGCCGGTGGCGATAATGACGTAAAGGAAGAAAACGGAACCGAGGAACTCGACGAGATACTTATTCAACATTTCGTTAGCGCGTTATACAATAATTTAATAAAAAAAGTTTATCCTAAAGACTGTCCGTTCGTTCGTCCACGGATGGACGGATGATTATCGTCCAGAGAGAAACGAATGATTCGCGCCCTTTTTCGCCGGCGCAACACACCCTCCCGAACGACAACGACGAAGCGCGTCCTTTTGGACTTGAAGAACCGGGCTTTTAAATGTCAACGTATCGCCTAAAGGCGCGTGGGTCGAACTATATCCAATCGAATGGATACGCCTAGATTGGATATAGGACGACGAATCGGTGGATGTATATATCTTCGTTTTCTTATTCATGATGGCGTTGTATTTGGTATCATCCGCGCCAACCGCACCAGCAGTGCGTAAATAAGAAGCGCGGTTCATCGCGAATAAGGTGTCGCCCGCAGAGGGGCCAAACTGTTCAGGCATAGATATCGCGCGGTTTGACATTGTGTATTATGATATTATGATAAAATAATGTATTTATCAAAATAAGCGTCGTGCGTCGTGCGTCGTGCGTCGCGAAATCAACGCCGAATCGCACGTATCGCAGACTGAGCCGCGTTATTCGCGCCACCAAACCCGGCGTCATTGTAATTGCGGTTCACGGCCATCTGCTTGCGGAAACGAATGTAGTCCGAGCTGTCGTATACATACTTGGTGTTACAAGTGGCCGATGGAATACCGGTAGCATCCGCTTGGGCGTGGACTCCACCCGCTAGACCACGCCAACCGGAAGTAATACTCTGCTTCGCAGATGTGACCTGGTTTGAACCACCGGAAGTGTAATTCTGACGGGAAAGATAGTCACCGGCGTTGTTTACGATGCGAAAAGGGGTAGCAGCGGGCGCACGACCGCCGTAGTTCTTGCTTGCTGCGGCACCGTTCCAAGCATTACGAAGCATAAAACGGGTCGTCTCTAATTCAGAGCTCCCCTTCAGGGTTCCATTTGAAACAGGATGGGGGGAGATGCCCTTGACGCCGCCTCCTAAAGAAAAATTCATTGGCATTTATAATGAATGTATATATTACTTATAATATTATAATACATATATAATAAAACGTCCTCACTACATGGCAGATTGGAACAGCGTCGGAGTGGAATGCGGAGTCGAGCAACGCGAGACGCAGCGTGGAACGACGACGAACGCACAAGGATTGGAGTGGAATCGCGGCGTCGCGCAGCGACGGAGCGATGGAACGACAATCAAGTCATAATCCTCGGCGCCACATTCATCGTCGCCAGCTCCTGAAACAGCAACTTACACGCATACGGTATCTGGACCAGCGCAAAATCCGCGCGGTTGTCGCATGTCTTACAGAAGTGAATACTCCGCTCATCATTATACGACGCGATAATCCCGCATTTCCGACATACGTGGACTTCATATTTATCCGAGCAGTCATACATACGCCCCCTTGTGAACCGCGACGCCCCGTGACCCACCATCGCATCACGCTCCATCTCACCGAAACGTAATCCACCATCGCGGCTACGACCTTCCGCCGGCTGGTGCGTGAAATTCACCATCGGTCCAATCGACCGACTATGCTGCTTGTCATTCACCATATGTTTCAACCGCTGGTAAAACACCGGACCGATGAAGATATCCGACTTGATTTGTTCGCCAGTGAGTCCATTATACAGCAGTTCATTCCCGTTCATTTCAAACCCGACTTTCAGCAGCTCCTTGCTGATATCCTTAATATCGTATTCGCCGAACGACGTCCCATCACCGAATAATCCTAAATTCACGAGAACCTTCCCGAGCAACGTCTCCTTCAATTGCCCGATTGTCATACGCGACGGAATGGCGTGAGGATTGATAATAATATCGGGGCGGATTCCTTCCTTCGTAAACGGCATATCGCGCTCTGGGATGATGTTTCCGATGGTACCTTTCTGCCCCATCCTACTAGACACCTTATCACCAATCACCGGCTTCCTGAATGCGCGGACGCGGACTTTACAGAAGCAGTATCCTTCGCCGTTGCTGTCAATATAACTCTTGTCCACATAGCATTCCTCTGATGTATGGTAAGCCCGGCTGATGTCTTCGTATTTGAGGACCTTCGTCGGGTCGTTTCGGTTGTCTTTAATCGGGACCACCTTCCCCATAATAATGTCGCGGTTCTCGATGAATGTATTCGCTGGCATGACTCCGCGCTGATTCAGTTTGTCGTAATTCCCGAATTTCATTCCTTTCGTTTTGGAGGGGTCCGGATGGCATCGGATTTCCTCATCGCCGTTGATTTTCTTGTCCTCGTCCTTCTCTGTATGGTAGATTGTGGCGGAGAACATCCCGCGGTCGATGGCGCCTTGATTCACGAGGACGGAATCTTCCTGATTGTAGCCGGTATACGACATAATGGCGACGATGAGGGGTGCGCCGGAGGGGATTTCCGCGAGCTCAATCATCTGCATCAGGCGTGTATCCACGAGGGGGCGGTGAGGGTATGTCAGGACATACGCGGTCTTATCCATACGGCGCTGGTAGTTGGTGACGTAGATGCCGATGGCTTGCTTGCCCATCGCGCAGTTTGAACTCGCAAATCCATCGCCGGCGATGAACGAGTGATTCTCGCTAGCAACTTCGATATCGGAGACCAGGCGATTTGATACAGGAACGATGCTGTTAACCTCGACGAATTTGATACATAAGGCGACGTCATTAAACACACCGACCTTCAATGTTGGGTCTTCCATCATTTCTTTCACCGTCTTCCACCCCGCATTGGTTGAAAACCGATGGTCTTCCGTCGCAATGATTTCGCGACCAGATATCGTGGTTATCTTGTACACGGGTTGCGTATTTTCTTGGATGAAATGATTCACGACGCGGGTCTTGCTTACTTCAAATGACGTTGGGTGATAGGTGATTACTTCATCGCCGATTTTGACATCTTTGATTGCGACACGCCGACCATCGCTCATCAAGACGGTCTCGTTAATATCCAAACACTGATACGTATTCCTAGGCGCCTGATTATGCTCTGGAAATGGAATACACGACGCCAAAATCCCGAATATCGTACTCGGATGAATCTCGCAATGCGAATACCGATAAATATACGGGTCCATCGGATTCTTTTCATTACGATACAAGTGCTTCGGGCGCATCGCAATCATACTGAACGCTTGTTCGTCTGGGTCGATATATTCGATGACGCCGTGGCTCGGACTTCCGTCGTTCGGGCTCCCTTCGCTCGCGTTCGGGCTTCCTTCGCTCGCTTCGTCGTTCGTGCTCGGGCTCCCTTCGCTCGCGTTCGCTCCATCGCTCGCGTTCGGGCTCCCTTCGTTCGCTCCGTCGCTCATATGCGTCAACAAGTCGTCCCACTCCAGTTCCCGCGACGCTATCCGTTGAAACATATCCCGCGTGATATACAGGTCGTTCGTCTCCGGGTTCACGAGAAGCAGCGGCCGCATCAACCGCCCCGCATCATTACAGATGCGAATCTCCGCGTTCAGGTAATCAAACACCACCGATGTGTAAATATTAATCACGCCGCGCTGCTTCTTCAGCTTGAATTCAGTATACAACCGAATTGGGTCCTTCGTAATACCCACCCAGATTCCATTTACAAACACCTTCACCTCATTATACGTATCGCGCGGGGTCAGCGTCTCAATCCGCTCAATATATTCGTCAATATGTGTGTGAAGTGATATCGGATTGCTGTGGATTGTGATATGTGTCATATAACTAATATTCTTGACGACGCCGATACTGCCGCCTTCTGGCGTCTCCGCCGGGCACAGAAACCCCCACGACGTATTGTGTAGCTTGCGTGGCGGAATCAGTTTCCCGCTCTTGTCAATCGGGGTATTGATACGACGCAAGTGGCTCAAACTCGATGAATAGGTGAGACGGTTCAGCACTTGGGCCACACCCACTTTATTGCTGGTGAGACTCTTAATTCCGAAATCGCCGGTGGAAAGAGCGCGTTTCAGGCCGTTCTCAATGGTCGTGGATTTGATGATTTTGTACATATTCGTATCATTGACGATATTCAGGTAATCCTCCGTAGACCGCCATGACCCCGTATTGATTTCACGGACAACCTGTTTCGACATATCCTTCACCAGTTTGTTGAAATAATTGCGGAAGAGGTTATTCAGGAGTGCTCCCGTCAAATCCACGCGCTTGTTCAAGTAAGAGTCGCGGTCGTCCTGTTTGCTCATTTCAAAGAATGCGCGCAACAATTTATGCGCCATATATCCCAGGAAGAATATCCGCTGCTTCGTGGTATTACAGTGCGGGAAGAGGTCGTTGTTCAGTACCTCTAGCGCAAACTCGCGCTTCTTGATTGCGCCGGTCTCTTTATCCATATTGATGGGAGTGAATATGACCTGTGATATGAAATAGCGCACCGCGTCTTCTTGCGTCATGATGTGGTTGGCATCGATGATGGACGCCTGGAGTGATTCCAGCATTTTTGTTTTATAGTCGTCGTTGCCCGCCGCGACACCGGTGCTCGCATTGATTTGATACACGATATACTCGCAAATCTCGCGGTCTGACAATACACCCAACGCACGAAACACGATAAACAGGGGGACCGGTTGCTTCATACGCGGGATTTGAATGACGAGGGGATGTCCGAATCCGTTCTGTTTGGCGACCACCATCATATTGATTTGTTTCGGTGAAATACATTTGCTGTCGGGGATGGACTTGATTTCCGCAACCCAGAGCCACTTGTTGTTGTTTTTCGCGACATTATAGCAAACTACGCGATTTTCCGCCGCGCGTTCCTGACCTAGGACCGTCTTTTCACTGCCGTTGATGATGAAATACCCGCCTGCGTCGTGTGGGCACTCTCCTGTCACATTGTGGTCGAGGTGGCTGTGCTGGGTCAATACGCAAATACTGGATTTCAACATAATCGGCAGCTTCCCGATTTGGACCTTTGGGAAACTCTTGTGAATGATGGTCTGCTGGTTCGCACCGGTCCGCACGATATACTTGATATTCATGTCAACTGTCATCATCGCGGCGTATGTGAAATTGCGAAGTCGCGCCTCTTGCGGGAACATAATCTTGGTTGCGCCGGTGTTTTCGTGGATTTGGGGGCGATACAGGTACAAATTGCTGAACGAAACTTCCACTTCGAGACGGTGCTTTTGTATTTCCTTGTCGTAATCCTGGTCGGATACGATACGCACTGGGTTAAACATATCGACCGTGCGTTTCAGTTGGACGTTTACCATGTCGTTATACGACTCGATTTGATGACGGACCAATTGGTCCAGATGTTTTCCTTGAAAATATGAACCAATAAGCGACCATGGTTCTTCAATATACGTTCCGATTCGGGAGGTGATTTTCTGTGAGAGCGGTATATCGACCGCGTCGGTGGAGTCGTCATGTGCGGCGTCATGTGCGGCGGTGGCGGCTGTTGGAATTGGATATTGTGCGTAACGTGGATTCATATTTTCATAACTTGGATATTCTTCGGGCGTTGCTGCTGCTGCTGCTGCGGGCGTTGCTGCTGCTGCTGCTGCGGGCGTTGCTGCTGCTGCTGCGGGCGTCTGTTTCTTAACGAGTTTCGGCATTCACTGAAATAATGTATAGCTTTGAGAATTGACCCGTAGTAACGTATGTATATCTCGGGTAAAACTATATTATAAATCAATTTATTTTTATATTGTTATTGCGCAGTAGGGTTCAAATTCTAATCCGTGGATTCATTGATTCATGGATTCATGAATCAATCCATAAATCGATATAAATATTCATCTTGATATTATACTACCTGTCAAGTTGCGTCACCGTCGCAGCAAATGTCTAACAACAATAGCAATAATCCACCGAAAAGACCGAGAAAACGTAATCGATGGTATGGCAATACCAATACCAATGCCAATAAACACCAAAAAATAGACCCACCACCGGCGAAGAATGTAGATAATGAACGCCTCGAAAATGAAAAACAAGTGGCGAATATGGAAAAACAATTACATGAATATTTTCATAAAACCGGCACACCATATACGTATATAGATGACACTGGAGTATATAAGTTTACGCCACCGCCCGCACCAGCACCCGCGCCCGCGCCAGCACCCGCACCGCCCGTCGTGAATCCATTTATGAATTTGACATTCAATCCCTTTATTCCATCTACAACTCCACTATTTTCAATGCCATTATGGGCTTCATCTCCATTGAATGTCGTTGCGGCTGCTCCTGTTGCGCCTGCTGCGCCTGCTGCTGCTGCTGCGCCTGCGGCCGAAATAAAAGAAGTCTTTATTCGTGAAGAAATCAACCATATTGATGACCTTATCGCATTATGTGATAAATATCCGTTATCGGAAACCGTGAAATACAATATTAATATGAAGGCTATCCACGCAATACGCAGACCTTTGACCGATCTAACAAATATGATTGGTATGGATACAATTAAAAAGTCGATAGTCGACCAAATTTTATATTATTTACAAGAGCTTCATATTCCAGTGGTTCATAATGCAGGCGCAGGCGCGGACGCGGGCGCAGGCGCAGGCGCGGACACGACACCAGCGGACGCACCTGCGGCAAGTCATCCATTTGCGGATACGTTTCTATTCCCTATGAAGAAAAAGTTATTCGAGACAGGTGACACCGATTTCGCCGCACCTACGAAGGGCGATTTTATGCATACGGTGATATACGGTCCACCCGGTTCCGGTAAAACCGAAGTCGCGAAAATCATCGGGCGGATTTTCAGTAATCTCGGTATATTAACCAAGAAAACATTTAAGAAGGTCAGTCGTAATGACCTGGTTGCGGGATATTTAGGGCAAACCGCAATTAAAACGAAAGATATTATCAAGGCGTCGATTGGTGGTGTGCTTTTTATCGACGAGGCATATTCTCTCGGGAATTCCGAGAAAAGGGACAGTTTCGCGAAGGAGTGTGTGGATACGCTGTGTGAGGCGTTGAGCGAGCATAAACATAATTGGATGGTCATTATTGCGGGGTATGAAAAAGAACTCAATGATTGTTTTTTCAGTTTGAATGAAGGATTGAATTCGCGATTTACATGGCGGTTTAAACTCGACAGCTATAAACCAGGTGAATTGAAATCCATCTATGAAAAACAGGTGCGGGATTTTGGTTGGACGATTGCGTCTACTGTGGCGGCGTCGGCGTCGGCGGCGGCGTTGGCGGTCGACGGACTACGCGAAGACTGGTTTGCGGCGAATATGGATTATTTCACAACATACGGGCGTGATATGGAGACATTATTTACAAAAACGAAAATCGCGCATAGTCGGCGGGTATTTTGCCTTCCGCCTTCCGCCAAAACCGAGATTACGATGACAGATTTAGAAAATGGGTTCAAATTATTTATCGAAAACCCGGAAGTCAAGGAGCGTGCGAATAGCCACGGAGGCTCTTATATGAAAACGCTTTATTTATGAACCGGGCGTGTGCGCGGTCTGTCCACCGGTCCGGTATTCATTGTAGTATCTTATAGACTATATATAAGATACTTCATCACCGCCCTTGAGGGATATACGATAATTATACGTTATTATATACGTGTTATAATATTTATACAAATTATCTGAATCATGAGCGATAGAAAAAGTATAACCATAAATTCGGAATCGTTGATCGGTGGCAGCAGCAGCAGCAGCAGTCGCGGTAAAAGAGGCACACGACGCGCGAAAGGGACCGACGGCAGCAGCGGCGCGAGCAGGAGATTGCGACCAAGTTCAATCGTTCAACCAAGCACGCTTAAAAAAACACTTCTCGAGAGAATTAAACAACATCAACGATTACGTGAACAAGGCCGGGACAACGACCATGACCGTGACCGTGCGCCCGCTGCGTCTGCGTCTGCGCCCGTGTCTGCGTCTGCGTCTGCGCCCGCTGCGTCCGATACATCATCCGCATTCGCACAATCGATGGATTTCTTGCGTAAATTAGCATTAAAAAAACGACAGAATATGACACAACGGAGGTCGTCGTCGTCGTCGTCGCACGTGCCTTCATTGGCAGTGGAAACCGCAAAAACACCCGAGGCTAAAATGTTGAATCAGGTCGCAGATACATTACATCATGGTGAAATTATTACAAATACGGGGTTGGTTGGATTGCCGGTCATCAATACGGATATATCGTCGATAATGAAACCGATGGCGATGGTCGCGCAGGCGACACAGGCGACACCCGTCACTGCTATGGCGACATTCCCGATGATATCTGATTTGCCGTCGTCGTCGTCGTCGGTGCCATTGCCGCCGTCGGTACCGAATATCATCGAACTGGCCGATCTTTATAATTCAACTGTTGCGTCAGCAGATAATTCAAATACTAATACTGCCGCCGACGCCGCGAACACGACGACGACGGCGGATGACCACCCGATTCATGTGCCAGAAGACCCGGAGTCTTTTCTTCCGTCTATTTTCATCAAGGAAGCGCCGCCTCACGGATGTTTGAAAAATGGGTCGAAACCCACATTTCGCGAATGGGCGAATAAAATGCTTCATAAACCGGTGGAAGCTATCAAGAATATGTTCGGTGGCGGCGGCGGTGACGGCGGTGACGGCGGCGAGGGCGGTGCGGCCGTGGCATCATCGGTTGGAATGGGCGGCGGTGCCGCCGGTGGCGGCAAGACATTAACAAAACAGCATGAAAATATCGCCGGAATGCGTGTGAAAATCCGTAGAACCCAGAAAAAGAAGTATCGTATTGGGAAACACGACGACGTTGTCGGTGTATTGCTTAAAAATAAAGAAGCACAGCGACATATTCAAAAACAGCATCTCGCGCTGAAACAAAAAACAATCGGCGAAATCCGGAAACATTTATACGACCATCATTTACTTAAAATCGGTTCAAATGCGCCACCGGATGTTCTTCGCCGGATGTATGAAGATTCGATTTTGACCGGTGAAGTCAAGAACACGAATAATGGAGTGTTATTACACAATTTTCTGTCGGGGGAGTCGTAGTAGGGGCGGCTCGACAATGTGGGTACGCATCCGCTCGCGGCTCACTGAACGTTCGCTAACAATGCGGGTACGCATCCGCTTGCTAACAATGCGTTTGGCCTGGGACTTGTTCCCGGGTACGCATCCGCTCGCTCTCGCTCAGCAATGCGTACATATATACACCGTATTCTCCGGCATCGTTTGCGCCCCCGTCTCCAGTATACTGTTTCCCGCCGGAAACAGCAAGTCTTCCAGTGTGCGTCCGTGAATATGAAACTTCCGCGCCTTTTTCAATAGAATCGGAATATCACGTTGTTGGCGTTTTAGGATGAGGTCGTCATAAATATACTGAATCACATAATCCACCAAATATGTTTCCAATGCGATAAACATCGGGTCGCTACGGCCGATATTCCCGATTTCGCATGTATCTGACGCAGCCGCTCCGCCGCCACCGCCGTGGCCGTGACCGTGACCGTGATGGCCGCCATACCGGCCATTATTGATATTGCGTTCACTCCGTGTGTCCGCATTGTAATAATCGTTTATCCGGATCGGAATATTGAATTTGTAATTCCAGAATGTATCGCATGAAATACGCACATCCAGCGTAATCATCGGTATGTTGTTTCTACGAAAAGCGTCCATTGCGTATACGCCTGTCAATATATAATGACGTGGAAAATGCTTTATACCATTTACGTGCGTAGCGCAGTGTAGCGTAACTGACATAAAACGAAAACGACAGTATCATATACCTAACTACTGATTACATACGTACGTAAATATGAACATCTGTATTCGAAACCCGATAACCCGAGAATGGACCTCGTCTGTCGGCCGTGGCGGCAGTGGCGGCAGTGGCGGCGGCAGCGGCGTGTCACCAGCCATCCGTGACGCTTATGAGGGGTATAAAAACCGCCCGAATTATTACAGAGAGAAGCCGCATTTTACCGGCGAGTATATTGTATATCGCCTCGATAATGACCCGTATTTGCCGACCTATATCGCGCGGATGACGGATATTCCTGACTACGCACGTGATGTACTAAACGAGATGACCGGTTCTGTAATCATAACTCAAGAGATTCATGACACGATGACGTCACCGCCGATACCGATTATGGATATGGACGATGTCGCCGTTTTTATAGTGGATAATCCCGCAATGGCCCGCGCGAATTGGTTGCCTGCCCGCGAGTATCAGGCATGGGCTTATCGCGATTTTATCTATGACGAACATCGAAGTATCACGAAGTCATATATGTCGCGCGGGACATCGCCTATCGCATATGAATCCAACGACCGGATTCTCGCGAATCAAATTGTTACGATTCCACTATCAGGTATCTCGTCGAATATCGTGTTTAATATCTCTCGGAACGATAATAATAGTGTATATTTTGAGAGAAATGACGCCGTGGGGTCGCGGACACGGATATGCGATAACGAATATGCGCGGGCAGGGTATCTAGGGTTTTATACACGGATAACGATGGACCCAGGGATGACAGTTATCCCGCCGTCGCCTGCGTATTTATCTCATTCAGTAACTGCGGTGTATTATAATGCGGGAGCCGCCGCCGCCGCCGCCGCATTGCTCTCTACCGCACACCTCCCCGCACCCGAAGAAACCGACAACGAAGAACATCAGTGTATTCTGTGTTTTAAGTTCCGCGTCAATGCGCGGTTCTCGCCGTGTGAACACCACGTTTGTTGTTCGGCATGTTATTCCAAGATGACGAAGAATGAATGCCCGGTTTGTCGTGCGGTGATTACGCGGTTGATGAATGTATAATAAAGGTATAACGCGAGAGATATATATCATCTCCGAGAGATTTCATTCGTTAATAAGCCGCGCCGCATCATCATCAATGGCGCTTATTAAAGAGTATTTTGCCCTTACAGAGAAATATACCGCAGAATATGGACCGAACACGGTCGTCCTCCTTCAAGTCGGCGCGTTCTTCGAAGTCTACGGACAAATAATTACTCCGGCCGCAGGGGGCGGAGCAGGCGTCACGTGTTCGGGCAGTCGTATCGATGATTTCTGCGTGATATGTGAGCTTGCGAAAGCGAATAAAACCCCGGGGTTCGTTATGGCGGGATTTCGTGATTATGGACTGGATAAGTATTTGAAGAAAATACAGGATGCGGGGTATACCGCGGTGGTTTATGTCCAGGATGGGGTGAAGAATCCGCCGGTGCGTGTATTACAGGGGATTTATTCGCCGGGGACGTTCTTTTCGACGGATATCGCGGGCACGGGCGCGGGCGGTGCTCTCTCGAATAATATCGCGTGTATCTGGATTGAGAAAATCTCTCGGAAGGCTATATCCGGAGGCGGAGGCGGAGGCGGAAGCAACGTCCTCATCATGGGAATGACAAATATAGATATTTATACAGGACGTTCGACTATATTCGAAACAGAGAACAAGGATACACATAATCCTACTACATATGATGAAGTCGAGAGATTTATCTCGTCGTATGCTCCATCGGAGGTGATTCTTATCTCAAATCTCTCGACACGTGAAGTTGAAGACGTTATTCATTATACAAATATACAGGCGAAGATGATTCATCGGATACCCACCGGGGGCGGTGGTGCCGGGGGGGTGAAGGCCGAGAGATGCTCCAAACAAGTCTATCAAATGGAAGTATTAAACACTTTTTATCCAAATGGTCACGCCAAATCTCTCGAACAATCGTTTATGAACTATGAAATAGCGACCCAGTCGCTTGTATTTCTCCTGAACTTCATCTATGAACATAATCCAAATCTGGTTTCTAAGATACAAGAGCCCGTTTTTGAAAACATGTCCGAGAGATTGGTCCTTGCGAATCATTCGTTGCGGCAACTGAATATCATCGATGACGGGAATAGCGGGAGCGGCGGCGGCCGCCTGAGCTCAGTATTATCTTTATTAAATCATACAATTACACCGATGGGTTCTCGTGCGTATAAATACGCGCTTTTACATCCGACATTCTGCGCGGCCGTTCTAGAGCAAGATTATGCGATTACCGAACATATTCTCTCGGTGAACGACGACGCCACCGCTGCCACCGTCGCTGCCGCCACCGCCACCGCTGACATCGGAGTTGGAATGATGCGCGAGAGATTATCCTATATGAAAGATATCGAGAAACTCCATCGTCATATTATTCTACGCAAGATTACACCTTATCACGTCTTCTGTTTGTTTCATAATCTGCGGCATATCCGGGAGTTATATACGATGACCGCAGGGACGAGAGACGCGCCGATCGCCAGGTACCTCTCCGAGAGATGGAATATCCGGGACGACGTTGTCGGGAAGAGTACGCTCCTACTTGATTTATTTGAAAATACATTGAATATTGAATCCTGCCGAGAGATTACGGATACTTTATTTGAAACCAATATTATGAAGCGCGGGATATCCGCGGAACTGGATAAACTCACGGACGAGTATATGTACACCCAGAAATCTCTCGACGAGGTCCAGCGGGTATTGAATGAACTCATACAGGCGGGGGAGCGTCCTATGGGGGGCGGTGGGCCGACAGACCCGGCGGATTACGTCAAAATCCACGAAACCGATAAGATGGGGATTTCATTACAAGCGACCAAACGGCGCACGAAACTACTCGAAGACCGGATTAAGAAACTGCCTTCTCCGGCTGGACCTAAGGTGATATCGATTGTGCTTGATAAAGACAAGAATAAAGTCTTATTATTCGATACATCCGCGTTGACCTACCCCGCCGCATCCGGGAGTAACAATACCATCCACAGTCCGCAAATCTACGAATTATGTGCGGCGGTTGTGTCATTGCGTGTCAAAATATCGGATATGGTGTCCCTGCTTTATTACAGATTTATTGATTCATTACATGAATACTACCACGATTTCGAGAATATGACCGCATTCGTATCGGCGGTAGATATGATACAGAATCGGTGCTACGTTGCGCGGAAATACCGGTATTGCCGGCCGGTCATTGCGGCGGAGGCGGCGGCGGGGTCGTCGGCGTCATTTGTCCGCGCATCCGGGCTTCGTCACTGCCTCATCGAGAGAATTAATGAAGAAGAATGTTATGTGACCAATGACGTGGGATTAGGAGGACCGGACACAGCATCAGGGATGCTACTCTACGGAACAAACGCCGTCGGGAAAACCAGTCTCATCCGCGCAATCGGCGTCGCGGTTATCATGGCACAGGCCGGATTTTATGTCCCCGCATCGTCCTTTGTATACCGTCCCTACCGCGCCATTATGACACGTATTCTCGGCAATGATAATCTATTCAAGGGCCTCTCTACGTTCGTTGTTGAAATGTCCGAACTCCGCGTGATTCTGCGAATGGCGGATGAACACACCCTCGTGCTTGGCGACGAGTTATGCTCTGGAACCGAAATGGACTCCGCAATTAGTATCTTCGTAGCGGGGTTACAGCATCTGTATCGCACCGGTGCTTCCTTTATTTTCGCCACCCATCTCCATGAAATCACCGGGTATAGCGAAATCCGGGAGATGTCGGCGGCGCGTCTTCGCCTCGCACATATGCGCGTTTTCTATGATAAGGCGCGTGATACACTCGTCTATGACCGGAAACTCCAGGACGGCGCGGGCGAAAGTATGTATGGACTTGAAGTATGTAAGTCGCTCCACTTGCCAGACGATTTCCTGGAAAATGCGAATATGATCCGTGTCAAATATCGCGGGGTAAGCACGAAAACACCGACGGCGAGTATTTTAGATGACGCAATGCCGTCACGGTATAATGCGGCGAAACTGCGGCGGTTATGCGAACTCTGCGAAAAGTCACGCGGGACTGAAATCCACCATCTACAGCATCAAGAGAGCGCGGATGCTGACAATTTCATCGGGCATATTCATAAAAACCATCCGGCGAATCTGGCGTCGATATGTGAGGACTGTCATCGCGAGATTCATACGACGGGGGTGGAACATGTGAAAGTGAAAACGGGGAAGGGTGTGCGGATTGTGGCGAAACGGAGCACGGGGGGCGGAGCGACGGCGACGGCGACGGCGACGCTACATACGCCGCAATGACGACCACGGCGCATGCGCCGTAATGATATTATCTAATCATAATGTAACTGGATTGATAATAAAAAACAATGGAAAACGTATCAAACGCATTGACAGCAATCAAAGACGCATCTGTTTCCGGCGCATCATCCGTCGGCGGATTCTTTACTTCCACCGCGGAAAGCGGTGTATCCACATTCAAAGGAACAAGTTTAGGCGAATCATTTTTTAAGAATATAAGCGCGATTCTCGTAGTTGTGTTTATTTTGTTGGGAGGCATCTTGTATATCGAATTCGCCACCACGAACGCGAACGCGACCGCCGCCGCCGCAGGCCCTAAAAAAGAGTTCGTAGATAGAACGGTGTATATTGAACCGAATACGGGTCTCGACAGCGCCGGCACACGCGCCCTACCCACCGACGTCCCATGGACCGTCCCCACATTAAGCATCCGAAATGAACTTAAAGAGGCATTCGGGTCGAAATACACCGAAGCAGAACTGGAGAATATTCATACGAAATGTAGCGATAAATTCTGTGTCATGAACCAGAAATCGCCGGAGGATTTAGAGAAAGCGTGTAATTCGGTGACGTCACGGACGATGTGCGGGACGAAGTGCTGCTGTGGATGGACGAAATACGTCGGGTTTGAAGGCGATAATGACCCGACGGTTGTTATGAATACGGCGGAGGCGAATGTCGCGGACCCTAGCGGAGAAAGCGCGAAAGTGCCTGGAAAGTGCGTTGCGGGGAATTCAAAGACGCCATTTGGCAGCGTAAATAACCAGAACCAGGCGCGCGATATTGATTATTATTATTATTTAGGACAGTGCGTTGGTGGGCGCGGGTGTATGAATAAAGGCGCGATTCGGACGTAAGTGATTTATTATATTTTTTCGGTTTACATTGTATATAGTCGGATATAATGAACCAGAAGCAGACCGGTGGATGGCGTGTTTCGCCGAGACGTTCGCCGATACGTTCGCCGTCTCGTACCAAAAAACACAGTCCAAACTCGAAAGAACGAAGTCAAATACAAAACCAGTCGCAGTCGCAGTCGAAGAATGGTGGACGCCGTCGTAAGAGCACGATGCGGAAGTTGCGCCGTGGGAGGAAGAGTAGGAAGGTGATGAGGGGTGGTGTTTAAGTGAAGTCTGGGCGGATAATGAATCAGGTCGACTGGGATTACGATGAGTGGGTTGATGCCGGTAAGCCTTATGACTGGTAATAAAATTACTATTCTATATATTACAATATAAAAATTGATATATAAAAACAATATGTTATCATATATCAAACCCATCCGCCATGATTATCCCCGTCAAATGCTTCACTTGTGGCAAAGTTCTCGCCGACAAATACCGATACTATTTAGCCGAAGTGCGTAAAATAAAGCTTTCCCGCGATCTTGATGTGGACAAGGTTATCTACCTGACCGCGGAATATATCGACAAGACGCCGGAAGGCGAGGTTATGGACACGTTAGGGCTGACGAAGATGTGCTGCCGCCGGCATATGTTGACGCATGTAGATATTGTTTGACGGGGTATGACTATACCCCGGTTAAACGAGATAGATATTGTTTAACGGGTTCGACGTCGCATACGCTCGTCTTTTTTATTATTCGTATTAGTATTTTATTATTCGTATTTTTATAATAATAATATATATCAAATGGCTAGTCGTCGTAGTAGTAAGAAGAATCGCGGTCGTACCCGATGTGGCGGACGCGGTGGTAAGCGCACAGAAAAGAAAACGCACAAATGGCATCAGCGTGGATGCCAAAACCAGACGGGCGGTGGGAGTATGACCGGTGGGTGGGCATGGGGGCCAAGCGATGTCCAGCATCAAACCGCCGGCGGCGGCGGCGGCGGTGCTCCCGCACTTCAGTCCATCAACGGCAATCATTACGCCCTGAATACCGCTACTGTAGCACCTCCTCAGGCGAGTAATGCGATTGTTGAAAGGCATGCGGCCGCACAGACTGCGGGTCGTCGTCGCGGTCGCGGTCGCGGTCGCAGTATCGGACGCGGTCGTCGCGGTCGTAAATCGCGCAGGATTGCGTGCCAGAGCGGCGGTGGATTTATGAATTTGATACCAGAACTTCCAAAAGTCGCAGGAAATTCGGTATTAGAGGTGCCAACTAGTATCATTCACGGAATCCAAGGGGCATCGACACCGGCTGTTTCATCCAGTCCAACCTCGCAACCTATCGGACAACCTGCTGCGTTAAGTATTTAGCACGGTATAATAATTATATCTGTATATTTGTATAAGCCATGGATGTTATTACCCGTATTCGTTCATTATGCACCCCCGCATTTGTATTCTTCTTCATTTCCGTCATTTCATTGTTCCTTATGATTTTTGAGAACATTCAAAATACACATTCGTATTGTTTCGGAAATGTGAGCTGTAATGTCGCAAATACATCGATGGTATTTATCGTGAAAATCGTGTTTATTATCGCGTGGACCTGGTTTTTAGATATATTGTGCTCGCGCGGTTATGAGCGTCTCTCGTGGTTTATCGTTCTTCTTCCGTATATCATGCTATTTTTTGTATTGATGTTCGTCGCAACCGAAATCAAGAATACGAGCAAATTGAACGAGGCCAGTGTCGCAATCCAGCTTCAAGGCAACAATGATGCGTTTGGTGGAATGATGCGGTTCTAGACTTCGCGGATTCATTCCGTAAATCATCACGCTCGTTCGTTCACTCGCGTTCATTCATTTCATAAATCATCACGCTCGTTCGTTCACTCGCGTTCATTCATTTCATAAATCATAATAAACAATTTTTCATTATGATTATATAATAGAAGTATATACGAAGTATGGATTCCGACCCAGAACTTCCGTGGAAGGTAATCAAGCGCTTGTTTGATGACGACCCGCAAATGATGGTCCGTCACCATATCGATTCCTACAACGACTTTTTCGGGAAAGGGATTTTCAAGATATTCCGCGAGAGAAACCCTATTATCCTCCAGAAAGAGCAGGACCCAGATACACAAGAGTTCAATCTTCGCTGTGAATTATATTTAGGTGGAAAAAATGGCGACAAGGTTTATTTCGGAAAACCGATTATCTACGACGACGATCGCGAACATTATATGTTCCCAAATGAGGCACGGTTGCGCAATATGACCTATGGAACCACGATTCATTATGACGTCGATGTCGTGTTTAAAATCGCGGTTCCGGACGATAGCGGCGCGGGCGGCGGCGGCGAGGGGCGTCGCATCGAGGTTACAACCGCCACGCTCGAGAGAATTCTCCTCGGCCGATTCCCCATCATGATTCAATCCAATCACTGTATTTTACACGGCCTGGAACCGAAGGCCCGTTTTTATATGGGCGAGTGTAAAAACGACTACGGCGGATATTTCATCATCGATGGCAAGGAAAAGACGATTATCTCCCAAGAGAAATTCGCCGATAATATGCTTTATATCCGCGAAAACAACGAGGATAATGTATACACGCATGCTGCCGATATTCGCACCGTGAGCGAGGATGCGTCCAAACCCGAGCGCACTCTCTCCGTGCGTATCGTCGCACCCACCACACTCCTCACGAACAAACAAATCGTCGTGAATATTCCGAATGTGCGTTCACCCGTCCCCCTGTTCATCGTGATGCGCGCACTCGGCGTCATTTCCGACCGTGATATCCTCGAATTCTGTCTGCTTGACCTCGATGAAAACGCCGAACTCCTCGATAATTTCATCCCCTCCATCCACGATGCGAACAAGATATTCACACAGGAAGGCGCGATTAAATTCATCGCGACACTCACCAAATCGAAGACCATCCCGCAAGTCCACGATATCCTGATGAACTATTTCCTCCCCCAGGTGGGCGAGACGAATTACATTCAGAAGGCGTATTTCCTCGGGAATATGGTGTATAAATTACTCCGTGTATCTCTCAAAATCGACGCACCCACCGACCGCGACAGTTTCAAATTCAAGCGTATCGAATTAAGCGGGGCGCTGATTTTCGACCTATTCAAGGAGTATTACGCGCTTCAGCAGCAGCATATTCGTCTCTCGATGGACCGCGAATATTTCAAAGACCCGAAGAAATACGAGAAGAATTTCGTCGGTCTTATCCAGATGAACTACCAGGAATTCTTCCGCGAGCGTATCGTGGAGAACGGATTCAAAAAAGCATTTAAAGGGAATTGGGGCGCAACGGAGCATACGAAACGGATAGGGGTCATCCAGGACTTGAATCGGTTGTCCTATAATTCGTTTCTCTCGCATCTGCGTAAAATCAACCTGCCGATGGATAGCAGCGCGAAAATCGTGAAACCGCGTATGCTTCACGGGTCGCAGTGGGGCATGATTGACCCGGTAGATTCACCGGATGGTGCGAATATCGGGTTTCATAAACATCTCGCATTCGGGACGCGGATTACGAATCACTGCTCGGCGTATCCTATGACGTTATGGTTGCGCGAAGTCGTGAAGATGCGGCTTCTGGAAGAAAGCACCCGGATGTTCCTGTATTATACGACGAAAGTGTTCGTGAATGGGACGTGGGTGGGTGCGGTGACTCGGCCAGAGGAAACGATGCGCCTTATCCGGCTTCACCGACGCAATGCGCTTATCCCGATTTATATCAGTTGCCGATGGGATATTAAAAACAACGAAATTCATATCTATACGGATGCGGGACGTCTTTGCCGGCCTATTTTCTATATTGATGAAGAGACGGGACGGCCTAGTTACGATAAAGATGAAATCCTGGAAATGATACGCGGGGGGAAGGCGTCGTGGGAGCAAATGACGACGGGATTTACCGCGAAGTCGGATGCGACGTTTCAGGCGGCGCACTGTAATTATTATACCATTGATGAGCTTTATGGTCGCGCACATGATACATCGGCCTTGTCCGCAAAACAGAAGGTGACGGAGGATGTCGCGCGTGTAAATACGATACAGGATTTCCGGCGTTTGAAGGCGACACAGGCCATCATCGAATATATCGATACGTCGGAGACGGAATCCACGTTGATTTCAATGACCCATAAATTCGAGAGGCCTGTGGCGGCGGGCACCGGCAGCGACAGCGGCAGTGACAGCGACAGTGGCAGCGACAGCGGCAGTGACAGCGACAGTGGCAGTGAGAGCCATATCGAACCCGAGGAGAGCGAACCGGTCGAGGAGGAGAGCGACGAAGGCAGTCGCGGCACTGGAGGTCTTTCGCCTAGAACCTTCGCCAAAGCGCAAGAGGTCGACCGACGTATGCGCGAGAAGCTGCGAAAGGACGCGCAGACCGGGGGTGCTGGAAGCGACGGCGGAGGCGGAGCAGCAGCCGCGGTACGCAAACACCACCACCGCCGCCGCAAACACCGCCGCAGTAAGCGCCGCAGTAAATCATTATCCGCCGACGGAAAACATTACACACATGTTGAAATCCATCCGTCGCTTGTTATGGGTGTCATGGGAAACCAAATCTGCTTCCCGGAAAATAACCCAGTCGCACGTAATGTGTTCGGATGCGGACAAGCCAAGCAAGCCGCGTCGCTGTATCATAGCAACTACCAGGTCCGTATTGATAAAATGGGCGTCGTCATCAATAACGGTGAAATCCCCATCGTGAAAAGCCGGTATCTTGACCTCATTAATCGTGAAGAACATCCGTGCGGTTTTAATGCCATCGTCGCGATTATGTCGTTCAATGGATACAATGTCGAAGACTCGATTCTTTTCAATGAAGCGAGCATCAAACGCGGGATGTTTCGAATCACGTATTACAATATGTATGAAGCACGCGAAGAAAGCAGCAGTGTTCGCGGCGCACAGCGAGATACCCGATTCGCGAATATCCAGAAGGAAGGCGCAATCGGTATTAAACCGGGTTACGATTACAGTTATCTGGATGACAACGGTCTTATTCGCGAAAACACCGAGATGGATGATAAGAAAGTCGTGATTGGGATGGGGTCGGTGAGTATCCAAAATGAAGGCGCGCAGATGCGCGATATGTCGACGATGCCAAAGAAGGGGCAACTCGGTTTCGTAGATAAAGCATTTATGACGGAGGGCGAGACCGGGTTCCGCATCGGAAAAGTCAGAATCCGCGAGGAACGTTTCCCGTCCATCGGCGATAAATTCTGCTCTCGTTGCGGTCAGAAGGGGACGGTTGGGTTGATTATTCCAGAGAAGGATATGCCCTTCACGAAGGACGGGATTCGCCCGGATATTATTATCAATCCACATGCGATTCCGACACGTATGACAATTGGGCAACTCATCGAGTCGCTTATGGGGAAGGCGTGCGTTCTTCATGGCGGATTCGGCAATTGTACCGCGTATACAAACAACGGGACCAAACACGAATCATTCGGGTCCGTTTTGACAGAATACGGCTACCATTCATCCGGTACGGAAGTATTATATAATGGAATGACGGGAGAGCAAGTGAAGAGTGATATTTATATCGGTCCCACGTATTATATGCGCCTGAAACAGATGGTCAAAGACAAAATCAATTATCGGTCACAGGGTCCGCGCACCCAACTTACGCGTCAAACGGTCCAAGGTCGCGCGAATGACGGTGGTCTGCGTGTCGGTGAAATGGAGCGTGATGGAATATTGGGTCACGGTGCCTCGCATTTCTTGAATGAGTCGCTTATGGTGCGTGGTGACGAATATCATATGGCCGTCTGTAATAAGTCGGGCATGATTGCGATTTACAATCCGAACCAGAATCTATTTATGAGCCCGATGGTGGATGGACCGATTAAGTATTCGGGGGCGTTGACGGATGCGGCGGCGGCGGCGGGCGGCGGGGGCGCAAGCGTCATCCAAATGACGAAATTCGGGCGTTCATTCAGTGTTGTGCGTATTCCTTACTGTCTCAAATTACTTATGCAAGAGTTGCTGGTGATGAACGTCCAGATGCGTATTATAACTGACGATAATATCGACCAACTTCCTAGCATGTCGTATTCGAATAATGTGTATAAGGTGCTGAAAGACGGTCGCGGTGCGATGGGTGTAGATGATATCATCGAGAGAAATAGGTTGGCGGCGGGATTGAAACCGCGTCCTCCGGTGTCGTCAACGCAAAGACGGGGGGCCGCGGGCGCGGACGAAGACGAAGACGAAACCGGAAAAGGCAGTCGCGTTTATTTACCATCTCGTAGCGAAGCGGAAGAAGAAGCGGCGTTGGCCGCGTCGGCGGCGGCGTCGTCGTCTGGCTTGGGTGCGGGCGCGTTACTTGACGTCGATGACCATCCCGAAGACATTATCCTTGATTTGGATATTGATACGAAGGCGAAAATTCACAACTTCGGTTGGCGATTCGCATTGAAACCGGATATTGAGCGCCAGATGCGTGGCAGCGGCGGAAAGGGCGGTGGTGCGGCGGCGATGACGATTCAGGATTTAACCGGTGAAGACCTTGTCCTTGAATCCATTATCCTGGATAAGAATGGTGAACCCACCGAGAGATGGACGATTAGCGGCGCACAATGGGTCGGTGATTACCCTACACGATTCCCCGATGGATGGTTATCTGGAATGCTTGTTTATCCGGATGATAGCCCGATTGCTCCAAGCGATATGGTGGAAGAATTGCGTAAAACACGCAAACCGCTCAATTGGGTTCGCGCGATTATAACGTTGATTGAAAAGCGGATTACACGAAAGTCGCGCAGTGCGTATGAGAAGAACAACGATATCATGGACGAAAATTCGCGAAATATCGCGGCGAATGCGAAAGAATTGGAGCGTGTATCTAGCGAAATCGAGCGTGCGAAGCGTGAAGGGAATGTCGCGGAGGAGGAGCGCCTGAAGGTTCAAATGACGCGACTTACCGACGAACGCACGACGTTGAATGCGCTGCGCCGTGATATTGAGTTCAGTTCAGGGAAAGAAGAAGCCGCGGCCGCCGCCGCCGCCGAATATGAACCCAAGACGCCTGGTTATAGTAGCAGTTGGGATACTTCTCCGGTTGCTCCTGGTGGCGGCGGCGCGGCGGAGGATGCGAACCGTCTGCGTGGTGCGGTTGCTTCATTTAATGAGAAAATGTTGGAGAAATATGGTAAAGACGACGATAATATACCGAGCACAGGCGCGAGCGCGAGCAGTAGCGAGCCAAGCGAGCCAAGCACGCCAAGGTCACCCGCGTATTCATCGATGTTTGAAGGCGGTGGTCAGCGCGGCGGCAGTGCCAGTAAATTTATCCCCCAAATCCCGACGGGTGTCCTTGAAAGTTATTTGAGTTCACGTGGGGGCGCGGCGATGAATCCGGTGCCATCGGCGGCTCCATTCCAACAAATGGGCGGTGGTGGAAGCAACCTCGGCAGTATGATGGGGGCTACGATGAATGTTCCGGTAGTTGCGACGATGCCGATGGCGGGGATGATGCCTGTTCAAGCGCAAGGAGGCGGCGGCGGCGTCGGCCTCGGTGGTGGTCAGTTTCCAGGGCAGGCACAGCAGCAACCGGCTGCGCAAACAGGCGGCGCCGCCGCAGCACCGCCCATGGCATCCCCGACCCCAAACGAAGCGGGGGTTAAAACATTTTCCATCAATTTACGCCGTTGAAATCCGCACAGACTAAATACTAATTATAGCAATAAATTGAATAATAAAGATTTATTACTATTATATATCAATACATTGGCTCATTATACATTCGCGATGGCATCCAATACTACCCACGTATCCAGCGGAACGATTTCCACCTTATTCAAATCAAGGAACATCCTTCTTCAATTGCTTGAAAAGCAGGGGATGGATGTGTCCAATTATACGGATTATGGTGTGGCTGAAATCCAGACGATGTATGTCAACAACCAGCTCGATATGCTGCTTTCCACGGAAAAGGACGTTCATCCGCCACGGAAAGTATATGTCAAGTATCATTTAGCCAAAACATTGCGCCGCGAAAATATCAACCATATGATTGACGATCTCTATTATTTAGAGCAGGCGCTTCAGCCTACCGATACACTCATTATTGTTATGAAACAGGAGGTCAATGACACGATTGTCAATATTCTGAACGAGATTTGGGAAAAGGACCGGATATTCATCGTGATTTATTCGCTTGACCGCCTTCAGTTCAATATCCTGGAGCATCAGTATGTTCCCGAACACGTGGTTTTAAGCGAAACCGAGCAAGAGGCGGTGGTCAAGAAGTACAATATTACGGATATGAAACAGCTGCCGAGTATTTCGCGCTACGACCCGGTGGCGCTTGCGATTGGACTGCGACCGGGGCAAGTTTGTAAAATAACCAGGCCGAGCAAGACATCGGTCACGAGTTTGTATTATCGCTATTGTATTGCGAAATAATGGAATGGAATGGAATGGAATGGAATGGAATGGAATGGAATGAAATGGAATCGTCGGAATCGTCGGAATCGTCGGAATGGAATGGAATGGAATCGACCGTATTTTTTTATTTTGGTAGTATAACTGAAATAATACAAAATGTCGTGTGCTACCGAAGGAACATCATATAATATAAATGGAAGCGTATATTCTGTTCCAACTACGCCATCCATTGACGAACAAGATGTATGCCGAGCAACACAAATAATCGAGAGATTACATAAGGATTTTACCGAGAAGTATGATACCACGAATATAGGTAGCGCAGTAACAAAACCCAGCTACTATTTACGGTTCCAACCAACATCAACCACAGATAACGCACAGGTGAATCGTTTCTATGCGAATTTAACAAATAGTACCGCGAATAATAATGAATATAACGGAATTACGTATTACCGTAGAATGATTTCAGCTATTATGAAGGGAGAGAATGACACAGCTGCTGCTACCTATGAATCGGTCCCAGACAGCATTAGAAACCAAGTCAATTTTGATTCTTCGGCAAACTTTAAAGGAATATATGGTGTGAATCGAGTCATCGAAATATTAGAACAAAAAATAAATGGCATATTGGTTGGGATATCGTCGTCGGCGTCGGCGTCGTCAGCTTCGTCGTCCGCATTGACTGCGGATTCAATTACTAAATTCGGCCAACGCAAGGATATAAAAAATACATTAGAAGAAGTCGCATATCGCGAAAACCAGATTTACCGAGAGAAATTCTTGAATATTATTTTAATTGTGGTGGGTATATTTGTAGTGGGGTCTCAATTGGTCCAGAGATATTTTAGTGGTGGCGAAGGGGGTGGTGGTGGCGGCGGCGGTGCTGGTCTCGGCGGTTTATTCGGATTTGGATTTGGCGGTAGTGGAGGATTATTTAGTCGGTTTGGTGGATTGGGACTGGGGAGCAGCGGGCGTTCTCATTTTGATATCGGAAACTTATTCAAAAACAGTTCATATGCGTTGAAGCAACGGTAATGGAATGAAATGGAATCGAATGAAATGGAATGAAATGGAATGAAATGGAATCGAATCGAATGGAATCGAATTCTTATATGTTATAATATTAGATATCTTATAACATAATACAATGTCGAATATAAATGCTCGAGAGATACCGTATAATAAAGAAAAATCACCATTATTTCCAAACGCGACACCTTTTTCAATTGATAATTTTCAACCCAAGAACGGTCACAATGGTGGAGATAGTGCGCCCCCTGTAAAAATTGACAATGACGCGGCTTTAGATAATACGTTATCCGCACTTATGAGCGAGTATTCTGCGGATACTGGCGGCAGTGCCGCCGCCGGGGGCGATACTTCTCAAAAGAAAACCGAAGGAATGTTGACCGGAACAAGTCTGAATTTGAATCTGCTTCAGGGCGACATTTTTTCATACGGAAAATATGACACATTAAAAAATCCGATTCAGCCGTTTGGGGCTACACAGCAAGTCGGCAGCGGCGGCAGCGGCAGCGGCGGCGGAATCGTATCATATAAAGAGGGTCTCACCAATGATGTCGTGACCACCACGACCACCGGAACAACCAGTGCTGGTAAAAGCCAGAAGCTGCTCGACCTTGAAAAGAAATTAAGTGAATTGACCACGGATTATACGACACAGTATCGGTTGTATACGGATGACTTGCTTACACGTTCCAGGTTTCTTCAAACCAATAGTCAGTATACAGGTAAACTCGTCCGCGATATCTCGTATTCGGGAACAGACGCAAGCGCCGCTTTTTATTACATCAATCCATTCGGATATACCCATCGGTATAAGGATGTGTCATCTGTAATATTATACGATAGCAAGACATGCCCTACGATGACGAGAGACCCATTGATCGCCGACAGTGCGTCGAACCCATTCAAACTGACATCCGCATCCTTTATTGATATCAGCGGTAGCGGCAGCGGCGGCGCAGGTTTTAGTCGATTCGCGGATTATGCGAGTTATGATATGGTGGGGAATACACCGTGCCTTACTGCGAAAAATGTGAAAAGCGGGTCGATTGACCCCGAATATGCGTGGGTGGACGTGGAAGGAAAGAAACACATCTATGAAAAAGGGGTTTGGCCAGATAAGCGGCATTCATCTTGTTTGACGGCGGTGGTCGGCGAACCCATCGAATTATCACCCGACCAATATAAAGCGATACCGACCGCCAGCGACACGCCGATGAAGGCAGAAAGTGAGTGTTTTCGCGCAAGCGTCGCACCAACTATCAATTCCAAGTTGGCCGAAATTAAGAAAAAAATAGATGACACCGTTGCCGCAATCAAGACCGAAAATCAGAATATTCTGAATAATGCGGCAAATACAACGATTATTCAACGTGACAAGACAATGGCGGAAAAATGGGCCAATTTAGACGAAGATATTTTAGCTCAAATTAAAACATGGCTCGGTGGGTATTATTATCCCGCAGTATACGTATTTTGGTGTTTCGTGATATTGGTCGCAGTATTGATGATATTTAAGTTCGCGTTTCTGTTTGTATCGCCTGGGGGCGGTGGTGGCGGTGGCGACGGCGGCAATGGTGGTGGCGACGGGGGCGATGGTGGCAGCGGCGTATCATTATTAGGCGTAGTTATTATGTCGCTTATTGTCATATTTGCGGTGTATTACTATTTCTCGTATACATACAATCTTGATGTCGGTTTTACTCATGACGATTCAGATAGCGTATATTATACATCCACATAACGCAGATTATAATCTGCGCCCGGGGGGTGATTATAACGCAGATTATAATCTGCGCCCGGGGGGGGTGATTATAACGCAGATTATAATCTCCGTATATTGTAATACTATTACTAAGGACAAATGAGCTATTCGGATTCATCCCAACTACTCAATAAACAAGCCGAATTAAAAACCCTACAAGCGAAATATGATTCATACATTAAAAAATACACTGCGATTGAACAAACGACGACTACACCGCTCCCAAACGACATAAATGCGATATCACGTACAAATCCACCGTCAGGTATTCGTCCCGGTGAAGATTTCGGCGAATATTGGAAGTTTGTATCGTCGGGCGCGACCGATGCGTCCGCGTGTTGGACCAACGCAGCAAGAGACCCGCGTGTATTTCAAAAAGTGGTATATACAGGCGCGAATAACGCAACTAGTACTAGTACCAATAACGGTGATGCCACGTGGAATCAGCAGTGCTACGGTCTTGTTTGGAACGCGCCGAGAGAAGCATCTTATACAACCAACGCGCGTGGGTATTCGACGATGGTTTCGAGTAACGGATTTACAGACCCAACAGACCGTATAGCAAGAACCTATACCAAATCAAATATAACTACATCTGCGACTTTAAACGAAGCAAGTGAAATCGCCGAGCTAAAAACGCGTATTGACGCATTGATTGAAGAAATCGCGCTTATTGCGAATTCATCTATTAATAACGAACTTTCTGCGCTGTCGCAAACATCCGCTGACCAAAAGACGGTGATTCAAAAAATCAACCAGTATATGAATTCAAGCACACAACAAATCGACGCAAGCAATAATATTATCGAACAACGCAAAAACATGAATAATGTCTACGAAGACATCAATAAACAAATTACGTTGAATTCACGCAAATTTAAATTCGTGATTTATTGTTTGATTGGTGTTATTATTATTGTATCGTATCTGGTGTATGTTTCAAAAAGTATAATAAATCCCGCTACAGTTGTAGCAAGTTTGGTCGGGCTGGTTTTTATAATAATGTATTTGTTATATGCTTTAAAAAGCACCACTGAACCCACCACCGCCGTCTCCACATTGATTGGTATGATTTTTATAATAACGTATTTGTTATATGTGTCAAAAATTATAGTTGACCCCGACGCCGCAGTATCCATTGCGGTCTCATGGGGATGGTGGTTTAATTGGAGCATTATTACATTTGTAGTCGCTTTGTTGATTCTGTCTTCATTTGGATGGGATATGCGAGGGAATATTATGATGATTTGGCGATATATATCTGACCCCGATTTCTGGACAGGACAATTCTGGTGGGTCGGTGTATCATTCTTGTTTTTGTTTGTAATCTTTTTACATGCGACCTTTAAATCGTTTTTCGCACCGGCTTTTTCAAGCTTGGAAAAAATGGGGGGAGGAGACGACGATGATTAATATTTTTATGTCTATATACTAGTAGACACAAAAATATGTTTTATCAAAATTCAAATGATTTAGTAAAACAAGCGAGTGTGAATTCGGGGCACATACAGAACTCATCTGCGACACAGCAACAGATAATACATCAAGGGGCGCAAAATGTAGACGTGAATAATGAAGAACGCGGCGGTGGCGGTGGCGGTGGCGGTGGCGGTGGCGGCTCTGCGTCATTGAATCTCGGTGCTCTATTTCAAAAAGCTATGAATAATATCATCGGTTCTTTTTCGTCCATTGAAGAAGGTCTCGGTAATCCTCCGAGTGTCGCGACTCCTGGAACGGGCCCGGTTGGAGCAGGCGGAAACCAAGGCCAAGTTTTACTTGACCTCGTCACGCAAACAGCGGCATATGACGCACAAGAAAAAAAACACAAAGATAAAGTAAACGCAGTTATTTCTCTCGTGGACGCAGACAATAGCAATTCACGCGGGACATGGACTCAGGTTACGGATACGGCGGGTGTTTCAAAATACGGATATGTAACAAAAGACCGTATATTTCAAATATGGCTTGCGCCGAGTGACCCGAAAAACAATCCGCAGAATTGGTTTGAAACCTCGCCGGTCAAACAAAATGGCGGGGTGTTGGGTTGTCCAGTCACCGGCGGCAATCTTACAAAATTCCAAATTGATGCGAAGTGGGACGAAATCAAGCCGTTTGATATGGTATATGCGAAAGGTGACACCAGTCGTAAAACACCGCTCTTTATGTTGACGAATGAGGGTGTTCGCGATGTGAACCGCAGCCCCGGTTCAAGCGGACTGTTTTCGTGCGGCAATGAACGCACAAATGTATTCGTGAAGGAGCGACCATCCGCCGATTTTGATACATCTATCAAGACGAATCGACAAGGATGTTATATCGTAGATGATAAAGCAACGGACCGGACATTCAAGGACCGCGGATTTGTGTTTCAGGAAGACATGGCAAATGCGTCTATATCACAGTGTAAGCGCCGAGCCGAGGATTTAGGTAGTTCTTATTTTTTGATTTCAGCTCCAGAATCGAGCGGCCCGGAGAATCGGGGCGGATGTTGGATTTACACGGGGACGGGTGAACCGAATCTAAACGGGTTATTGTCCTATGATGACAGCGGGAAAAAATGCTATAATCATGGTCAGCCTGACGGTAATGAAGACGGGTTTATGAAGTCCTATGGGACCACGATTTTGCCGCGATTATACGGGAAATCGAATACGATTGATGTATCGACGGACCCGCCGAATCCGACGTGTAACCATCGAATGCGGGACGGCTGTATTTTCAAGGATTACCTCCATCAGGGAAATGCTGTGTGTCTTCCTCCGAACAAAAACGGCGCATGGGCGTATGGCGGTCTATTTGATTATACTAACAATGGTTTGAAGGGGTGGCTGGCGCATCTTTATAACCGTAATTCTGACGGTATTGAACGCGCCGCTGTCCAAGAATACAGAGAGAGATGTAAAAACACGCAAGGGTATGAATTTTTGGATGATAATCCTGTGAGACGGACGAAGCAACAGAAATCCGTTGCGCTTTATTCATTGAAGGTGGGTGGACCTACCGGAGTGGATGCGACCGACCGAAACGGGCGCGGAGTTGTCGGACGTATTGCGTATATCGACCATAACGGCGAGAGACATGATTACCCGGAATCAGCACTGTCGTATATGAAATCGGGGGGTGGCGGTGCCGCTGGTGCGTCGTCGGGCGGTATGAAATATGTCAACGTGGGTCCATATGATACACGGTCTGCGGAGAGTTCCTATAGCTTGAAAGAAATCACACCAGGTGCGTATACCGACGCAGCGAACTTATTATATAAAGCATCCCGTGACGGATGGAGCCCGGCCGCGTTTCACCAGAGATGCGATAATAAGGGGGCGACTTATACTCGCGCCATCATAAATGACGGCAAGGTGCTCGGCGCGTATACTTCGTTGAGTTGGTCGTCCAGCGTACAGAATTATAAGGGCGACCCGACCGCATTTTTGTATGATGGAACAAATAAATTTACGCAGAATAATGGTGTTTATGGTGCTGAACCACCGTATTCCACATATATGAATAGCTCGTATATGCCGACATTCGGCGGAGGACACGACTTTCATCTTAGTGGACAATCCTTCTACAACAATGCGCTGACCTTTTTAACAGACGATAAAAAGGCACCATTTGGGCGCGAAGCGAGAAGTTACCAGAGTTACACTTTGTCCGACCTCGAGGTATACGCGGTAGATGCGACATCATTTCCGAAGACGTTGGACTATGCTAGACGCGTTCGGACAATGCCTATCGGTGAAAGTATAAACGCGTCGATGGAAAAATGCCAGGCGATGTGCGACGGGGACGAGAAATGCGGCGGGTTCGTGTATTCCAAAGGCGGCGGTGGCGCGGACGGTAAATGCGAATTAAAGGATAAAACGAAAATGTATCCCGTCGGATTGCGTGTAGCTGACCCAACAAAACAACTGATGTTGAAAGTACCGGCTATCAACGGGACGATTGCGGATGCTGAATGCGCGAAATCCGGAAAAGGCCAATATAATATGATAGATAGCGCACAGTATCAGTATTACCCGGATGGCGGTGCGATGAGTTCCGGAACGAAGTGTAATCTCGCGAATATTGTTCCGAAGGAAGGGAATTTAACAATGCCGGCGACAGATTCGGCGGCACAGGCGGTGAGCAGCCAATTTGCGCAGACGGATGCTCAAATCGCAGCAGCCGCCGCACAAACCAATGTTCCAGGCGCGACCAACGAGTCATTTATTACACTGCGCGAAGGTATTGAAACAGACATTTCTGGCAGCACCTACGGAACCGCGATGGCCGGCGTGAGTGATACATTGAAAAAAATAGGAAACGCCGCATATCAGCGCGAACGATTGACCGCGATTAAGGACGAAAGCAATAAAAGGTTGATTTCGGAGTCTTATAAATTTATTCTTTGGAGTATTTTAGCAATTCTGGCGGTAATGGCACTGCTTAAAATAAAGGAAATGTTTGGTCAGGATGACCCGGATGATGTGGACGCGGATGCGGGCGCGGGTGCGGGTGCGGGCGGTATTTTAGGATTTATAACATCCTTATTCGGCATGAAAGCGGTCAACTTGGATGATATCGCGGATAGAACTGGCGATGTAAAAGCCGCGATTGCGAATGCTGGTACCACAATACAACAAACTGGCGAAAATCTTGCTACGGGTATCACTCAAGGCGCCGACAATTTGGTGAATTCGGTGAATGAAGCCGCGACGAATGCGATAGATGGCGCACGAAATATGGCGGGGCAAGTCAGCGAGAAGGCGGCGGAGGCGGTAAACAGTATAGGCGAAACTGTGTCTGGACCTGGGTCTGGACCTGGTGGCGCGCAGAATAATGTAACAACTGGTGGACGCAGACGTATCGCGAAACATCATAAATAAACAATAAAATATAATTATTATTTATGGATTGTTGTAAATAATAAATAATCATCGCAATATATAATAGACATCGCAATATATAATAATGGCGTATCAAATGAATAAAGATACTAAAATATTGTTGGTTTTATTGGCCGTTGTTGTATTGTGTTCGGCGAAATTATTCAAAGATTACCTTTACCGGAATCGGTATGTTGAAGGAATGACAGTGGTCTCGCAGGAAAGTAACGTCCAACTTCGTCGACCGACAGAAGGGTCGATAACTGCGGATATTATGTTTACGATATCACTTGGGGCGGATTTGCCGATGAGTTCCGGCGCATTATCTATCGCTTGGGCGGGGGCTGCGGTTGCGACGGGCGATGTCGTGTTTTCCACCGCTGGCACAAGTTACACCGCAACCGCATCCGGGTATACGATTCAGTCTCCTTCAGCGACACTGGGTTCGGGAAATAAGGTGACATTTGGTAGTTCATCCGCCAATATTCCTAGTGGAAGACAGGTCGTCATTACAATAAAAGATATCACCATCAACAGTAAAACGACGTCTGCTGTTGATAAAATCACATTTACAATCACTGCAGGCAGTGAATCTCCTGTTACTAAAGATGTAAGTATTTTACCGTATGTCAACACAGGACAAACTCCCGGCGCATCGCAATTCACCGCATCCACCAGCGCGTCAGTTTCAGATATACAATCCGCGATTATGACTATTAACGCGCGTCTCGCACCCGGCGTTACTCCACCACCGGATACCAATGAAGTGGCCAACCTCACCAAAGCACGTTCCGCACTTATCGCGCTTTTAGCGTCGACCTACGGAACCATCAAAGAAGCGGGGCAAGTGTTTGAGTCTGGCGCGCTGTACGAAGCACAGAAAACCGCGATTGATTTCATATCGAAAGAGAAGGCCCGTGCGGCATCCAACGCCGACGTACTCTCAAGCGACAATTTAAACAAACGCCGCATGGCGCAAATCAATACCTATTATACGCGGAATTATGAAGCCAATACCGACGTTATGAAAAATGTGATATACGTTTCTATCGCAATGATTATACTGGCTGTATTGCGAAAGAAGGAATTGATACCCGGTTCGATTTCCACTTTAGGCGTTATTTTCATACTTACAATGGGTGGTATTATCATCGGAGGGCAAGTATTTGATATCATGCGCCGTAACGACCATGATTTTGATAAATATGATTGGAATTTCAATGAAGACCAATTGAATAAGCAGAAATTAATCCAAATGAATTCAGACCCCGCCAATTTGTCCGACATGGGTATTGGTGGCGCACCGTGTTATGGTGCGAGTTGCTGTGATGCCGGGACAGTATGGGACCCTACCGGCGCAAGATGTGTTCCTGGGTTACGTATTAGTGGAAGCTCTACATGGGCTGCGGAGACGAAGACCCTGACTGTTACATTGACAACCAGCACGGGCTTGGTTTCGGGGGATTCGGTAACAGTGAAATTGCCGCCTGGATTGTTTTCAAGAACAAACCCCAGTGCCAGAAGCCAAGCAAGCGGGTCTTCATTAACGTATGATACTACGAATTCATCTGACGATAGTCATGTTCTTACTGCTAGCGGCAGTATATCCGCGGGTACGATAACTATCACAATCACTGGACTATCCGTGAACGAATCCGCAAAATATGGTTCTACAAAAGTGATTACCGCATTCACTTCGAAGGAATCGAACCCATCATCGTTGGGGGTGATTTCGGGAATCTAGGTCTAGCATAGTGGCACCGCCGCCGCCGCACCGCCGCCGCACCGCTGCTGCCGTATTTTATAATCTAATAAGTATAGTAGTTATAAGATTATATAAGAATAGTAAATGAGTATTAATTTCAGTGATGCGGCGGAAGAACCCAAAGTTCAACAACAAGCGGAATCCGGTTATGCCAAAATGACAAATATACCGGAAGTTTCAAATCCTATTATTTCGCCAGAATCCGTGAACGACGGCGGCGGCGGCGGTGGTGGCCGTCAGAAATCGTTTGATGAGGTCATGATATCCGCGGACAAGAATATGAATGTTGTGAAGCAGGTTATGGCACAGGGTGGATTTACAGGCCCCGACAAGGATAAATTCGATTTAATTCAGGCGTATGAAGATTGGGTAAAAGCGCGTAATGAAAATATCAACTGTCCTGACCAAATCACAAAAACAAGTGTTCGTTATACAACTTTAGTAAATGGAAAGGCGGAACAAAATGAAATCATAAAAGCATATCAAACACACAAAGTAATCAAAGAATCATGCGATACGTCAAGTGACCGTGTTATCAAGGCAGCGCAGCATTATATCGAAGTCGACCGCCGGGTAAATGAGAATCAGCTGAAAGCGCAAAATTCATATCCTGTACGTACGACGACATCAAATATCGAAAAATTCCAAGTTCGCGGCGGAACCAGTGTGATTGAAGGCTTTAATTTTTATAATGCCGAAAATTCGTATATTAATAACCCAACTGACACGCAGGCTGCGTATCATCAACGTCTTCCACGTTACAAACAAAGCGACCGTACTACAGCAGTTCTCGATAAATCAATATTACCGTGGAGCCAATATTATAGTACATGCGCGAGTGGCGACGACCAAACATTTTGCGAAAATGCGCACAACGAAAAAGACAAGTATATAAATACAATTAATGCTTTATTCGACAAAGCCGAGGAAAAACTGAAATTGTATAAATATGCCATTCAACAACAATCGGTGTCAACCAGAGATGCTTCATCTAATACTACATTAAATCGAATTCTTGGAGCAAATAATGAAGTTATAGTAAATACCGCAATTGAAAATCAGAAAAAGGAAATCAACTTATACAAACAACAAGCGTTGTACAATTATGACCAGTATAACAGTCTTTCCTTTATAGAAGATATGATTCTATTTGTCTATTATGCGGTATTTGCGATATTTATATATATGTCGATACGCGAATTCTATTCATCTGGTTCATATGACAAACGAAATATCATTATTGTTATATTATTAGGCATCTACCCAAAATATATATTGATTGTAGTTTTATGGATATTACATCGATTCACCGATCTCATGCGAATGCTCGGAATAAATAATGTGAGTTTCTGGTGGTAGTAGGCCGGGTATCGCATGAATGGCTGCCATTGGAAGCTACTCCTCCGCACTATAATCGCCCGCCTCTGCGTCGTCGTCGTCGTCGTATACGATTCGGCACTTCTTCCATCCTTTACCCGATGGCTTGCCATATTTCTTCGTCATATAATCGTAGAGCTCATTGCCCTTGGGGATATTCTTACCGTGTTGGACGACATACCATTTCTTAAACTCTTCGTATAATTCGGTCTTCTTGATACATGTCTCTTCGTCTGCGACGGGGCGAATCTTGTCGCGGAAGAACTCCGACAGGTAGTCTTGCGTATTACGATACTTGTTGCTGCTCGCGGTGACTGCGGCACACGTCCGCACCTTTCCATCTGTTTCAAATGCCTTCTTGACGAGCATCGCCATAAAGACATTTACCCACGTCTTGATTTTGACATCCAGGTTCTTGTCGATAAGGAACTGGTACGGCTCATCGGGGTCGTCGGATTTCGGCTCCTCGCAGAATTTCGATTTATAAGGGCACAGTCGGATACGACGCCAGGTGCCGTCATCATTGCTCTTGATGTCGAAGAGCACGTTCGTACATACGACCAGCTTGAACTGCGGGACGAACGTAATCGTGTTCTTGAACAGCGCACGACCACTCATCTCGTCACCACCCGTTATTTCCTTCAGGATACCTTCATTGATGCGGTCGCCCTTCGTCGGTTCCTGCATAACCGCGTATCTGACCCCTTTCAACACGGCGAGTTCTGGTGAAGCACCGCCAATCATCGCGCGTTTCTGTGTGACTGCGGTGATGGGGAGGACGGCCTTGTATTCACCCATTACTGCGGACATCAGTTCGATGAGTTTGGACTTGCCATTGCTGCCACCACCGATATAAATATTGAACGTTTGTTCGCGGTTTGTTCCGATAAGAACCGACGCCAGATGTTCCCACATATAATTCCGCAGTTCTGTTTCCGGGAAGAGTTGCGCCATAAACTCGTTGATTTCGTCGATTTGTTGCTGATGTTTGTTTGTATCTAGAGGAATATAGTCGATTTTCGTGGTCTTCGACAGATTGTCGTCGGGTTGTCCACGGCGGAATGTTTTATGCGTGAAATCGATGACACCGTTCTTGAAGCAGAGGAGTTCCGGACGTGTATCGATCTTCTCAATAAAGTCCTTGTCGTAGAATTGTTCACGCACCTCACGCATAATATTGTTCTTGAAACTCGTTGTCTTCAATTTGGTACAGATATCTACGATACGACGCGACCGCTTCCGTGTGGATGTATACTGGTCGGATGTGGGGTCTAATCCCGACGTGACATCCATAATCTCGCGGTGTTTCTTCGTATAAATATCGTGCATATCCTTGGAGATGAGCGCGCGAAGCGAGTTGCCCTGGTCGCATTCGACCCAGCGGTTCTTGTCGAATTCGTACCACTGATTATCCTTCACACTCACACAAACGAACCGGTCTTTGAAAATCGTGTATAACACTGTCGCCAAATCCACATCCGTCGACGCGTCGTTCGTTGTTTCGTTACAGATGGTCTGGTGGATGAAGTTGTCGATGGTTTCATTGCGAATGCGTGTATATTCCTCGAAACAGTCGTTCTTCGCCCAATACATAATCGACCGGCGAGTCAGCCCGTCGGGACTATACGGGAAATTACACCACGTATCATAATTCTTCATAATATCGGTGAATTTGAACTTGCTGGACTTCGCGCTGAAGAGCATCCACGAGAGGAATAGTTTGTCGCTGGTATTATGAAGCGCGAGACCGACGCGCAGCCACTTATCATAGGGGTCATAATACTGTTCGGGTAGAGCCATCGTATAATGGTGCGTTTCGCGGATTTCATATTCGGTAGGTTCAAGCATACTCAACAATGTTTCCACCGCAATATTAAGTTCGGCCAGATTGGTGATTTTATCCATCATAATCATACCGTTTTGACCGACGATTCCATTTCCGGCGCCACCTGCGGCACCGTTCGCCCCACCGCCGCCGGACAATACAAGACGAAGTCGGCGACCTCCTTCTCCGTTCGCGCCGCCTGCGCCTCCCGCGCCTCCCGCGCCTCCTGCGCCGCCACTGCGTTGGGTCCGTTGTTGATTCACCAATGCGTCATATTCCGCTTTCAGGGCTGTGTTGCCTGCTATAAGCGGCAATCGTGGATACACTGGACCTGTGCCGGTCGCAGTTTGGACGGATAATTTCGCGAACTCTTCCTTCACATTGAATTTGCTGGTTTTCTCCTCCTGACACATCCACGCGCCCTCCTCATCATCGGGATCGCGCATCATCACGAAGTGATACTTCAACATATACGCCTTATGCCCGGGCTTGCGCGACCCGTATAATTGCCAGTTGGTATGACCACGCGAAATACCTTCATCAAGGACATCATTCCATGAGTTTGTAACCGGCAAATCCGTCCAGATTTCCTGTAACTCTTTCAACATTCTCGACCGAAGCATTCGTTGGATGGGGCGGTCAATCATTGCGCCAATCATCATATGAATCCCGTCCTTGGTTACATCATCCAGTTGGTTCACATCCCCCTTTTCGAAGATATAAACGGGGATTTTCACGTCGGCGGGGAACTGAATCAGGGTTTCCATCATTTCAATATAAGATTGAATCATATCCAGGACGTGTTCCTTCGAATGCTGTCGCTTGGTGATACTGGTATCATACCTGAAATCGAAATCCACCATAAGCGGTCCGCATTCTGGATTCTGCTTTTCCGTCAAATATTCCTGCTTTCCATTTTCGAATACGTGCGTATAATATTTGCGCCAGAAGATTGGCAAGATTGCCGGAGGGATTGTATACACACCGCCGAATATATTCAGTGCTTTATCCCCGATGCGGGTATGTGTATACGCCTCACCTGGTTTTGATACATGATGTTTCATAAATTGTTCGTAGGTCATTCCATTACATAATGACTGATACGCCGCAGTAGACGAATCTGGGCTCGCCGCCGCCGCAGCCGCCGCAGCCGCCACGTCGTCCGCCGCGCCATGTAATAAAGTTGTCATTCGGAACTGTCGTCGCCTTGTTGTATTACTTGTTTTGTCTGGAAAAAGTTCAATTTTGTTTAAATTATGAATTGAAATATGGTGTGTAACAAATAAAACACCGTTGGTTATACTATATAATACAAAGGTTTTATCTCAATTTTGATCCCCCTAAAACGACCCCCCGACTTTTTCGTTGCGCCGGACCCCCAAAAAAGGGGGATACTTTCATTTTCGTTTTTCTGGGCGCAGGACTTTTGGAAAAAAATCATTTCCACCCGTAGATTTTTTTTTTGAGAGTCGCAGATGGTAAACGAGACCATATTCAGTAAGGCTGTTTTTTATGAGAGCATAATGGTAAGGGTGGTTGCGCACCATCGCGCAGTTTTCTGCTAGGGTTAGCGTCACGGTTCGCTCCGAAAATGGCGCGGTTTGGGGGGGGGGGCGGCGGCGATGGCGGCGATGGCGGCGACACATAAGAAACATAAAAAGAAGTTGTGTAAATTGTGTAAAAATACAAATGAATAATTTACCCGTCATTCAAGACGCCAGCGGCGGCCCCATTAGCGTCGCCATCCCCAAAGAAACCATCATGCGCCTTTTAAAAGATATAAGGGGTGTCATGAGCGATAAAACATTAGAAGAAGGCGGTATTATGTATCGCCACAGCGAAACCGATATATTGACGGGGTTCGCGTGTATCGTCGGTCCATCGGATACGTTGTATTTTGGCGGATACTACTTTTTCATGTTTAAATTCCCGACGAATTATCCGCATTCGCCACCGATTGTATCTTATTTGACGAATACGGGGGGTATCCGGTTTCATCCGAACTTTTACGCGAATAAGAAGGTGTGTGTTTCGATTATAAATACATGGCGTGGCGAGCAATGGACCGGTTGTCAGAGCATCCAGACGATTTTATCTACGTTCCAGTCGCTTCTGGATAAAGAACCGCTGCTTCATGAACCGGGCATCCGCGCACAACACCACGATTTTAAAGCGTATCACATCATCGTGGAATATTATAATTATAAATTCGCCTGCTTGACATTATTGAAAGACCTTACCGCGCATGTCGCCATAGAGTTATCACTTGTTCCCGAATTTAAAGAGTTCATGAAGCGGAAATTCCATGAAAATAAAACACGTATTCGAGAGATTTTGATAGAACGAGTGAATACCTATCCAGAAAAGAAAACGGTGAGTATCGGATTATATGGATGTATTAACGCGAACATAATGTATGATACGATAATGAAAGATTACGACGCAGTAGATGCGTTGTTGGAGTGATTATAATACTTATAGAGACTTAAATTGAAATTAAATGTATCTATATAGAATATAGTAGTAGACGTAATCCCTGTGATATGCATTTCTGTTCCGTATGCGCGAATATGTATTATATCAGTATCACCCCTGAAAACGAGCTACAGTATTATTGTCGGAACTGCGGTCATGTTGATGACACGATTGCGTCGGAGAATATTTGTGTCTCGAAATTGAACGTGAAGCACACGACCACGCCACAGACGTTTTCCCAGGTCGTCAATAAATATACGAAACTGGACCCGACATTGCCGCGCATCAATACAATCCGGTGTCCGAATGATGAATGTCCTAGCAATCGGAAATCCGCGTCGGGTGGCGGCGCCGACAAGAAAGAAAAGAAGAGCGAAGTGATTTACCTTCGTTATGATGATACCAATTTGAAGTATGTTTACTTGTGTGCGAAGTGCGATAAGGTGTGGAATACTGAGCAACATTAGGTCAGGTCAATAAGACAATCCAAGTATTTTTATTCGATTCCATTCCATTCCATTCCATTACTTTATTTCGTAAAATTGAAACATAATAAAGTAATATATTCTATGTATATAGCATATCAGATGTCAAGTCTAGATAAACTGGCACCTGGTTCAGCGGGAGTAGATGTTTTGAGCAAAAAAGCCGCTGCTGGCGGCGGCGGCGGCGCTGGCGCTGGCGATTCGGATATAGAAGACGAAGAACTCGAATTGTCGGTGGCTGAAACAGATGACGAAAGCGGTACCGAAGCCGGTAGTGAATCAGATGCGGATGAGACGGGAAGTGAAAGCGCGGGTGCGGCGGCGGAAGATGATGCCGACAGTGATGCTGACACGGAAGGCGGCGGCGGTGGCGGCGCGGATGAAGAAGGCGCGGAAGGCGCGGAAGGCGGAGACGATGAAGAAGGCGGCGGCGGCGGTGGCGCAGGATTAGGAGCAGCAGCAGCAGCAAAACTAAAGAAGGCAAACAAAAAAAGAGGCGCGACAAAAAAGAATATCGAAGACGACCTTACTTTACTCGGTATTCCACACGGGCTTACATTTGAAGATGATGACGATGATAGCGGCGATGATAGCGACGACCCGGACAACGCGGAATATTTCCAAAAACTGAAATCAGGTGTTCGTGATAGTTTCGTTGCGACCTATCATCCCGAGTCATTCTCGCACAATTACGACGAGATTCAAACCCTTTCTCGTGTAGTTCGGAACAGCGCGGGAGTCATCGTGGATGACCTCCACAAGACAATCCCGATTATGACGAAATACGAAAAGACGCGGATTTTAGGACAACGCGCCAAACAACTCAATGAAGGCGCGCAACCCTTTATTAAAATCGATTCTACGGTTATCGACGGATACCTTATTGCGATGAAGGAACTGGAACAGAAGAAGACACCGTTTATCATCCGTCGTCCACTGCCGAATGGGGGGTCGGAATATTGGCGTATTCAGGATTTAGAGATACTATAGCGAAGTGGAACGGAAGCGAAGCGAAGCGGAAGCGAAGCGGAAGCGAAGCGAAGCGGAAGCGAAGCGAAGCGGAAGCGGAAGCGGAAGCGGAAGCGGAAGCGGAAGCGAAGCGGAAGCGAAGCGGAAGCGAAGCGGAAGCGAAGCGGAAGCGAAGCGGAAGCGAAGCGGAAGCGAAGCGGAAGCGAAGCGGAAGCGAAGCGGAAGCGAAGCGGAAGCGAAGCGGCGTCATTCCAAGCAAAATAAAACCCGTAAATGAAACATAAAAAATGAACCATCATCCTTATATTTTTGCCTGTTTTGACCGCTAAATGTGGTCTGGTCCCATTTTTGTTCGATACTTCCATCGGTGAGTATAATATCCTTGCTGTTACGATAACATGACGATAAACAAAATGTACATAAAAAATCCGACCTGTCGCGTGTTCTTGGCGTTGGCGGACGCGGTGATGTCATTTGTTTTTTATAATATTCATTGCGTAATTGTTGTAGGTTTTCTTCACTTAATGCGTGCTTGAAATAACCGGCGTCGACAATGTCTGCGTCGCTTCCACCACTGCGGTCGCTCCCGCTACTCTTTACGCTGTTATCACTATCACACCGTTTCATTCGCGGTGTCATACATTTACGAATATAATCCATTGTGTATTATTATTTATTGGTGTAATACGAGTATTACAATACTGGTAGATATTAAATAATACGGCGGCGACTACTGCGTGCGTTAGCAATTCCAGTGGTCTGACGACACTGCGTTAGCACTTCCAGCGCTTCCCACACTCCAAACACGTAACAAATGTCGTCATCGGCTCATCCGCCGATCGTGTCTGAAGTTGATAATATGTACACTTCTTCGACTTACACTTATTACATGTGAAGTTATCCGTGGACGCTTCAATATTCGGCTCATATTTCTGCTTATCGCGTACTTTCTTGTCCTCGATAAGTTGTTTCCATTTTTCAGGGCAGATTTCCTGATGTGTCATAAATGCGAAATCCTTCGCGGGGATTGTTTGTTGACCGACCAATGCCGCAACACTCGGCTTTTTCAGATTAATATAAACGGAACGCAGGCGGTCAATGTATAACGTCACAAAGAACGGGTTCGACCATTTCTTCACAATATTCTGTTTCGCGGCTTGTTGAATCGCCCAATTATAAACCCCTTTTTCAAGATTCGTGGGTATATTAGCGCCAGCAGCGGCGGAGTCAAGTTCGCCGGCAGCGGCGGAAGGCAATAATATTGTAGCCAGACGTTTTCTCACTTCATTACGAAAATGTTCAGGATAGGCGATTGCGTCAATGGTGGACATTCGGTCGGTCGGTCGGTCGTTTGTGTTAATCTATAAAATCGCTTTAATAATTAATCAATTTTGTGAAAAAATAAACATTACAAAATCGACCGAATGACCGACCGCGTTCGGTCTTATGACGAATACGAATCTTCACTCAATTCAGAATCGCTGCCATCGCCTAGGATTGCGGAGACTGCTGCTGTTGCGGCGGCGACGACGGCAGCCGCGGCTTTCATTTCATCCTTTTTCGTAGGTTGTTTTTTCGCAACAGGTGCCTTTTTAATCGATGGTTTGACTTTACGGTTCGAAGACGCAGGGTTCGGCACCGGCAGAGACGCAGGCACCGGCACCGGCACCGGCACCGGCAGAGACGCAGTATTCGAATCCGACTGTTGGTCGCTACTACTATCGGAAATCGAATCCGTCTCCGTCTCCGTGACAAACTCACTTTCGGTCGTCGTCGAATCCGATTTTTGCGTCTTTGTTTTACTTTTCTTATTCTTCTTCGTAAGCGCAGCGGGTTCAGGGTCGCTGCTACTACTTACACTATCATCCACCACAAACCCGTCCTTCAAATATCCATTCGCGGTCTTCTTGGACGCAGGAACAAACGCGAGCTCGTCAATCTCATTCTCGTCCTCTTGCGCGGTAGCCGCCAAATCTTCGAACCCTCCAAACAGTTTCTCGTATATCTTATTCCAAGATACAATCGAAAGGTCGCACGCGGTTTGTTTGTCGATACGCGCGACAAGTGCGATATTACCGAAAATGAGGATTTCGTCAATTGGCGGTGGCAATTCATACTTGTTCTCTTGTCCGGCGCGACCATCCGTCTTACACCAGACATCGATATAAATCACTGGTGGTACTGTCACCGCCACCACGCCCGCGCTCGTGGTCGTGGTCGTACCCTTGCGCGCCTTCTTGTTCTTGTATTTGTACGTATGATAACAACTGAATCCGTCGCTCTTCTTGTTTCCACACTTTTTAGAAAGTATATTCGTCAAATCATCTAGGGTGGCTTCTTTATTCGTTTCCACGATACATTCAGACAAAGAACCCGACTTCGAGACAATAACGATTTGCGTCTTTTCCGCGGCCATTGAGATACCGATGTTATGTATATTATATAAGTGTCAACTTTCTAAATCAGTTTTTTCTGGCGGCCCGCCCGCGCGATAATACATAAACATAATTCGCGTATACAGTATACGGATACATGTCTCACATTCGCGCACAGAAGAAAAATCAAAATGCGCGCCAGGCGATGGTTATCTCCGGGCTTAGCACCATTTATAGAAATACATCGGCGAGTCATGCTATTAAAACGCGCCAACAGACCGCACCTCGCATCTATTTTTTGAATATATCTCTCGACGATATCAATAAAGCCTATCCGAAGATCCGCCAAATCATAGAAAAAGGGACCGCGCGATACACCGTGAAGACTCAAACCGAGCATTTATTACTAACGGAAACCGATATTTATGAAATCGGGTTATCGAAATCCCCCGCGGCGGGTAACGGTCGGGACCGCGGCCGCGATCTTCATCTACGTGTTCCGGTTGATGGAAATGTGACAATAAAGGAGATACATCTCAAAGTCAGTGGTGGTGACGGTCACGGTCACGGTAACGACCCGTCGAGAGATTATAACATCCCGGTTCTAATCGATGAAAGTTATTATGAATTAAATCATACATGTGATGCCGCCGCGCCCACCGCCGCCGTAGGCAGGCACATTCCACCAAATCATAAGCACGTTGTCCGGGTAAAGAAAACAATCAAGTTCCACACGGGGTCACCGAACGCATTTGTATTCGAGACGGACACCGACATCGAGGCCGGGTCCGAGGCCGACGCCGACGTGACTGATTTTTATATGACAACCGACGATGGTATTATTCCGCAAAGCGATAAATTGAATAATACATTCCGGGAGGATATGATTTCGTTTCTATTACAGTTCAAATTATGTTCGTAATATACACGTGAATACATAATACTACGAAATAGATATGATGATCTGGTTTATTCAAAATATCGTTTTTTCAGTAAGTTTAATCGTAATTATCCATTATTTATATTTGTATTTTGAGACAACCCTAACAACTCCGAAGGTGAAAGATTTGATACATTGCCCCAAACAGAAATACCATTCTTTATTTGAAACGATCAATCGTAAATTACAAAACGATAGTACAAGTGATAAAAACTATATGGATCCGAATGAAGAACCGACGGCGACGACGGCGGCTACCCGTTCAGGTTTAGGAATAGTTAACCGAAAGAACAATGGCGGGTCTGGTATAGATGATGATGGAGATAACCGGTCGTCGTCGTCGTCGTCGTCCGTGAATAGAAACGCCGCAATGAAAAATGATTTGAAGTCGTTCTTACGAACGATTGGACTGAAAAAGCAATCGACACAGCCATCGAAAGCACCCTACGAAATGAATTAAAGGGAACCTGATGATATATGATATAGGACAAACGATATGCCAACATTAAAACATGCGGATGTTGAAAGTTTACTGTCGAATTTTCCAACAACGAGACTTTCTTATGAAGTTCCTGTTCATAAGAACGACAATTCCGGGTCCGCGCCCGGGTCCATTCGCGATAGTAAATGTTTTATTATTCCCAAAGGCCGACGTTGTGTCGCATGGGCGACCGAATGGAATAGGAAGAAAATCTTCGCGATTATTGAAGTCCAGACCCAGCGAAATCAAGTCCCCGCCTTATTTCGTAAATTCCATGAAGTAAACGGATGGTATCCCGGCCCGGTTCAGGTGTTCGATACATGTTTTCATTCCGAATTAACCTACGGCACCGTTTTTGGCGGTGTTTTATTTCGGGCCGAGCGCACGTCTACGCATTGTGGACACCAGCCACATGCCGTCGCAACGACGACGGTCCAATGTTTTTCCATCATTCACGTTTATTGGTATAAGGGGACGCAAATCCCGAGTCTCACATTATCCAGTCATGTCGATATGTGCGAGCGGATGTTTACGACGGACCAAGCATTACGTCAAGTCGCATACACGCAGTCGAACAGTATTATATTCGGTCTGCCTGTATTGTGTTCGGCCGCGGTCGCGGTGGCATGCGACGACGCCTTTTTACGCTCCTTACCCTATCCGGTATATTCCATTCTATATAGAAGCAATACGAGCACGCGGGTTTATTCACAGAACTTATTCGCTTCGATAGCAGCACCAGCCACAATATCACCGGCGCCAGCACCGGTTCGTGTAGCCGCGCCCGTCGCGCCCGTCGCGTCCGTCGCGCCCGTCGCGCCCGTCGCGTCCGTCGCGCCCGTCGCGTCCGTCGCGCCCGTCGTGCCCGTCGCACAGGAATACATAAAACCCGACGATGATATGCTTACGAATATCCAGGCGGTATTCATCGTGCGCCCAAATGTCCAGAACGATATTTATGAGTTGTTTGTAAAGACCGGTGGTCCTGGGCGTGGAGGGGCTAGCCGTGAAGTATTCCATAATTTCGCACATGTCCCCAATTATAAGACAAGTGTCATGATGAACCGGTTGTTTCGAAATATCCGGGAAAATGAGCGTTTGGACGCGATGGAGGAAAGTGAAACCGAAGAAGAGTTTGAGAATATTGAATTGGATAAATACGTGTCACTTCATAAAGAATACAAATTCGTATGTAAACTGAATAAGAAGTTTTGTCGGTGGGTGCCGATATCCGTTGTTTCTCAAACATCTGAAGTTGTCAATGATTTTCAAGTGAAACAGCACGAATCGCGATACAATATTACGATGTATCGGCGGACAGCGGCAGCGGTGGCGGTGACGGCGGCTACTGCGCCGGTGAAGCGGCCTTTCTCTCGGGGTGGCGGTGGCGGCGGTCGTTAAATGGAATGAATGGAATGGAATGGAATCGAATGGAATGAATGGAATGAATGGAATGGAATCGGATATAAAAATATTCGTTGTATACGTATAACCAGGATGACCACTTATACCAAGTCCATCTCATTTCATTCGATGTCACTCCACACGATTCCACTCCATTCCATTCATCGAAATATGTCACGCGTATCCAATGTATTGAATGAATTGCGTCGTTGTTTGCCTTATGTAACACCATGCTACGCCGTAACACCACACTCGCCGCCAAATCTGGTGTCGTATCTTCGCGAACAGAACGTCGAATTGATACATACGCATGACAAAGTCGCGCGTAATGTGAATGATATCAAACAGTTAACAGCGACGGCGCAGGCTCGGGCTCGCGCTCCAGCCCCGATGTTATGGGTGAAAACCACCGTTTCCAATGAAGGTGTCGAGAGAACGAGAGAAATGTTTGAATACATTTGGGCTCATAAGTGTATCTTGAACGGGATTGTATTTGATATCCATAATTTCACCAATGGTTATATTCCGCCAACGATGTATAGCTATAAAATCGCGACCGAATACATATTTAGAAATATGGTTCTTCCATTTGAACGGGAATACGGAATTCAGACCCCGGCGATTATGATTGACGGACAGGACCATATCACCCAGATTCGGCATATAGCCGAACTTCACAGTTATGCTCTCAATGAAACATCGGTTATCAATGGATTTACACAGAAAAAGCCGGAGTTGCGTTTGATACTTGGTGCGTTGTTTGATTCGGTGGGGGGCGGCAGCGGCGGCGGTGCGGGTGATATCTGTACTAGGAGGAGGTTATCCGCACACGAATATCCGTGAATTATTTTATAGTAGTAATGTATATAATGCCCGGACTTAATGACATCGACCCCGTGAAGGGTTCACCCGAGCAAAGCGGCGGTGCCCGTAAGGGCAAAATCCGTCTCGGTGGCGAGCATATGAACCTCCAGCCTTCCGCACCCATCAGCGGTCAAAAAATCCGCAAAATCAAGCCTTTCGCGTTTAAGACCAGCGACCAGAAGAAGTATTTAGCACGTTTGCGTTCATCTCCTTGTCGCTCAGCCACCCAGAAGAAATGTAAGGGCCGTAAGTTGCGTCAGAGCTGTAAGTATGCTCGCGGAACCAAGCGCGCGTTCTGCCGCAGGCGTTCAAATAAGAACTATCGGGCGTAAATTATTCATAATTATTCATTCATTCATAATTATTCAAATACTAATTATACACGTAGTAATTATACTACGTATATATAGGAATGTCATCGCAATATTTAAATTCGAATCCGCTGGCGGAGCATAATTCTGGCATTGCGTTGTCAAGCAAACAAGTCCCGGTGGGTGGAACGGGGAATATGTATATGGGTCAAGGGGGTCGCGCATTCGTCCAAGGAGGTGGCGGGATGTCGCAGTTTTATTCGTTTGATGGTGGAAAACCCGAGGACGCTTATGCTCACGGGTCGTATGCTCCTGTTGCGGTCGGACATAATTCTGTCACGCGTGGTGGGGGTAGTCGGCGCAAGGCGCGTCGTAATGCGCGTAAGACGAAAAAGTGCGACTGCGACATCGTCACTGGAGTCGGCGGTAAGCGTCGTCGTAGTGGTTCTCACGCTGGGCGCAGTCATAAGAAGTGTGCTGCGTGCCGCAATAAGCGTATGAGTCGTCGGCGTAGCGGTCGCATTCGACAGCGTGGTGGTAATGCGGCATTTTCAGTCGCGGGTGCGGGGACCGATGTCACTCGAAGCACGACTGCTCTAGCAAATCCGGCGCCGTATACTGCTTATAATAGCTGTCATCCCGTAGCTTGATTCAATTTATTTCGTTCCGCTCGTTTCACTCCATAAATTGAATCAAGCCTTTTCCGCTCGGTTCCATTCGGTTCCGCTCCGCTTCACTCCATGAATTGAATCAAGCCTTTTCCGCTCGGTTCCATTCGGTTCCGCTCCGCTTCACTCCATGAATTGAATCAAGCCTTTTCCGCTCGGTTCCATTCGGTTCCGCTCGTTTCACTCCATGAATGTAATCAAGCATTGTCCATTTGATGTTGGAATGGTTGATTTCATTTTAGATTTCACTCCACTAATGTAATCAAACATTTTCCATTTGTTTTTGGAATGGTTGATTTCATCTTCGATTTCGCACTTGTCTCCGTCGTCACCGAGAGGTCACCTGTCTCTTCATCAATCTCAATAATGTCCGCATCAGCGAGTTCAAGGTCCCGCGCCGTTGATTTCGCCGCCGTCGTCGCCGCCACCGGAGGCTGATATTTCACCGTCCAGTTGTTTTTATAATACCCTTCTGTATCGGTCATGATGATACGGTATTTCTGTTTGATATAATAGGTCTGGCGTTTCAGCCACTGTGCGCGGAATACATCCTGCGGGTCGATGATGTCGATAACAAGCGGCGACGAGTGTTTCACGCGCAGGATTCGTCCCACCGACTGGCAAACATCCGTCTTCGGTGACGCCATTATCAGTGTCGTCAGGGTCTTAATATCCAATCCCTCCGACGCCATCGCATACGTCGCGATAATCACTTTCTTGCTCTCACTTAATTTCAGTGCGGCCTCTTTCATCCCGCCTACATAATACCCCACCGTCGCGATTTTCCGGTGTTCAATCGCGTCGTGGAAATATTCCAGGAGGGACCGGTTATGCGCCAATATCATCACTTGCTGGTCGGGGTTCGTCGCCAGTTCATTTTGTAGGACATCCAGGACAAACTCGCTCCGCCGATTATAATTACACACTTTAGAAATCATCGTGCTGAATTTGGGGTTGCCGCGGTAGTCATATTCCGTCAGATTGAATTCCGCGTCGTCCACTTTATATTGGATTCCCTTGACGATAACCGCGTGGCTTGTCGTGTCGTTCTTCTCTTTATGAACTACATCCCCCAGAAAATGTTTGAATACTTTTGTGAGCCCGTCCTTCCGCACCATCGTGCCTGATAATCCGAGCGTGTATTTCGTGACGATTTTCATCATACATCGGCAGAATACCTCCGCTGACATATGATGACACTCGTCGTAGACTGTGAGGCCAAACGTGTCGAACATATCTCTCGGATACTCCTTCATGGAGAGGGATTGAAGCATCCCGATGACAATATCTTTATCATCAATATCTAAGATTTGTCCTTGTATCATACCCACACGCGCAGCGGGCAGGAACTGCTGAATTCTCTCGATCCATTGATTTAAAAGGAAGCTTTTGTGGACGACGACGAGTGTTTTCACCCGAAGGCGGGCGATGACATTAAGCGCCATAACGGTCTTTCCTTTGCCCGGATCGACATCAAGCAGCCCGCCGCCACCCATCCCCTGGTTTTCGGGTTTGGTGACTTGATGGATGTATTTATCCACGATGACGTTCTGGTATTCACGCATCTCGCCGGCGAATACGAGAGATTCGGATACAGGGACGCCGGGGGGGATGCGTGATTCTTCGGGGAAACCGTATATTTTGGTTCCGTAAAACCGCGGAATATATATCTTTTTCGAACATTCACGGTAAATCGGGAATTTAGGTGGTTGGACGGGTGCTTTAGGAACATACGCGCCGACCGTGAGTTCATCTCTCAATAACTTCAGATCTTCTGCATCCATACATTCTTTGAGAAGAGTATAACCTCGTGGGCCGTAGTAGGTCGTGACGGTGGCGGCGGACATTCGTAGCGGAAGCGGAAGCTGAAGCGGAAGCTGAAGCGGAAGCCGAAGCGGTAGATTCTATATAATAACGTCGAGAGATTTCAATTGTATTTGTTTTTAGTATTAAAACAAATAATATTCGTATCGAATATCTGTATTTGTTTTTAGTATTATATTATTCTGCGTATAGAATATATAGTATTCAAATACAACATATAAATATACAATGGATACACTTCGGACATTAATGCGTCAAGAAAAGCAGCACGAGATTGTGATTTTCGTATTGCTCGTTCTGTATATTGTTTTCACACCGTCCATCCCTCTCGGTTTGGCACAGTACGCCGAGAGCACATACGGTCAAGTCTTCGTCGTCATTCTCGCGATAACCCTGTTTTTAAGCACCAACCCCGTCGTCGGTATTCTGGCGTTCTTTGCGGCGTATGAATTTATTCGCAGGTCCAGTCATAGCACCGGTGTTTATGGTATCAAGACATTCTCTCCTACCGAGGAAAAGAAGCAGGTGGTGATGACCGCGATGAACCCCGCGCCTGTATGGACACTTGAAGAGGAACTTGTTAGCAGTTTAGTACCAATCACGCCGAATAATGATATCGGTTCCAGTGATGGTGGTTCTTTCCAGCCTGTTCTCGGCCCGCTGTATGGCGCGGTTGAACCCGAATATGACGGAGTGATGTAATCGTCCGTTCCGTCCCGTCCGGACCTGTTCCCATCCGGTCCCATCCGGACCATTTTTCATTTCGTTGATTTAATTGTCCGTTCCGTCCCGTCCGGACCTGTTCCCATCCGGACCATTTTTCATTTCGTTGATGTAACTAACGAAACGAAACAATAATACGTGTGTGTGTGTATCGAAAACGATACACCCCTACCATCCGTCACCGCCGCCGCCGCCGCCGCTCTGTACCATCCCCGACGCATTCACTTTATTCCCAATCCGGTTGAATATAAACCGGAACATATAAAAGAGGATTGCGGCCAATAATAGCCCGAATAATGTACCAATAAGTGTGCGAAATATATCGTTATTCAATAAAGTTTCCCAGTTCAATCCCACTTTACTCAAGTCGAGCTCCGCCAAACTACCGAGTTCACCATTATTCGCGGATTGCTGGTATAATACCGTCCCGTCTTCGCCGGTAGGATTACATTTAATGTAAATATCACCGTTCCCCTTCGCATTATTCGCACCGCGTTTGTTGTAATAATACAAATTTTTAGGCATATTATTCTCGGACAATGGTTCCGTTTTTGTAATGGATGAACTCCGATTTTCGTCAATCAGGCTCGTCAGTGAGTCACGATACACCATGATTGCGTCCTTTTTATGGTAAACGATGTAGTTATAGGTTCCAGTGAATTGCGGTAATAAATGACGCCCGACATAGGTGAAAAACCCCTCTTTCGGGATAAGATTGCCTAAATTGAAGTTGTTCACATCGGAGATATATTTACCAGCAGTGCTTGATTTGCCTGGTAGATTTTGAAGTATCGTATTCATAATATCGGAACTCTGTTTCCCGCTTCCATTTCCCACATTTATCGGAATCGACACGATTAAGTTGCGCCCGTCCGCACTTGAATGATACGCGAGTAATTCCGCATCGGCGAGTGTGCCATCATAACGATGAAGTGACGGTTGATAGATATGGATATGCTCTACTTTATAATCGACACCATTGTATCTCGCAGGATAGATACCGCCGCTACCACTGTCGTAAGGAATCCGCAAATAAGAGCCTTTATGGAATACATTACACGTGCTCGTGTTATACTGATATGAATAATTACAGGTGGCCGAACACGCACGGTCTTCTTTTCGCATAACATCTGATGTAAGATTCACCGGCGCATCACGACCGGATTTCGCCCTTGATGACATATTGTTATACTATATATTATATTATATATATTTTATGTATATGGAATAGAATGAAATTAACCCGAAATAAAATACGAAAGATTCGGAGACAACAGAACCAAAGTGTGCGGAAATGGAAAAATCGACAGCATCGTAAAAAGGCCAAACGGTATAATACATTTAGACGGAGTTCATCATTATCGTCATCTAAATCGAAACTCGGGCTTATTCATGGACCACAGTGGGCCAAGAAGGAGACTTCTGGACCTTCGAAACTGAACCATGTATTGAATAAAACATTGAAAAGGTATATTCCATCGTCCATATTCACGCATTTGAAACATAAATTTAAGAATATGAAACAGGCGCGGTCGAAGATGATGACGGGAGGTGCTGGCCCGGATGAAGTGAATAAGGCTGCTGCTGCTGCGGCTGCGGTTGCTGCTGCTGCGGCTACGAATACTATTGTCCAAGCGAAGAAGGATTCGAACGTGCCAGTGCCACCGCCTCCACCGCTTGAAGAGAACATACCGGCGGAAGAAAGTCACGAGGAGGTCGCGGATGGTGACGGTGCTGCCGCTGACGCCGACGCGACGAAAAAAGTCGGTGACACTGACGCCGCTGACGCCGCTGACGGCGCTGACGCTGACGCGACGAAAAAAGACGGTGCCGACGCCGCTGACGCCGCTGACGCCGACGCCGCCGAGACCGCCGCCACGGAAGCGAAACCGAAATTTAATTTAGGACCATCTATCAATGGCGATATTTCGCTCCACACTGAAAGTCGCACATTAAAATCAAAAGAAACAGTTCACTTTATTGAGTTTCTTATTCAATCCGGAAAACCGTATTATATCCAAATCAAACCAAAGGTCGGTGATAAAACGTTATTAAACATTTCAAATACAGATGTATTCGAATTACGGCGTATATTATATGGCAAATTTACGACAACGAAGGACTATGATGCGCCAGGTAAAATCCCAGATGAACAACGCCAATTGTATTTTAAACCGCCAGACGTGGTAGGTATCGCGGGAGGTGATTCGATATCTCTCGACACGAACGGTAATATCATGATTTATACTGGTGAAACCGCGATGGTAGCGAGAGATTCAACCGATAAAGCAATCAAACTAACAATTCAGGGTAGTGATAAATCTGTCACGGTTACGGACACAAAGCGTCTCTACATACTTAGCAGCACCAAACCACCAGTTCCGGCCACCATTCAAACGGTATCAACATTGCGGAGTTACGGGGAACATATCGATGAAACATGTTTTAGAATCCAAATATCACCAGTCACGGAATTAACGCTCAAGAATGCTGCGGGACCGTCGTCGTCGTCGTCGGATGAGAAAGAGGAAGTGTTTGCGGATGAATCCAATACATATGTCGTGAATTTCAGCGACGGAAGTGAAGTAACCGCGATTCAGACATTGCGCAAATCTCTCGAGGTTGCGCGTAAGAACCTCAATGCGGATGGCAATGCCGAGAAAAATAGGATCGCATTTGATGTTTTTAAAATGTTGCGTGGAATATTAGAAAACAAGGAGTTTATTGCGTCCGAAGGGTATGATGAGTTTAAAGAATCAATATACAACTATTCATACCAGATACCGGGTCAGGAGAGCAAATATGGATTCGTACAGTTGAAAACGTATTTCGATGAAAACCGTGATAAAATAGACAAAGACACTGTGAAAGAATTTTTCAATGTATTGACTCTGTTGGGAAAAGGGGTTGGTGGTGAAAATGCCGCATGTAATGCGATGAGTACACCATCGTCGGCGCTTTTCGAGACAAGACTGATTTTTGAAGAAGACGGGACTACGAAACAAATAACTAAAATATTGGATAAAGGAACGGTTCCGGAGTTTATAAAAATCCTTGAGAAGGGCATGAATGGTTCTAAAAAAGACGAAGAGTCGGAAAAGAAACCTGACGAAAAGAAAGGTGCGAAAGAAGAAGGCGCCGCGGGTGGAAAAGTAGAAGAAGGCGAAGCCGCAGGCGCAGAAGAAGGCGCAGGCGCAGAAGAAGCCGCAGCCGCAGGCGAAGCCGCAGAAGAAGCCGCAGAAGGCCCAGGCCCTGAAGAAGGCGAAGCCGCAGCAGTAGGCCCTGAAGAAGGCGAAGCCGCAGGCGCAGAAGAAGGCCCAGGCCCTGAAGAAGGCGAAGCCGCAGGCGCAGGCGCAGGCTCTGAAGAAGGCGGCGAAGCCACTGGCACGAAAGACGCTGACGCCGTAACCCAGGCCGCAGCCACCGCAGCAGCCGCAGCAGCCGCAGCAGCCACCGCCGAAATCATTTTAGCCTCAAAAACCTTACAGATTGAAGAAGTTGATATTAAGAGAGTATGGGGAGAATGGCAAAAAGGATACATTGTTAAACGGTATAAGCTTGATAATTTGCCTCTGATGCTATTAGTTCATTATATGGGAGAATTACTATCTGAAGACGAATTTATTCCAGCATCAAAAGAAAGTGAAAAAATACGTCCAAGAACTGAAACAGCGATAGTCGGTGGCGTGGGTATAACCGACCGAACCCCAGAAGAGCTTAAGAGTTTGTATAGTGAATCATTGATGAAAAATTATGAGATAGACGCTAAGGCCGCAGCAGCCGCAGTCGAACCCGCCGCACCCGCAGCCGGCGCCGCAGCCGATACATCAGCGATTCATATTGCCTCGCAAGAAATACCTCCAAAACCGATTCGTCCTGCGGAAGAAGTAACAGCTATTAATAAATTATATGAGAAATACGATAAAAAAGCTGAAAAAGTCCAAAAAATAATCGGTCTTAAAAAAACATTCAATGCCGGAATAAGGTCGCTAGCTACAATGCTGTTAGAGATGTATAAAAAGTCATTGGAATCATACGCAACATGGGAAAAAAGCGGGCCTATCTATCAGAAAAAAATGAAAAAGAATAGTTATATAGATTCGTCAGATGATTTCCACGCAATAAAAGATAAATTTGAACAGGAACTGAAGTCATTTAAAAAGAGAGTCGATTTCAAGTATATTGATGGAGATGCTGACGATTGTGATAAAATCATTAGCGATTTTAAACCGTCGGACTGGAAGCCGGCATTTTTAACATCTAGTGAAAATAAAGAACTTTTAATCAAAATATGTAGGTTGTTTTCTATGTATAAACGATGGATGGGGCAAATTGAGTTGTATAATGAATATTTTAAGAAATGGAACGACCTGGAGGGTGGTTGGGACCTGAAATTTAACAAACAATCACAAGAGACTGTAATAAAAAACTTTAATTATTATTCTAATTCTCTAACCGGGATTTTAACAGACCTGGATAAGGATGTAAAAGATACAGAAGTATTGGAGCAGGGGGTGGTCGAACCCCAACCGCAGGGGATCCGTGTAGGGGGAGGCGGTGGCAATAAACGCAAAAATGTGAGAACACGGCGTCGGGCCAAACATGCGAAATAAGTACCATAATAATTATGAATAATTATGAATAATTACACACGAATTTGTGTTATTATTCGGTTCGGTTCGGCTCCACTCGGTTCCACTCCGCTAAAACGGTAAATACCTCAACGACGCACTATCATACGCCGACACCTTGAACGCATCATTATATCCTTCAACGTATACGATATCACCGCTGCTTACATTATTACACCCATACTCACCCGTGCCGCTTTTACCGTTAACTGTAATCGGCAGCTTAATGGCATTGTTTTTATCACTCAACGTATAAAACTGCCATTTGTCCCGGTTTGTGAATAAGGGGCGCCCGATTAATGGAAGAATCGTTTCGCCGCCACCATTGCCGCCATTACGCGTGAGTATTCCAACCTGACGATATGTCGTGTCGACTGCGCGGGTTGGCACATTTACACGCACACCGGCGACCCCGCCGCCGCCACCACCTCCGCCACCGCCGAATCCATATCCGCCGTAATGTATCGTTTCTACCCCGCCACGGATATCATAACTCGGTGTAGTTGAACCGACCGAGTTATCACGTAAGGGCGGGACATACGGATTTAATAATACATCCTGACTTGATGATGGACCGCCGATGCCGAAATCCAGGAAATCAGATTGCGCTGGAGGCGGCGGTTGCTGGATGACCATTAGATTTCCATGGCTGTGGTGGCCGTGGCCGTGGCCGTGTCCGTGGCCGCCGTGGTGGCCGCCGAAATAACGCACCATAAAAAATACGCACGCAATAATAACGATGATTACGACGAAAAACGATATATTTTCAAAACAAAACACACCAGGAGGACATCTTCGCGCCATTCTACTCCTAAATATCTATATATACAGGTGAGTTTATATAGATTGTCAATATAACATATATGATTACTTCGCCGCCGCCGGCTTTGCGGGCATAAATCCTTTCAACATTTCGGTAATACCGCCAATACCGCCACCTCCAGTGATTTGTTTCATAAATCCTTCCGCGGATTTCAATAACGGACCCATATCCTTCATATTCTCCATCAGCTGTTTCTGCTGGTTCATGAGAGATTTCGTCTGGTCGGTTAATCCGCGCACACCGTCCTCGCCAATAATATTCTCGATATTATCATAAGCCTGCTCTAATGTAGACGCATAATCGATACGGTTCCCATTATTGCTTGTTTTCTCATCATCGTGATCCTTTCCGTCATAATTCGCAGGCGACAACTTCGTCATACCTTGCTTACCACTACCGCCCTTTTTGGGTTTGCCGCTACTGGTCTCTTCCGACTTGACTTCATCCTTCTTCTCATCTGCGGCGGCCTTTTTGGCGTCCGCGGCGGCCTTCTTCGCATCTTCGTCGTCCTTCTTTTCATCGTCGTCGTCGTCCTTCTTTTCATTGTCTTTGGGTACCGTTTCATCTCCATCCTTCGACGACGATTTCATCCCCTCGATACCACTGCTAATATGTAACATATCTAAAACGGTAACCGAGAGAAAAGCGGTCAATAACACAATTATCATATTCTTACTAAAGTAGGACATAAGCAACCCAATCAATGTGAGTAATATGACACCATTAAAATTGCGATTGGCTAAAAAACGGACGATAGTTATCAATACCAAGAACAAACTACCGTATAATACGAACTTGTTTTGAAGAAAGGGGGAATATAATAACTTATTTATGTATCCCATATTATGTAATGAACGAATTGTATACAATAACAAAATATAATAAATCGAAACGATATTCGATAATCGATAATCGATAATCGATTATCGATAAAATTGAATACGCTTCAATTGAATATTATATATCAGAGAGGGCGATTATAATGTCGCGTTATGAATTAGGGATGTGTCAAAAATTTAACGAGAGATTACACGGGTTTGATGAGAATACAAGTTCACCGGATCTAAATGTTCATTACATTTGTTACTATACCTTTCCATTCGAGCATACGTCATTTACCGATTATATCGAATTCGCAAAATGTTATGGAGCCACGGTTGAAATCGTAGAACCCATCTGGTTGTCCCCTGGGAATGAAATGGTCGCAATATACAAAACATTTTGGTTGCGTATATTACAAAGAAAAGTGCGTAGGTGGTTGAAAATAGCACGCACACTTCGAACGAATAAAATATATCAGATGCTTATGCGGCGCGAATATACCGGGGGCAGGCTTTTGATTCAATAAAATACGACTGCTTCGTCGTCGTCGTCGTCTTCGGCCTCGCTGTCCTCGGATTCCTCGGACTCGTCGTCGTCGTCGTCCTCGGTATCGTCGTCGTCGTCGTCCTCGTCGTCGTCGTCCTCGTCGTCGTCTTCGTCGTCGTCGTCTTCTTCGCTGTCCTCGTCGTCGTCCTCGTCCTCGTCCTCGTCCTCGTCGTCGTCCTCGTCGTCGTCGTCGTCGTCCTCGTCGTCCTCTTCGCTAGCCTCGGATTCCTCGTCCTCGTCGTCGTCGTCCTCTTCGCTAGCCTCGGAATCCTCTTCGCTAGCCTCGGATTCCTCGGAATCCTCGGATTCCTCGGATTCCTCGGAATCCTCGGATTCCTCGGATTCCTCGGCCTCGTCTTCGATGAATTGTATTTCATTTATTTTCTCTATCGTAGTTCCGATAATTGTATCTATTTCCATCAGTTTATCAAGCCCCTTGCGCATATTCGACAATAATTTGCCAATCTTCCGCTTGTCTTTCACTAATTCTTTAATCATCGGTTTGTTGTTATCTACGACGCCGCCATCCCGTCGTTTCTTCGACGACGATTTATGTCTCGTCAATTCCGTATGTATCATTTTACTCAAATGCCGATAGATTTCATCTAAATGATGGATTTGCGCCCGATGTTCTTCCACCATTTCATCAAAAATGGTTTTGGCCTTGAGATATACCGACAATAAATGTTTATTATATTGAAGATTATGTCGCAGTTTCACCATCTGTTTTACAATCTCTTTTTTTGATGCTTTTTCATTCTCTCGAAAGTCGCGAATCGACCGGTCATTATCGGCCAGAAAATCCGAGTCGCCGTAGTCGCTAGCGCTATATTCCATTTGGGTTTGTTACACGCTCGTTCGCTGCTATAATACGTTTAGATTATATACCAGGGAATACAGCGACGTCCGCGCATTCAGACCTTTTCAAGAACGTTCCACCAACTACACGGCTTATGCCAGAATTGCGTATAATAAATATCGCCGTCCGAAAAGAAGGCAGCACTATAACTAAATGAACTCGCAGATGTAATGAGAATATCCGCAGCGGCCATACCAAGATACGTCTGTTCATTCGTGTCGTTCAGGTGAAGAACAACATCTTTCCCGATAATGTCATTCCCGATAAAATTCGCGAACTTCTCCGCCGCGCCCTGTGAATAGATATGTATCATAATCCGGTGGTCAGGCATTGATTTCGCATATTTATCACGGATGGTAAGCAATGTTTTAATATAATACTTATCTGTATACTCTTCGCCGCCATTCGGGCGGGTATCATCACAGTTCGGGCGACGTATATGCGCTGCCAAATGAAGTGTCGGGCCTCCTCCGTGCGCCGAAAACCCCGCATAAACTGCCTGGCGGTTTTTATTTGCCCAGAATTGGCGCTTGATTCGCGCCATACTCTCACTCTTCATACACATGTCCATATTTCTCTCGACGTAGTTGAATATATCGTAAAAGTCCGGTGTTAATATCTGGATTCCTTCCTCGCGCGCAGTCACGAGCGCGTCATCATAACTTATATAATGCGGTTTCAGATTCATAATATCCTCCATTTTTTCAATGAACCTTGGATCTGCGTCATAATTATGCGCCATCTTTTTGGGGCTTCTGTATACAAATGTAGACTGCTCGCACTCTTCCGCGTAAATACACGTCCATATAAACCGCTGGAATTGCGCGCCAAACCCGTCATCAAATGGAATCGTCGAATAGTATCGTTTCTTCGGTGCGGCGACATCTAATGCCGTCGCGCCCGGTATGGTCGCCGCCATCGCCGCCGCCGCAGTCTTCGCAACGAATTGATTCTCGTCATTCAATTCATACGCATTGGGTTTCGTCTTGTCGTCTCGCTCGGATGTCAGACGCCCGATGTGCCGGTTTGTTATCTGATTGTAAAACCCAGAAAGAAATCCGAGAGATTGCCACCGCTTCGCATAATCCATCTCGAAGAACTGGTTCGCGCTGTCATAATTCCCCAATATCAATATCGCATTGACGTCAATGATAGATGGACGGAAGCTATAATGTGGCCAATAATGGCAATTTCCGTAGGGGAAGTCGCCCTGTTTGTGTTGATGAAGTGCGACATCGTGTGTCATATTGCGCAGAATACGGTGCCCCTGCATCTTATAATCCTTTATCGTCTCTCCATAATTACGATTGTATAAGATTTGGCGCACATTATATCCCGCATTACGCGAATCGACCATCATCTGTGTTGCTTTGGCGACATAACTGTCGGGTGTATGGAATAGAAAATCATCCTCCATATGTATCCAGTATTCCGGTCGTGTTTCCGACAATTTATCCCAAATGAGATTCATACTCGCGCGATGACCTTTCTCCGCTGCGTCCTTCATATAGAAATCAATCCATGGATATGCTTTCTGCATTTTATCGCGGTCACTTTCACTCGAATTATCATCGACGCAATACCAATAATCAATCATATTGACGTCATTCCACATATTCAGTATCGAATTCACGGTTTGCTGGAATAGGTCCAGTCGCTTACACGTCGTAAATGTGATGATAATACGTGCGTGTGCGGTGCGATTACGCTTCACACATATGTCTTGGCGTATATCCGAACTGGTAATTAGACACCCCTCATCTGACGACCGCTTCAAATGAAACTTGGTGATAACCGGTTTTTTATACGAAAGTTCGTCTTCCGGCCGGACGGTTTCGGCGCTTGAACCAGGGAGATACTCCTCTTCCGTTTTTTGGAGAGTCGTGGGTGCGACAAGCGCCGGCCGGACCTTATTGAATAGACGCGTCCATGTTTCGATGTCATCGTCGCTATATCCGTCCGATTTAGACGCGACTACCGATAGAAAACGATTCACGGAAAAAAACAGACGCAGCAATTCGGGGAATGTTTCCTCTTCGAAATACTGGCGATAAAATACGAGGTTTGAATACGTAGATGTCATAAAATGAAACGCCATCCTATTATGTTCAAGAATCGTCTTACAACATTCATATCCGGTACGTTTGTCCGCGATATAAAACGCTGAAATCGAATTGTTGTATTCAATAACATCGTCGTATTTATCCATCGCAAGGAACAACTTATTCTGCGGCGAACGGTTATAATTCTTGAATTTTTGATATAACGCATTCACGATGACGTGGTTGCCGTCCGCGCGCAAGAATTCCATCATAGACGCGACACCCTCGATTCGCTCCTCGTCATATTCGATGGTTTTACTGTAATATTTGAACGCATTGTATTTGTCGCCTTTTTTGTAATACAAGTTGCCGAGGCATAACGCGCTATAATACTTTTCCTGCGACCAGTTGTTTTGGGTAAGCACGCGCTCGTACCATTGAATCGAACTGTCGATATGTGCGGGCCCGGCGTCCATCCAGCTCTGCGCGCAATAAAATGCGTATCGCTCCGCGAGGCCACGGTCGCCTTTTCCGGTGCCATTGCTGCCGGAATTGGCCATTTCTTCATGATATCCGCGCTCAAGCGCCGTCGCGTCTTTAATATACTTTTGGGGGTCTTGATTACGACTACCACTGCGTCCAGAATCCACGTGATAATCACCCTGGATGGTGTGGGAGCTATCTTCCTTGTCGACACACGTAATATATTCGTGAAGCACGCCCACAAACCGCCACCGTTTACGGTTATTCACAATAAGTGTCCTTACATAAACAAACGATTGGCCGAGTTTCAACTGGTATGCGTCGTGGGTGAGTTTGCGCGGCAATACGAAATTCCCGTGAATCGAATCATCCGCGTCGAATATGAATAAGTAGTCGGTTTTCTGAAACGCCATCTGGAGCGCAAGTGTGCGATTGAAGCCGAAATCACGCCATTCTACCTGCTCGATTTCGCCGGGAATACCGCGCGCCTTGAAAAACGCGCGAATCAGGTCCATCGTATTATCGGTTGAACCGGTATCTGAAATATAATACGCATCGAAATCCACGTACCGGCACAAGTTTTCAAGTGTTTTTTCGATAATATGCGACTCGTTTTTTACAATCATATTCAAACAAATCGTGTATGATTTAGCCGGTTTGGCGACCGTCGTCGCTGCCGGTGCCGCCGGTCCCGGTCCTGGTCCCGCTACGTCATCAGTTACTTCTGTAATCTTCATTTTCATATACCGATTACCACTACTACAGAATATCATCCGGTTGTTTTTATGCCCGTTTTACATAGAACTAAAAATATAATAACATATATTAGTAGCTTACGCATAAATGTCATTTACACGCTTCCGCGACGACCCCGACAGAATAAGAAAACAGCTTCAACAATCCACGGATGTAGGACGTTATGTATTAAATGTGCCAGGCCAGGGCGACAAACCGATGTATGCGGAAGACCCGTATCTTCGCGCGCAATTATGGGCCGGCAATATTATGACGAACTCCGTGGATATTGAGACGGAATTGCGCGGTTTGTCTCGCACATTGAGCCGGGATACGCCGGATAACTTTCATCACGCAATCCGCGCGTCACAGGCCACACGGACGAACGAAATGATTGTGTGTCCTACGCGGGCTGGCAGTGCGGTAGCACAGTCTCGTGTGACACACCCCGCATGGATGTTGCGCGATATGGAGCAGGACAACTGGAAAATGCTTCATTTTGACCCACAAGAACACGTATTTAGACCATTTAACAATAATGTAAGCACGCGCATTATCGAAAAGGATAATTTTAAGCCGAGGATGGATGTGCCAGGGTTGTCCGATGATACCTATTTCACAGTACATCCCTCGAACTTGAACCCCGCAGTTGAAGGGATGGCGGCAGGACGACGCGTGACGGAACGCGGACTCGATGGCGCCGGCACGGGGGCGGGGGCGGGAATTATGGATATCGGCGATATGCGCCAGTTTAGCGGAACATCCGCACTGTTTTCATAATGGGATTATTATGATTATTATAATTATAGGAGTAATCTAAATAGAGATAATACAATTATAATAATATAAATTTAATATAACCTCGTAACATACGATTAAATGGCAGAGTTAGCATTAGGCGCGCTTGTTCTAGGCGCGGCGTATATCGCATCCAATCGAGATAAAAAGGCGAATCTAGAAGGATACCGCAACGCCGGACAACACGAATCCCGTTATTTACCCAATACAAATATTCCGGTTACGAACTATCCAGTGATTCGCCCAAACACGGGTTCGAATGTCAATAATTACGCGAATCCGAACGCCGCAACTGACCGTTATTATGCGAAAAATGTGGACTTCGATAAAATGTCGGCGGGTGTTGCTGGCGGCGTGGGTGGTGTAGGCATATTGCGCGGTGGCGGTGGCGGTGGCGGTGCTGGTGGCGGCGGCGGCATCCCCGAAAGAGGGCGCGATTTCGCGAATGACAGCAAGGATTATGTCGATTTAGAATACGGAACCCAGTTCGGCGATAATTATGGAAAGGATGGATTCACGTCGCTCATGGGCGATAAAATCGACCCCGCGACATTTAAGCATAATAATATGGAACCTTATTACGGTGCGAAAATAAGGGGTGTCACTACCGGCGCGAATATGAACGAAAATGTACTTGATAATAAGGTCGGCACCGGTTCGCAGTATTTCTCGAAGACCGAACAGGCACCGCTATTCCGCCCCCATGACAACCTTCACCTCCCGAATGGGATGCCGAACCAGAACGATTTCTACCAGTCACGTGTTCTCCCTAGCTCGAAGATATCGAATGTGAAGCCGTGGGAGGAGATACGTGTCGGCCCCGGTCTCGACCAGGGATACGGCACACAGGGGTCGCTCGGATTTAATTCTGGAATGGAAGCTCGAGAGAAATGGATGGACCGCGGTGTCGATGAAATGCGCGTGAAAACGAACCCCAAGCTCACGTATTCTCTCGACGGGCACCAGGGACCCGCCGCACACTACGTCCAAACCGCGCCGACGACGGCGACTTTAGGCCGAATGGAGAAACATCTGCCCGATACATTCTTCGTAAATACGCCTGACCGTTGGTTTACGACAACTGGTATGGAGAAGGGTGAAACCTTGCGCGCGATTGAATTGGACCGCGAGAGTAACCGCCAGACGACGACGAGCGAGTATTTCGGTGCGACGGCGCCGGCGGATGGCGGTGCGGCCATGTATGCGCCGAAGAATTTCGAAGACACGCGTCGCCAGACATATGACGGAAAACCGATGATTAACCCCTACGCCGCCGAGAGAAATACCGCGACTGAGGCCGACTTCGGCAGAATGAGCTATAAATTCACACATAATAATCGGACAACAGTGCGCCCCAATGAGATGGGCGGTATTCACGGCGCATTTAAGGCGGTTGTCGCACCCTTGCTCGATATTCTGAAGCCGTCTCGTAAAGAAAATGTGGTCGGCAATATGCGCCCTTATGAGAACGCGAGGATGCCCGTCCCGGCGGCCACGAGCGCGACATTTAATCCGGCTGACCGCGCACCAACTACAATCAAGGAGACGACCGTGGGTCTCGTCGGATATGACCACATGAATGTGGAGCGCCAGGCTGCGGCAGGTTATTTAATCTCTCAAAACACGCCGATTGAAACCGAACGCGCAACGACGAGCACCGATTATTTAGGAGCCGCGGGTGGCGGGGCGACACGTATGGGGAATGGCGTATACAATGCGGCCTATAATCAACGCAATAATGTCAACAAGACGTATAAAAATGTAACAAATCACGGGTCGATGTCGCTGTTCAATTCAAATACGAATGTCCAGATTGACCGCCTGGATGCGGACCGCGCGAACCAGCGCAGTATGGTGGCGACAAATGCGCCGTCGTCGATTCCTAGTATCGATATTTATGGCAAGATGACGATGCCGCAGGGATACGATGAAACCAAACTGAACGAGAGAATCCAGCCGGATATTCTTAACGCATTTAGACAAAATCCGTATACGCATAGCCTTCAGACGTATTAAGTCCGCGGACGGTTGCCAAGAGATTCATAAAATCATGTATTCAAATATTTTATGAATTATAGTATAGATTATTTATATCAATATAAAGTAGTAATATTCATCGAATACTATCGTATACTAACGAAAATATAAAATGAGAATATCGGAGTTATTCCAAGATAAATACACAGTGATATTTGTATTGATTGTATTGTTATTGATGAGTATATGGGTATCAAGAACATACCGCAATGGCGGGTTTAGTCAATGGGTTGCTCCATCCGAAGGATATGGGACGGGGATGATAGAGGGCCTCACACAGGCAACGCCATATATCGGGGATGCTTATACTGCCACAAGCAATCCTCCTCCCGCCGCTGTTGGAACTGCGTCAGCGGGCGTATTGTTGTTGAATCGGTGTACGCGTGTTAAAAACACCGAGGCCACATTTCGGTTTCTTTTTACAACTACTGCGGAATTGCGTGGATTGAGCGGAACGACGCCTGCGAAAATAATTAAGATATCGATACCGAAGTCTTATATCCAAAACACCACGGCGAGTGGATTGGCGATATCCCTGAAAGAATACACGGGAACATCCGCCGCCGCCGCCAACTCGAACTCATTATCCGGAACCAGCATGGATACGGCGACGTCGGCGTCCAACGGTATTGCTGTTGATACCACGACCGACGCCAATAATTGCGTGATAACCTATACCCTACAAACGTCCAGTCCCATTCCCGCGAATAAACAGTATGCGTTGGAATTATCCGGAGTGAAGTGGGTGAACGCCGCAGTAACTCCGCAGGCCGACGCGGTTGTTACATTAGAAAGCAATGCGGAGCCGACTGGCGCACAGAAGTTGGTCGCCGTGAATTTGTATCACGCAACTGACGCGACAAAGCGCGTTCGGATATTCGATGATACTACATTCGGATTTGAGGCGAATTTTCTGTTATGCCGTAAAATCGCGACCGAAAGCCCTGCATTGTCTCCGAATAATACCGGAACCGCGACCACATTTACGATGAATATAATGCTTACAAATGGCCTCTCGGCGGGCGACCATTGCTTACTTCAGCTTCCGTATGTATTACCAATATCTGGGGTCGGTCTTGGCGTAAGCATCGATAATACAATGACCTCTAGTTCATTTTCGACCATTGATAACAAAACACTTACAGTGAATACGTCGACCGCACCCAATCCATATGGCGGAGGTCAGAACTCGCTGTATTTCCGCATCGGCCAGGGCGGAAGTGGGGTATTATTGGCCGCGAATACCACCCTGAAATTGACCATATCCGGTATTCAAACCCCGGCGGAGGCGACATCGACCACCAACGCGAAAATACGCACTTTTCGTGCGGCTGAAACCGCGTTTAATTTTACGACGGACGGGAATGTGCTTGATGCTGGTGAATTTACGCTATCGGCGATACCGAGGGCGGCCAACGCTGCTGCGTCCACTGGAACACCCACGTCGACAGGCACGGCGAGCGACGGCACAACTTATGTTACATCGGCCGCGGCATCGGTTCTGATTTCACACGTGAAGTCCCAAATGAGTTGGGCAATTCAGGCCCAGAAGGATTATGAAGCCGCGTATCAGAAACTGCGTTCCGCGACGTCGGAGACGGTGAAGAAGGACGCCCAGGACGCATATGACAAAGCGGTCGCGAAACGAAACCGGCTCATCGCGAGCCACCCTGACTCTTGGTATGACGGCGCCAATTGGCGTTACGGTGATGATGGCTACGTGCGTAAATGCGTCGAGCCTTCCACACTTTCCACGAATGAAGGCAATTGCCAGAATATATTCCGGATGGACTCGAGCGGCAATCTCGTGAAGACGGCGGATGGCAATAATATACTTCTGATGCGTAAATGCCCGTGGAAATGTAACAACCCAGGTCAGTCTGGTTCTGATGCGTGCCGTATTGACGCGGATTGTCTGAAAGTGACCCAGTGGGCGATATACTTGCCCGATGGAACCCAAATCGAGAAGAATTTGATGGGGACATCGGCGTCCCGTACGAATTATGATGATATCGCCACGGCTTCTAGTAGCAGTGCGCTGGCGGATGATGATATTTATCGCCGCGGGATTACGCGGAATTTCCGGGGATACGGACAGAACCAACCCGGCGGCGCAGGCGGCGCACAAGAACAACAGTCGCGTCCTGGCCTCTTTGGATCGATACGCGATGCCACTGGCAACATCATCCGCGGAATTGGTAACTGGATTGACCCGAATGACCCGAACTCGAACAAACGCACCGCGAAACATAATGCGTATTATTATGAGGACGGGTCTCCTGCGGCGACGGCTTACTTGGGAATGTATAATGGTCAAGGATATGAAGAGGAATCACCGTTTTATGGCGCGGCCAAACCGACGAATTATTATTACACGACGAACTATTATTATACGGAGCCGGGCAGTGGCGGCGGCGGCAGCGCTGGAGGGAACGGTAATGTGCCGGGGTCGGTATCAAAGGTGATGCCTTATGAGCAAAATATTAATCTGTGAAGCGGAGCGGAACCGAGCGGAGCGGAACCGAGCGGAGCGGAACCAAGCGGAGCGGAACCGAGCGGAGCGGAACCAAGCGGAGCGGAACGTAGTGAAGCCGAATGGAGCCGAACGACGCTTCGCGTCGTGTAACCAAGCGGAGCGGAACCGAATGTAACGAAACTTAAACAATAATTTATCATTATTATCATGAATTAAAACCCAATAATAATAATGACATCCCCACCCACGTCGATTCCCGAACTGTCATGTATCCACAAAGATATACATATGAAACTAGATGTATTCATAAAGAACCGGAAAATCCCAAATATTATATTCTATGGCCCCCGCGGGTCAGGGAAAACATTCATATTGAATAGCTTCATTTCTTCCGTATATGGCGGCGATAAAACGGCCATCAAAAACTATGTTATGCGCGCGAATTGTGCGCACGGGAAGGGTATCCGTTTTATCCGCGAGGAATTGAAGTTTTTCGCAAAGACAAACATCGACCTGAAAGAAGGCGCGATATTCAAATCGGTTATTCTGACCAATGCGGACAAATTGACAATTGACGCCCAGTCCGCACTTCGCCGATGTATTGAATTATTCAGTTATTCTACACGGTTTTTTATTGTTGTTGAAAACAAGGACAGCCTTCTGAAACCGATTCTCTCGAGGTTCTGTGATATATATGTCCCGCAGCCGATTATTATGGGATGCGGTGGTGTCGGAACACCGGTGAATTTACATTCGTATCGCGCGAATCTGATATGTGATACCAGCAAAATCGAGAGATCTCGCGATAAATCTCTCGGAGAGTTGATTAAAATCCATCCGGATTATCTGAAAACACCGTCCGATGATCCGACGACGACCCCGACGGCGACCCCGTCCGAATACAAAAGCATCGTTGACCTGTCCGTTGTTTTATACGAGCAAGGGTATAGTGGTCTAGATGTTATCGAGTTTGTTCGTAATCACCCGCAAATGAACGAAATCAAGAAATACGAACTGCTGATTATGTTCGATAAGGTCCGCAAGGAGTTTAGAAACGAGAAATTACTATTGTTGTTTATACTTCATTTTATAGTATTTCGTTGTAATCGGAGTTTAGAAAATATATCATTTATGTAAATCCTCGTTTCACGGACTATGGATGATTATTCGGTTACTTCATTATACGAATCGAAAAACGAATGGGCGACTCGATTGGTGAATATTCTGTGTCCTATGGTACAGGAAGGATTCCGGTCCATCTTCGACGAAGCGCTGAAATTGTGTATTGGGAATAAGGAGAATGACAAATACTTAATGACGTTTCAGAACCTTCTCTCGCGAGTCCCAAAATGGAACCCGAACATCATCAAGGAAGAGACCGCGCGAATTAAGGAACGAAGCACCTGTGGCTATTTAGAAGACTTGATAACATGCGTCCATATTATTCATTTAAAGTGTATGACGGTGATGCGTGTCGGAAATAAACAGAAGAAGGTGGATATTAAACTCCCCGAGTTGTCTGATTTCGTTCATAAGGTCTATGTGAATAGCGCGCGCAAACTCTATTCGAATGTGTATATTTTCGAGAAGGGCAATCACCCGCTTCAAGTCCAGCGCAATAACCGCGAATTTGAAATCATCGTGAAGGAGTGTATTTATAATACGATTCGCGATAACATCCCCGTGGAGGACCTGATTAAGATGTATTTAGAAGAAACCATCGAAGATGTGGTAGAAGTCACCGAAAATGAAGAGGTGATTCAACAAGAACCGATTACATCTGAAGCGGACGCCAATCTCTCGGCACGTCAGCGCGCACATCATCAATCGTCAACACGCAGGCGCCGTCATCGTGACCGTATAGGCGGCGGCGGTGGTGGCGGCAAGGACGGCGAGGGCGACGGAGACGGGGACGGGGACGGAGACGGCGCATCGGCGTCAGTAGCCGCCGAACAGCTTGATTTTGTAGGTGAGTTAAATGGTAGTAGCGGCACCGGCACCAGCGGCACCGGCGGCGTATCATTCGGAGACAACGAGGTTCGCACATTTGAAACCGACTCTAGCGAGAGAAGGAATGAATACGCGGTAGACGCCGACGACGCTGATGACGCGGACGACGATGATAGCGGCCGTATCCACATTGGTGGAGATATTCAATTGGATACCTTGGATATTCATTCATTGAACGAATCACAGAATATCAACGCACCGCCCTTGTTGGATGATATCGAGATATTATAATATCCGTGATATTAGTAGTAATATCATAGATAAACGTAAATAATAATAATAATAATGGCCGACGAAAAAGACGAGTCCAAATGGTATGATAATATAGTACTTATCGATTTGATTATTTTTTTAGGTTCATTTTTATTTTTAGCAATTGCCGGCGGGATTATGTATGTATGTTATCCACCTGTTATGATGGCGTTTCAAACGTAAACGGCCAAGCCCGACAGATAATTTCGTATAAAACCAGTTTTGTTTATTGAAGCCCTATGTATATAATAAGTTTAGCAATTATGTCATTTACGACGAATTTGTTTGTTATCGGTGCGATTATCGCTACTGTTTATTTTTTATTGAAATTCCTAGAAATGCGATTTGTGGACCATGATAACAAAAAACCAATCAAGGTTCTTATACGTGATACAATTATCGTATGTATTTCTTCTATGGTGGGTGTATATTTGTTAGACCAATTTAATATGTTAGGTATCGGCGGCGGCGGCAGTGGCGGCGGTGGCAGCGGTGGCGGCGGTGGCGGTGGCGGTGGCGGTTCGTCACCTGCGGTATTTGTAGATACACCAGGGTTCTAGTCGTCCTTTGATTTAGTCACCGGTGCCGGTGCCGATGCCGATGCCGGTGCCGATGCCGGTGCCGCGATTCCATTTTCATAATAATGTTTCCCAACCTGGTTTAGATTGGATAACATCAACCGCCACGCAGTAGTATACGAATGTTCGGTATATTTCATGCGGTCGTGTCCATCGGCGGCATCGGCGGCCGCCCATTTCTCGCAAAACCGGCGCACATACGGCGCAGCAAGCGCATTCTTATACTGCGGCATCGACGGAAATAAATGGTGCTCGATTTGGAAATTGAGATACCCCATCACCCACGATACCAGTGCGGATTTCGTGGATATATTTACAGTATGCCCGACCGCGTATTCAAACCACAGGAGGTGTTTGTTTTCAGGGACTACGCCAGTATATGAATGTGATAGAGAGAAGTGTCCGAAAAGACAGATGAAACTCCAGAAGTTTACTGTCATCATTAGGAAATACGCCCCGATTATTCCTCTTTCACCGTCGGCGGTGTAGAATATATACGGCAACACGATATGCGATGCGGACATACACGCGATTTCAAATGCGGCCGATACGTGCTGTTCTCTCGTGAGCGTGCGAAACATCTTCTTCGGATGAAGATAATATATCCAAAACCAATGAATGAATATTCCGGCGACAAAGGGTAAAAACGTCCAGGCCTGAAAACGCATCCACCACCGATTCATATATCGCGTGGTTGTTTTACTATGATATGATGTTTCAAACGCCTGATTAAAAAATGCGACGAGTGGAGTGGTATCCATATCCATATCGTGCTGGATTTTTTGCGGAGTCGCGTGGTGGCGATGATGCGTCGAATTCCAGACGGTTGAACTGAACCCGGTTCCGAATCCCATCGTGAATATTTGGATGGCGCGGTCGATACCTTTGTTTCCCGTTAAACTGACATGTCCTCCTTCGTGTTGGACCCATCCACAGCGGGTTTTAAATACAATAAACGATAGCATCGAAGCGTAAATGTTATAGGATGCGAGCCACGCCCCCATTCCGAAATAGAACGCGATTTCGAGCAAACGGAAATAAACGTGGATATAATCCGGCTCGAATAGACCCTGGTTGACGAGGTTAGCCCGCATCTCTCGGAAATCGGCGGTCATATCCTTCTGACGCTGTGTCATTTGAAACTCGGGGGCGAGCGCATGCGCCGGGACGGGCTCCGGGCCGCAATCGTATTCTGGCAATGAACGAAGCACATTTCTCGCGATAGGCGACCGGTAATGAAACTCGCGGAATACTTCGGTAGCATCGCCGGCGTTCTTCGCATAGTCGATGATACTTCCGCCAGGATGTTTGAATTCGGTGATGTCGTAGGTCGTGCCGTCGATGAGTATTGTGTCGCGGGAGCGAACACAGTCGCGGGAGCGAAGACAGTCGCGGGGAACGCTGTCTGCTGTAGCCATTATGTATATACCGTATGTATTCTACTATAGAATATAATATACTGTTTATATAATATTATCCATAAAATGGATGCGGTCGCATTATCCGTGTCACCGACGCAAATCATCAATGAGTTCTTATCAGGAATCACCATCGCACTCTTACTGATTCCTGAATCCATCGCATTCGCATTTATTATGGGATTGTCGCCGAATACCGGAATACAGAATACGATGGTGATGTCTCTTATAACATCTATATTTGGAGGTATGCCAACGATGATTTCAGGGTCAACTGCCGCGGTCGCAACATCAATCGCCGGTGTAAGCACCTTACTCGGCAAAGAATACATCATTCCAACCGTCATCGTCGGCGGTATTATCCAGATTTTAGCCGCGCTCACCGGGTTATATAAATACGTGACGTATATTCCCAAATATATCATGTCGGGGTTTCTGGTTGCGTTGGCCGGTCTTATCGCGGTTCATCAGCTCGATAATTTTAAAGATAAAGACCACCAGTGGCTAACTGGTTTGAAAATGGCAAACACTGTATTATTCACAATTATATCCACGTTGATTGCGTTTTTCGGCGTTATTAAAATCACGCATAGCAACGACCAACATATCCATATACCCGGTGGATTAATTTCGATGTTCGCGATTACCGCGTTTATTTACATTTTTACGAAATATTACAATATCGACCGTGTGAAAGATACCGGCGCGATACATTCAGAATTGCCATCGCTTATTTCGTTAGAGGGTATTTCCCACATCAAATATGACGCGGAAAGTCTTCTGAAAATGCTGCCATTTTCGGCGGCGATGGCATTTACCGGGTTATTAGAATCGCTTATTATGGTGAAAGACGCCGAAAGCGTGCTTCATATAAAGGGAAACTCGTTCCGTGAAAGCATTGCCCAAGGTATCGCAAATATCGCGACGGGGCTAACGGGCGGATTCGGCGGGTGTGTGCTTGTCGGACAGAGTAAACTTAATTTAGCAAATGGCGCGAAAACCCAGTTTTCATCGGTCATCACAAGTGTGCTTTTTATCGTGATTTGTTTGTTCTTCGGTCGCGCCATCAACGAAATCCCGATTGCGGCGGTTGTCGGTGTTATGTTACTCGTTGTATACAAAACAGGCGACTGGGATAGCATATTCAAACCGCAATCATTTGATAGGCGATGGATAATTACACTCATCACCGCGATTGTCGGGTTCGCATCCGGGAGTTTATCGCTTGGTGTCGTTGTTGGTGTGATATTGGATAAGATTGCCGCACGAGTTTGACCCAACGTGGATTAAAATTGAATGAATTAGTATGACATTATATTCATATATCGTCATACCACATACGTCGAATATACCTTTGGCAATGTCAAACAAATTGTTATCCCAGATTGAAGCCGGATGCGATGGAAGAATGAAACTTGAGAATGGGAAAATTGTGTTTGAGTTTGGAGGTAGTCGTGTTACCGTCCCCCCTCATCCCAGCGCTCCACCACTCATAGAAGACGACCATGTCGTGGATGAATTGAGGAATGAATTGCGCGAAACAAAACAACGGTTGGCCATTCTAGAACAACAAGTCCAACAATTGTTTAAGTTTCGGGAAGCGGTGTATATACCCAAAATGTTTGATGATAGAATGGGCGATAGACAGGGTAATTTGCACAACTTTAATAGTAGAATGGTAAAGTTTATTCCGAATGGAAATCAAATCAATCCAAATCAACCGGACGCATACTGGCCATTGTATGACGCAATGTTGAGCGACTCATATGTTCCGATAGGCGGTGGTGGTTCACGATATTTGAGAGATATATTACATGTGCTAAAATCACAGCTCAGACATGACCTGAACCACATCGTCATTCAACCTCGCCAAATGATTACCCCCGATTGCGGGCTCGTAATAAAGTTCATCATTGACTGGATGGCAACATCGCCCAACAACATTGAAATAACAATAATGAACACTGGTGCGACTCTTGCCATTGGATTTGTAGTCGGTCTTTGTGAGCAACTGAACCACGAAAAACTATCAAAGCTGAAAATCACTCAAGCGAAAATCAGCGAACAGACCGAGTTGAGGAATAAGGTAGATAAGACCCTATTCCGAAAAATCGAAATTGAAAATTTGGTGCCATTCGTTTAGTTGGGCGATCATTCATTCAAATACTAATTTTAGTATAAACATATGACAAAATTGAAATCATATGTTTATTGTTGTATATAACTCATCGTTTGTTTATTATACGTACACTCACACCCACACACTACGATGGCTATTGTTGCTCCTGAATCTGTATCTGTCGCCGTTGCCTCCGAATCCGTATACTGGCCTCGCACCATCGCCGCCGCGAATGCGTGGGACTTCTCGTATATGAACGACTCGCTTTCCACAAGCAATTTGAGAGATGGTCTGCGCGCAGTCGTCCGCGCCACCGAATCACCCACGGTCAAGACCAAGGAAATCGATGTATGGCAGTATATCTCCAATTACAGCCCACCCTCCGAACGCGGATTCATGTTCAGTGGGGGCGACGACTGGGTCATCACACTCGTCCAGAATGAAATGGAGGTCGGTCATTCCGGCGCAAGTATGGGATGGACGATGCGGAATATCGAGTTCATCGCCAAGAATGGGCTTCCGGCGCACCGAAATATGTATCTGAACCGCAGCCGCTAGTCGTAGCATTCCCGGATTCCATTCCCGGATTCCATTCCCGGATTCCATTCCCGGATTCCATTTCATTCCATTCCCGGATTCCATTTCATTCCATTCCCGGATTCCATTTCATTCCATTCCATTCCCGGATTCCATTTCATTCCATTACATACGACGGTAACGTATCAACATTCATAACAATATGTGTATTTCGACCATCTTTCGGGAACTTCGCCGCAATGGACGCATGCTTCTTATATTTTTTATACGTGATTTTATACTCATCAAATATCGGATTGTGAATCTCAGTCGAAGGGATGTGATTATGGACCGTTCTTGTAATCATCTTATACAGTTTAAAATCCGGGTATCGCTCCTCTCCGCTCGATTTATACAGCACATTACGCCCTTTATCATCCATCGTCCATTTCACGATTAACCGAATCACCGGGTCGGTTTTACACAGCTTTTCCACTTTACGCAGGTCGTATATGAAATAATCAAATAGTGCGCATGCGAACCGACACAAATCAAAACTGTAGTTCGGTTCTACGGTGGGTTTGTCCGCATTATAATATGGCGGGAAATTGTATTGCGTGGCGGCGTCGCCTTTCGGGTGGAAACTGTCGCTACAGATGAGATCCCCGCGGAACTTGTAAATCGCCCGTCCGAAATCGATGATTTTAAAGATGCGGCCATACGTGGGCACCTTATAATACTGGTCTTCATAGAGGTAATAAAGAAACTCTTCAGTGGTTTCAATAAACATCACATTGTTCGTATGAAGGTCGTTATGTGTGAACGCAAACATCTTCTGGTATATAATGAGCGTCATAATCACCTGGAATAGAATAGACGACCACTCTTCTTTTGTCAGTTCATCCGTCATCATGATATGGTCCAGGGTGCTTACACACTTTTCAAGGAGAATCGCTTGAACAGGGAAGTCCTTGATTTTAACGATGATATTTTCATCATCGCTCTCATATGACCCGTCGCTGTCGTCGCTCTCGTCGCTGCCGTCCGTGAACGAAGTATCATCCACTTTGATTCCTTCATTATTTCCGTCGCCACTGTCGCCGTCCTCGCTATCGCTGTCGTCGCCGTCGCCGACGCTGCTGCCGCTCTCGCTGTCGCCACTGTCACCGCCCTCGCCCTCGCCGTCCCCCTCGGCATCAATCGTAGTATATGATGAATTCGACTGTGATGAATCACTATCACTAGAATAATCCTGGTCTCTCGTGCGGTCCTTATGGTTCAGTTTCGTTTCACCACCACCACCCCCGTCTTGCTGGCTTTGACTCATCATCAGGTCTTCAACATTCAATTCGACCATTTCAGGCGCGGCGGCGGCGGCGGCGGCAGCGGTGGGTGTATCGATTACGACACACTCTGATTCGAATGGTGTAGCGGTCGAATCGCATTCTTCGACAACTACCGTATCAAGAATATGAAGCCTGTTATTATTATTCGAATAATCGTTGTCCGGAACGATGTAACCGTCATCGCCCTCCGCCGACGCACCAATCATCGGTTTCAACTTATTACGGAGTTTCATTAATTTACTCACATTGATATCCGATAGGTCGGATTCGTCTTCGCCGAACTGCGAATAATCGATTGTGAAGAGTTCGTTCTCGTATGTATTGAAAAACGAGCATCCGACAAGATACTCGATATCATCAAATACATTCGTGGAAAATTCGCGTTGCTTACATAAATAACTGCCATAATAATCCAGTCCGTGGACGACTCCATGGGTATGAAGTGTTTTGCTCGTTAAGTAGGAGAAAAACCCGTCAACATACGACGCATTGTTTACGTTTAGCATTTTCTCTTCACAATCCGCGGAACTCGAATTGTATTTGGGTAGCGTCATCGTTTTGGTGTCTTGAATATTATATTTACCCGATAAATACCGGATAGGGTCAAGTAGCGGCGAATACTTCACAAATATCGGCGCATTATGCGCATTGCCAGCGTCATCCCCAATCACCGTTTCAAGATGGTTTAGGGTTTGATTCGTTTCGGCGTGTTCACGCGAATGCTCGATAATATTCTGTAAATAATACTTTTGGTTCAATTGGATACTATTATAGTTGGACTCGTTGATATCGAAAAATCGCGAATAAATCGGAGTAAAATTCTGGATATCGAATAATAGCGCGGTTTCTATCTTCTCCGGAGTATACTTATGTTTCCGATAATGTAATTGGAATAACGCCGGCGTCTTCGATATAGACATGTTGTTCCTAAATGAAATACTGGTATGATTGTTAAATAGAAGTTATAAATCGATTTTAAACGGGGGCTCCACCGCATCCCGATTCCGGATTCCGATTCCGTATCGATTCCGCATCCGATTCCATTTCATTCCATTTCATTCCATTTCATTCCATTCGTAAAAAATGTCATTAAATAATATATGCCATTTTTATCACCATTTACTCGATTCGTCGTGATTGCGTGTAAATGAATTTAGAACTCGCGAAGTTTGATATGAAGGCCATCAGCTTTCGCCCCGATGAAAATAAGGGGCCCGTTATCGTTCTCATCGGCCGACGTGATACCGGTAAAAGTTTTCTCGTTCAGGACTTGATGTTTCACCACCAGGATATCCCCATTGGGACCGTCATCTCAGGGACAGAAGCCGGCAACGGGTTTTTCGCGGCCCATGTGCCAAAACTATTCATCCATGACGCATATAACACCGCAATCATCGAAAATATTCTCAAGCGCCAAAAGGCAGTCCTGAAGCAGGTGAAGAAGGAACAGGATATGTATAAGAAGTCGTCCATTGACCCGCGTACATTTGTCGTATTGGATGATTGTCTGTATGATAACAAATGGACGAAGGATGTGATGATGAGGCTTTTGTTCATGAACGGGCGTCATTGGAAGGTCATGTTAGTCATCACAATGCAATATCCCCTGGGTATCCCTCCAAATCTCCGCACCAATATCGACTACGTTTTTATCCTCCGCGAGCCATATATTGCGAATCGTAAGCGAATCTATGACAATTATGCGGGTATGTTCCCCACTTTTGAGAGCTTTTGTCAGGTCATGGACCAGTGTACCGAGAATTATGAGTGTCTCGTCATCAATAACAACGCGAAATCGAACAAATTACAGGACCAAATCTTCTGGTATAAGGCACAACAGCACGGGCCATTCAAGCTGGGCAGTAAGGAGTTCTGGGAAATATCGAAGAATCTCGGTTCTGATGACGAAGGAGAGCAGTCGTATGACCCTAATGCCTCGAAAACCAGTAAGGCGCCGAAGATTAACGTGAAGAAGAGTAAGTGGTGATGGAAAGCGCTTCGCAATTCGGGGTAGCGGTTTGCCGAAATTAGCATTCAATAGAAACCGCTTTTGTTATGACAAAACCATATTTACAAAATTAGCATTTTAACACTATGTGTTCGCTTTTAATTTTAAAAGCGACACAGATTCAACCATTGTTTTTATATACATCGCTTTTTAGTAATAAAAGCAATCACCACAATACCATCGCTTTTCATAAATACGCTTTCATTTATTAAAAGTAACTATCAACCCATCAATGTATTTCAGTTATATATGGTATAATTAATTAAATTTTATGATAACATAAAAGCGTTTTCATAAAAAGCGGTTTATAAATCTAAAGCGGAAACAACTTAAAGACATCCGTCTATACATAGTATAACATACGCTCATAACGATGTCCTCCGCTTCTTCTGCCTGCGCATCCTCTTCCGCAACCCTCAACATTGTTGAGCTCATCGAGAAAAATCCGATTACAAAGTTGTCTCAAACATACAACAATTTTCTCCTCGAAAAAATCCAAGAAAACTTCAGTACATTCGAACAACAACTGTTTGTCAGTAGTTTTTATTGTTATCTGAATTATGATAAGACTACTGACTTTGTTGTTGACTTGGATGATGTATGGAAATGGTTGGGATTCGCGCAGAAAATAAACGTTAGAACATTGCTTGAAAAAAATTTCAAATTTGACGTTGATTATACTGTGACAATTCCTGAATTTAAAAAATCAGAACAAGAAGACCAAGCATCTGGTGGTAGTGATGAAGAACAATCATTAGAAACCACTCTTCCATCAAAACCAAAAAATGGCGGTCAAAATAAGCAAACCATAAAACTCACCGTCCGATGCTTCAAATCACTCTGCTTGAAAGCACAGACCAAGAAAGCCGGTGAAATCCACGAGTACTATATGAAAATGGAAGAAACACTTCACCAAATCATCGATTATGAAACCAGCGAACTCCGCGCGCAACTCGAACAAAAGAACGAAGTCATCTCCACACTCAACCAAGCCACCATCACCCTGACCCAAGAAAAGAAACGCGCAATTCAACAAACTCTTATCAGCCAATTTCCTGTGAATACTCAAACAATTTACTTTGGCACCATCGACAATACAAACGCCGATAACGAGAAACTCATCAAATTCGGACAGACTAACGACTTGGCCACCCGGGTCGCAGACCATCACAAGAAATACACAAATTTCATCCTCACCGCAGCATTTCGTGTGACAAACAGGTCCGAAATTGAAAACAATATTAAAGCACACCCTAAAATCAAGCGCCAAATTAGGACAATCGAAGTTGCCGGTAAAAACAAAACCGAAATCATCGCATATGATAGCACCAATTTCACAATTGCGCGCCTTACAAAGCATATTGAAGACATCATCCATTCTACAATGTACAATGTGACAAATTTCAACAGGCTTATTCAGCGCAATCAAGAATTGGAAGCCGAGAACGCGAAACTTGTCAGTGACCTCGAATCAAAAAAGAAGGCAATCCACGACCTCACGCTTGCGAACAATGAACTCCGCGAGAAGACCGCACAACAGTCGCAGGCACTTCAAGTTGTCGCGACTGAGAATGAATCCCCATTCACTCAACACATTCTTTTACCCGACGATGAAATGACACAAAAATTCAATGAATTCGTCGCAACCTGCTGTATTGTGCGCCCCGATGTGGAAGAGGAATCCGTGAACCTTGAAGGACGTTTTCGTCTTTGGTCCCATATAAAACCAGCGAAAGAGACCTTCCACGCATTGAAGCATTATATGGACGTCAAATTTAAACCCAAACGTATCGGTCGTATTCACGGCTATCATGGCATCAAGTTGAAAACAGTGGAATATAAGAAGGTCATCGCAAACGAGGCCGAAAACCCAGCCCAATTCAGTGTGGAAACCTTTATTTTCCAGTGCTGTCAATTCTCCGACCGTGGCAAAATCCTGAATTCAACGCTCCTGAAAGAATATCAGCAATGGAAGTTGTCTGTCGGACAAACACTTACCGAAAATGATATGAAGAACCTGAAAACGTATCTTAATGCGTGCCCTAACGCGTTGAAGGCATGTGTGTGGAGTGAGAATAATTCGAATGAAGGATTTTATGGCCTAGAAATCGCGCAAGGTTTTTATGCTATGAATAAAAATGCGGTCCAAGAACAAGGCGCAAACCCCATCATTGGCGTCCAACTTTCAACCACGGGCAAGAAGGTGGAAAAGAGATTGGTGGGTTCCAATCAAGTCCTGAAAACATGGAATACGATTGCGAAAGCGTCAGAATCCGAAGGTTTCTCAACCGCCAAAATGAGCCGCAGCGTAAAAGACAAAACAGTCTTCAATGATTATTATTACTGTGTAGCGGTTTAATCTACTCGATAAACCGTATTACTCGCAGTAATAATAATCCTACTTTCAAAAGTATATTATTCAAATACTATTTAACGTCGCCGACGTCGTCTTGTTCTAAGCTCACCGCTACCCCCACCAAGAATAGCGCATCTTATTATTGGTTTATTCTTACCGTTACCGTTACCGGTACCGTTACCGTTACCGTTACCGTTACCGTTACCGTTACCGGTATTAGAAATCTCATTAACAGATACAAATTCACCCATTCGAGTTGCGGTAATCCCGCGCGCAACTGCGGTCTTTTTCTTGCGTGTGACGGCATCTGCCAGCGTGATATATGTTTTGGCGGATGAACCGGCGGGAGTTGCGGTATAAAGCAAAATAAGTCGAGCAATTTCGTCATAGGATTTGACGACACGCCGACAGGAGATATTTGCCGATTTCATATTGGCCTTGAATACATCATAATCGAAATCAAGCGTATGGATGTGGTGTATCGGTTGTTTCTTATCTTTATCCGGGATAATATCGACGCCCCATATTTCTTGATACGCCCATATCATTTGCGGTTGGTCCCAGTCAGGATAACTATTTGACGTGATTGCGTTGTCGATAAGGGACGCAAATACAAGACAAAAATGGATATTTCGGTGGACATCAAGTCGCGACTCGTCGTCTGCGTCAGAATCCGCCGTAGCAGCCGCAGCAGCACCCGCATTGCGCCGATGTTTCGACATTTCGACCAAAAATGGCAGAGATGATGTCTGACGTAATATTCCGATGAACCGGTCATAATGCGGTTCTAATGCGGCCTTGCTTGTTATTTTAGAAAGGAATGTGCCCTGTGACGTTTTCGTATGAAATGCCGACTGCCGCGAACGTTTATATTTCCAGATTTCATCCAGTATCATATCTTTGTCGGTTATTTCGGCCACACGTCCGAAATCAATTGCTCGTACATTATCCCGGTTTTCCGTATCAATAAACCAATTTCCTTCATGTGCGTCCACCAATTGTTTTTTCTGTTTACGCATACACAATAATTGAATTGCCGCAGCTCCTCGTGCGGCGGCTACTCGAAGTCGTTGGTTTTCAACACTTGATATTACTTTGTATGTATTTTCGCCCGCGCCACCCGCAGCGCGCGTATCATCGCCCACCATTTCCATACACATCATAACCACCGATGTTTTGTGTTTGGGTATTTGAGACAAGAAATATTCAAATACGCGAATCACTTTAACGCGTTTGACTGTATCCGGTTTTCGCCGAATAGCCGATATCATACATCGGATATTCTCCTCATCAAACTCGATTAAATCGCCGATGAGTGATGGGACCATTTTTTCACCGAGATGAAATGTCTGGTATAATTCATTGTGGTTTTTCTGCTCTACTGTTATTTCGTCTGTTTCCAAACTAGATTTGTCAATCGCATTATCATCATCATCCGAATCATATTCTGGATCTGTTGGTAAAACAAGTTCAAGTTCGTCTAAATCTGTATCATCTGGGTCGTTGCGTTTCATAACTATTTTCAATACAATCGACGATACGACGACACCACCACTTCCAGCACGTTGTTTCTTTTTACCATTTATGGAAATATTATCACTTCGCATAAAAATATCACCATTCGCGTCAACAAGCCCACCCGGGCGATGAAGTACAAATATAAAACCGGCCATCGAACTAAATGTAAGTGGGTTAATTACCGTATCGGCGCGCATCATTGATTCGATGATACATTTATTTATTGTATTATGGCTCTTCGCCTTGTGTAAACAATAATATACTCCGCCACCTTTCATTATATAATATACATAATATAATGAAATGAAATGATTTAATAATGGAATGGAATGGAATGAAATGGAATGGAATGTAATGGAATGGAATGGAATGAAATGGAATGAAATGGAATGAAATGGAATGGAATCGAATCGAATCGAATCATTAATCAACTTCGGTCAATTTTTTCACATCAGACTCTGACTCCGTATCCGCACCCGACGATGCCAACCGTGACAACCCGTGGTCACTATTCTTATCCATCACGACATCATCGCTCTCAAACAGCTCCTTGCGCATCTCTTCCACGGTCATCGATACAGACGCAGTCTCATCTCCCGCATTCCAAATACCGCCGCCGACGCCTGCGCCCGTGCTCTCCAGGTCACGCGGCTTCGCATCCACCAACGTCTCGCCATCCTTCGCCAACATCTGCGTGAGCTTATTCCCGCTATCCTTCGCCAACTTGATATTCTCCTCAATCGCCTTCGCCTTCGTTTCCTTGACACGCTTATCAAACTCAGTCTTCGCCTGTTCCTCGTTCTTCTTCTTCTCCGCCATCAACTGGTTCAGGGTCTCCTCCATATACTCAACCCGACCGGTCTTATACGCCTCCGGGTGGAAGGGAACCCACATACCGACAGGACCGACGTAGACGTCGTGGTTCGGGTCCACCTCACGCAACATCTGGCAACGCAATTCCGCCTCTTTCTGCGACCCGAATACACCGCGCACTTTCAAACCGCGGATACTCGTCTGGAAGTTGTGCTTCTCGCCAAACTCGTTCTCGAGGTCGTCCTCATGCTTATCTAGGAAAGTCTTGTATTCGTCATAGATGTTCGTCTTTTGAAGAGTGGCCTTCTCCTCTTTAGCAAACTCCTGAAAATCCGTCGAAAGCTTGTCGAAATTCACGTGGTACTTAAACGAAACGAAGTTAAGGAATTGGACGAACTTCTCCATCGACTTTTGATAGTCCCAATAGTGAAGAAACTTTTCGAAAAAGAAATGGTCCTTCTGCTTCAAAATGGATTCTGGGGACACGAACGACAAACATGCGAACTTTTGGCCCGCAATAGGCTTGTCCTCCTCCAACAAATCAATATATTTAGAATTGACAACGCCGGTTTTGGATTGTTTCAGTTCAACGCCAAGTGGCGCGGTGGACGACGAATCAGATGAAGTAGCGTACATATGAAATAACGACGATATAATATACTACATTATAGATATTTAAGTGTTTTAAACGCATTTTTATAGATTCAAATACTTATTCGATTCCATTCCATTCCATTCATGGCAATTCATAAATAATAATTTCTTTCCATTATTTATAATAATATTTCAAATGACCGCTGGAGTTTTTGATTTAGGCGAACTCGTGAAGAGAACCATTAAGTATTTGGTGGAGGGTGTTATGGTGGCTATCGCCGCTTATGCTATCCCTAAACGCAGTTTGTCGTTTGATGAGGTCGCCCTTATCGCGCTTACCGCCGCAGCAACCTTTAGTATTTTGGACACTTATGTCCCCAGTTTGGCTGTATCCGCAAGGACCGGTGCTGGCTTCGGTATCGGTGCGAACCTCGTCGGATTCCCCACCCCTCTCCGCGTGTAAAATCCCGTAGCACGACGACGACGATGACGTCTGTAATATATATATTTAACTATATTACAGAATTATGGTAGTTTTACCAAAAATAAATGAGTTTAGCACATTTATAGGATTGCCTGCGCCAAAAAAGGAGAGCGGCGCTGTCACCGAAATGCGCGAACGGTTCGGTTCGTATTATTATCATATCGTGGAACGCGACCCTGACCGATACCGCATTTTTATTGCTTTAGGAATAACCTATATTATTGTTTTGCTCGTTCAACAAAAACGTTATTATTGGTGGTACCCAACATTTAATCTCACGATATCCGGGTTCGGTAAAATGTACCCCGACAACAACACCGAGATAAATACCGTCATCACCGAATACATCATGAAACGAATGCCGAGCGATGTCGCGTTTTTCCGGCTGACAGATATGAATCCCGCCGCCGCATTCACGACGGTTATCAAACCTGAAGAAATGTCACTCGCTGAAATGGAGCGGATTATGACGGGTATGCGTGTCATATTTATTACATTGACACTGAAACGTATCTACAATCGCGCACGACCGGCACACGTCGCACCCGAAGTCATCAATGAAGCGAACGGGACATTATTACGGTCAGACTCCGCGGATACACCCGCATACCCGTCAGGTCACGCAGTCCAGACATATTATTTAGCGAAAGTACTGTCGCGGAAATTTCCCGCCAAAACCCACGCGCTCATGGAGGTCGCGACCAAGTGTGCGAATATCCGGATTATGGCGGGGCTTCATTATCCGAGTGACCGCGATTTCGCGTGGTGGGTCGTGGACCATTATTTGACGGATGTCTAGCGGGTCACCGTCACCGCCTATTCGGCGGATTCTTCGGCACCTCGGTTCACCGTCACCGCCTATTCGGCGGATTCTTCGGCTTCCTCGGACATTCGTCATCGGGTCACCGTCACCGCCTATTCGGCGGATTCTTCACCAAGTCCATCATCAAGCTCTCATAATTCACAAAATGCTTCTCGATATCACTATACCCCGGCCGCTGTGTCACGCAAATCGGAGTAATGAGATACCATCGGTCCGTGCGCTGAAGTTGTTTCCAATACGCATCGCAGGCAAACGAACTTACATCGCCCGGATTGGCCTCCAGTTGCGCGACTCCTTCTTCAAAATTGCGAAGGAGTGTGTCATAATACCGGCTACAAACCAAATAGCACCCAGTCGTCTGGCAATTCGCAATCCGAAAACAGCACGGCGATTCTATCTTAAACGGCGGGTAATTATTCCCCGAAAACAGCACGACATCCCAATTATCTTGAAAATTCGATAAAAAAGAGGTCACCTGGCTCGAGAGGACCGCTGGATGTTTCACCAGCACATCATCCTCCATAATAAGGACGTGGTCCCATCCGTTACGTTTGGCGAAGCGAATACACTCGATATGACTTTTAGAACAACCGACAGCACCGCGATCGTGCTTGATGGCCGAAAACCGCGTAATGGGGAAAAATGTGTATTCATTTGGATACATCCGGTATAATTCTTCAAAATGCGACTCAAATTGTGCACGACGGTCGGGCCGTGAATCCAGATTGATATATATAGCGTGTTTGATGTCGGTGAATCGACGGAGCGGCGATGACGGCGAGAGGTCGTCCATTTGATATAGTTTATTCTAATAAATAATATTCATACGATATTTATATTATTTATGCCAACTACTATAAACATCACCTTTTCAACATGCTTATATAATCTGAAAAATCGGCACGGTGCCGATAAGCATCTCGAATGGATGCGCGGGTTTATTAGTATTGTAAACCGGTTCTATCTTATTATTTATACAGATGAAGAAACGTATGACTTCATTGTGAATGAGGTTCGAAAATTAGACGCAGAAACAGGATCGCGGATTAAGGTAGTCATCAAACCCTATACCGAATTTTATAATTATAAATACGCAGAATACTGGAAACGCAACAACAACAATCCGGAATGTAAATTGTATGGTGTCGCTGACTGGCGCTTGAATATGTTATGGTGTGAAAAGGTACATTTTGTACATGAAACAATAGAACGCCGGTATTTCGATACGGATACGGAGTATTATGGATGGTGTGATATCGGGTATTTCAGGGATACGCTGACAGGAAGTGTGCGAAACACACGGACCGCTTACAGTAAAATGATACGCGAGAGATGGCCTAATCCTGCGAAAATAAACGCACTGGATAAAAACCGGGTTTATTATGGGTGTAATGTTCGTCCAAACAATATGTCTGTAGCATTAAAATATTATTCTGAACACATAAATACTGGATCAGAACTTCCGCGAAGAATATACGATAAAAGAGCACATTTCATTTCTGGCGGGTTTTTTATAACGGGTCGAGAGAAAATGAAATGGTGGGCGAACACTTTTCAAACCACACTTGAGAAGTATATCGCGCATAATGTGGTAATTCAGGACGACCAACAGTTGATTTCTGATTGTATTTTTAGACGGAATACCGGTACCGGTACCGATACCGGTTCCATTTGCGAAAAGGATTTTTGTATTACGAAAGTCAATGAAACTGAGCCGGATAAATTATGGTTTATGTTTCGGGAATTATTGCTGTGAGTGAGTGAACGAACGAACCGGTGAGTGAGTGAACGAACCGGTGAGTGAACGAACGAACGAACCGGTGAGTGAACGAACCGGTGAACGAACGAACGAACCGACTTAAAACATACACCATTATTTCTGTATAATAATAATGATAACCGCGACGATTATGGGTGGGTTGGGGAACCAACTATTCCAAATTTTCACGACCATCGCAGCCGCACTACGAAATAATGACACCTTTTTCTTTTTACATTATGAAGAATTGGAGAGTAATCCAGGTCATCCTCGTTATACATTCTGGTCTACACTATTACGTGGTCTGCGTTCGTATCTTACCCCAATAAACTCGAACACACAGAAAATGTTCCAGTCATTGCCTACCTGGAATGAATTAGGGTTTCAATATACACCCGTCCCAACAGAAACCACAAAATATCCGAAACCACTTCGTCTTCACGGTTATTTTCAGAGTGAGAAATATTTCAAGGATAAATACCACAGTATATGCGATATGGTCCAAATTCCGCAGCAACAATCCATGATAAAACAATTATATTCAAATGAGACGTGGAGTGCCGACTACACGGGGAATCAAGATAAAAAACGTATATTGATAAGCATACATTTTCGTATAGGAGATTATGTATTGAATTCACATATCCATCCGGTTATGTCAGTGGAGTATTATTATCGTGCGATTTCGCGTGTTATCTCCGCATCATCCGAACATTCTGTGTATACATTCCTGGTGTTCTACGAGGCGAACGATACGCCAACAGTCCTCAAACAAATCGCAGAGTTGAAGCAGAGATGCGCGACCGACGTCAACGGCCCTGCCTACGGGCGTGATATCCAATTCCATTTCGTCCGTGATACCATCGCTGATTGGCAGCAGATGCTTTTGATGAGTGTATGCGACCATAATATCATCCCGAATAGCACATTTAGTTGGTGGGGTGCGTATTTCAATGCGAACCCCGGGAAGGTGGTATGTTACCCGAGTGTTTGGTTTGGACCCGGTGTTTCACACGATACACGGGATTTATGTCCGGAGTCGTGGGTGAAGATAGAGACGACGACGGTATAGATGACGGTGTAGAAAATAATATTTATATTCTTAGGATACTATATAATTATTATTGATTATTAATCATTAATCAATGGCGTATTCTCGTCGTCGTCTTTCCAAAAGACAAAAACGTCGTTCTTTGAAGAGGAATAATGTGAAATCGCGGAAGGTGATGAGGGGGGGTGGGCCGAAATGCAAGTCAGGTTGGACCAGGGCGCAACTAGAAGGCACTACCGCGCAAGAAAAATGGCTTAAGGCCAATGGCATACAAAGGTGGAGCCCCACGATGTGCGATGACAAACCATAAACATTACCCCCCATCTACGGCGTCGCAATAAACTCCCAATCCAACTCAATACATATCTGCTTCCATATCTGGTCTTGTTCAATCCGTTTCTCGCGGTCTTTCAACATCGGGAAAAACGGCAAGAATTCGCGTCGCCCCAGTAGCTCGCACAACTTATAAACCGTATAATAATAATTCAGGAAATTCACCCGGTCGTCGGGGCAAAATTTCGCATAAGGTCCCTGGATTTCCATAAACAGGTTACACAATCGGTCCTCCAAATCCGGCGTCATCACCGGTGGTTTAATCCCCAATTTATCTTTAATAAATGGAATGTGTTCATAATATTTATTAAATCCCAGTTTCTTCATAATCTCCTTCGCTTTCTTATCCGTGAATTGGGTAATTTCAATCCGCTCTTTCTTGATTTGCTGTTTGATGCTTTCAAGCACATGGTCCGGTATCGACGTGGTCTCCTTCGCCTGAAACTGCGCGAGAATCTCGCGGAAATGGTTGATGCGTTTATACGCGTAAAAACACGCCTCTTTAGGCGGTTCCTTATACGACGGTTTTTCGTTATCGATAAGAAAAACGACATGCTTGGCGCACTGATTACATACCATAATCCCTTCACTTTCAACCGGTATCATCTCCCCCTGTCGGCAAAACTGGCATATATCTGTAGGGTAGACATATTTAGAAATATCCATATACGTCTGGTCGATATTCGCTAGGTATTTTTCGACAGTATTATGCTGGATTTTAAAGAGCTCTTCGGTCTTTTTGGCTTCCGGCAAATTGAAGAACGCATTTAGGGATTTCGTTTTCATCGACCCGCCCGTCGTTATTGTTTTCTTGTTTTCGAAATACTCGAAGATATACTCGCTATTATGAAGGTAATAGTTTTTATAGTTCTGTTTATATTTCTTGATGCTCTCGTTGATTTCTTTGATTCGGTCGCGAATTTCAAGGCATTCTTCAATAACGGACTTCTCTGATTTAGGAATATTGGCGCTGCCACCGCCGTCCCCACCGCCGTCCCCACCGCCGTCCCCGCCGCCGTCCCCACCGCCACCGCCGGCCGATATATCTTTACGCAGTTTTTCCAATCGTTGTTTTAGGGTGTTTTTTTCACTTTCAAGCGTCGGTATAACTGTATCTTCGATATTTTGAAATTCGGTTTGTAGCTCTTTATGTTTGCTATCCAGTGTAGTAATACTTCTTTCATCTAATATGATTTTTTTAGGCGGTTTATACTTGAATAACGACATATAATTACACACTCACTGACTGCGACAACAAATACGTACGTACACCCTCACTCGCCCGTTAAGTTCGTTGAATATGAATACTCGCGTAGTATATATAAATCACGCAACGAAAGTATGATGATGAATGCGGAATCCGTTTGTGTATAAAGAGGATTAGTAATTATTGTTTAATTGATATTTAGTAAAATCGTTCATTTGTGTCGTTTTCGTAATTTTTTTTTCTTTTTGAATAGTATAACCAGCAATTTCATACAATGGGTGGAGGACTTATGCAACTTGTCGCCTACGGCGCACAGGACGTTTACCTGACTGGTAACCCCCAGATTACTTTCTGGAAGGTTAGCTACAAGCGTCACACTAACTTCGCTATGGAGTCTATCGAGCAGACTTTTAACGGCCAGGCTGACTTCGGTCGCCGTGTGACCTGCACCATCTCCCGTAACGGTGATTTGGCGTACCGCACCTACCTTCAGGTGACTCTCCCCGAGATCGGACAGCCCCTGAAGAACGCCTCCAACGGTGGCGTTTACGCTCGTTGGCTCGACTTCCCCGGTGAGCAGCTCATCTCCCAGGTGGAGGTTGAGATCGGTGGCCAGCGTATCGACCGCCAGTACGGCGACTGGATGCACATCTGGAACCAGCTCACTATGTCTACCGAGCAGCAGCGCGGTTACTTCAAGATGATCGGAAACACTACCCAGCTGACCTTCATCACCGACCCCTCCTTCAACGACATCGATGGCCCTTGCGACGCTTCCGCTCCTCGCCAGGTTTGCGCTCCCCGCAATGCTCTCCCCGAGACCACCCTCTACGTCCCCCTCCAGTTCTGGTTCTGCCGCAACCCCGGTCTGGCCCTTCCCCTCATCGCCCTTCAATACCACGAGGTCAAGATCAACCTTGATATCCGCCCTATTGAGGAGTGCTTGTGGGCCATGAACTCCCTCAACGACGCTGCCACCACCGTCAAGGTCACCTCCGCCTACAACCAGTCCCTCGTCGCCGCTTCCCTCTACGTCGACTACGTCTTCCTCGACACCGATGAGCGCAGGCGTATGGCCCAGAACCCCCACGAGTACCTCATCGAGCAACTTCAGTTCACCGGTGATGAGTCCGTCGGTTCTTCTTCCAACAAGATCAAGCTCAACTTTAACCACCCCGTTAAGGAGCTCATCTGGGTCGTCCAGCCCGACAAGAACGTCGACTACTGCTCGTCCCTCGAGAAGGGCACTGTCCTCAACCGTCTCCTCGGCGCTCAGCCCTTCAACTACACCGACGCCGTTGATGCCCTCCCCAACGCCATCATGGCTTTCGGCTCTCACGACTCCGTCGCCAACACCACCGGCTCTTACATCAACGCCTCCGGTCTCTTCAACGATGCCGCCGCTCAGGATGTTTACACCACCCAAACCTCTTGGTGGCACGGATCCGACGCCGCTCTTTCCTACAACCTTCCTAATATGGGCGCCGGCATTAACTCCGGTGTCTCTGATGCCGGCACCTTCGTTCTGGCCGAGACTTCTCTCGACATGCATTGCTGGGGTGAGAACCCAGTCGTCACCGCCAAGCTCCAGCTTAACGGCCAGGATCGCTTCTCTGAGCGCGAAGGAACCTACTTCGACCTCGTTCAGCCTTGGCAGCACCACACTCGCGCCCCAGACACCGGAATCAACCTGTATTCCTTCGCACTGAGGCCCGAGGAGCACCAGCCTTCTGGCTCGTGCAACTTCTCTCGTATTGATAACGCTACCCTTCAGCTTGTTCTCTCCAACGCCACCGTTGAGGGCACGAACACCGCCAAGGTTCGCGTGTATGCCGTGAATTACAACGTTTTGCGTGTAATGTCCGGAATGGGAGGCCTTAACTATATAGTTACAGTAATGTGGATGTTATTACTAGTTGCTATTAATCAGGGCCGAAAAGCAGCATGCCGTAGCCAATTGAGCTCTAGCTACGGGAAACCATTTGCGTCCTCAGTATCATCTTTGTTAATGATATAACCAGACCAGCTGCTAGTGATTCCGACGACGATAAGTCGGAGTTGCGACACCTCTTCTATTGTTCGGGGAACCCCTTAGAGCCTTATCTATCAAACTTTTTTCCGAAAGGAATAAGCGGCCAAGAAAAAAAACTTGGGTATGGTAATAATGATAAGGATTGGGCAATCCGCAGGGTATCGACCTAAAGACGCTATGCTAGTCTATGGTCGACCATCAGAGACCGCACCGGGGTGGGTTGTCAGTGAAGGTTTAAGCAGCCAGAGACAGCCTAAGATTCAGTCCAGCCTGTAGGGAAACTTATGGGATAACCTGCGCTTATAGCAATTAGTGCAGCTATATAGTTACAATTCTATTTATGTTTATCGCGAGATAAATATAAAAAATTAGTCCTTTCGTATTATTTCCACTTGATATTCTGCGTCATATATCTAACTGTGACAATCATAAAACAACTCCACGATTTCAACCGTCTTCTCCGTCGCATTTTCTGGGCTCGTCCAATATTCAACTTGTTCGCGCAATCTTTCCAGGCGTGCGTCCCATTCTTTTTCTTTTGATTTATTCACTACACAAATACCTTTCCCATTCATACCCCAGCACGAAGTAACGTCTTCACCGTTTTCATCCGTATACTCGTCAGGGTTAAACCGAATGAATACAATTGGTTTATGGCCTACATCCTGTGACAATTCCATGATTCGTTTATTTTCACAGGAACAATCATAGTTGGTGTGTTGGTTTTCATCCACTTCCACAATAATGATTTGATACCCCAAATCAAGCATTAAGTCTGGTCGGCGACGCGAACACCCGTCCGTTATTGTTTTATCCGCAACCCAACTGAAATCTGGAAAATGCGCTGTGATGTATTCAACTACACAGCGTTCTTTGGTTTTATAGTTCCGAGAAACGGGTTTGTCAGGATGAGCGTGAATGAAACAGTTCAAACAATAACCTTCGTGTTTATCTGTGAGAACAATTATTTTACACCATTCATTTCGGCAAGTTCTACTAACTACATTTATCATATCTGTCATCTTGTGCTTGTTACAAAATTTTGGTTTTGTAAAACCTTCATAATTAAACATCGGTCGTGTCTCACAATTTATATGGGAACACCTTTTTATTTTAATATTAGCCATATGTGTTTCTTTGTGTTCAAAACAATATAATGGAACAGTTTCACCAATATTATTATAGACTGCTTGTATTGTGCAACCCTGAAATATACAACGAGGACTAACAACATTTAACATGTAATCGGTTTTATGTTCTAAACAGTAGATACCTTTAGTTTCCCCGTTAACATTATAATAGGGGCGTATCCTACACCTCGACCCCGCTTCATCAACAAAAGCACACTTCCTCGGCAAACGAGGACTAACGACCTTTACCATCTGCTCGGTTTTATGTTCTAAACAGTAAACACCCTTTGTTTCACCTATAATATTGTAATATGGGCGTATTCCACACCTCACCCCCTCCTCATCCACAAAAGCACACTTTTTCGGCATATTTTCACCCTTCTATAAATCCACCCCACCTAATTTAATTTCAATTTTACCCCAATCAAAAAATTGAAATCGTTTATTTTATTTCAATGTATCCCATATACTTGCTACACTCATCGTTACGCTCATTCGTTACGCTCCCCGCAATGCTCCACTTCCAAGAACAACACAAATACATCTGTGACAAATACACTCCCACTGCCGTCGACTCCGCAGCCTCATCCGTTACCTTCAAATCCGGTCACACAAAATCTCTCGGACGCACCGCCAACCAAATGAAAAATCCCCTCTGGGAAATCACAAACCCCCAAACCGGCGAAATCACAGCAGTCATCATGTACTGCGAACCAAACGAATACTGCGAATTGTGCCCAACGAGCTATCAAAAAATAATGGACTACGAGACAAGCCACAACCAAGGCGAGAAAATAACGTGGTATAAAACCACAAACGGGTATATTTACTGCGACAATCATGTCTTCATCCATCAAGTCATTATGGACATGTGGGGAAATGGAAAAGGTACAAGCATCGTGAGCGTCGACCACCTTGACCGCAATCCCTTGAACAACAGATACGACAATTTACGCATTGCGACGATGCAAGAACAGCAAAAGAACAGCAAAGGCACGGCCGATGACGGAAGCAAGCGCGAGAGAAAACACAATGCTCGCGATCTTCCCACAGGTATCACACAAGATATGTTGCGCAAATACGTCGTGTATTACTTCGAATACTTGGATAAAGAGCACACACGGTCGAGAGAATTCTTCAAGGTTGAAAAACATCCCAAACTTGAAAAACCGTGGATGACGAGCAAATCCGAAAAAGTATCGCTTCTAACGAAATTGGAAGCAGCGAATAAGGTCGTCAGCGATTTGGAAAAAGGAATCTTCCCTGAGGATACCGCACCCGCTGCGGTGCTCCCGAAGTATTTATCGCTCGTCGTTGTGCGTGAGAAACCGCACTTGGTATATGAAAGAAGACGACCCGACACCGGCGTTCGCGAAGGATTGCGCATGGTATTGCCCGCAAACTATACAATCGAAGACGAAATCGCGAAATTGAAAGAGAAAGTAGAAGCGAAATACGGCGCGGGGGCGATGGATTGAATTCCCTACACTCCCTTCACCAATCCAAACCCATAAACCTTCCAGAGAACCACCGACACAACACTTCCGACGATGAATCCGTTGCCAGCCGCCTCCAAGGTCTTTCCAAATAAGAAATACGCAATCACAGGAAAGAGGATGTAAGTCAGCACGGCGTAAAACGCCATAACGCCGGCGTATTTTGTAATGTCGAAACTGAAATTCATTTTGGGTTATATACTAACGGAAGAAAATTTAATTATTCGCATAATATTTATAAATTCCTCCTATTATCCAAGCACTATTTATCACGATAGATTGATATTGTTTTGACGTAATACAAACGATTAGTAACCCAGTTGCGCCGAGGGTATTCAATATAAAATCTAGGTCTCTTTCAAGAGTCATGACATATGGACACAATACTAATATACTTCCAGTCCATCCAAGGCCTTCCAAAATAAATGTTGTAAGCTTATGTTCACAGCATACTGTAGAAACCGGAATAGGTACAGATTCCTGAATAGGTACAGATTCCTGAATAGGAATTATTTTATTCATATTATATCTTGATTCGTATTTTTATTTTCAATCTTCAACGGTGAAAATAAAAATTTATGCGACGTGTCACACTCCGCCGCCGCCGACCATACTTACAATGCTGTCGCTGTGAGAATCCGCGCGGGCGTCGGCAGTTGATACTGCGTTTGTATTTCATCGACCAACGATGGCGGCGGTGAGTGGATGAAGGCATCATCGATGTATATATTATTGTGATATTACAATTCGCGCATCAGCCCCTCAATACTATCCAAGTCCGTCAAAAACCGCGGATACCGGCTGTGAAACTCGCGCATCCTAGCGAAACATTCCGGGTAAGACCTATCCAATAGGTCCTCTGTTACATCCGCCCACCGATTCACGACCAAGCAAGGAAACCCCGTGTCGGGGTGATACAACCGGTCGAACACCGTATTCGTCTTTTCCACAATCGGAACGCATCCGAGGTAAATACATTCGTAGAACCGGTGTGTATCCATCCCGCACCCGCGCGGACATAAAGCGTACCTGCTTACCAGGGTTGATTCATAGACGAGCGTTTCCGGGACCTTCTCATAAAAAAACTCCGCAGTATTCCGTTTCTCTCGAGCTTCGCATAACGCAGCGTTATCATTGGCATCATTTAGGTTATAGACGAATGATGCCCGCGAAAACAGGTCATAGCACTCCTGGCGCGACGGATGCGTCCATACACTGAAGCACAGTAAACATTTAATCGGGCGCGCATGACCGGGCAGCGTCGTCCGCATCGACATCCCCTTTTCAAGCAGGTATTTATGATTGAACCGGCGATGCATCGCGACAATAGACCCGCAATCGCGTATACCGATTGGCATAATATGGATATTGGGGTGATTGTAAATATTATTCTGGATAAAAATACGCTTACTTACAGGCAGTATTTTCTGGATAAAATCCCACGAAACCACCGGTTCTTCCATAATATAAAACACGACACTGACATTACGGGCGCGTAATATCGCCACGACCATATGGATTGGAACCTGGGTTTCTCTCGTAGATATGAATATCGAATCGCCGTCGCGCAATTGGGCGGCATATTCCGCGTAATCGTGAACCCCCACATCGATTCGGTTGGTATAACATAATGTACTGTGAAGTGCGAACCCGATTTGCGATAATTTGAAGATGAGTCCCCCCGATAATTCGTGTTTCTTGCGTTGGATTGCGTTCATTCTTTTCGTTTCACTTCGGTGTGTATTTATAGCGTTTCAGTTTTATATGTTTTATACCGTCGATATACATAAATGACCGAACCCGCGCCACCGACGCCATCGACGCCACCGCGTCGCGAGTATAAGCGCGAGAGAAAGCAAACCGCGCAAATATTACCCCCCGGAATCACGCATGATATGATGAAGAAATATGTCGTATATTATCGCGAGATGACCTACCTCAAGGACGGCAAGCAGCAACCGAGAGAATATTTCAAGGTGGAAGCGCACCCCAAGCTAAATAAGCCGTGGATTACAAGCAAATCCATGAAAATCTCCCTAATCGAAAAATTAAATGATGCGAATCAGGTCGTCGATGATTTAGACGCGGCGACGGTGACGGCGGCGGCCACCGCCGAGATATCAACAATCGCCGAGAGATGGGCGAAACGCCTGCCGAAATACGCAACATTGCGTATCGTTAGAGATACACCCACAGCTACTATTCTCTCGGCGAACTATGATAGAAAGGATAATCTTAATGGGTTTCGGTGGACGGGAAGTCATACCTTCTCTTTGCCTATGACTGGGGACGCGGATGACGCCGCGGATGACGCGGCCATTTCTCTCGAAATACAGAAACTACGAGAGAAACTAATTCGTAAATACGGGTTGGATTTATGGGAAGTGTAAATGCCTGCGCAAACGCGGTTCATAATCGATTCAGACCCAATCGCCGGACATCCCGTCAAGCACGGTCTCTGCGCCACTAATCACGGTCTCAGCGCCATCCTTGACTGCGCCAAGAACATTGTGATGGGTGATATCGTTGTAGGTATCGATACCATGTGAAATGGTGGCGGCGCCGTTGCCAAGAACGGAATCGCCGGCGAGGTGGGAGACGATGCCGAGACCGGCCTGAATCTCGTGTTCGGTAATGTGGATGTGAAAGGTCATTCTTGGATTGTATATATACAATATAGATAATATTATTTATGTTATCTTATATTATCTTATCTTATATTATATTATATTATATCTATCTACGTGTAAATGTTCCGTGTTAACAAACTACATACGTCTTCTATACCAGAGAATATAGAAGACGACACCCCTAAAGCACCACGCGGAAAACGAAGCGATTTAACCGAAAAAGACTTGGAAGAATTCACGCGTTCATTTTCATCGGTGATGTTGACCACCGGTCATTTAGAATAAATATCATGATATCACTGATACCAATACATTTGTAAAAAATTGAAATGATTTTTTTCAAATACGATATACAATGTGCTTCACCAGAATCAACCCATCTCGTTACAATGTCAAAGACGTTCAATACTACTACCAAGACCACGAATACCAAGACCCCCTACTGTAAGGTCTGCCACGATGCTGGCTGCCCCGAATCCGAATACACCAGCCACTACGTGAAGGACCAACCAGGAACTAATGGAAAAGTCGTCTGTCCTACGCTCCTGAACCAAGCCTGCCGAATCTGCCACCAAAAAGGCCACACATCGACCTACTGTTCTCGCTACCGCCCTCGTCAGCCTGCTGCTGAAGAGCGGCCCCGTGAAGAGCGTCCCCGCTACATTGAGCGTGAAGAACGTCCTCGCCGTGAAAGCGACCGTCGTGACATCTCATTCAATCGTCTCCGCGAAGACACCGACCGCCACGAGCGTGACATCCGAGTGCGTGATGACGCGTACAACCGCGAACAAGACCGTCGTTCCAAACCTTGGCTTCAAGCCGCATTGTCAACGACGACGCATCCCCGTGAACGCCGCGGACCCTACGCTCATCCTCATGGACCCCGTGTTCGTCTGGAACTCGAGTCGCGTGCGCTTTCATCATCCGCTGTCGCCGCTCCGGCTGCTGTCGCTCCTGTCGCCGCTCCTGCGGCGGTCGTCGTCGATGTCATGAAAGCTGACCTTCATCACGCAACAAACTGGTGCGACGAAGAGCCGGAGAAGATGGCCGATGAGATGTTCCAGGAACTCGCGAGGGAAAACCGCAGCAGCAGCAGACACGACGACGACGACTACATCTCAAAGGAAGATGACGACCTGATTACGATGAGCCTTGGTGGCGGCCACATCCAATTCGCTGGATACGACTAAGCGGTCCTGCCTGGACCGACGACGACGACGACGACCTGAGGTAAGTAAAAACAAAAATGTTCTAACACTTTTTCATTCAACCAAAAAAATTGAAATGTTTTTCTTGTATGAAACAACATACATCGACAGCACCGTGAATTACAAACAATGGCACAACAACCTTCTGAAGAATTTATCGCGGAATTGAAGACGACTGACCAGGAAGCCGCAAAAGAAGCAGAAGAACTCGCCCGTCAAGTGACAACTCAGGAACACATTTTCAGCTACCCCGATGGCAGCGTGTATATGGGGCATATGCGTCACGACGGTAAACGCCACGGTCGCGGAACACTTCGCACACCGGCATTTGTCTACGGTGAAATGAAGAACTACACCAGCGATGAAGCGGCTGAAAACGCGCATCTCGCCAAATGGCACGAATACACTGGAACGTGGGAAAACGACAAGCTCCACGGACACGGAGTTCACGTCCAAAAATCAGGTGACGGAGGTGAAATCCTCGTGTTTGAAGGGATTTGGGAAAACGGAAAACCGATAAGGTCGGTGAATCACGATGACGGAGGCGACGACGGAATGGACGATTCTGTATTTGGTTGGTAAGGAAAGGTAAGGTAAGGTGTTCTAACACTTTTTTTCTCTCACGAGAAAATTGATGTTCCTTCCAGGAACGATTTTTTGTGAAACAAAAATTGACATTCCTTACGGAACGAATTTCTCTCACGAGAAAATTGACATTCCTTACGGAACGATTTTCTCTCACGAGAAAATTGAATTGTTTTTCTCGCGTTCGTCATGTTCAACATTGACCACCCGCAAAGACATGACAACTACATCCGGATACAAACGCTTGGATATGGCGCAACTTCCGCCCTACAAATTGGAACGTATATACCCGACCACAGACAATTTCGAGAATTCGTATGGTTACCTTTTCAAGAATATATACAACCCGGCCAAAGCTGAAGCCGAAGCCGCCGCCGCCGCCGCCGCTGCCGCCGCTGCCACCGTTACCAGACACACCCAGACAAAATCGACAAAAATGAGACGCCCGTTCTGTGAGTATTGTAAGCATCGCAAATTTCCGCTGAAAGAGTGTAAGACGCATTACACAAAAAGTTCCCGCGAATTCGGCGCGGAAATCACGTGTCCTCACCTTTTGAAGCAGCAGTGTGTGCGCTGCGGTGAAATCGGACACACTCCAAAATACTGTAAAAGCCCGCATTGGTTGAACAATGACCCGTGTCAAATCACACTTGAATACAATACGTACACACCTGAGTACATTACCAACAAATACAATCCACCCAATTTCAGCCTGTCAGCATTGGAAAATGAAAACGAAATGATACACTGGCAAAAACCAATCCCCCCGGCGCTTCAGGCGGGTCACGATGCGTTTGAGGACCGTTTCGTGAAACCATCACGCATTTGGATTGAAATGACCGGTGACCACCGCCAATACACCAATGACTATATGCTTTGTACAGGCGGTCCGGAGTTCGTGTCATTTGACATCATCCCAAAAACGGTATACGAACACTTCGTTGAACAGCACTACCGGTGGATGCGTTCGATACAATTCGTGCCGGAGAAGAAAAAGTGTTAGAACGCACACCGCGTGCCGCGCGCCGCACACACATACACCGCATTTTTAATCCGTCACAAACCTGTGTGGCCAGTCTTCCCTTCGATGAACGAACCAGCTGCCGTTGCCGTTCTTCTCGCGATGAATACCCAGGTAAAACTCGGGATGGGTCCATTCGTTTCGGTCCTGTGTGACCTTGAAATACCGGATACCGCCGGTGAGAGGCTGGTTGAAGCGCATGATTTCGCCCTTTTCGTCCTGTGCGATGCGTGCTTTCATCGTTTCAATCGTTCGCCTGGGAACGATGCGGTCTTGTGCCCAATCCTGGTGACGCTCGCTCTCTTCATGTTTTTTCCAGTTTTTGGTTTTTCCATGGTAGCCGCATACGCACGTCCAGGTCGACCACTCCTTGTCAAATGACCAAGGGCCGACCGCGTGTCTGGCGATGAAGGGACACACGGATGGGGCTGGATTTCGGAATGTGATTTCATAGGATTCGACGATTTTCTGGGTGGCCAAGCGATTCAGATGGTTTTGTTCGTCTTGGGTAAGTGCGACCCATTGATTCGCTGTCATTTGTCGGTGTTCGGGAATCATCCGGGTAATACGAATCCACGTGTTGTAGCCGTATAGACCCATCAATGCGATGAGGTTGCTGTAGGAATTGGGATTGGCGCTGGCATCGCCGCCGAACAAGGGCGCCGACGCCGTGTAGGAGGGAGGGCGTCCCGATGGAATAGGTCCAACGGGTGCGCGGTTCGCCGACAGTCCAGCAGCAGGAGGCGCAGGCGCAGGTGCGACACGATGAAGTGCTCCGAGCGCGTTCATTGCGGCGAGATACTCACCTTCGGGCATTTTGTCCTGTTGGTCTTCGATGACACGCATGAGCGTAGCCAGGTTGGGATTGACTGTCATTGTATATTCGTAATCGGTGGGGGTGTGTCTATAAGACGCTGTATTCCGGATATTGTAAGAAAAGCATTTCAATTTTTTTTACAATACATACAAATTCGCAAAAGTCATTCAATGTAAAAACTGAATGGTGTGGCGTGTATTAGCACCGGATTTAGGTTTCGGTTTAAAACCGAATAGGGTAGTAGTATTAGGGTCTTCGACGGCGGAGGCGACACCCCTACTTCCGCCAGGAACCGAAACAGAACCAGAACTCAGTTGTAATGACCCACGCTTCACCGCCGCCGCCGCCAACCCGGGGAAAACCGCCGCGGCCGGAGTAATTAATTGTCCGGTCATAATCTGCGGAATCTGGTCGTATTTATTGACGCGCATAAAATAGCGGACATCGCGAAGGAGGGCGCTCCACGAATAAGCGCGGATGCTGGCGTTGTTGGCGCGAAGGATGGCGAAGATGGCGTACGTGAGCGCACCGGCAAACGCGTTATTGATATATGCGTCGGCGGAGGTTTGTTCGTCGCGACATCCGCTAATCATATAGACTTCACCCGCGGTGTCGGTGTATTTCCCGTCGGTGAACGCTTTCTGCTGGGTGCGCCAGACGGGGGATGTGCGAGCAGTCGCGGGACGAAGAAGAAGGCTGAAATCCTCATATTTATACCGGATATCGCATCCTGTACCGTTATGGCAACAGTCCAGGATGACGTAGAGGCGCGCACCTCGGGGGACGCGGTTCACGAGAAGCGCGCGAATCTCGTCATCGGTCACGATGCCGCCACCCGCTGATGCCGGCGTGTTGTAATCCAGGGGGCAAATACACGAATCCATACCGGATACTTCATCGCCGTTTCTGTCGCGGACTAGGGTGCCGTGACCGGAGTAATGGAAAAAGGCTTCATCTCCGGACGCCATGCCTGCGACGAGGGCGGACAACCCGGCGAGGATATTTTGGCGGGTGGGTGCGACCGATGCGGGGAACACGGAGCCACGATTGCCATCGGTGAGCATCGTAATGGCGCCGGGGGCGTATCCTAAAACCGTGCGTAGATATGTCGCCACATTGACGACGTCATTATAGCACCCGTTCAATCGAGCCTCGGGGTCGTTATTGTAGTTGATACCGACGAGGAGGGCGGTGCGGCGAGGCATAAAAAATAATACGGGAACGCAGTTATATATTTAATGGTTATTATATATTATCGCACCAATTCAAGCATCCGCCGCCGCATCCGTCACAAACAACCGGTTCATCGCGCAGACTTCCGGCTTATCCTCACTTCGCATCGCCGTGAAGATATGGCGCAGAATCGCGTCGTGTCGAACGCGGATGGTATAATCCTGCTGAATCGCACCGCGCCCGATACGCCCCATCGATTGAATCGCCTTCTCCTGCGACATCCCCTCCAGGTCTTTCCCGATATACCCGTGGCAGAATTGATAATTGGTTCCGTAGATATAGTCCGTCGCGGTTATAATCAAGTACAATTTCTGATGCTTCGCAAGCGTCTTCATAATATCCGTATATTTCTGGTCGGTGGTATTCGTGATTGCGCCGATTCCCATCAGAAGCAGGAGCTTCCAATGCGTTTCCACATTCAGAAGCATAATCTTTTCCACGAAATCGTCTTCGACAAACGACGTGAATTCATTGGAGATAGCGGTACGCGGCGTCCAGCGCTTCAAGTGTTCCAACCGGTTGGGAACGAACAAGTCGTTTAGCGCGGTATATTTCACCGACTTCTTTAGCTCTTCGACTTTGACGTGAAGACGTTCGGTTTCGGGATTGATGCGTGTATCAGATGTGAATTTGCGTGTCTTCTTCTCTTCGCTTGCGCCGCCGCCCGCCGACGGGTCCTTGCTTTCGCCTTCGAGGTCCTTGATGAGTTTCTCCGTTTTCTCAATCTCTTCAAGAACGTGCGCATTGAAATCAATCGTCGCCATAATGTCTTCCATAACAACTGTCGGGATTTTCGCGATTTGAAGCATAAACGCGGCGACCTTATCCACATTTTCAGTGAGGTAAATCGTCGGTCCATCCGTGAGTGTATGTGCGTCACTAGTTGATAAATTGACGACGGATGCGAATTTGGGTTTGCGAACCCTGGTGAGCGTTTCGTAAATCCTGGTCCAATATTTGGGGCGGATGTTTTCAAGTAGAAGCAGGTAGTATTCCTTAATGCTCGTCATTGTGATATCGCCGATATCGCCGAACATATTCTCGGGTAAATAACGCTCTGATGTGATTGCGAGACGGCGGTTATCGTCGGTATCGGGGTCATCGTCCTCCGGTTCGGCGTCCTTCGTGTCGTCCTCGTCCTCCGGTTCGCTGTCGTTGTCACTGTCGTCGTCGCTGCCCTCAATGCGTTTCGTCACCAGCCCGATGAATCGCAAAATCTCCCGCAAGTCGAAATACCGCATCAACGTTTTATATGTCTTACAGTGTTCCACACATTCAAGGACCTTGGTATAATCCTCCCCGAACATGTAATGCGGGAGTTCGATGAATCCGCCCTGATTCACAATCGGAATCGATTTCTTGAAATCGTGGCTAATGACGCTGTATACATCCGCCCCCTTGTCTTGAAACTTCACCTTGAAATCCTGGATTACACCCGCCATCTCCCCCTCGCGCGGTAATGTGGCCGACGACAAGACGACATTGGGAATCAGATTGCCGCTCCAATTGCGGTGGATAATCGGATGAAGCGCGTGTTCGGGATAGTCCAGCGATATTGTCGGCTCGTCCCAATACATCAGCAGGTTGTCGAGTGGATGAAACGCCATCATATAACGCATCGCGAGCAAATACGACCGGATATCGCAAATCATAATCTCGACATTGTCGCCGATGCTATTATCCACTTTACGAATCCGACCGCTGCGTTTGTCGCGGATGGCCTCTTTCGCCGCGTAATAATGAAGACGGATATCGTCGATATTGCTACAACCGAATGCGAACGCGATACGCTTCTTGACGGAAATCGCGGCCTTCGCCAACGCCAGACCGACGTGACGCGCAGCACAGACAAATATAATCTTGTATTTTTCCGAGAGTCCAAGCGGGGATAGCGTCTTCCCCGTTCCCGTCGGCGCGATATAAAGCACCAACTTCGCGTCGGGGCGTTTCATAATCGTGAACAGCTGCTTTTGATGGTCGTATAACTGAAAATCCGCGTATTTGAATACGTTCTCGTTTTGTTCAATATAACGATACGCATTGCGGAGAAACCCGGCGATTTCAATATCCGCACTGTATTCCCCAATAACGAAATTCGCGAAATCCACGATATGTGAATTAATATCCGTGACCGACTTTTGAAGCATGAGTTTCAATGTATAATAATGCTTCATCCATTCATTCGTCGTCGTCGTCGTCGTCGTCGTCGTCGTCGTCGCGCCTCCTTGCGCCTGCTTTGCCGCTACGATTGCGTCAATCGTATCCATGATGTGATGGTCGTATGTATCACCAGAACCTCCAAATGTCGTATTCATATTCTGGATTCGCATCAAATCCACCTTTTTCATTGTTTTCTTGGACTTGACCTTGATTTCAAATACGCCGCCGCTACCGCCGCTACCGCCGCTACCGCGCAGTTTCGTCATCGCAGCAATCACGCGCTCCACGCGTTTCCGAAAATATTCATCAAACAGATAATCCTCCATTTCTGGTGTGGCCGTTATTTTCAGACGCGACATCAATGATAGATGCGGATTGAATACATGATTTACATCGTGAAATCCGTTGATAATCAGCCGCAAAATACACATCTCTTCATCGGGTTCCATAATTTCAACGCTATTCCATTCATCGCCAGTGAGTTTCACTTGGACGAGAGTTTCTCCTGCGGTTGCGGCGCCGGCACCGGCGCTGGTCGTCAATGATTCCATGTGTGTTTATACGAAGTAAATGAAACGATACATTAGATATATCGCGGTTCTTTTATATCAATTTTAGCGATAAAAAGTATTATAACCCATACCGCGTCCCTAAATTGAATTAAATATAATGGTATAATGTATATCACCCCCCCAGGTATCATGCCCGTCCCAGTCATTGTAAGTTTCGACGGAAATATTGGTTCTGGTAAATCAACGACATGTTATGAATACGAGCAATATCTCGCCCGACGTATGGAGAGTGCGTCGTCATCGTCATCGTCGCTGTCATCGTCGGTATTCCCGAACATAACATCATTCCGTGAAGAAGTGTGTTTTCTCGACGAACCCGTCGCATTATGGAATCAGGTATGTGACCAGGATGGTGTGAATATTCTAACGAATCTGTACAAGGATATACGCGCGAATGCGTTCAAATTTCAGATGATGGCGTATATTTCGCGCCTTTCATTGTTGCGCAAGGCAGTCAAGGACCCGAAAATCAAGTTGATTATTACCGAGCGAAGTGTAGAAACCGACCGGAATGTTTTCGCGAAGATGTTGTATGATGCGGGCGATATTTCACATGATGAATTCCAAATTTACACGTTGTGGTTTGATGAATTTCTGACGGATGTTCCATTGGCGGGGATTGTATATATTAACGCATCACCGGAGGTGTGTCTGGAACGCATCGGGAAACGCGCTCGCGCGGGTGAGACAATCCAGGTGGATTACATACAACGATGCCATCAATACCATGAAGACTGGATTCGCACACGCGGCTGTGCTCTTCTGGAACTCCCCGCAAATGAAGACATTATCGGGACGCCGCGACTTCTATCTGAACGGATGGAACGTATCACAGAATTTATTCGAGGGTTGATGTAAATGAAGATAAATACAATACGTATTGTATTATACACGTATTGTATACGTATTATACGCTTTTTTATTACAATGACCGATGAAACCGCGTGTTCATTTGTATCAAGCAGGGGATTGTTGAAATCATGTAATATACGTTCAATGAATCCGAAGTCAAGTTGTCCTGGAGATTTGGAATATATTCAGACATTCGTAGACTCGGTCGCCGCCACGTCATCCGCCGCCACCGCCGCCACCGCCGCCACGTCCGTCTACGTATGCTCTGACGCATTTCAAACATTTATCGTAGAATACGCACCAAAGATTCAAACCCCATTTATTGTTGTATGTGGCGATGGTGATAAAACAATGTTCCGCGAGACCGTCCCACAAAAACCCAACGCATTTCTTATGTTTGTATTGAACCCCTACCTTCGCGAGTTGTATTCGCAAAATATGGATATACAAAATTGCCGCGATTTCTTGAAAGAGCGAATAACAAAACTTTAGAACGCGAATGCGGTGATTCTAAAAAATGAATCCTCTCTTGAAAACGCAATTCATCGCGCATGTATGAAATTAAAACAAATACCGATTGGTATGGACTATCACACCATCAGCAGCAAACCAAATCACAGATGGCAATTGAAAAAGGAAACACAATACTCCTCACCTGTCGCGCAAGAACAATGCCTCATTCAACAAATCCGCGCGAAAATGACACCGTTTTATCAACGTAAACTACAAATATATTCGAATGTTATGTTATGTCCTGACCGTTTCAAGGACCGCTCAACTGCTGTGTCAGCGATACCACCCGCATTATTACACCAACAAACGACCTTCATACCGCGGACAAACACGTGGAAGAATATGACCGAATACGCATTTGTATTATCTCCATTCGGCAATGGTATGGATTGTCATCGCACATGGGAGGCGTTGTTATGTGGATGTATTCCGATTGTAAGGACGTCTGTGTTTCGCGAGTTGTTTGATGAACTTCCCGTTTTGATTGTAGATAAATGGGAAGATGTCACATTACAATTATTGAAACAAACCGTATACGAATTCAAGTTGAAACATCAACAAAATGCGTTTCAGTATGAACGATTACATTTATCGTATTATACAAAATGTTGGAATCCATCCGCCGCCGCCACCGCCGCCGACGCCGCGACACCCCCGGGTGATACCGGTATGTAATTGACATAAATAAATGTGGCGTCTATGATATATAACACAATCGATATTCATCGCAGATATGTCGTCGTCGTCGTACACATCATCCATCGTATATATGTGGAACTTCAAACCGGATGAACGCGCCGCAATCCCGATGACATGTATCCAGCAAAACAAACAACACATTCCCGAACACACTATTGTCACCCCCGCGGATATTATACCGATTCTCTCGTCGTTCCCAGGCCTCCCCGAATTATGGGCGAAAATCCCTCATTGGGTTGTCCGCGCCGACCTCGGCCGACTCTTGTATATCTACAAACACGGCGGGTTTTACCTGGATATGGATTGCGTCATCGCGACGAATCCGTTCGGCGGCGGCGGCATAAACCCAAAAACCGACCGGATGATATTATTCACAGAATTCACGGTCAATATAGACGTTCTAGGGCCACGGGAATGTAAGAACCCACAAAATGCGCTTCGTATCGCCAATTTCGCATTCGCCTCGAATTATAAACGACACCCCTTTCTAGAACTGTGTATTCGCGAATGTATGCGCCGCCTGGAGGTATTGTTTCAGTCCAATCTTGACAAGTGGGCTGAGACGGATATTTTGTGGGTATGTGGACCAGATGTCATCACGACAATGTATCACGAACAAGCGGCTGATGCGTCCGAATCGGACTCGTCTATTCGCTTGATGGAGCGCGGGTATTTGCGACATCTCGGATACGGGTCGTGGCGGGATTAAGGTATCAAAAGGGTATCGATTGAACCGTTAAACTTTTCATAACATTTGGAATAGTTAAGTTCGGTCATACAGTATTCGGTAAGGTCAAACTTACTTTCTTCCGCATATGACGGATAATTCACGCATACGTTATTGTATAGTAACTGGCAGTATTTTGCGTTATTTTCATATAGAATCACTGGACGGTTCTTCTTGATGGTTTCTTTTCCACTTGAAAAAATGAAGTTTTCAGAACCTTGTGCGTCACAGTGAATAAACCCGATATTATCGTGTCCCATCTCGTCAATGGTCGTCAACGAGATGGATTCGCCTTCTTTACCTAAACCAATCCCGCCGAAATTACATCCATAGTTGCTTTCTTCATTATAACGACGCTGGACATTGCCGCCGCCACCGTCTAAATCAATATGATTCATATTTCCAGAACCCTTATAACAGAAAACTCCCATATTGAATGGGATGATTTTATCCTGTAGATTATTTTGGTTTGTGTTTTGAACCAATAATTGATACATCACATTTTGTGGTTCGTATGCGAATAACTTATTCGTATCGCTAATATAGGACGAATATACAACACTAGATGTTCCACAATGCGCGCCGATTTCTAGGATATTGCGGTCGGACGGAATATATTGCTTTATTTTCAATAAATTATCCTCTTCCCAGTATCCGTTACTTCTAAATGAACCTCCGATATATGCTTCATTCTTCAATAGCGTGATTTTGCCATATTTTGTGTTAAATGTTTGAGCGTTCAACATTGTTGTTATGTTATGTCATTATATTATACATATACGTTTTATACGCAGCAGCGCTAAGAACCAAATAACCATTTTATGCTAGATGCGAATATACCGCCGCTGCCGCTGCCACTGCCGCCATGGCCACTGCCGCCACCGTCGTCGTCTTCTTGTCCTGGAATGTGAATACGACAATCATCTGGGTGGTGCTGTGATGACCGTTGTGACAAATCGTCTTCAATATATCCACCAACCCCGCCCGCGCCACCGGTCATCGCGGCCAATAACACCGACTTGGGTCGATACCGCAGAATATCGATTTCATATTGCGTGATTTTGAATAAATCCTTTCCGTAAATCTCGTAAAGCAGCATCCACTCAAATATGCCGCCTGTATAAATATGGACGTTTGTAAATCCGAGCTTCACGAGTTGTTCGTATTTATGTAATATTGTAATATCCGTTGAGTTCTTTCCGTATACGATAATCATGACGTTCGGGCTGTTCATAAGACATTTGTTTATGAGTTGTTCCTCCACGCGTATATCCACGGTGGTTTTAATAAGACAATGCTGAAGTGACGGGGGAAGTGTATTGATTAAAATAGTTGAATGTGGAATATGTGTATTACGGTAAACAATCATCTGGATATCCTCATAACTCACTTTTGGAACAAGTGATACTTGATTGCCCATGATTCAGTTCAATGATTCAGTTCAATGAATCGGTTCAATGAATAGAACTGAATATAATACTACTAGTGTAATAGTATTATATATGTTTTTATCTTTGTTACGCCGCGCCGCGCCGATGATTCCATGATTCCATGATTCCATGAATCCATGAATCCATGGACTTAATCAAACGACAACACAATGTTTACAAACTCCTTTTTGATGCTTCGGGTTGCTGAATCGGACAATTCCTCGCGCTTTTTACGCTGTTTCGCGGTGACCGCCGCCTCCGGTGCCACAGGTGACGACGACTCGAGTGGTGTGTCGGGTATTTTCAATTCACACCCATCAATCGTCGTGGATGACGTCTGGTGCGATTTCGCGATTTTACGCGAAGTGTTATTGCGAATATTCATATCGGCCTCTATCGCGCTATAATTCTCTTGAATATACCGTATCACTTCATTCTCAATCGCCCATTTAAAGAAATTCAATTGTCCTAGGGTGGTCTGAATATACGTCCCGTTTTTGTAAGGCACATTGATTCGGTCCCAGCGACAGAAGGGGTCGAACCGCTTTTTCGAATATGCGCGGAGTTTCAGTTTATAATCCACGTATACTTTGAACCGTTTGGCGGGAATACCACCCCCGCCGCCGATGAGGTCATATACCGTATAATGCTTCTTCGAATAATTGGTAACGAACCAGTCCATAATTCGCAATGATATATTCGTCGTTCCATTTATCACCGAAAGCATCCGGTCCATATTTTCGCTGTTGTTTTCATTATAGAACCGCAGGACTTTATGAAGCAGAAGGTCGTTCTGGGTATTATATATACTCGTTCCGTGGGCGTTGGTAGCGGCGGCGGTGGCGGTGGCGGCGGTGGCGGCAGCAGCAGGAAGTATCGGCTGGCAATGTTGGTCTTTGTGTGGTTGAATACAGGCGAGCATTGCGCGTGTTTGTTGGGCGTAGGTAGGTGTAATAAACATATGAATAAGTATTTAAACCCGTTTGTGCGCCGTTTGAACGGGTTTTCGCCATATGATATAAAACCATCCCGTTATGATATAACATACCTCTCGTATTCCATTCTAATGTCTCTCGAACGCGCCGATTCTATATCACCAGCAGAAGCCGAACAGTATAAAAAAGCAAATTCGATGCTCAAGACAAGCGATTATGAAAGTGGTATTTCAAGCGAGGATGATGAAAGCGTCCCAAACAGTAAACTCGTCGTGGATTTACATAAAATGCCCGCGGGACAATACGAATATTACACGGATCTGACCAGTGTAATAAATCAAATATTACTGTACATGTATCATACAATGGACCATCTGGTTCATATACCCGAAAGCACCGTCGGCAGCACCGACGGTGCCATTGAAGGCCATCGTGTTCCGCTGAAGTTGCGCCGCCGCCCCTACAAATACGACAAGGAAGATTTTTGCTACGCACAGATTGGGTTCGGCACCTATAAATATACATACACGGTCCCCGAATCAAAGACCGAGCCCGAAAAATCCGCCGAGTTTTTAATCACCTACCGTCAGCAAGAGAAAATCGTCGGAACGGATGATAGACCGCAGAAGTTCGAATATATGACGATTCACACGGATTCGCCGGTTATATTTCACCACTTCTACCGCGAAAGCGACAACTTCCTAGAAAACAATGAACAAGATGTCAGCAAACTCCACGTATATGTCATGTCGAAATACGGCGAATGGATGCGTTATAACAAAATCCCCTCGCGCACCCTAGACACCGTGTATTTTGACGAGAAACTAAAACAGAAAATGCGCGCGGATATTATCGATTTTTTGAAGAAGGAGAAGGAATACGACGAGTTTGGGATTCCGTATAAGAAGAATTATCTCCTCACGGGCATTCCCGGCAGTGGTAAGACGAGTATCATCAAGGCGATGTGTAAGGAAATCGGGTATAACTTGTGTATCTTTTCGATTAACCACGACACGGATAATAATACAGCCCTCGCAGCGTTCCGCGATATCCCGCCGAAGTCCGTCCTCCTCTTCGAAGACATCGACTGTCTGTTCGAGAAACGCACCGGGACCCAGGAAAACAAGAGCACATTCACGTTCAGCAACCTCCTCAACCTGCTTGACGGCGTCTTTTTCCGCAAGGGGCTGATTTCATTTATTACAACGAATCATCCGGAGAATTTGGATCACGCGTTGCTGCGCCAGGGGCGGACGGATATGATTATCCATATGAACTACCCGAAGAAAGTGGACGTCAAGCACCTGTTCCGCGATATGATGCGAAAGGAGGACCTCACGCCGGAGGAAATCGAACGCGAATTTGACAAGTTTTACGAGCACATCAACAAGAAAACGATTACGATGGCAGGGCTTGTTGGGTTCCTGTTTCGTTATCGACACAACTGGGCGGAGAATATCAATGAGTTACTGGATACGGATAAGTTCATCAAGGAGGTCACACGGAATGTGGAGGACAGTAAGCTTTATTCGTAGATTTTTCGAAAATGAATTCGATATTATTAGTATCTAAATAAATAATAGGGTAAATGAGAATCGAAGAAATAAAATATAAGCATATCATCGGTTATATTATTTTTTTGATACACGTAATATTGATTTGTATATTGAAACTTGGATGGGTATTTATAACAAATGTAATCTATTTACATATATTATTGTTTAGTCAATTGACCGTGTTGTTGTCGTGGAGAGTGTTTGACGGAAAATGTATTATATCTTCCATCGAAAAATCATTATTAGACCATGACGATGAATTTGACCGTTTATTCCCCCGATTTGTATCTAATTATTTTCCGGAAAGAGTTGTCGCATTTGTATTGACGAGAACACTCATCGTTGCGACGCTACTGACATTACTTAAAATCGCATACACAAAAATGAATACAGTTACGATTGGTGATGATTTGTAATGATATAATTGTATATATTTTGAATGGATTTATTCGTCTCTTTTAAGCAGTGATAGGAATAACCTCTACAACCCGATTGTTTGTTTATGTTTTTGTTACGCCATTTGGTCTTATTCGGCATCGGCGGCGGCGCGGCGCCCCCAGACCTTACCGCGCAAATATACTTCAAAAAACATTCTATGTTACAACACGGATTATGTGACGCATTTTTTATATTATGTATCATAATCTCCCCACCCGTTAATTCATCCAGAAACTCCCCGATATGCGATGGAATAATCGTATCATCTTCGCCAAAGCAAATATGCGTTGGCACCTTTTTATAGACGTCCATTAGTGTATTTATGGCGGGTGTATTCCAATAAGAATAAAACGGTCGTAATGTAATCAATCGTTGTAGAATCTCGTGTCCATTATTTTCGTTATTTGTAAAAAAAGACAACCAAAACTCGGTTGTGACCCCATTCAACCCACACCGCGCAATGTATATCAACAAATCGCGCGAAATCATCGGAAGATGAAACAATGTTGTTGGTAACCCCGCCTTGAAAAATATCCCCCAATAATATCCATATATACCGAGTGTTGGAAGAATACCCGCAGGGTTCAAAAGCACCAACCGTTTGACAGGATACCGTTCAGCCGTATAAATGGAAAGAAACCCGCCGAGAGAATGCGCGACAAGTATCGTGTTTTTCATGATATCCAACGCAATAAGCGTATTCCCGATAATATCCGCGTAACATCGAACGAATGCTTCATTGCTCTTATGTGTATCCATATCGATACACCCACTTATTCCAAAATTCGGTAAATCGATGGCGACGCATTTACTGGGTACGTGTTTCATAACATCAAAAAATATGATAGACGCACTGGCGGTTCCGTGGATGAAGACAAATACGTCGTCGACGGCGGTGGCGCAGTGAGATGGACTAGCCCCCCCCCCAGATGTAAGACCATGTTCAGTCACATTGTCTTTGATTACGCAATGTATTTTAACACCTGAGACATCCACCGTTTCTTCGCGAAACCCGTAGGTCGATACAATATCCGTCATGTGTTCGGATATGTGTCGTTTCATTTGAGCCGACGGCAAAATCATCATCACCAACGAAGAAACTTCATATCACGATATAACTGAAACATGAAATACAACCTATACCAACCCAAACCAGCGAACCATAAATATAATTCGTTAAGGACATATATGTAGTAATAACAACTTCCCTTTATTATTCTACCTTCCGAAAAGTGAATTGCTTTCCCTGACGAAATCTCTCGGAGTCCATCGTTCCACGTTTCAAATTACAGTCTAAACACGCAATAACTACGTTCTTATCATTATGACCGTAGTCATTATCGATTCTGTCCAGCGTCCATTGTTTCCGGCACATGGATTCCTTATAGGCGATCAGGCAAATCTCTCGACAATAATAACATAAGAGTTCAGAAGATACGAGAAGATCAACGATTTGGTCGGTGGTGATAGAGAACCGCGCATCATAGATAGCGTGTTGTTTATCTTGGTAAATATAGGCTTTACGTTTCAGGTCAATCTCTCGGAGGATAGCGGCGGCGGCCGCAGTAGGTTCGCACAGCGGCGTTGTTCCGAGATCCGGCGTCGTAGACGCCTTTAATACCGCCAGTCCGAGAGCCTGATTCGGCGCATAATACTCATCCGGTATTGCGCCCCGATTCTTCGGCACCTTTTTCTCAATGACCGCGGCGGGGTCCGCCATTTGCTTCATTTTATCCTGGTTACGTTTGCCAAGAATATCGATTTTCTTCATATGGAATGAAATGGAATGAAATGAAATGGAATCGAATCGAATGGTGTGTCGCAAACGATACACTCTTACAATACAATCCTACTAAATACGCGCGTCGTCGAACGCGTCGTCGATACGACGTCTCCAATATTCCATCGTTAGTTTCTTATAATTGAAGGTTCGTAATGAATACTCCGAGAGAATCTGGACGAGGAAATCTCTCGAGAGGTCTGACCACCTATCTACCACGACCACGGGCAAGTCCGTATATAATTCTTCTATGGCGGGAGCGCCCGGGATGCGCCGCACAATAACAATACAACCGAGCATAAGCGCCTCCCACGTACGTATCGTATCCAGACCATTCCCCCGCGGACTCGCGACAAAGACGTGTTGGGTATACGCACCCCAGGTGTCATACCGGTTGACTGGGGATTCTTGAATTGACATTATATCTCTCGGAATGGTATGAAACGCCGAGAATCTCTCGGCACAACCGTTTCCATCCAGATTAAATTGGAAGTTGATATAGATTCTCGTGTCCACGCGTCTTGAAAAATGAATGACCGATTCTCGCAGTTTCGAGAGATGCCGGTCCTGTATACAGGCCGACGCGGTCGGAGTATTCGTCCATGATGTCCGCGCGGCAAGCGTCCAGTAATCAATCCCATAGGGAATCGGTGTTATTTTCGCGGTATTTGATGGTAATCTAACGCGGCAGTTTATCGCAAACCAATGCCGGAATAACGGCGACGGACACATGTCAAAAAACGAACCAACTACTGTCTCTGGAAATGTATAATCGTCCATACACGAAATAATAATATACGGTTTATTGGCCGCATGAATGTGTGGTTGAATATCGCGTTGAAAACAACCAACCGCGTATTCGTTTTGTTGTATTAAAATAATAAACCGAGAATATCGTGCGACAATCCGCGCAACCTCTCGGTCATCCTGATGCGGGAAATACATGGTCCGGTGAATAAGCCCGGTATTCGCGCCAGGGTGCGTCGTGATGTAATGTTCGTAGATGCCATAAATTGAAAAGTTTGTGATTGACATAATGAATGAATGAATGAACGTTATGTGAAACGACAGGAATGAGTATCTTTAGTTTATTTTGAAGAGATAAAGTTTAAGTGTTATTCTTTAGTATTGTAACCTACCGTTTCACAATCACCAATTTCGGCACAGGTTTTCCCAATATCTGCCGCAATCCGCGCGCATACCACACCGGCATTCCGCGCAGTTTCCCCCATTTTGCGATCCGGCGCTTGGGTTCGGACAAATAATAACTCCGGTACGATGCCACCGCGTCGTACATACCATCTCCCGAACTTGATGCGCGGACTTTGTATTCATCTGGCATCGCAAGCGCGAAAGGTGTCATTATTCCGGGGACCTTGACGCGCTCAAATGCTGCGGCAGGTGGGATATTTAGGCGTAAATATTGGGCGACGACGTATGATTTGTGCTGTTTCTGGGCGGGGTGACCGTATCTGTATTTCCATTCGGCGTGCATGGCGTCGACGAGGTCTAGTGTCCAGATAAAGTTGGCTTGAGACGCACGGCACCAAATAGTGACGGGGTGGTTTTTATGTGCGATTTTATAGACACATGGGTCGATGTCGCCGCCGCCGCTGCCGCTGCCGCCGCCGAGTAACAGCCGCTGGGTTGTACATAACATCTGGACTGCCTCCAAGATGATTTTCGCAATATGCTTATCCATCATATATTCCGCGGTCTTGGCGGGGTCCAGCGAGAGAATGAAGAGGTTCATAATGTGATGACTGTAATGTATCTGCGACGATTATTTCATGACTTACATTAGAATTCAATTTTATTCAGTCCATCCCCAAAACGATATAAAAGTATTTTCTCAGGGTATATCATAAAATGCCTTTGAACCCTATCTCCCTCGTTGCTTCTGCTGCTCGCGCGGCCAACGTTCGCGTCTCCGGATCCGTGTCCGGAAACGTCAACTTCTCTGCTGGTGCTCGCCCCAGTGCGAAGGCTACGTATCAGTCGAACGGCTATACGATGAATTCTAGCGGCTACCTGGCTCACCCCACGCACGCTGCTCAAGTCGCCGCCAACAACGCTGGTGCTCTTACCCGCGCTGAGGCCGCATCTATGGGTCTGCCTCTTGGTGGTCGCCGTTAAAGCGCGTTCGTTCCTTCGTCGATCGCTAGCTAGATACATACGATATAAAACTATAATATTGGTTTATATCATAACCTGCTTTGACACACTATCCCCCACCGATTTAATGACCTCATTGAGTTTCTCCGCTCCGTCCGCGTCCGCATTCGCTCCTGAAGAGAAGCGATTTTCCTTTAGTAAAATCATCCAGCCCATCCGTAAAATCGGCCAAGTGGCCGGTAAGGTTGCCAATATTGCTGGCAAAGTCGCCGTTGTTGCGAGTATTTTATGATAAAATCACAGTAAACGATATAAAAATAAAATCTGTTGATTTATCATAAAATGTCTTTGAACCCCTCTTCTGCTTCCGCTTCCGCTCCCTGCGCTGGCCTGTCCTTCTCCGGAAGGGCCGTCTTCGGTGCGTCCGCTGGCCTGGCTCACAAGGCCGCCGGCGCTGGCCCTGACGCCATCAACCTGCTTAACGCAGGACGCCCCGTCCAACCTGCTGCCAAGTTGCTCGACAACTGGTTTAATGGCAACTCGACGAGCGTGAATGTCAACAATCGCCCGAAGGCCGCAGTGGCACCTGTTGTCGATAATAGCCGGATGATTCGTTCATTTGTGGCGATGTAAATCCATAATATACAAAAAACGACTTTAAGTCATCTTACTATATTATGTATACCTCATAACATTAAGCGTTCACATCGTATTTCATAATGCCTAGAAAAGCCGCCGCCGCCGCCGCCGCCACTCCCGCCAATCCCTCCGCCACTCCCTCTGCCATCGCCCGTTCAGATCCGTCGTTGGGGGGCGGAACCCCCGGCGGACCCCCCACGGAAGACCAAGCCCTCAAAAACATCAACTACAAGAATATGCTTCTTACCGGAAATTATGGTATGTTGAAACCCGATGTCGTCACTCATCCCAATATCGATAATATTCTTGAAAATGAGAAGAACGCAAATAAAAGCGACCCCTGGAATAAACTCGATAAGTCGGCGAAGGTCGTGAAACTGAAAGAATATGCGACACGATATGGTAAAGAACAGGAATGTAATGATACCGAAATCAATGGTCTATATCGGTTTCTTCTTGCGAATTTGGAACAGAAGAAACTATTGCGTGCGAAAGATGTTGTATACGATAAAGTAACCGGGATTGTAACCAGTATTCCGTGCTTGATTTATCATGCCGGACTTAAAAAATTCACGCTTAAACGATGTGAAAAGCGTCAATCTACTTTGAAATCGCTTGCGCCGACGACGAATATGTCGAAGAAGCGCAGACTAGGAGCCGACGTGGCGGCGGTGGATGCGGCGGCGGCGGTGGATGCGGCGGCTGCGGCGGCTGCGGCGGAATCCTAAACACCATCAATTACGACGACGACGTCTGCGCCTTGTCTGACGTTTCTTCACAGTAAGATTTCTCTGTTTTGATTTCTTACCGTGTCCTATGCCAGTGCCTGTGGCCCTGGCTATCTTAAAACTACATTTCGGTCCGCACACCGGCTTATGTAACTTGCTCGTTATCTCGGCCTCATGTTCCAATATAACATCCACCATATTCCGGTAAAACGCCCTAAATTTCCCGCGGGTTTTACGCAACTCGGCGAATGTAAACCATTTTATTTCCGCCTTTTCAAGCAGACCATTATGCGGGTTCTTCTTCGCGCCAGGCAGATATTTCTCAAAAAACCGGTAATTATTCAAATAATAATCCTCCAGTTTATCGTCGTAATCGGTTTTAAACACGATGGTTGTATAGGTATGATACAGAAGCTCCGCGATTTTGTTCCGGACAGCGACCTTTTTGAGCTGGGATTGCGATCCAAGGAGTCCATTGAGTTCCTCGCTTCCTTCTCGTGTAGCGACATCCAACGGCGTCTCGTTCGGTTTTGAACCGCCGCCGAAGTCGGCCCAACCCGGTGTATCATTGAGCTCATTCTCTCGACCAAATAATAAATAAATTGTGCCTTTATGGACAGCGGCGGGCAATAATCCGGCACCAACCATTATTTCGCGTGTGTCTTTGAAATACTTACTATACCTAGATATAATATTGTCAACGTGTAAAATTGATTGCGCTTGTTATTATTATTACGAATATAAACGTATTTTGTAATAATATATAGAATGACCACTGACGTCAATGCTAAAGTCGATGATAGCGAATATAGTGGACTATTTAGCGACCACAATGTCGGGCGGGACGACGACGCAGACACCGCGTCCGCCGCCGCCGCCGCCGCGTCCACCGCACCGTATTCCATACTTCCTTCCGATGAAGATCGAGAGACAATTATCAACAACGCGCTTGATGAATTGGCCGAAATTGCGCGAGAGAATATACTGGAATTCAAACGCGAGGATTTCAACGATGAAGAAATCGTTGGAACATGGATTGACAGCTACTTGTGCGAATATTTCTCGGAAATGATTCCGCATCGGTCCGATTACTCAACCGCCACCGCTGCTGAAGCCGAAGCTCTAAATGTTGTACTCGACGCGTATATTTGCGAGTTATATGATGAACTCTTCGAGAGATTTTATGAGGAAATAGCGCCGGGGCGTTCTGTTCTCGCCTCCGGTTCCGATTGCGCCGTTGGCTCCATCGCCCCCGTCGGCTCGGTTTTCGCCCGAAGTTCCAAGATTGAGTTAGACACTGACGTAATCCGTAAGATGACACAGAAAATCCAGATCTTGCGTGAAAAGCCGCAACCCGACCAACGAACGCCCGAATGGTATGCCCGGCGTAATAATCTCATCACCGCAAGTGCTGCTTCAAAAGCGTTTGGTTCACAAGCATCCGTGAACCAGCTCGTGTATGAAAAGTGTAAAAACTACGCCGCGGCATCCGGTCCGCCGTCAGGCCCGCTTCAAGGTTCGGTGAATTCCCCACTTCACTGGGGTCAGCGATATGAACCACTCACTGTGATGGTCTATGAGCGCCGGAACCAGACAAAACTCGGCGAATTCGGGTGTATCCAACACGATACATACCCCTTCATTGGCGCGTCACCGGATGGAATCAATATCGACCCCGCGGCGCCCATCTACGGGCGGATGGTTGAAATCAAGAATATCGTGAACCGTGAAATCACGGGCAAGCCTAAGGAAGAATACTGGATTCAAACCCAGATTCAAATGGAGGTTTGTGACCTGGATGAATGTGATTTCGTAGAGACCCGATTCAAGGAATATGATAGTGAGGCTGAGTATCTAGCGGACACGCCTGCCACGGACACGCCGGCCACAGGCGGCGTTAGAGGATACTCCGCCAATGGAAACGAAAAGGGAATCATCCTTTGGTTTCAAACCGCTCCCGCGCTTACGTATCACGGATATGTATCGCAACCGATACAGTTATATGAATACGCACCCATCGGCGCGACGGCGGAAGAATACGAGACATGGGAGGCCGCGGTATTTGAGAAACACAATCGTGCCGGCAATATCTGGGTGCGGACGATTTATTGGTACCTGGATGAATACAGTTGTGTTCTCGTAAAGCGCAACCGGCTTTGGTTCTCGGAGGCGGCGCTGGTGCTACAACGCGTCTGGACGATGATTGAAGAAGAGCGGGAGACTGGGTTCGAACATCGTGCGCCGAAAAAGAAGCCAGCGGGGGGCGGACCAAACGGACCGTTGGAATTCGTTAAAATCGTGAAATTGGATACAGCGATTATCGACGCTGATGCGGTCGATGCCGATGCCGATGCCGCCGTAGCACCAGCCACAACAGAGGTAACCGCAACGAAGATGGCTACGATGATGTCGTATTATAATAAATCGTCGGGGTCGTCGGCACCTAATTACGGCACGAAACGTCCATCCGACGGCACCAAACGTCCCTCGGACGTTTTAATTAAGTGTTTCAAAATAGATGACCTTGAATTGGATGAAAGCAAGGTCGAATAAGATGGACACGCACACGGACAATAAAAACATTCCTGTTTCTTTTTATTGTTCTTACCTACGTTCTGACCCGTAAAATCCCACCCGGCGCACAGGACTATCCATCGGCAACGGCTCGGGGACCACGTACTCCGCCGGCGTCTTGGGTGCGTAGAGAGCCCCACACATCCCCGCAGGCATACACGACCCATTATCTGGCGTGACCCAGTCACGCACATTGTTTGTCGCTTGGTCGTAGTTCGCGAGATTCGCAGCCACCGGGTATAATTTCGAATTGTTCGTGGAGTTATTCTCTCGGAGCACGACGCCATAACCGGTCGTGATTTTCGGATACTCCGGGTATAACAACGGTTCATCTACTTCGCGCGGGTATTCACCGGATGGGACGCGGTCGCCACTAAACCCTTCTTTCGCATCAGTCGCCGTCAACGCCGCACTGAAATCGTGGATTGCGGAAACAAACGGGCCCGCAATTACAACTGCGACAACAAGCAGGAACAACGCAAGATATTCTTTACAGTATTTCATTTCTCTGGATTTGTGTATAAGAGAAAAGGTTTAAACCGGTTGTTTTCTATATATTATACACTAGATATTAGAATATGTCTACGAGTGAGTCGTCGTCGTCGTCATCGACGACATCGTCGGATATGCACGTCATTAAACGAAACGGCGACCGAGAGATTGTCGCATTTGATAAAATCCTCGCCCGCCTAAAAACACTCGGCGCGCAAGCCAAAATAACGGCCGTGAATTATACCACCCTCGTCATCAAAATCATCGACCAGCTCTATGACGGAATCCCTACCACGAAAATCGACGAACTCACCGCCCAGCAGTGTGCGATGATGTCGGTTCAACATCCCGATTACGGCACATTGGCGTCTTATATTATTATTTCGAATGCGCACAAGAATATCCCCGGCGGATTCTACGACGCGATGCAGGTATTATATGAATACCGTGACGCGAACAATAAGCATGTCCCGATTATTAGTAAGGACCTCTGGGATTTTTTACATTTGCCAGTTGATGTACCGGGTACGACACTGGGCTCGACACCGGTGTCTATTGTCATCGACGCAATAGAAATGATGATCGACCATTCGAGAGACTACCTCATCGATTATTTCGGGTTTAAGACCCTCGAACGGTCTTATCTCATGCGCTGTCACGGAGTGGTCGTTGAACGCCCGCAACATATGTGGATGCGCGTCGCACTCGGGATTCACAGCGGGCGCAAGGATACCGTATCCGTATACGAAACGCTGGTCTATATTCAGAACACGTATAATGCGATGTCGCAGAAATATATGACGCATGCGACACCGACGCTCTTCAACGCAGGCACACCCCGGCCTCAATTGAGTTCGTGTTACCTCATTGCGATGGAAAACGACAGCATTGACGGGATTTTTGATACACTGAAAGATTGTGCTAAAATATCCAAACACGCCGGCGGTATCGGGCTTCATATTCATAATATCCGCGCATCGGGGTCGCATATCCGTGGGACAAACGGCGCATCCAACGGCATCGTCCCGATGTTGCGTGTGTATAATAATACCGCGCGGTATATCGACCAGGGGGGACGACGCAACGGGAGTTTCGCGATTTATTTGGAGCCATGGCACCCCGATATTGAGGATTTCTTGGAAATGAAGAAGAACCACGGCGATGAAGAGATGAAAGGTCGTGACCTGTTTTATGCGTTATGGGTGCCGGATTTGTTTATGGAACGCGTGCGTGGGGCGAGCTCGGGCGCGACGACGGGTGCGACGACGGGCACGGACATGTGGTCGTATTTCTGCCCCGATGAATGCCCCGGTCTCGCGGATGTATATGGCGACGATTTTCGCGCGTTATACGAGAAATACGAGCGGGAAGGCCGCGCACGCAAACAAGTGAAGGCACGCGACCTGTGGCTGAAAATCCTGGACAGCCAAATGGAGACGGGAACACCTTATATTCTGTTTAAGGACGCGGCCAACAAAAAGAGTAACCAGAAGAATGTAGGGACGATTAAGAGCAGTAATTTGTGTACTGAAATTATGGAATATTCTGATGAGAATGAGACGGCGGTTTGTAATTTGGCGAGTATCGCCTTGAACCGGTTCGCCGTCGCCGCCGGCTCTATCTCCTTCGCCGTCGCCTCCGGGTTCGCCGTCGCCTCCGGCTCCGGCGCTATCTCCTCCGTCGCCTCCGACCACTCCGTCCCCTCCGGGTCCTCCGTAGTCTCTGGCTCAGGAGTCGTATCCGAATCCGTCCCTGAATCGAGCGGAGCTAGCGCCGTTGGGGGGCGCCACCCCCCTGAATCGAGCGGAACTAGCGCCGTTGGGGGGCGACCCCTCTTCGATTTTGCCGATCTCGAACGCGTCACCGCCCTCGTCGTAGACAATCTGAACCAGATAATCGATATTAATTATTATCCGACCACGAAAACGCGGACGAGCAATCTGCGCCACCGCCCCATCGGAATCGGCGTCCAAGGACTTGCCGACGTTTTTATGATGATGAATATTCCGTTCCATAGCGAGGAAGCCCGGGTCCTGAACCGCGAGATTTTCGAAACGATTTATTACGCCGCAGTCAACGCATCGATGACCTTAGCCGCACGTCACGGAGCATACGAGACATTTCCAGGTTCGCCCGCATCGCAAGGTATTCTTCAATTTGATATGTGGGGCATCGACCCCACCTCGAGTTCATACCCCGCACCGAAATACCGCACCTGGAAATACGACTGGTCCGCCCTGAAATCCAAAGTCCAGAAATACGGACTGAGGAATTCGCTGCTCCTCGCGCCGATGCCTACCGCGAGCACCTCCCAAATTCTCGGGAATAACGAATGTTTTGAACCGATTACGAGTAATATTTATACGCGCCGTACCCTTGCGGGGGAGTTCATTATGGTGAATCGGTATCTTATTCACGACCTCATCGGGCTTGGGATGTGGAACGAGCGCGTGAAGACCAATATTATCGCGAACCAGGGGAGTGTCCAATATATCGACGCACTACCCGACGCACTGAAACTCAAATACAAGACGGTGTGGGAGATGCCAATGCGGCATATTATCGATATGGCGGCGGACCGCGGGGCATTTATTTGCCAGAGCCAAAGTATGAACTTATGGGTGGAAGAACCGAATTACAATATTCTGACATCGATGCTCTTTTATGCGTGGAATAAGGGGTTGAAAACGGGGGTATATTACTTGCGAAGAAAGGCGAAACACCAGGCACAACAATTCACGGTGGAGCCGGAGAGGGGGGGGGGTGGGGCGGGAGCGGGAGCTGGAGGGAGTGGAGCGGTGGAAGAGGATGATATCTGCGAATTCTGCTCATCTTGAGCAGAATCACGAAAGCAGAATTCTGCTCCTCGTGAGTAGAATAAATTGAATTATATTTACATTATTTGACACATACTACATATATATCAATGCTTCGTTCTCCGTCGTCGTCGTCCCCGTCATTTAAAGAAACCTTATCCGCAGTTATATCCGGGTTCAAACAACCACATAAAATAAAAGAAATAGAAGACACCACCACCGACGAAGACTGTTGTAATGTCACCGAATGGGCCGAGCGGAACAATTTCCGATTCCCGCCGCAGCTTACGAAGAGCGACGAAGCAGCCAACATCACAGCAGGTGTTTCCGAGAGATTCCGCGTCGTCTACGAAGAACCGCGCAAGAATACATTATTATACCTCCTACTTTCACAATATAACCCGTGGCTAGATTGTGAAATGACGCGCGAGAAACGCGCATACCTTAAACCGAACGTAGGCGAGATATCTTGTCTTGTATCCGCCTCTTCAAGCACAGTGATCGATATCGCCAATCTATACTTATGGCCACTTCTTCATTCACGAGCAGATGAAGTCGTTGCGTGTCGCACATTTGGACAGTGGCGGCGTCTTTTCGGGCAAACAATCACACTTGCGTTCCCAGATTATAATGAATGGGTTATCAAGTCCACCAAACCATCCGCATTTGTACTCGTATCCGAGAGAAATCGATTAACCACAATCCTCAAAACACTTAATCCGTCGAATGTATTATACCTTCTGACTACACGGGCTGGGTTTTGGCCATATGGTCCGTCGTCATCCGCTGCGTCGTCTTGGTCATTTTCATTGTCATTGTCATTGTCATTATCATTGTCGTTATCCAGCAGCGTGTCAACTCCTAACCCAATATCCGGATTGTGTTCCATAAAACAAAAAATAAAAGAATATGACGACACTACAGAAATTGAATGGTTGGTTCGTCCCGACTTTCTTCGTAAAATGAAACGAGTCCATATGTATTTTGCGCCGTTAATGCCCCAACCAATAATACCAAATACAAATATATGTGATGATACGCACGATGAATGAATTATTTACGACGACGAGTGAAACGATTTTGACCGTATTTTTTAATTGTTTTTCTATTACGAAACCCGTATTTTCTTCGTCTTGTTATTCTTCGTTTTCTTGAGCCTCCTCTACTACCCGAGCCGCCCGCACTACATACTAACGATTTACTTTCGACGTTAAAACCTAAATTATAAATACCTAATATACCTTCTGTCTCGCCCCCCTCTAAGAGTTCAGGATCAACATCAGGTTTTTTTTTATAAACAACTCTGGCTGTGACACGGTTCACCGGTGTCCCGGTATTTTCAACCACAATTAACTCAATTTTGTTTTTAGTTGAAAATTTAACCCATCTACAGGATGTGTTTTCTCTGATAAAATCGTCCCAAATTCTTCCGACAACCCAATCTTCTAATTTGCGGTGTTGTTGTGCGTTACGTCCGTCAGCACCGGAAACACGCGCCATACAATTTTCTTTAGTAGAAATAACCAAAGCAACCACAATTTTATAACCACCCTCCCTAAATTCTAATGCCAACTCCTCTAAAACCGTGTTTTTCATACCACCAGTCGTATCTAAAAGAACATTCAGATTACCCATTGATGCACCGTTCGTCGCAGCACCAGCTGCGCCCTGTGCCTCGCCTTGTCCGTCACCACCTTTGACCTCATCAGGTTCTGACTTTATAGGGACATCGTCGTCGTCGGCAGCGGCAGCGGCAGCGGCATCATAATCGTCACCCATTGATGCACCCATTGATGCACCCATTGATGCACCTGTTTTTATCATATTTTTCATTTTTGGTAATATGAATTTATATTGCCCTAATACACCGGCTGTTTTTGACGTACAGTATGCGGCAGCTTCAAAGTTACGGTCGTGTCCGTCTTGAAATTCACGACCATAAAGAACATCAAACGTGTCTTTATTATCACGCCACCAATTTAAACGTGTTTGGTTTTGTGCGGTTATTTTATCACATCGCTTCTTATATATTTCATCCGTATCATCTGTTTGCCGCTTCGGCACTTTTATTTCCGGTGGGAAATATCCGTGTTTATGCGCAAGTGCTTCGAATATTTCATCCGGATTTACTCTTACTGTATTATGAACGTCTAAATCCAAACCCAAACCCTCCAATGCACTAGATTTACCTGCGGCAGCAGGTCCAACAAGTATAACTAATGTTGGTATCTTTGATGGTATAGGTTCTCTCGGCATCATTCTTGTATTAAATATGCGTTGTAATGTCTTTAGATTGTCCCATGGTTGTCCTTTTTCTTCGATTTCGGCAGTCCATTCTTTTTCTTTGGCTTTGCGCGTTGAAATTAATTTAATTTCAAGATCGTCAGTTGCGCCCGATTGTTTTTGTAGTTTTGAGGGTGGGTGTGGTGATTGGTTTGCTGCTCTCACTCGGGTATAATTAGGTTTGTGTGAGTCGTCTCCGCCATCAGCAGCAGCCGCCTGACCTCCACCAGCACCTCTACCAGCACCGTTTATACCACTGTTTCTCGTTGCCATCACTCTTATCACACCGCTTATAATATATATATACCCCCCCACATAAAAAATAACAACAATTATTACCTTTCAATTATTATGTTCTCATTACTCCATCGCCGTCATCTTCACGTAACACTTCAAGCACAATTCAACATCAACTTTCGCATTGTGAAGTCCCTCCGGGGCGGGTGCGTCGGCCCCGAAAAGCGCGTAGTAAAGTTCTACGAGTTTCGGGAATTTGAACGAAGTCGACCCATCATCCCAGACTTTCACCAACTTACAAATGGGCGTCCCCTGTCTCATTGTACAATATTCTGAGGGGGGGAAAATCGTGTTAAACATTCGTGCGCGGTAAAGTTCTACCATAATCATATTTTTGTCGAACTCGATATTGTGTGCGACCATTTTGCCGCATCGGTTGGAGGCGTGCTTGAAATCAAACAACGCGACATCCATGGAGACCCCCTTGGCGCGTGAGAGTTCGCTTGTGATGCCGTGGATGGCCGTTGATTCCGGCGAAATTGGAATATGTGTTCCGAGAGATATAATATAGTCTTGATCTTCTTCGACCACCTTGGTCTCATCGTTGTAAATCACCCAACTCAATTGGACGATATGGGGCCATTTGTCGGTTTGATTCGTCGGGGTATTTCGGGGAGGGAGGCCTGTTGTCTCGGTATCGAAGATCAGGATGCGCATAACTGTCAATATAAATAAACACTGCGATTGCTTTATATGGGAATTTAATATCAATTTTATCGAGTGTCGCGTCGCCGATCTCGCGTCGCCGTTCGTTTCATTCACTACGTTCATTCCACTCGCTCTGCTCCGCTCGGGTTTCTCGCGTCGCCGTTCGTTGCGCCGTCGGCTCCACTCGCTCTGCTCCGCTCGGGTTTCTCGCGTCGCCGTTCGTTGCGCGTCACTCGCGGAGCTCGTTCTGCTCCACTCGCTCTGCTCCGCTCGGGTCTTCGTCTAGTTGGTGTGATATTTGTGGTGCGTGAGGGTGGTGCGCTCTGGTGGTTGTGCCGGTCTACCCGCACAACGAATTCCCGAACGCAACCACCGCCAAGATTCCCAGTACAAGACCCGCGTGATAATTATACTGCATCGTGCGATATACCTTCAACCACGCCGCCGTTTCTTCGCCCGACTTCAGATGAAGCACCATCCAATCACTCTTCGGCGAGAGAATGTAATAAAAGTAATTCACGCTAAATGTAACGGCCGCGACCATACAAAGGAGTCCGCCGCGTGACCCTGATGGGCCAAGGAAATACTTCCGGCAGCACATCAGCAATATCATCGCCAGGATAAAACCTAGAAACAGTCCCATAAAATAAATCCCGCGGCGTTCTTCAGCTATTGCGATATACCGGCGTTGATTCTCCGGTGATAGTTTCGATACGAATTCCTGGATGACCCCCCCGGACCGGTGGGCGAACCCGCAGCAGTAAACATTCGCGACGATAAAAATGAACGCGATGGCGCAAGAAATGGCACAGACCATTGTAGTGACGGACGTGGGCGGGTGTACTTATACAATATACCAAAGAAATAAAATTGAAATACAAATTGCGTATATATTGGAGTACAGCAATGTCATCAAGTATCGGAGAATTATTGTGCGTATTACAATCCAAGGTCGCCGAATTGGAGGCGGAAAATGCCGCACTGAAGGCCGAGAATGCTCGCCTGAAAAAATATGAAATCCAGGTCAATGCTATGAAATACGGGCAGATTCAACACAGCACACCGATGCCTGGCGGGTTTATGGGGTATGGCAGGAGCGAGTGGAGTTCAAATGCGATGGACAACATGTAGTTTACCACCAATCGTTACGGTCGTTCGCATTCATTCGAACGACCGATCAAGCTGTCGCAGGATGGCCGTTCGCATTCATTCGAACGACCGGCAGATTCCATACGATCTCCTGTGCCACTGTGTAATCCCATGCTCGCGTATCCCATCCATATGTTTTTTTGCGCCATACCCCTTATTGCCGCGGAGTGAATATAGTTCATCCAAAACCGGATATTCATCGCACAGTTTTTCGATATAGTCATCACGCGCGACCTTGGCGAGAATCGACCCGGCCGCAATACACGCATACGTATTATCACCGCCTTCAACACATACATGTCGGTAATTATCGATTTCGCTGGTCCGTTGATTGAAATTCCCCATCGGGATGAAATCGTTGCCGTCGATGAGGAGTAGGTAGTCGGATGTCGGTATCGGTGCCGGTGACACTGCGGCGGCCCCGTGGTTTTTAATCACCGCGTTTATCGCGGTTCGCATACATTGAAGCGTCGCACGCCGGATATTCAGTGCGTCAATAACCGCAGGTTCTTCATAAGCGACCGCCCACGCGACCGCATGTTGCTTGATATAGTCGGATACTTCGCGGATTTTCTTCTCGGAAGTGAACTTTTTGCTGTCTTTTAGAAGGGAGAAGTCGAATGACGGCGACGCCGATGCCGACGACGCCGCAGACGCCGCCGCTGAAGGCAGTATCACCGCGCCTGTATAAACGCGTCCAAATAGGGGTCCACGTCCCGCTTCATCCACGCCAATTTCATATCGATGCGTCGGGGGCGTGGCCGTAGCATCGGCGGCGGCGTCGGCACCGCTTGGAATATACGACGTCGAGAGAATCTTCAATTCGCGTGGTTGCCTGGGTTTCTTGGAAAGAACGACGCCGCCGCCGCCGCCGGTATCGGATTGTTCCGCCATTGTGTTGTATAATTTACTACATGTCATGGATTTTCAATCAATTATTTATTGTAAAACTTTTTATAGGTATATAATATTAGATATAATCGCATCGAAAACACAATGCAACTTACGAAAGTCCATCTTTTACTCATTTTATTACTTGGATTAATGCTGGCATCCAGTTTAGGCAACTACGTCCGCGATGGATTTACAACTACCAAGCCAAGCGATATTCCTGACCCATTGAAGCCGGTCGCCACGAAAGACCTTCCGTCGAATACGAAACTCCCCACAACTCCAACATACGACCCGACCATCAACGCAGGTATCAGCGCGTCATCACTCGGATCGCCTGTATCCGCTTTATCACCTAGCACATTTCCGATGAATACCCCCGCGGGCATTCCGGGGATGAATAGCGTGAGTGGCAACGACCAGGCTGGAAAGGGAGGCGCGTCGGGCGGTGCGGATGGCCATCAATGCCCCCCTTGTCCCGCTTGCGCCAGATGCCCCGAACCGGCATTCGAGTGTAAGAAGGTGCCCAATTATTCTAGATCAGAAGACGTCAATGCGCCACGACCTGTGATGGCGGATTTTAGCCAGTTTGGGATGTAAATGGAATGATGAAACCCAATAGAATGAAATAGAATCCAATAAAAAAGTGTTAGTTTTATTGGTTTTATAGCACAGGCGAGCGAGCTATCCCCGCACGAAATCGTCGTCATCGTCTTCGTCATCGTCGTCGTCGCTCGCATCGTCGTCGTCGTCGTCGCTCGCATCGTCGCCGTAATACTCCCGATAAATCGCCGCAAAGTCATTCACGGGAGGCGGAGGTGGAATCGCGACAACCACATTTGGCTCGACACCGTCGTGTAAAACCACATTGACAACATTGTGGCATTCGTGTCTTCTGCGGCGTTCATCGTCGACGTCCGCGGCAGCGTTAGCGAACCGTATCGGATTGAATCCATCCAGGAAATATCCGTACAACAGCGAATTCATCTCGATGTCGTCCGCCAGAAACGCGAGGATACGAGACTCGGTAAATTCCTGGACGATGGCATGCGCAAACATGCGGTTGATGGTCTGTTGCCGATAGCTTCCCTCTCCGTACTCCATTTCGATGAGATGTCCGTCGTAGAATTGCTGATGGGGGGTCACGTAGACGATGAAGACCGCGCGATGAATGCCTGGGGTCGCGTTTTCTTCCAACAACAGCGAGACCTCCAACTCGCCCGCATAGGGCACTGTCCTGGTTTCATCTTGGTCGTAGTCCATACATCTCTGTGCGTAGGGATACACCTGTTGTTCGCTGCCAAACAACGCAATCCAGTCTTCGGGGTCGCACATCTGAATCGTGCGGCATTGGACCACATTGTCGCCGGTATGATACCTGTCGGTGTTGTTAATCATCGCGAGACGGTCGCGGAACCTGTTGCGGATATCCGCGTTGGTGTGATAGTCCGCAGCACGCTCGTCCATTGCGTCCATTTGGGCCATGACATTGTCGTAATGCGCGGCGGCGGCGGCGGCGGCCGCAGAGGCAGCGGCGGCTTCTTCGTTCTGGAACTGGATCTGGCTCTGGTAGTTCTGGTAGCTCATTGTATCGTATCGGTCGTTAACTGTTATATGTGATATTGGTGAAAAAGCATTTCAATTTTTTCCAATGTAATTGGAAAAATCGTGCGGAGCGCGCGGAGCATCCAATTTTTTTTCGAAAAATCGTGCGGAGCATCCAATTTTTTTCATTTATTTTTTCAATTCATTTTCGTTTACGACGCGAACAGACCACCACCCATCCATCCGCCGCTTCTGCTGCTGCTTCGGTTGCCCATGCAGCGGCGCGACGTTCCATATATGCCCGAGCAGCTGATGTAATCATCGGTGTCGTCCCCTGACGCCGTCCCGCGCGAATATTTTCCAATGTATCGTAAAGTGGCGAATAGTTACGAACATTCCGCATCGAATGATGTAAACGCGGAATACCGATATTGTCGGCGTTCACGGCGTTCACGGCGTTCACCACGTCCGCGGTCCGAGGTATGAGCGCACGATGGAGGACCCGTAATGCTCCATACAGGGGGTCACGAGACGGAATGTGGTTGGCGCAACTGGGCAATGATGTCGTCAAGTATTTCGTTCCGTGTTTTGGCGCCATTTCTGCGGTCACCATCCGAGGTTCGATTGCGGCAAAGGACAGAAACGCCGCTGTGAGTCCGTCATTGGATAGACGCACCAAGGTATGTCTGGCGGTTTTCACGAACTTGGCGTAGCCTTGAGTGGCACCGTCAAATAAATGAACGATGTCGTAATTGTATAATTGCGGGACCATAGCGCTCACGGCGCAAACATCCGCACTAACGAAGAAGCGTCTTGTGGCGAATGTTTCGTCGGCGGCGGCAACGAAACATTCGCCGTCGCTATCACCGTCGTAGTCGTCGTCGTCCCGGTTTTCTTCGAAATTCCGGTGTATTTTCATAAGCTGTTTACAGTAACGCCAATATGCGCACATCATTCGCGTGAATTCGGGGTCGCTGCGAATCGTCTGAAGACCAACGAACCCGCGCTTGTATTGCGCGACAGCGTGAAGAAGTCGGTCGATTTGCGCGGTATAGGTTTCCAGGAGCTCGGTTTTGGTAGCCGCCACGCTTTCGGGGGTCACATCGGCGGGTGTCAAATTCATAGAATTATCATTGCCGATAATGTTCGACGACGACGACGACAACGACGACGACAACGACGACGCAAGAACACGCGGCAAGTCACGGTAGTATCGATTCCCGACCAAGATTTCGCACGCAAGCGTCGAATGGGTGTATTTTGCGGTCAGTTCCGCGTGTTTTTTCGCGGTTTTTATGGTATGCGCCCGAGCGCTGGTCACACCCGTCCAGCGGGCGATAAGAAGACCCGCCAGCCCCGACATCGAAACAAGGTGGTGTTTTTGATACGCGGTCGTGTGGGCGTCGTCATTGGTGTATCGTTTGCGACACACTCCTCCGGTGGCGCGGCGCGCAATGAGAACGCGGGTGGAATCGAGCGACGCACAAACGAGCGCGTGGTGGCGTGGGAATGATTTGTTGATTTGTATATGAGGATTTTGTTTGGGGTTGGTTGATGACATATTTTCGTGGATGTAGAAATCCTCGATAGCGGTGGCGGCGGCAGACCTGGAGGTGGAACGAATATTCCAAATGTGAGTTATATTATTACCTACCGAGTGAGAGTATTCCGTGGTGGCGGGAACGGCGCGAACGGCGCGAGCAGGAGTTGATTTCATCGTAATTCTGGTAGAGAGGCGGAGGCACTACCATTTGGATGGAATCAATAAAAAGATTTCAATTTTTTCAAGTGAAAAAATCGTGCTGGAGCATCCAATTTTTCTGGGAGGAAAAATCGTGCTGGAGCATCCAATTTTTTCAAGTGGAAAAATCTACTTGCGGCCCTTACGTGAAGAACGACGGTGTCGTGAAGAACGACGTTGCTTGGTCTTTTTGGCGGCTTTGGATGACTTACGACCCTTACTGTGACGACGGGTGCGTTTGGTGTTTTTGCGGGATTTGCTTCCGCTTTTTTTGGATGATAAATTACCACCGTCCATTTCCTCACCACTACTATTACCTCCTGAATCCAAAAGCTGACGTTTTCGCCCCGACCCCCTTGACCCGCTCGAATACACGTCATCACCAGCCGCAGCACCCATAGCAGGAGCAGGAGCAGGAGCAGGAGCAGGAGCAGCAGCAGGAGCAGGAGCAGGAGCAGGAGCAGGAGCAGGAGCAGGAGCAGGATCAGCAGGAGCAGGATCAGCAAGAGCAGCAGCAGCAGGAGCAGGAGCAGCAAGAGCAGCATCACCACCACCGCCACCACCCGCATCAGCAGCAGCAGGAGCTGATTCCACTGCTGCTTCACCCACAGCCACATCCCCCACAATCAAAGACGACGAACCAGATTGCCACCAATGTGAAATTGATTGTCCGGTACGTTTAAAACTGTTGAATGGTTTTTTTATTGCCACCGCATAAACATCTCTAGCAACATCCACAACAGCTCGCATAGCACCAAGTAATTCACCTTGTATTAGTTTAGTCACAGATTGTTGTTCTTCAGTTGTTTTAGGATGAACCATAATGACGGGTTTTCCATCTACTGTAACTTGTTTTGTTTGGGTTTCGTTAGCCCATAGGCGAAACAATTGTGTGCCACGTAAAGTACCTTTCTCTGCTGCAGTTAGTAGTTCGTTATTTAATAGATGTTTATCTTCAAGTGCTTTTTTATCAGGGCTCATAACAACCAATGCGAATGGCACTGGATGATCTTTTACATCAAATCCCTGAGGCTCGGCTACCTGTTCCAAACCAAATGTATTCTGAAATTCTGTAAGCAGGTTTCCTACATCTCTCTTAAAAAACAGCCTACAACTCAAACTCGCTGATTCAGCCGCCGCAGTTATTTGACGTAATCCTTGCCAAACCGAATATCCATCCTCTGCTGAGGAGTCAATATTCAACCTTCTACAATCATCCGCGATTGACGCAAACAATGTATGTTGTGATTGTGTATTGCTATCCAGCAATACTTCTAAACTATCCGTCAGAGGAGGAATAGCATAAGGCTTTACAGCGGCATTAAATTTGTCTAATGTATCTTTAGTTAAATCTCCAAAAAAATGTGGAGACAATAGTACAATGCGAGCTCTGGCGCGTTCAGGGGTTACTTTCCATTCTTTGGCACAATCGGCGAGAACAACATTACGAATCGCTGAACGAATACGAAGAATAGCCTCATTTAATTTGTCTTCGGTTAGGTCTTCTTCATTTGTAGAAACCTCCAATAAAATTTCCCAAAATAAAGCCGCTAACATTAGTTCATAATGTCCGGGAAATGCGACGTCGAATTGTCTTTGAATTGCGCCGCTTGATGATACAATTTTTGCTAATAAAAATCCACACAATCGTGTTTTCAACCTATCTTCAGGTCGACCGATTTGCCCAACCATTCGGATATGTTTTAATTGATTAAATAACCTAGTAATATATATATCGGCCATCTGCCAAACCCACTGACCTGCCTGCCATATATAAAATGCCCCCCCTGCTTGTTGCTGCTGTACAGCAGGAGGAGGAGGAGCCACACCTGCCGGCGGCAGCGGTGGCGGCACTGGTTCCGGTATGGGCCACACTTGTCCTGAGCAGAATTGAATAAAATAACATACAGCAAAGGCAAGACTTTCAGTAGATAAAAATGTGTTACCCATATATTCTACCATTTTTGCCACACTTTCTGGAGATATTCCAACGGCAGCAACGGCCTCTCCCATAAGACTACCCCTAAAACTTTCTATAAACAGTTCCTTATTACTTAACGCGTAAATCGATGCCATAACCGCACCATATACTACACCTCCGGCTGCCCGCCCCCCTACCATCAAAGGCGCCCCTTCAACTCCCAACAAATAAGTACTTGCTACTGGAGCAGCACCAACCCCAAAACCTAACTGAACCCAACTATCATTAAAGTAGCTTACCTTTATTAATTTAAAAACTAAGATAAATAATCGTATAATTGATAGAGTGTTTACACTACGTTTAAAAGTAAATCTTATAAAAGAAGGTAAATCGGGATGATCGCCCCTAGCTATCTCAGGAGAAACACCACAAAGAATCAATAAATTTGATTTCATAGATGGATTTTCCATTAATGGAATAAAGTTATCAATAATACCATTACGAATGGTATCGACCATACTGGGACTTTTCAATTTGTCTCTGTTGGCTCTAAAAAAGTCCATGAGAGTTTTTATACCTTGTACGTCGGGACTCTCCTTACCATTTACTTCAATTTCAAGGTCTAATAATAAACGGTTGGCCTCTAATTCATCAGCAAGATCTCCATGTAATGGGGCTGCGAATCCTCCACCTCCTGCTGCTGCTGCTCTTAACATATTTATTATCTATTCCAAATCAATATACATTATACTGACATTTTAATTTTCCCAACCGTTTCCCGTTCACTCCCTTCCGCCACCACATCCCCCCTCTTCTTAATACACTGGTCGTCAACACTAAACGTCGGCACTTTCACATCCTGTGGAACAATCGAAATCACGCATTTCGCCTTCTTCCCATATAATGGTTCAGTACACCCCTTTTCGTGTTGACCCTTCTTCCGCGTCCCTGTCCGCGTCCCCATTTTCCCCCGATAAAACTCCCTAAAATTAAAGACCTTCGGCGCATCCTGGGTACACCGCGATCGAAAATGTTCATATCTCTCACGCACATCGCAGTATGTAAGCCCCGACTTCTTCCCCAGCAGCCGATTCACTGTTTCGTGGAGGTCATAAACAAAACGCGAAAAAGTATCGCGACTCGCCATATGACACATCCGAATCGGCCGAGTTGCTAAATTATTCGTCAAATTCATCCGGCAATATTTACACGGAAGAATATTCCTTAAGTTCAGTATAAATTCCATATATTGCCGTTTTTGGTCCGGTGTCGGTGTGACCGGATAGTTAAAACTCATCGTGTGAAGGAAGTGCCACATACTTGGCCCCCACACTGTCGTAAGCATTCCATCGCCGCTATGAAAATCCTTCTTGGTAAATGCTCTCACTTTTTTCGTCCGGCGGTGGCCTTTTGTAATCTCCGGGATTTGCGGGACTAAACTCTCGGACCCGGTGCCGCCGCCAGTGCCTCCGGTGCCGCCGCCGCTTAGTATCTTCGCACGAATCGAGACCGAGCCGTGTCGTCGTCGACGATACCGCGATTTCCTTTTACGGCTATTCGTCATTTTTAGTTTCGGTTCTTGTATTACAATACAAGAAATAATCGAATGTAATTATTATATACGAATATTATAATTCCATTCGATTCCATTTCATTCCATTCCATTATGTCCGCAGAACCATTATCTCTCATCACAGATCCCACAAATTATATCGTCCAATATAGTGAGAAAACCAAGTATTCGTGTGTCCTTTTAGGTGCCTCCTTATTTCTAATCATTCTATTCTTCATCGGTCCATTCTCTCTATCCTCCGGTTCATTCTCATCCGGGTTTATGAAACTCGTCGTTATCGCCTTACTTGCGGCTACCGCCGCGATATTGTTCCAAGCAGTGATGCCCGTCATCGATACAAAGGGGATTATCGAAACCGACTTATTTCCCGAACTCAAATTCAACTTCTTTATCACTGTCGGATTCATTTTGCTTATCGCCGTTTTAGCTATTATTGTGGTCAGATTGTAATTCGTGGTATCGTTGTGTATAACGCAATGGTCTGGCGCCGCCGCCGCCGGTCCCGGTCCCGGTCACCCGCATAATTTCGGTGAAATACAACCGGTCGTTTACGTATTCGTCTCGCCGGATGTTTAGTAAAGCCCCCGTTTTTTTATCGCGAAAAATCATTGTTGTAATATATATCCAAATCGTTTCATATTCTTTCTGCCTGTTTTCGTTTAAATTCCTATTATTAATCATAACAATATAATATAATAAGAATACACAGGTAAAATATGGTCGAATTAACCTCCATCGGCCAATCTTTAAGCGCAAATTCCAAATATATCGTGATTGCGCTTGTTGTTTTAGCCGCAATCAGCGGTATTCTTTACTTTGTCATCTCTAAAAATATGGCCCCCGGTCTCAATAAGTTCTTCCAACAGTCACAGGGAAAATCTGTCACGGTGGACGGTGAAGACTCGGGTGGTCCAGGTGATAAGAACGCGCAACTATATTTATTCAAGGTGGATTGGTGTCCTCACTGTAAGAAGGCCAAACCTATTTTCGACAGTGCGGAGAAGGAATGGAACAGTATCAATGACACCGGATACAATGTAGCATTTAAGACGGTGGATTGCGAAGCCGATCCAGATATGGCAGATAAGTTTAAAGTGGATGGTTATCCCACGATTAAGCTTGTCAAGAATGGCGAGGTTATCGAATATGACGCAAAACCCGACAAAGACAACATTATCGTATTTCTCAAAACTATGTTAGCATCATAATAACGAATGATTATAGCGATTCTATCGTTATTATGAATATACATCATGCTTCAATCATTGCCTGCCTCCGGGTCCGGGTCGGCCTCTGCCTCGGCCTCTGCCTCGGCCTTCGGGTCCGGGTCCGGGTCGGCCTCTGATTCAGGTATAATTGAAATCGGCATTGAGAACTCGGTCATAGCTGCTGCGACCAATGATGACATCGGCGGCGAAGACGGTGCTACTACAGGCACAGTAGTCGGAACAGCCGACTTGGATTCCAAAAAATTCCGGCGATAGGACAGAAATACATTCGCATAGGTTTCGCCCCGTAACACCAACTCGCGACGATAATTCTCATCTTTAGCCCAATTCAACCAATCTTGCGATGAAAATATCCTTGACACACATACGACTTCATTCTGGAACGGAATCGAAGGTCGGTTTTCAAATAAATTGCTCTTGACTTGGTTAAAAAATGTGGATATAAACTGTAAAACAGACGACTTTTCCGTAAGATTGGCCGGTTTTCGTTCCCATAATATTTTTATTCCAAGTATCTCCGAAACATCGCATTTCTGGTTGTTTATACAATCACGGATAGGATAGTCCGTTATAATCCCACCATCCACATAACAACATCCGTCACGATATATTGGTGTAAATACAAACGGATAACAACAACTCATATAAGCTGCTTCTATTACTTGCTGCTGCGGATGTGTTTTATAACTAAAATCTACCGTTACGAATTTATTTAATTCTGTTACAATAAAATGAAGTTCTATACCCGTTCTATCATAAAATTCTTGGAATGTTATGTTTGTATTCATATCTTTGCCTTGTAGCGCCGGACGGAGCATTTCGGTGAATTCTTTCAATCCATAAAGCGCATGTTGACTGTACAATTTATACGCAATATCCCATTTCTTTTTCGCGTCATATGCGAATGCGGCCGCTTTACTGGTTGCTACCGCAATCGTTGCGGAAACACCGCCGCTGCCACCGCCACCGCCGCCACCGCCGCTAGTGCCGTCAGTTTGCGCGCCATCTTCATTATCACCTGTACTCGACGAAGACGACGACGCTGACGCTGACGATGACGACGCGAGAGGAACGGATGTAAATATCTTTTCCCATGGACGCTTTATTAAAAAGTCGTCTAGTGTTTCCCACTCATATTGTAATGCGATAAGGATTGCGGCAAATGAGCCAATCGACGAACCGTAAATGGACCGAATATCCTTGATATCCCATACGCCTTTCAAATTCAACGTGCGAAGAATACTATACATCATGTGTCCTGCGGGACCACCCGACGAAATAACCAAATGCCTTATTTTGGATTCTGACATGATTCTTGGATATATTACGCGATATCTATTTATTATATATTTTGATGGTACGCCGCACTATCCAAACGCGTTGTATCAACACCGTTATTTTCTTATCTGTTTATACATAAACGCTTATCCGCGCATTCTAATGGACGACTTATTCAAATTCTCCGGCGATAATATCGAAAACGTGGAAAAAATCAATTTAGATGAGTTGTATGAAAAGAAAAAAGAACAGGACAAGAACAAGCTTTTCACCTATAACAAAATATTAGCGCGTATTCACGAAAAAATCAAGCTCACATCTCGTCAAAAGTGTCACCAGCAATTCTGTTGGTTCGTCGTCCCGGAAATCATCCTGGGTGTCGCGAATTATGACCACGCAGGATGTATCGCGTATCTCGTAGATAAATTACAGGAAAACAAATTCATGGTGCGTTATACTCACCCCAATCTGCTTCTTATTTCATGGCATCATTACGTACCGAATTATGTCAGAACGGAGTTCAAGAAAAAGACCGGAACGGCGATTGATGAATATGGTCGGCCGATATTATATGACGCGGAAGGTAATGTCATAAAATACAATGACGGCGCGGGCGGTGCTGGCGGTGCGGGCGCGGGTGGCGGAGGACGAGCGCAAACACACCCACCGGAAGACGCAAATACGTTATTGTATAACGCAAGACATGAATCATCCGCCCCAAATCTCTCGGAAACACAAGATAAAAAGGAATATAAATCGACCGGGTCATATCGCCCAACCGGAAATTTAGTATACAACCAGGAATATTTTCAAAAACTGGAAGACCGGCTTCAGTAGTCTGTCACGGACAACTAATTCACAATAGGTGGCACATTATTCCCCCGCTTAAATACATCGTTATCGATACGTGCCAACTCATGTGATAATTCCGCCTTTATCGTTTCTTCTGATATCTCGCTCGTTGAAGCAGTAGAAACATTTGTAATATACCGATTCCCCTGTTGAATCAATCGGCGAATCGCGGATAATACCTCTCCTTCTAGTTTGGATGTTCCTCTTGAATCGCTCCATTTTTTATTCAGTTTCGATTGAAGGTTTTTGTATTCGTTCGCCGCGGACGACGATTTCGAAGCGATTTTATTATAGATATCATCCGACTCGTTGAATATCGACGTGGACCTGGACTCTGACTCGGACGACTTACGCGATTCATCAGACTCTTGTTGCTCTTTCGATAGATTAAGCTGTTCGGTCGCCTGTTCTAACTGAATACTCATACTCAATTGTTGTAAGATTTGAAACCCCGCATAAAACTGCTCGTAGCTATACGCATACAATTGGACGATTTTACTCCGTGCGTCATTAATAATAATCTGTAAATCCGCGTCGGTTAAATTCGGGTTGATAAAGAAATCGTGATACATACTTAAGCGATAAAAGTCGCGGGAATACGGTTCGATGGAATCAAACCCTTCGACGCGTTTGAAACCTTTCTCCCAGCGTTCTTCCATCTCGCGCATCTCTTCGCTGCTTTTTTTCTGAATCACGAACACCCGGTCCAATAATCCGACAATATACTTACGGCGCTTCGATATCGTATAAATCATCGATTTGATATGATTTACATATTTGACAAATACGCTATCTTGCCGAACCGCGTCGTTAATCTTGAACGACTTATTCTTGTTTATTTTACACCATTCCTTGATTTGTTCGTTATCCGCCACGTATTTCCCGACATCCGCGAACGTCTTTATTTCATCGGTCGGCTCTCTCCCCGTCACGATGCGAAATAAATCCCGGACATCGCGGCTATATATCTTATCTTTCATATGACGGCTCATTTCAATAAATTGCGGCGTCTTTGGATTCGATATCGACGTTTCGTGAAAAATATCAAAATACAGTTCTTCGAGCGCGGCGAAAATGGAGGGGTCCACCTTATTACGATAAGGTGACGTCGCCGAATTCATATTCAATGGGGTCGCCTTCTTTTCTCGTATAGAACTTGTTATATCGCAGACATTCGGCGTCATCATCATATCGCCGCTGCCCTTCGACAAAAACCGATGTAAGTCTCGTTGGACATCCTGGTGTTTTTTCACGAACGTCGAGAGATTGGATGCTTCATATTTCTGTGCGCCGCCGTCCTTCCCCCCTTCACGTTCAAACAAACTAAATGTTAACATATCGTAGAAATTCGTCGGTGCGGAACGCCGGTTTGTTTCATAATTATACGGCCGCATCGTCGACATAATCGCGTTGAATAGGTTTCCGATTTGGACATAAAACCGCGCAATACCGACACACATCTGCTTCTTTCTAAACTCATTCGGTTCGTCTAGTTTGCTTTCTTTCAGGATTTCCTCATTTGTATTTACGAGCAATGCGCGGTCCATCGCGCTGTACATCTCGTATTTTTCCGAAAACAGTTTATGTCTCCGGTCCATATACGATATCAGGCGAAACGGCAGCCGGTTCAGGATTTCACTCGTAATCACAATGAGTTTCTCGCATTTCCCGCTGTCGGACAACGACGAGTTGAATTTCACCTCTTTTAATATAACACGTTGTGCGTATAAATCCAGTTTCAATGCCATATCATTTAGTTTTTTTATACTAGAACCGCCCTCGCCACCGCTCTCTGTTGATAGATTGTTTCCCATGCGTCGTGATATATACTACGTATAAAAATATAGAGGGCGTATGGACGACCGGGCCGACCAGAATAAAATTGATATAAACGTATCAATATATATTATATTTAAAGGGTGATATTGTATTGCTTGTGTATAGGATAAATATACTTCTTCGAAAATGTCCTCGTCCTCGTCGTCGTCGTCGTTGTCGTTGTCGTCATCGTCCAATTTAAGTTCGTGCCACGGGGTTTTTATACCGACTACCAAACAATACACACACACCGTATACAATCATGATTATCAACATCAATTACATCAAAAACATGGCAATCGCACAGGACCGGTTGTCAATACTACAAAGAAAAACAAGAAGAACCAGAATAGTGGCGAGTCCATTTGGAAGAATATCGAAGACGCGTTTTTACCGGAATTATTAGAAGAACAACGCTCACGTACGGAGCCAACGGCGACGGCGACCGAAATAAATGACGATGACATATTGAAATCCGTGTCATCTGATTCCGACGGAGATGTACCCATAACGGTACCTGAATGTATTCATTATTCACCGAAGCCGACCGCGGCCGCGCTACTCGCTGGCGCAAAAGCAGCGGCGGTGGCGGCGGTGGCGGTGGCGGCGGCGGGAGGAACGGCTACGGCGACGGGGGCGCTGAAATTATCGTCCCTTTTCATAAAACCCGATATGGATGTTGAATGTTTGTACCGTAAATCGGGGATTCGCGAAAATTGCGATGTATGTTCGAGCGACGTGGTGTTGACCGACGACGGGTTCCTCACCTGTAAAAACCCGAATTGTAGTATATTATACAAGGACGAATCTCTCGACCAGACCGCTGAATGGCGGTATTATGGCGCGGATGATAATCAGGCGAGTGACCCGACGCGTTGCGGTATGCCGGTGAACCCGCTTCTCGTGGAATCGTCCTACGGATGTAAAGTGATGTGCGAGGGCGGCTCCTATTCGCAAGATATGATGAAAATCCGGCGCTATACTGAATGGCAATCGATGCCGTATCGCGAGAAGGCGCAATATGATATGTTCCAGAAAATCACCACCATCGCGCAGAATAAGGGGATTTCAAAGATGATTATCGACGAGGCATTGCGCGTCCATAAGCGCATATCGGAGCATAAGACGTTCCGAAGTCTGAACCGTGATGGCGTCGTTGGCGCATCGATTTATATCTCGTGTAAAATCCACAATTGCCCGCGCACCGCCAAAGAAATCGCGACCATCTTCAATCTGGATAATACCAGCGCGACGAAGGGATGTAAAAATGCGGTGTCGATTATCAATGAACTGGAATCCAACCTGGATAATTCGGAGAAAACGAACTTCTGTAAGACGAAGCCGGAGGCGTTTATCGAGAGATATTGTAGCCGCCTGAATATAAACGACGAGCTCACCAAGTTGTGCCAGTTCATCGCGGTTATGATTGAAAAACAGAACCTGATTCCGGAAAACACGCCGCATAGTATCGCGTCGGGTATTATCTATTTCGTGGCGGATATGTGTAATCTGTCCATCACGAAAAAGGACGTGAATCGCGTGAGCGATATGAGCGAGGTCACAATCAATAAGTGCTATAAGAAGCTGTATGACATGCGGGATAAACTCATTCCGAAAATGATAATCAGCAAATACCAGAAGTAATGCGCCGCTTCGGCTCGCTCGGCTCGGCTTCGCTCCGCTCGGCCCGTAATATTCTATATTTTCTTATGTGTTCATATATAATATTACATTCGATGACAGATACCGAGTCCGCGTCGTCCGCATCGCCCGCGTCGTCCGCATCGCCCGCGGTTCCCAAATTCGTGTTTATTGTTCCCTACCGCGACCGCGAGCCTCATCGTGTATTTTTTAATACATATATCCATAAAGTAATGGAAGACGTCCCAGAGAAAGACTGGACGTATTACTTCGTCCATCAACGCGATTCACGCCCATTTAATCGCGGTGGAATGAAAAACATCGGGTTTTTAGCAATAAAGTATCGATACCCAAATCATTATAAGGATATCACATTCATATTCAACGACGTCGACACATTACCCTACGACAAGAATGTGCTGAATTATGAAACTGACTTCGGTGTCATCAAGCATTTTTACGGTTTTAATTTCGCACTCGGCGGTATCTTTTCAATTCGCGGCGCGGATTTCGAAAAAATAAACGGATTCCCCAACTTCTGGGCATGGGGCGGCGAAGATAATCTCATCCACGAACGCGCCAAAAATACAGGACTTATTATCGACCGAAGCAATTTCTTCACCATCGGCAATATGAATATTCTCCAATTTGCGGACGGGATTAAACGCCTGATTTGCCGCGATGAACTCGCAACATCTATTATGAAGGACCACGCTGATGGTATAACCACCGTCAAAAATTTGAACTACATAATCTACGCCGATACACATATGATAGACGTCACGTCATTCGACACATTAATTTCACCATATCAACTTAAGTTTGAAGAACAAACACTTGATAAGGTGAGTAAAATTCGCGTATCTCCGAAAAACGCGATAAACAACATCAAAGAATTGAAAACACGGTATTTTCTTGAGTCGAATGGTATGAATTATAACTCCGCGAACTCGGGTATGGCCATGGCTATGGCACAGAATAATCCGTCGATGTTTACCCAGGGCCAAGGCCAAGGCCAGGGATCGCGTGTGACTACACCTTCATATAACGCGATAAATCATATGATTCAGCCGGAATTGCCCTTTAACACGAATTTACAAAATAGACGTCCGCGCGATTTCGGCGCATTTTTACCACAACAGTATTCGGGTAAGGTTAATACTGCGGCGGCTGCGGCGGCGGCGGCTGCGACCGTTGTCGGTTCCACGAAAGTCTATCAAGTGAATAAACAAACCCAAAATGTGGTTATACCATTACAACGGCCCGCATCCACGGGAACCGCGCCGAATATTCACCAACAAAAACGGTTCGGAATGCGTGCGATGTTTATGTAGTCTCGCGTCGCTACATCCCTCCGCTGGCGCGCCGGGATTTCGCTCCGCTCGGTCATCTTCTCGCGTCGCAGCTCGTTCCGTCTCGCAAAGCGGGACGCCACTCGCTACTCCGCTCGGTCAGCTCGCGTCATCTTCTCGCGATTTTGACATGTGACCAGCCAGGGTTTTTTGACATGTGACCAGCCAGGGTTTTTTGACATGTGACCCGCGCAGGGTTTTGTGACATGTGACCCGCGCAGGGTTTTGACATGTGACCCGCGCATGGTTTTGTGACATGTGACCCGCGCAGGGTTTGTGACATGTGACTGGTTTTACACCGTAGGTCAAAATAGAGCGTAGCTCCCGTCGTTGGGGGGCGGAACCCCCCTAGAACTCAGCGTTGAATTCAAACACAGTATCCGCCACTTTCTTCTCGGCCAGCGCATACTCGCCCACCCGGCGCTCGAAAAAGTTGGTTTTCCCCGCGAGGCTAATCATCTCCATAAAATCGAACGGATTCGCCGCATTATAGATTTTGTCGTAACCAAGCTGTAAAACCAGGCGGTCCGCGACAAATTCGATATACTGACACATCAGTTTCGCGTTCATTCCTATCAACCGACAAGGCAGTGCTTCCGCAATAAATTCCTTCTCGATTTCCACCGCATCACGCACGATTTCATACACACGATGACGCTGAATCTTCTTCACCATCTTCGTATACAATAACACCGCAAACTCCGTATGAAGCGCCTCATCGCGAGAGATGAGTTCATTGCTGAATGTCAGTCCAGGCATCAATCCGCGTTTCTTCATCCAGTAAATCGAGCAAAATGCGCCAGAGAAGAAAATCCCCTCGACGCACGCAAACGCCACGAGGCGTGTCTGGAATGTGCTGCGTTTATCGCCAATCCATTTCAGTGCCCAATCCGCCTTCTTTTTAATACACGGAAATGTTTGAATCGCATTGAATAGGCGGTGCTTTTCCGTGCTGTCTTTAATATATGTATCGATAAGGATACTATACATTTGCGAGTGGATATTCTCCATCGCGATTTGGAAGCCGTAAAATGCGCGGGCTTCCGCCAGTTGAACCTCGCTCATAAATCGTTGTGCGAGATTTTCCATAACAATCCCGTCGCTTGCGGCGAAGAATGCGAGAATCATCGATATGAAATATCTTTCGTCGTCTTGAAGCGCGTTCCAGTGTGCGGTGTCTTTGGTAAGGTCCACCTCCTCCGCACGCCAGAAGCAATCCACTTGTTTTTTATACATGCTCCATATTTCCGCGTCTTTAATCGGGAATAATACAAACCGACTCTGGTCTTCTTCCAGTAAGGGTTCGATGACGGTTGTTTGTTTGGTGGGTGCGGGCGCGGGCGTGGCGGGCGACGCGGGGGCGGCGATGGCCGCGGTGACGGTAACCAGTGCGTCAGATTCTCCGACTTTCTCGGAAATGGACTGTGTGGGTGGCGCGGGGGCGATAGATAGGGCTTCAACAGACATCTATAATAACGTGACTGTAATGGTGTGTAAAATACGACGAGGTGAGTATTATAATACGGGAGTAGGGTTTAATATGATTTCCTAAACATATTATACTGAAATATAAAAAATATATATAAACCGAATTATCATCTGTATAGCATATACAACCGAATGTTTGACAAACTGGATATTGCTGTGATTAACCTTGACCGCCGCCCCGACAGAATGGCGTATATCCATAAAAGTATTCCATTTTTATACAATCCGATGATGAGACATCATTTTCCGTCATCGTCGATGACGAGACCGATGCGGATGAATACCGGGATTTTTGCCTCACGTGGGGGGTACCGCCGATTTCCTGCGATTGACGGCCAAAATATTGCGAAATATTATCCCGAATTCGATTGGTTGCTGGATACGGTGCGTGATTCGTCGCGTGTTCTCGGCGAAGTCGGATGTTCATTAAGCCATTATTCTCTATGGAAAGGACATGTCGCCGCGCCAAACGCGGATTATTTGCTTGTATTTGAAGATGATGTGTTATTTACAGATGCGTCGCATGACCGAATGAAGGACGTTCTATGTGAACTCGAGAGCCGGGGCGGCCGCAGTGGCAGTGGCGGCACGGGCGGCGATGCGTGGGACGTCCTCTACGTCGGCGGTCAATGGACGCCGAATTATGATATTGACGGCGAAAAGACCTATTTTTCATTCCAACGAACAACTGGAGAATCTCTCGATACGTATTATTCAACCCAGCGCGCGGCCACGTCCGCGATATACAAACGCCGAAATTTATCATCCGCCGTTATTCAAGGCAATCGGAATGTATGGTTTACGCCGTTATTTCGAACCGCCGGAGCATATCTTATCAGCCAACGCGGTGCGAAACGATTATTGGAAGCGGTTGAAACCGATACCGCATTATTTATGAAAACGCCGCTTGATATGTGGCTGCTTGAAATGGACTTTCGCGGATATATTGATGTGTTCGACCGGTTCCCACACCCGTTTTACCAGGCAGGGTTTGAACTCGTCAAGGAACCGAGTCACATCCAAAACGATATTCATCGCACTGATTTTCAACCGGTGAGGATACCTGCGGCCGCGGCCGCGACTGTGGCAGCCGCGTCATATCACCTTCATTGAAAACGTCGACCAATCAAACCCATTCGCCCATTTCACGCGACAATCTATCTCACTATATCCTTCCTTTTGAATGATATATTGCTCATTGGCCAGCCAGCAGTTGTATTTCGGTTGAATATATTCCGTATACATAAAATCAATATTCTTGCGCTCCAGCTCTATCCGGTTCGGGTAACTCTCCACGAAATCCAGAATCGGTTGATACATGTGTTGTTTCACCAAATACGCGTGATTACACCAAATCGTGCCCTTGACCCACTTTTGCGCGGCGTCAATACCATCATACCGCGTCAATATACCGCCCAAATACAGAATATCCCATTCCTTGTGCGCGGCGGCGCCAGCGGTGCCAGTTCCATCGCCACGGGGTAACGCAACCTGCGCAAGTTCCATAATATTATCGCAAATGACGATGTCATCTTCTACAATAAGGACCGACGAGAGATTTTTAGTCTTGGCGTATTGAATCGCCTTGATATGCGATCGGAAACATCCCACCTTCGGGTCTTCTGTATTCAGGTGATTCATCAAAAGCGTGTGTTTGATTCCGTGTTTGCGTAAATGGTCGCTGACATATTTGGTTCGCTCCGGGCGTTCTTCCAGGCAAATCGCGACAACCTCTTCCGCGAACGGCGGTTTCAGTAAAAAACTCGCGCCGGTGCCGGTGCCGTCCGGCTGCTGCTCTTGCTGCGGCGATGACGGCGATGATGGCGATGATGGCGGTGTATGTATCGTTTGGGGCGTAAAAAGCGCCGTAGACGACACCGATGAAAGCGACCTATCCGACAATTGCGGGGATGTATCCGGAGTGGGTCTCTTGTATTTGAAATACTTTTCCCACGTCACAGTCCGTCCATTATATGTAATTACTTTCAAGTATGGATTATGGACCTCTTCATAATTATTACGCTCCAATAAGTCGCGGATTCTCGTATATATTTTGTCGGTGCTGACCTCGATACTGAAAAACTCGATTTGAAATACCTTATTTGAAACAACAAGCCCGACCTCGCCAGTACCGCTCGCCGACGACGGCGCCGGCGCGGCTTGGTTCTCCTCGAAAAACGTGGAAAGAATCTCGTATTCCGCACCTTCACAGTCAATCGCGCAATAATCAATATGTTCCGGCGCGCTCTGCTGACAACACAGGTCATACAGTGTTATCGTGTCGACCTTATACGATTTCACGGTTGTTCGTGTCCACTCCTGACAGTCCTTATTGTTTTCCAGCGACCCTTTAAGTCCACTCAATTCATTTATATTTGATTCATAGAAAATCGCCCCGCTGCCACTTCCGTTGGTCATACAAGATGTCACATTTGAAACCGCGGCGAATATTGGATTTGCGCGGCTGTCCCGCACTCTATCGTGATAAACACGCGCAGGCTCGACTGCGAGACCGCGCCAATCACGATATCTCTCGAAAAAGTAACAGGAAGAGTAACTGACTCCGTCCGCCGCGCCGATTTCGATGAAATACCCGCCGTGTTTGCCCTTCGTTATATATTTATCAACAAACTGGTCGTTTCGAAAATCGTGATAATATTCGGGGTATATTGTGAGGTCCTCTCGCCCCCCTTCGGGGGGCTCGGCGGTCTCGGTCTCACAGAACGCCGATTTTGGAGAATTATACACCGTAAGCTCCATCTTCTGTTTATGAAGAAACTCGTTACGGCGCATTACATCCCCAAGTATCGTCTCCCAAAGGTGCGTTCCATACGACTCGGCCGGAAACTCATACGGCACGGATTCCGAATTCAGAAACGCGACATTATCCTGCCAGTGAAGCGGCATAAATACAATCCCGTCAAGCACCTTCATCCTATATTTATGGAGGTAATGCGGGTGGTCATCAATCAACTTCTTATTCGAATCGCGGATATGATGCGCCCAGATGCCCAACCTCAACCCCGATTTGAATTCATTCAGCCATAATTTGATAAACTCGTTCTTCGGTTTCGCCGCCAAGAACGCATTGATTAGACTACGGCAATTTGTGCGTTCCTCGCTGATATAAAATGAATGTCCGGATTTGAAGACTTCGTCAAAGGGGCGCGTGATAATCATATCGAGGTCCAGGTATACGCCACCATGCTCGTATAAGAGTTCCAGTCGAACCACATCCGCCTTATACTGGAAATGCTTCAATTCGAACCCGTCGAAAAACTGCGGCACATCGATTTTCAGGATTCGCACACCTGGTTGTGCCTTGATATCATCCCAGTATTTATTGTTCACGGGTTCCTTCGAGTTGTAAATCCGGATTTCATAATGCGGCATATATTGAAGCATCGAATGGACGCAGCGATGATGGAAGTTATAGAATTCGGTCTCGCCGAAATAGAGCAGGTGGATGACGTGCGGGATTTCCACGCAGGGGTCTTTCGGGTATAACATCCCCAGGTTCGCGATGGATGATTCTTTGATATGATCGGGGAGTTCGGACTCGCCGTCATTGACTCCATTGGGCGCGTTGGGGGGCGGCGACGGCGTATCCACGATTTCTTCGTATTGCGCGACGGCGACCGCGGGATTGATGGCGAAATTAGCGCCAGCGCGATAAAACCGGACAAAATTCGTATCGCGTTTGTTATGCGTGGGGAAATAGTCGAGATACATGTCGGCCAGTGCGACCAACTTCTCATACTCTTTATTGTAATGGTGCTGGTTGTGGATTTCTTGGAGCATTTGATTTCGGTCCATTGGCTTGTAACTATTCTGGTAATGGATATATCGCAGTTTCTTCAGTCGATTGGCTGCGGTGGCGGCGGTGGTGGCGGTCTCGGCGGTATCGGCGGTGTCAGACGCACTGTGCGAGAGATTATACGTCCCCCACGCCATCCCGCGCGCATTACAATCCGCTGGACACTTCGACGACGACGACGACAGAAAATAATCATCGTATCCGAATTCGCGGATATTGCCCGCACTCACCATTTGCGACCACGCTTTCGTAGGCTCCACTGTATAATGCGCCTGGCGTGATGGGTCGCGCGATATATCATCGATGGCGACGATGTTTTTTTCATCCCGCGCCAATCGCAGCGAATTCAAAATATCTTTCATCGGAATATCGCCTTGATGTCCGCCGTCGATGAATATAAAATCGAACAACAGTGGCGGCGCAGTGGCGGGGTTCTTCATCCGATGCGCGACTTGCTCTTCGTATTTGGGGATTGTGACGGTGCTGTCGCCTGTCACGAGGGTATGACGCCCCGGGAACACCGAGTCGATATAACGCTTCGCCGCAAATACATACGCATACTCCCCCAAATCAAAACTCACGACTTTGGTTTCGGGCGGCGTGATAGCAAGGAAAAGCAGGGCGGAATGCCCCGCGTTGAACCCGATTTCCATGATGGACTGGGGTGCGCGCTGAAGGACGAGTTCGCGAAGGCGTGCGACCTGTGCGTCGATTTGGTAGGACCCTCCTTCTACGATATGATATGGTTTGAGGGCGGCGGTGAGCCCTTCTAGGATGCTGGGATAGTCGGCGGCGGCGGCGGCGGCCATTTGATGGGTTGTCATTATACAATTATGTTGTCAAAACTGCTGACGTGTATAATGAAATAAGAGTGTTTATATTTATATATGTTTGGGTTGGTCGTGCGTGACCTACGAGTCCCCTCGTGGCTTACGAGTTATTTTAATATAACCTTGGTCTGTCACGGCTAACGTGCTGGCAGTATTATTATAAAACACCAATCGTGATGATAATGTTCCAGTTGTCACATTTGTCGACGACGAATATGCGGTAGTTGCGCTGGTTTTATAGGTACGATTCGGATTTCCACTAGCATCTAACGCGATAGACGAGTGTTCTATTTGACCTAATATTGTGTTTGATGAAAACTTTGGACGGGTGAATGTGATTTTAATATAGTGGTAAATTTCCATCGATCCAGTGGAACTATTTATGGCATTTAACGATATAATTCCGGGAAAATTGGTCTCACCGGACCCGCCGGCTGATTCTAAAACTTCCGTATAGTAATAACAATATTTTGTTTCCGTCAGATCATCAAACCAGGCCATATGTAAATACGTACTTCCGACAGATACTGTCTGTTTCATTTCAAATAAAACTACGTATTCATAATTATCAAAATCCCACGATTGCGTATTCGTGAAATAGGCATTACTCGTATATCCATTAAAATTGCCCGTGGTCATATTTCCGTCTTGTAAAATATACGAATTCGATGTACTTGGTCCGGTGGGGCCTGTCGGCGCTACGGCACCAGTGGGCCCTGTCGGTCCTGTCGGTCCTGTCGGTCCTACTATATTTTTTACCAATGGAACAATCACATTATATGTTTGCCCTGGTGTGAACCTCGCAGTTGCATATGCGATGACTCTAGGTTGGTTGGCAATTGGATTTGTTAGATCACTATAATCAACGCGTAGCGTAGGAACTGTGTTGCCAGCTGAATATATTGTTGTATTAAATGAAATGGTCGAGTTGGATGGACTGTCTATTCCAATAATACCTTTTGACCCTGTTGCTGTACCACCTAGTATTTCTGTATTTTGTATAACATGTATTTGGGTTACGCCATTTAATGGTAATGAAAAGAATATAAGGAATCCACTAGTACAAGTCGCTATGTTTTTACTTACATAAAAACGAATATTAGACCCTTGAAGTGATATATCCACCATTAATAATCGTTGAACTGGTAATGTTTGCGTTATGTTTCTAGAAATGATAATGTTTCCATTAAGAAAATCTGAAGCAACTCCGTTATTTATGTTAATACACTGGGTTGAACTACCGCTATTTCCTTCAAATATATTGTCACAAATAAAACAATTTCCCAAACAACCAGTTAGTATAATGTATCTGTGCGAATCAGCCGTTCCTACAAACTTGAATGTATTATTTGTAATCTGAATGGTATGATTATTAGATGATATTGCGAATTCATTTGTTTCAAAAATACAATCTGAAACATAATTATTATTTTTGGATAACCCTGAAAAGTTAAGTATATTTGTATTACTGAACGTATTCACATTATTAAATGTTAATGTGCTAAACCATACGTCACTTTCAGTTATTGTAAAATGTTGTGTTGTGGAACTGTATGTTATTCTAATTGTATTTACTGTTCCTACAATCTTTAACTTTTTACTAATAGTTTTACTGGTTGTCAATGTAATGTCTGTGGTTATCTGAATAATATCATAATTTACCGCATTGGTTAATGCGGTGTCTAGTTCAGCTTCCGTGCTTACATTACGTACAGTACCATTGTATACTATCGATGGTAATGAGACGATTTGTGGAAATCCTATATCTGAGTTTCCATATAAATTAAATGAATTATCTAGATATGTGTTTGATACACTAGCATTGATGGGTTGTGTAGTTTGATATATCATACTTGTTCCTGTCGGGCCTATTGCGCCGGTCGGTCCGCTCACCCCAATCAATGAAAAACTCAAGAAGCATGCGTGCGCGTTAATAAATGGTACCGCAATCGGGACCAGGTTTTCGATTGTGAGCGTAACCCATCCACTCGCGGCGGAGTCATTGGACATAACCCCCGTGACTTTAAATATCACGTAATTCGAATAATCCTCTACGTCCTGGATTTTGAGGATGGCGAGGCCGCCGCTATTGCTTCCACCGCCATAAAGTGCGAGTTGCGCGAAATACGCGTAGATTGTATTATGCGCGCTTGTCCCGTCCTGATTGTTGATATACAACGAGGTTGCTGCGCTTTGCGAGGCGAAATTATTCAATCTGAAATTCCCTTGTCCTGGATTTTCCGCGGTGGTCGACGACGACAAATAATACGTAAATGTATTTATTGCGGTGCTTGATGTCCCTGATGCGCCGGTATATCCCTGTGGACCCGTTGGTCCGACTTGTCCTGTCGGTCCATCAATACCATCCAAATTCACATTGTATACAATCTCAGCGGTGAATTCACCCGTAATATTTTGGATATTGTTAATCGTCATGCCGCCGTTAGTGGGATTATATGATTGGACTGTGCCTTCAAATCGATTGGATGCGTTCACCGGGGATACCACGACCACCGAATTTCCGGTGATATACGATAATTGCGCGGCGACTGTGAGTTGGACGCTAGAAAACTGGACGGGCGAAATCACTAGTGCGCTAGTTGTCGCAGTATTAAATACATTGCCTTGAACGCCAGTCGGCCCATCTAAACCCGTAGGTCCCATTGGACCCGTTGGCGCTATCGGACCCGTGTGGCCTGTGTCACCCTGTGGTCCCGTCGGCCCGGTTTCGCCTTGTGGGCCCGTTGGCGCGATTGGTCCGGTGTGGCCTGTGTCACCTTGTGGTCCCGTCGGCCCGGTTTCGCCTTGTGGGCCCGTTGGTGCTATCGGACCCGTGTGGCCTGTGTCACCCTGTGGTCCCGTCGGTCCGGTTTCGCCTTGTGGACCCGTTGGTGCTATAGGACCCGTGTGGCCTGTGTCACCTTGCGGTCCCGTCGGCCCGGTTTCGCCTTGTGGGCCCGTTGGTCCAATATCGCCCTGTGGCCCAGTGTGGCCCGTATCGCCTTGTGGGCCGGTTGTGCCGGTCTCGCCCATTGGGCCCGTCGGCCCGGTATTGCCTTGTGGACCCGTCGGTCCGGTGTTGCCTCCTGGCCCCGTCGCGCCTACAAATGTATTCAACGAGAGAATATCACCCAGCCCTGATTCATTGACTTGATATACATTCATATCCAGTGGTATAAATGCGATAATACCGTCGCCATTCCCCGCAGTAAGACGATACGGAACCGACCCGACCTTCATATACGTAAGCGTCGCATTCGCGTTATCTACATCTTGGACCAGGGTGCCATTACTGCGTATCGTTCGCGCGGGTGCGGGCGCTGGGCTCCCGATGACGATATTCTGGTTCGTCGCGGCATAAATACAAACAAGTTGATGGATTGCGGGCGTTATAGCGGTCGTATATCCTTCACCCTGGCTATTCGGGATTTTCACGGTCACACTCTGGATGGTCGTTATACTATCTAGTGTAACCGCCGGTTGTATCGTCCGAAATTGCGACAACGTGAGCGACGTAAGGTTGTTGATGGCGGTGATATTGTGATTGGCCGCGCGTAAAAGCAGATGCCCCTTCTGTACATCACTAAATGTAAGCGTGTCGATATTTGCCCCAGTAATGAGCGTATTTTTAAACACGGTGTTTGTTATATTCGCATTCGTAAAATCGACACCGGTCGCATTTGTATTTGTAAAATTGCCGCCACTCAAATCCACACCGCTTAAATCGGTGTTTGTAATGTCTTGATTGGAATAATCTACTGGCATTCTCTTATATGTAATGTCGAATATAATTTCATTCCTCGGCTGCTTCGGCTGCCTCGGCTTCTTCCTCGGCTGCTTCCTCGGCATCCGATATATCGCGTCTTAATTTCTTGATTTCCGCAATAAATATCGCGAACAACTGTTCATATTGTATCGTCTGGTATCCGAATCCGTCGTCTTTTACACCCACCACCATCTCCGGATATACGCTTTGAAGCTCGTGTGCCAAGAACCCGTATTCTTCCCGCCCCGTAAGTCGGTTCGTGTATTTCACCGGTCGTATATCGTCCACTGTTTTATCCAACGGTAGGTCAGATACGTTATGTTTGATACGGTAATCGCTAATACCGTTCATACCTACCGTTTTGATAGTGCCGCTAATATCCATTGTATAACGAATATCCAACTCGGTTGTGTTGATACCGATAGTTGTTCGTGTGCCGCCGCCGCCGCCACCACCGCCGTCGTTTAACGGCTCAATCGAATACTGAATATTGGTATATCCAGTAGTAGGTTCGGGTATGTCAGGATTGATTATCGTCCATACACCAGGATTCATCGGCCCTGTCGCGCCGGTAGGTCCAGTTGCGCCCAACCCAACCATTGAACCACTTAATCCGGTCGCACCAGTCGCACCCATCGGTCCAGTTGGCCCAGCATACGCAACCACACCTTCGATACCTCCTTCTCCGGTCGGACCTGTCACACCCACGGCACCAGTCGCACCCGATGGTCCAATTCCGCTCTCGATTCCGGCGTCACCCATCGGACCCTGTGGCCCCGTTATTCCGGTATTTCCGTCGACACCCGTCGGTCCGTCGTATCCACGTGGACCCGTCCCCCCCATTTCACCTGTCGCACCCGTTATACCCTCTGGGCCCGTCGTGCCATCGAATGTCGCTGCGCCAGTGGGCCCAGATGCGCCTACTACGCCACTCACTCCGGTCGGTCCTCTCGGACCGGTTGCCCCGGTTCGTCCGTCTAAATAATCGCTGTTTGAAAGTACGTCATAGATTCCGACATTTACAACCTTGAATACATCAATATCATACGGAATTCCGGCTACTAACCCTTGATTCACATGTATTTTGTATACTACATTTCCTATTTTTGATATTGTATTCGATACGACTGTATTGGTAGCTGTATTCGTGACAGTTGTTGTATCTACACCCCCCACCAATGATCGCGCGACAGTAAATGTCTTCGCCGGATAATTCGTAACAAGATTGGGGTCATTTATAACACCGATGGTCTGTGCGTTTATTGTCAATGTTATACTTTCACCGAGCCCGACCGGGGGATGATTTACATAAAACGCTCGTCTAGCATATACGGTGAATGATGCTTGGTAGTTCGTTCCGGAAACGAATGTTGGCGTAATCACAGTAACCGATGAACTCAAGTCGATAACATCATCGGCGAATATGGTTGGAAAAGTTATTCGTAAATCTGATACGAGCGTCATGTAATTATTATTATTATTATTATTATTATTATTATTATTATTATACTATTCTAATGATTTATGTGAATAATATAATATTGTACATGCGTCTTTACCTGAATCGCTTTGATTCCAGTTTTTCGAGTCTACTCTTCAGTGTCTTGATTTCTTCGCAACAAAGCGCGAACATTTGATGGTAACTAATCGCCTGGTAGTCGCCTACTGTGTCTTTTACGCCACACACTAATTCTGGAAATATTTCTTGGACTTCGTGTGCGATAAACCCATATTCCCACGCGTTATTTTTTGCCTTATTTTGAAACATCACTGGACGTAACTGCTGTATTTGTTTCGATAATATCTCTCGCGCGGTCGAATCCGAATTTAAATAAACGACGTCATGCTTAATTCGGTAATCACTGATATTCATAACACCGGTTGTTTTGATATTACCGCTCACGTCCAGTAGATATTGTGTGCTTGCTGCGGTTCCGGGGGCGGTGCTCGTTTGGATGCCGACACGCCCGTTGGTGTAGTAGACTGCGTCGCCAGCACCGCCAGCACCGCCAGCACCGCCGCGCCCCCACAGATTCGCACCCGTTACACCATATATACCAGTTGCGCCAGTGTTTCCGACATCGACACTTTCACCGTGTGGCCCAGTTGCGCCAATCGCGCCCGTTGCGCCTGTATTCCCCGTTATTCCATAAACACCTTGTGGGCCAATGATACCGGTGGGTCCAGTTGCGCCGGTTGGACCGGTGGGTCCGGTATCCCCTTTTCCGGAATTTGGTCCAGTGGGGCCAGTGGCCCCGGTAGGTCCGGTCGCGCCAAATATACCGATTGACCCGGTTACACCCCATGAACCCGTGGGCCCAGTTGGTCCTTGTGTGCCAGTTGCGCCGCGCATGCCGGTCGCCCCAGTCTGGCCTTGATACCCGAATACACCCGTCGAACCCGTAGCACCCGTCACACCAGCTATTCCCACTGGACCGGTCACACCAGTTGCGCCAACATTCCCACTATCGCTTCCGATTGCGGCCGTCGCGAGAACCGCGCCTAACCCATACGATTTCACTTTATAATAATCCGGGTCCACCGGAATACCGACAATAGAACCACCATAGACACGGTATATCACAGTGCCAAGCTTGATGAAGTTGACTTGCGTTCCATTTTCGTCGACTATCTCACCGTTCGAATTCGAACGATATATAGTAGTGCCATTATTTATCCGAGTTTCCGCATTGTTCAGGGTTTCAATATAAAACCCTTCTACGACACTTGGTGTAATGTTTACATTATTGTTATTATTGTTGCTGGCATCGACTGTAAATACGCGGATGGTTTGAAGGTTCGCGATATCACCTTGACGCAAGGATGGGATGAGTGTTGCGATGGTCGCAATCGTTATCGTCGCTGGAACTGCGATTGCGGCAATATTCGCGGCGACGTTGTCGGCATTTTGCCGTAACTGGATTTTCTGTGCGTCACTGAATGTCACACCGGTAATTGTCGCGCCAACGATTCGCACGTTTGTCATGTTCGCATTTGTGAAGTTGGCGTTGGTCAAGTTCGCATTGGTGAGATTGGAATTGGTGAGATTGGTTCCTACGAAGGTGGCGGATATAAAATTCCTACCTGTAAAATCGGAATTTGGAACGGAAAGACCGTTATAATTTTGTGGAGATACGGTGAGTGTCATTGTCGCTGAACCGGAAGTATATAACGCATTTGCGGCTTGTGATACCGTAATCGTAGTTGTTCCAAGACTGACAATTGTTACCACATTACCTGATGTAATGGTAGCGACACTCGTATTTGATGATGAATATGAAAATGCGACCGGACTATTGGAACTCGGGTCCAATGTAAATGTCTCGCCGATTACATTCTTGTTCGTTACAGAGGGAAAGTTGGTAATAACGGTGGTTATCAATGGAAAATACAACGCGATACCACTCGAATTAATACCGTCACCGCCGTATAGATTATACGTCGTTCCATTGATTGTGGCGGCGGTTAATTTCGTGTACATATTGTTCGTCTCGAGTTTATAAACATACGAACCGTAATTCACGTAGGTTGTGCCTGCGATGGTGACGGGTTCGCCTTCATCACACGCAATGATGAAAAAGTTTCCGGACCCGGAAGGGATGGTCGCGGTGGATGTTATCGAATATGAATTCGGTGACTGGTAGGTTGGAACAATAATGCGGAGTGCCTTATCGGTCGGCATTGTCGGGTTGAAGGATTGAATATCGCGCGCCTGCGACAATGTGAATACATTGTTGTTCAATGTTGTCAGGTTCACGCGGCGACGATTCTCTTTTTTCCGGAGGATGTCATACCGGTCGATATCGCGATAGTAGGAAAAGGAGAGATCGAATGTCGTTGCGGTGGTTCTTATTATTGCGAAGGTTCCGCGATTCGTATAAACGGCGAATATGTTAGAGTCACCTTCATCCTGTCCCACACAAATTTTGCCGGTGTGTTTCAAAGCGGCGAAACCGCCAGCATTGGAATAGACCGCAGCGACGTTGTATTTCGCACTATTTCCGGAATAAAATCCGGGAGTCAACCCACCATACTGTGTATCTCCCCACGCAACAACGTTGCCGTCGGTTTGGTGAGCCATGTATGCACGAATAGTAGTAGACACCGTGATGGCATTGATAATTGGTTCGCCGCGGCCACTAATTATATCTTGCCCCGACAACGTCTGAACACGGCCATTGGTTTTTAAACCAACAGGGGGTCCGCTTTCAGTAGTATAGTACACCGATACGACATTAGTTATTCCTGGATTCACTGTGCCAACTGCTCCGTAACCCCATATCCAAATACTGCCATTGGTTCTTAGAGCAGCGAAACCACCGTAGGTAGAAAAAACTGTGATAGCGTCACTTATACCCGGACTTACCCCACCGGCAGTTGAGTCACCCCACGCGACAACGCTGCCGTCATTTTTCAGAGCTGCGAAGGCGAACGCATTAGAATAGACCGCAACGACACCTCCATTTATCCCTGGATTTGTCCCGCCGTAACCTGAAGGTCCCCACGCGTGAATGCTGCCATCATTTTTCAGAGCTGCGAAGGCGTATTGCGTAGAACACACCGAGACGACAACACCAGTTATACCCGGATTCGTCCCGCCCATACCTGAATTTCCCCATGTGACAATGCTGCCGTTGGTTTTTAGTGCTACGAAGGCGCCGAAATTAGAATACACCGCGACGACACCGGAAGTTAAATTATTACTTACATCAGTTGCGTTCCCACCCCAATTGGAATCCCCCCACGCGACAACGCTGCCGTTGGTTTTTAGAGCTGCGAATGCGTAATTCGTCGAATACACTGCGACGACGCCGCTAGTTATCCCTGGGTCCGACCCACCTTGACCGGAAGTCCCCCACACGACAATACGACCTTCGGATGTTAAAGCGGCAAAGGCAGATTCGGTAGAATACACTGCGACAACATTGTTATATAAATACATATTGTCTGGAGCGGGCTGATACGCGAAAATGGTGCTGTAGGTACCAACCGTGCCGATTACGGGTGCTTTTGTTGAATATGCCCGGTTATTCAACAGGGGAAAATACAAAACCCCCTGATACTCCTCAATCGCCTCCGTGAAATACACTGTTTTCAGGTTCACACCTGTATGCGACTCGAGGAACCAGTTCCCTCCCTGGGTCGCGGCGCCTGTATCATCGGTGGAAGCGCGGATTGTGACATCGAATCCATCGCTGCTTGTCTGCGTCGTCAGTGTATCAATAATATATTTCCAGTCTGGGTTGGAATAGACAGCACATGCCATCATATCAAAATACACACTTGCGATTTCCGGTGTCGCCGCACACCAGGCGATAAGGTCGCGTAAGGGCGCCCAAGTTGTGAGTTCGGGGTCCTGTTCTTGGACTCCCGCGACAATACTACCGCTACTGCTGTCAGTTGAAACCAAATGGTATAACGGGTGATTGTAGTTATGCTGAATCAGGCCAATACATCGGTTGTTCGTTCCGGCGGCGTCGGCAGCGGCTTGTTCCAATATTCGCGCCTTGATATCTGCTACGGTGTCAGTATAATAGTCGAATAATATCGGATTACATAATGCGGTGTCGGTTGCGTTTACTATTGTTTCATAATCGTTTACTCGTTTGTCGATGAGAAGAATATTTTTGCGTGTCATTGGTATATTATAATGACATAAGAATATCGGTTATTTCATTCGCCGCGGTCATTTCAATCCGCGGTCATTTCAATCCGCGGTCATTTCATTCGCCGCGGTCATTTCATTCGCTTGAGTCGTTCTTTCAGTTCTTGAATATCTCTCGCAAGGATGGCAAACATTGACCGATAGTCCACCGATTGTAATTCCGTTTCATGGTCCTTCGCGCCATAAATGAGTTCCGGGTATTTTTCGGCGACTTCATGTGCGATGAACCCATACTCGTATTTGCTCGTGAGGGTGTTATAATAATGAGCACCGCGTAATTCGGTCATTGTCGGTGCGTCGCGGATATCGCGCACATTTTCCTTAATTCTGTAGTCACTTACATTATTTACGCCAATACACCGGATACTACCATTCACATCCAGAGCAAATGCGCCATCCGGCGCAGGTTTTCCAATCGAGACTCGTCCTTCATAATAAATACTTCCTGTACTTCCGGTGTTCCCTCCTAGTCCGGCGGGGTAGGTATAATACTTCCACACCGCGAACTCTCCGGTTGGCCCTGTTGCGCCAGTTGCGCCGGTTGCGCCTTGCGTTGTGAATACCCCGTTCGGGCCGGTCGCCGCCATGACATTGGAAGCCGGTCCGGTGGGTCCTACAAAATCCACGATACCTGGAATACCCCGTGGACCCGTTTCGCCTTGTGGACCGGTGGGTCCGGTATCTCCCACCTCTGTTACCGTGCCGGGCGCGCCTTTCGGACCATACACGCCAGTATGTCCCGTTACACCATCCGGGCCAGTGCGCCCAGTCTCACCTGTCTCCCCTGCGTAACCATCGGGTCCGGTTGCCCCTACATCACCGGTCGCCCCCGTTGCGCCGTTCGTTGTGGCGGATGGCCCGGTTGGCCCTGTCGCACCGTTTACGGAATCTGTGCCTGGTGCGCCTCTAGGTCCCGTACTGCCACGTGGGGCGCTGCCGTAGTCGCCTTCCATGATGACATCATATAACCCTGTGCCGCTTAATTTGTATTCATTCAGTGAGAGTGGAATCCCGATGAGTGACCCACTATATACACGATACACTGTATTACGGATTCTTATAATGGTCACTGTGTTTTGCGACCCGTCGGCTTCGATGATTACACCGGGCGCGCCAGCGGTTGCGCCAGTGCTGCTGATATACGTCTTATTATCCCCGGCGCGATTCCCCGTAATCTGAAATGTTGTATTGTTTGGAATATCCACATAAAATGCCCGGTTCGTATTCGCGTCGGTGGTGAAATCCGAAATTACGGTGGTCCCTCCTTCGCCACCGCCAATCGTCGGTGAATATACATCAACTCCGCCGGTAAGCCGGATAATGTCAGTGGTGCGTATCGCCGTATTCAATGATAATAAATCACTCGGTGCCATTGTTGTGATGGTGGTCCCCGCAATCCCCGCCGCCACATTCGCCGCATTCCGCCGCAATTGCGATTTCTGAATCGTCGTAAACGCGGTCATCCCTGTCAATGTCGCGCCAACTAGTAACGTATTCGAGAGATTTGTGGCGCTTGATATCGTCGTGTTCGAGAGATTCACATTGGATAAATCCATATCGGTTAGGTCGGCGGCGCTGAGATTACACGCGGGACCCACGATGAAACCGCCGCGGAGTTGGAAATTCGTTGGAAGGGTCACGGCGGCCGGAGAAACTATTTGTCCGGAGCGAACACCCGCCAAGGTTGCGCCGGTGAATGTGGCGCCGGAGATATCTGCGGCGGTGAGAGTCGTGTTTGTCAGGTTTGCGCTTGTGAAATTCGCATTGCTGAGGATGGTGTTCGAGAGATTGACCGAGGTGAGGTTTTTGTTCGAGAGATTGACGCCGGGGCCGACGATGAATCCGCTGCGGATGGTATAACTCGCGGATGTTCCTGCGAAAGTGACGGTGGCGGGCGTGCCCGTGACGAGACCAATACTCGTCGTGCCCGTGAGATTCGTATTTGTTAAATTCGTTCCACTGACGTCATTATTCGCGAAACTCGCATTTGTCAGGTTCGCGCCGGAGAGGTCGCATCCACGTAAATTAATCCCGGATAGGTCCACTGAGGCGGAGAGGTCGGCTGACCGTGCTATCGCGGTAGGCCCGAGGAGATACCCGCCGCGCACGGCCCAGATGCCTCCACCGGCACCGGCGCCGGCGCCGGCCGCAATCGTCGGGAAGACCGTCGTAGTCGCCGGAGGCGCTTGGCCGCCGGTTATCCCACCACCCGTCGAAATAATCCCCGTCAGGGTCGCACCGGTGAAATTCGCGCCTGAAATATCTACACCTGTGATGGTCGCGCCGGTCAGGTTCGCACCGGTAAGGTTCGCGCCCGTAAGATTGACACCCGTGAAGGTCACGCCCGCTAAATTCGCGGAAAGAAGGAGCACGCGCGGACCTACGATGAACCCGCCTGCGCCGATATACGGCGGGCTGGTGGGGAGCACGGCAAACGCCAGACCACGTAAATCACCGGTTGTTATATTTGTCAGTGTGGTCGTCGTTGTGAAAATCGCACCACTAATATCCGCGCCGGTGAAGGTCGTGCCTGATAAATCAACGCCGTCCAGATTGGCGCCGACAAGAGAGACGCCACTGCCTACGAGGTAGCCGCCACGTACCGCCGTCGCAGCATTGGGCATCGTCGCACCCGCCCCCGCCGTCGCGTTTAATAATCCGCCACTTCGCACCCCCGTTATCGTCGCCCCTGCTAGGTTCGCCCCCGAAATATCACAATTCGCGATACTGATGTTGGTGAGGTCCGTTCCGGCGAGATTCGCGCTGATGAGTTTGACACCTGGTCCGACAATCCAACCGACGGTTCCGCCGCCACCACGCGCAACATAGGACGCGGACGGAAGTGTCGCTGTTGTAAGTCCGGTAATACCACCAGTGAGAAGACCCGTCACGGTTGCGCCGGCGAGATTCGCGGTTGTAAGCGTCGTGTTTCGCAGACTGGCATTCGTCAAGTTTGCGGCCGTGAAATTCGTGCTTGTAAGGACGACGGATGCCATATCCACTCCGGATAAATCCGCGCCGGCGAGACTCACACCCGCGCCGATGAGATACCCGCCTGTAGAAGCACCACCCGTATTACGCACGATATATCCGGTTTTCATCGTGGCCGTTGTCGCACCCGTGATCCCGCCGCTTCGAACGCTTGTTAGCGTCGTATTCGTGAAATTCGTCCCGGAAATATCCGCGCCGGTGAGGTTGGCGCCGGTGAGGTTCGCGCCGGTGAGGTTGGCGCCGGTAAGCGCGACCCCCGATAAATCCATGCTAGTAAGGGTCGCATTTTGAAGAGATACACGCGGCCCGATGATAAACCCGCTGCCAGCGCCATTCGTGCGCGCAACATACCCCCCCGCCGGCAATGCGGCTGTCGCCGCGCCGATGATACCACCGCCCGTTATCGTGTTTGTGAGGATGGCACCAGTGAGGGTGGCGCCGGTCAGGGTGGCGCCGGTGAGGGTGGCGCTGGTGAGCGTCGCATTGGTTAAATCAATCCCCGTCATATTTACGGATGTCAGGTCCATCGCCGACAATGCGGCCCCAAATGCGTTCACACCCGCGCCGATAATATACCCGTTCCGCGCGACATACCCCGTCGGCAACGTCGCGGTCGCGAGTCCCGTAATATTCCCCGATGTAACACGGGTCAATATGGTTGACGCTCCGCTTATATTCGTGCTTGTCATATTTGTTCCGGCGAGAGATATACCTGACAAATCCACATTTGTTAGTGGCGCAGAGGCCAGCGATACATTGGGTCCGACGATATATCCTGTGCGGATGACATACCCCGTGGGTAGTGTAGCGGTCGTCGCATTCACGAGACCACCCGTGATAAGTCGCGTCAGTGTTGCGCCCGTGAAATTGGCGTTTGTCAGTATGGCATTCGTTATGATGGTATCTGTCAAATCAATACTGGCGAGGTTTGCGCTGACGAGAGAAACACCCGTGCCGATAATATATCCGCCACGGACGACATACCCCGTGGGCATTATGAGCGCGGTCGATGTTCCACCGGTTATTCCACCGCTGGTTACACCTGTAAATGTAACACGCGAGAGATTCGCGCCGGAGATGTCGCATGATGCGAGGGTAGCATTTGTAAAAATAGAGCCGGATAAATCCGCGCCGGTTAGCGGCACACCCGTTATATCCACCGCGGTCAAGGTGGCGGCGCGAACCATGACATACGGGCCGAGGAAATACCCGTTGCGCGCGACATACCCCGTCGGAAGCGATACACTATCCGCGCCTGAGGTCGAACCTGATACAAGCCGGGTGAGTGTTGCGCCGAGAAGGTTCGCCCCCGCCATCGAAGCACCGACGAGAGATTGCCCGCTTAAATCCGTGTTTGAGAGATTGGCGCCGACGAGCGAGACACCAGGGCCGACGATATACCCTGCGCGGATAACATACCCAGTCGGTAAAATGGTGGTTGTGGCGTTTGATGTGACGCCGCCGGTGATGATACCCGTCAGGGTTGTTCTTGTGAGATTCGTGCCTGTTATATCCGCGTTTGTCAGGAGTGCGTTGGTTAGGTTGGAACCGGACAAATCCGAGCTCACGAGAGATACGCCTGATAGATCTATTCCGGTGAAATTCGCATTTCGCATGATGAGGGAAGGGCCGAGGAAATACCCGTAAGATGCCCGCGCAACAAACGACGCGGAGGGGAGGGTCGCGCTACCGACACCGACGAGACCGCCACCGCACGTCAAGTTCGTAAATGTGGCGCCGGTGAAATTCGCGCTTGTTACGGTGGTTGTCGTAAATGTCGCGCCGGTGAGATTCGCATTTGTGAAATTGGCGCCGGCGACGGAGAGACCGGTGAAGAGTTGCGAAGAGAGGGTTGCGCCGACGAGCGAGACACCGGGGCCGACGATATACCCTGTGCGGATGACATAACTCGCCGATGGCAGTGCGGTGATGTTGGCCGTATTCACGAGTCCACCCGATACAAGGTTTGTCACAGTTGCGCCTGTCAGATTCACACCCGATACATCACACGACGCGATGCTTATGCCGGTGAGGTCGGCCGCGGTGAGATTGGCGCCACGGAGTATCACGCCTGGACCGACGATGAATGTCCCGGCCGCGCCCGTTCCTCGCGCTACATATCCTGCCGGGAGAGTGGCGGTTGTTGCGCCGATGAGACCACCTGTCGTCACACCTGTGAGGATGGCGCTGGTGAGTACGGCGTTCGTCAGGTTCGCACCCGTTAAAACCACGTTCGATAAATCAACGCCAGTTGCTGCTGCGCCGGCGAGCGAGACGCCTGGACCGACAATAAACCCACCACGCACGAAATAACCTGAGGGGAGTGTGGCGGCGACGCCGACGGCATTGGTGACCCCGCCACTGACGACACCGGTGAGGGTCGCATTTGTCAGATTTGCGCCGGTGATGTTCGTATTGGTGAGGACCGCGTTCGTCAGATTCGCGCCAGAAAGGTCTACTCCCGAGAGATCAACGCCAGTCAGGTTTTGACTTGATAGATTCGCACCGCGCAAGACGACACGCGGACCGACGATGAACCCGTTGCGCGCGATATACCCCGTCGGGAGGGTGGCGGTAGCTAGCCCGGTGATATTTCCTGTTATAATTCCGATGAGATTCGTGGATGCGCCGCTGATGTCGGTGTTTGTGAAATTGGCGCCGGTGAGTGTGATTCCGACTGCGCCAGCGCCGGCGAGGTCGATGTTTTGAAGTGTAAGGTTCGAGAGATTGACGCCGGGGCCGACGATGGTGCCGCTGCGCACGAAATATCCCGTGGGGAGTCGAGTTGCCGCTGCGCCTCCACCTGTGAGACCGAAACTGCGTATACCGGTGACGGTCGCACCCGAGAGGTCGGCCCCACTGATATCCACACTGAAGAGGGATGCGTTTGTGAGATTGGCGCCGGTGAGGCGGGTTCGCGTGAGGTCGGCGGTCCCCGCGCCGGAGATATCCAGGTTCGAGAGGGCGGCACCCGAGAGATTGACGGCGGGACCTACCAGGAAAGCATTATAAAAAATATAACCCGTTGGTAATAATGTGGGCGGTGTGGCCGTGGTGGACGCATTACGCAGACTACCCGAGACGACGTTTGTCAGGTTGGCGCCGGTGAGGTCGGTGCCTGAGAGGTCCGCGCCAGCGATGGATATCCCGGAGAGGTCCGCCGATGACAGTGCGGACGCTACCAGCGAGACATTCGGGCCGACGATGATGCCATTACGGAAGACATATCCGGTGGGGAGGGTCGCCGTCGCGGTTCCAGTGAGACCGAGGGTGCGCATATTCGTGAGGGTTGCGCCGGTGAAGATTGCGCCGGATACGTCGGAGTTGGTGAGGACGATGTTCGAGAGATCGACGTTTGTGAAATTGGCGCTAGTAATACGCACATTATTGCCGAAGATGGACCCACCACGACCTATGTATCCTGCGGGGAGAGTCGTCGCGGCGACGGAGGTGAGTTCGATGACACCGCGCGAGAGAATATTGGCGAGGGTTGCGCTGGTGAGGTTTGCGCCAGTGAGATCCGTCGATACAAATATCGCGTTGGTCAAGTTTGCGAGATTGAGGACGGCACCGTAGAGCGATACGTTTGTGAAATTGGAGCCGGAGAGATCCGCACCATAATAATTCGCAGAGGTTGTGGTGAGGGTGGCGGTGATGCTGGCACCGCCATAGTTCGCATTATCACTGGCTTGGCTTGCGGTGATGGTGCTGGTGCCGAATCCGACGATGGTGACGGTGGTTCCGGCGATGGTGGCGACACTGGGATTACTGCTCGTATATGAAAACGCGCCGGTGCTATTACTCGTGGGGGCGGTGATTTGAAACGGGGGGGCGCTGCTGACTTTCGTGATATTGGGGAAATTGGACAGGGTAGGTGGCGGGTAAAGAGTTATGAGAGCAATACCGCTGCTGTTGACACCATCACCACCGTATACAGAATATAGATTTCCGTTGATTGTAGCACTGGTTAATTTGGTATATGTGTTATTCGTCTCTCGACGGTAGACGAAGGCACCGTAATTTATGTAGGTTGTGCCAGAGATAGTGACAGGTTCACTTTCATCACACGCAATGATAAAATCTCCGGTAGTGTTTGGAACTGTCGCTGCGGATGTGATTGAATATGAATTCGGTGCCTGGTAGGTTGGAACAATAATGCGCAGGGTTTTCCCTGAAGGTATGGTTGGGTTGAAGGATTGAATATCGCGTGCCGCCGATAGCGTGAATACATTATTGTTTAGTGTTGTCAGGTTCACGCGACGGCGATTCTCTTTTTTCCGGAGGATGTCGTACCGGTCCATATTTGAATAGTATGAAAAGGATAGATCGAATGTTGTTGCGGTGGTTTTTAGCGCCGCGAAGGCGTTATAGGTCGCGTACACCGCGACGCCGCCGGAAGTTATCCCCGGTTCAGTCCCGCCAGAACTGGAATTTCCCCAGACCTGAACACTGCCTTCGCTTTTTAGCGCCGCGAAGGCGGATATTGTAGAATACACAGCCACGACACCGCCAGATATCCCTGGATTTGTCCCGCCCTCGGATGATGACCCCCACACCTGAATACTGCCGTTGGTTTTCAGTGCCGCGAAGGCGGTTTGTGTAGAATACACCGCGACGACACCGCCAGTTATCCCCGGATTTGTCCCACCGTAACCGGAACTCCCCCACGCCTGAACACTACCATCATTTTTTAGCGCCACGAACGCGCCATTATTGGAATACACCGTGACGACACCGCCAGTTATCCCCGGATCAGTTCCACCGAAACTACCCCCCCATACTTGAATGCTGCCGTCGATTTTAAGTGCCGCGAAGGCGTATTGCGTAGAATATATTGAGACGACTCCGCCAGTTATCCCCGGATTCAACCCACCGGCATCGGAATTCCCCCACGCGACAACGCTGCCGTCGCTTTTTAGCGCCGCGAAGGCTGATTCAGTAGAATATATTGCGACGACGACGCCAGTTATCCCCGGACTTAATGAACCGCCATAACCAGAAGCCCCCCACGCCTGAATACTGCCATCACTTTTTAGCGCCACGAACGCGCCATTATTGGAATACACCGCGACGACGCCGCTAGTTATCCCCGGATCCGCCCCGCCATTTCCCACATCCCCCCACGCTTTAACGCTGCCATCGTTTTTTAGCGCCGCGAATGCGCCTCTATTGGAATAAACTGCGACGACGCCAGAACTTACGCCGGTCGCAGGAGTCGACCCGCCATAACCAGAAGCCCCCCACGCAACAACGCGACCATCACTTTTTAACGCCGCAAAGGAGTCATTTGTAGAATACACCGCGACGACACCGTCATTTATCCCTGGATTAGTCCCGCCACTACCGAAATATCCCCACGCCTGAATGCTGCCATCGGTTTTTAGCGCAGTGAAGGCGCCACTTGTCGAATATACCGCGGTGACGCTGCCAGTTATCCCCGGATTTGTCCCGCCATTAGTCGAATTCCCCCACACTTGAACGCTCCCTGTAGCAAATCCCTTTGTCGAATATTTCCGAATATTGTATGGTTCCAAATACAAAACCCCCTGATATCCTTCGATTAATTCTGTGAAATACACTGTTTTCAGGTTCACGCCTGTATGTGATTCCAAGAACCAGTTCCCGCCCTGGGTCGCGGCGCCTGTATTATCGGTGGAAGCGCGGATTGTGACATTGATTCCATCGCTGCTTGTCTGCGTCGTCAGCGTGTCGATAATGTACTTCCAGTCTGGGTTGGAATAGAGAGCACATGCCATCATATCGAAATACAGTGTGCCTCCTGAGCCGTTGATGTTTGATGTCATTGTCGTCGCCGCACACCACGTGATGAAGTCGCGTAAGGCCCCCCAGGTTGCGAGTTCTGGGTCGCGTTCGGACACATATGTAATGACACTGCTTTCGGCGTCCGCAGCGACTAAATTATAAAAGGGACGATTGTAATTGTGCTGAAGCAGGCCGACGCATCGCGGCGACGACGACGGCGACGGTAGTGTATCGTTTTCGACACCACCGTGTCCGGCGGCTCCGGCATCCGCCTCCGCTGACTCGGATATCCGCGCCTTGATATCATCAATGGTATCTGTATAATAGTCAAATAATACCGGAATACATATCTCGGTGTCGACTGCGGCTACGATTGTCTCGTAGTCTTGGACCCGTTTGTCTATGAGAATTATATTTTTCCGCATACCTGTATTATTCTCATATATATTATGACGTAAATAACCTAATTATTCACCCTGGCGATGACCCAGGCGATGACCCAGGCGATGACCCAGGCGATGACCCAGGCGATGACCCAGGCGATGACCCAGGCGATGACCCAGGCGATGACCCAGGCGATGACCCAGGCGATGACCCAGGCGATGACCCAGGCAAGCACTTCCTTATAGAAAAATTCTTTTTGTGAATTCAAGAATTGACATCTTCACCCCCCGGAGGGGGGTGGCGGGATGGGTTTTTTGAATTCACAAAAAAATTGAAATGTTTTTCCACCATTCCACCATTTGACAGGTTCATACCACACGACTACTACGAACAATGTTTGCTTCCCTTAAGACCGGCGATCTCGCAATCTGCTACTACCATCTCTCTGAAATGAATACCGACAAGGCCGAAGTCCGTCACGCCCTGACGACATATACGGTGGCGATGCGCCAGAATCTCGCCACAGGCAACCCGATTTTCACAGGTATCCGGAAACTCGAAGAAGAAATTGAAAACTGCGCCGCCGCCGCAGTGGCTACGGCTACGGCTACGACGGCGGCCGCGGACACGGACATGACGGCGCCTCTCCCCCACGACGACGAAGAATTGATGACCCCCTGTGCGCCTCGTTCGCGTCGTGCTCGTCGCGTTCCAGCGATGTCCGAAAACGACCCCAATTACAAAATCGAGCGCGACAATGCCGCCTTGGCCGAAATCCTTGCTAAAGAACTCGCGTTTCTCAACCGAACCATCCAAATGATTTCGCTGGTCGCGTCCAGGTATCACGAAGAACAAGAAGACATTGCGTGGGACTACCACAGCGACATCGAGACTGCGGATGAACTCGGCGGTGAGTACGGCCAAGACGACGAGTACTACGACGATGACGGTGTTCCCACTGCGGCCGCTGCTCCTCTTACCAGGTCCCAATCTCATTCATTCGGCGATGAAAATATCCAGTGCGCGGATTACGTCGACCCGCGTCCCAAAAACCAGCTCGCGAATACCCTACTCGTCGGCAGCGGACAATTCCAGCAGCACTTCTTGAGTCTCTGTCTGCTTGCGGGTACCGACATCGTGGACGTGAATGCGATGACAACACTCGACCGCCCCATTACGGAATCCAGCTTTGAAAGGAAACAGCGCGCTACAGTGTCGGTCATGTCATCCATCTACACCGAATTCAACAAATATGACGCCAACAATCGTGGCCCGGTGGTTCGCGTCTTCCAGACCCTGCGCGACCTCTCTTCCGCCACATGGAGCATGATGTCGATGCTTGCGTTCTCCAACCTGTTTCGTCTCACGCACGGGACTGACTTCGAAACCGAGCCTATCAACCCCGATGACGCAATCTTCTCCAATCAGGGGCGTCCATTTCGGCCTCGGATGGGGTTTCCCGCGGCGACGATGCCTGACACGTTGAGGACCCACTGCGACGAGGAGGTGGCGGCGGTGGCGGGTGTGGCGACGGAGGCGACGACGGATGAGTAAAGGCCAGCGCAGCAGCAGAACAGGAACAGGAAATCAGCGGTATGTAAAATGTGTGTGTGTTCTAATACTTTTTATTTACAACGTAAAAAATATTATTAGTAAAACCTGTGTTTTTTTCTTGTATGTCGTTGCTTCTTATATTTCCGAAGTTTAATACTCCCTGAACTGGTCGCGGATGTGTTCAAACACCACAATCGCGTCCCTAGCGCACGTGGTGATATACTGCGCCACAATCCCTTCATCCACCCCCACCGTCTCCGCGAACCCTACACGTATCATACTATCCGGGTTGTGCGGGTGAATCTTCCGAAACGCGCAGTAGGTCACTGTCTGGTCCTCCGCGTAGTGTTTGTCGTGAAGGAAGAACTCCAGCACCTTCCCCAAGGTATAATCCTCTCCCTTCAATTCGATATCGAACCCGTTATGGATGGTGCTTACCGTCGGGATGATATGGTTCTCCCCGCTTTCAATATCGCGGATGAACTTCGTACACTTGTTAATCATAATCTGCGCGGCCTTGCTCACGATATCCGCGTTCGTGTAGACTCCCACTGTTTCCACGACGAAATCGAAACTGTCGTCTTTTGTATAGCGTTGCGCGTCCAGGAGCGACCAGTTCTTCCGCTGCGCTTTCATTTCCTCGCTTCCAATCGCGGCGATACCTTCCTTCACGAGTTCGGCTTCCTTGATGCGCCAGGCCTCATCGACCTTGGAGGGGTCCATCGTCATACTGTAGGCGCATGTACATACAACGTTGAAGGCACCGTCCTCTTTAGCACTGCCTATATCCAGGTCGCATGTGAGCGCGAGTTGCTCGGGTTCACCGTATTCTGACATTTTCGGGAGGAGGCGGGCGAACTCGATGTAATCGCCTGTGATTGGATTCGGTGGGAAGATTTCGCGGCATTTGACATCGGTGAGGTATTTGCTGGTCGTTTTGTTCTTCATTTTGAAATCCTTGGTTGTGATGTAGCGAATTTCGCTGGCGTCGGCGGTCACGTTAATTTCAAGGACGTATTCTTTAATGGAGGGATCCATATCGCTTACGTGAATTGGTATGCAGCTCAGGCGTTGCTTCAGAATCTCGTTATGAATTCTCGATGTGTTTGTGGTTATGCTGGCTTTGCATTCCGAGTAGGGGAATGTTCTGAACACAAAAGTTGGAATGTCGGACAATATTGTTCTTCGGAGTCCGTTGGCCAAGCTCACGTTGATGCGGTCGATGGTGAATCTGAGCTCACCTCGTTCATCGGTTTTTGATACGATGCGGGGGATGTATTTGCTTGACGCGGAAGCAGAATGGAATGGGGCGGCGGATGATGCGGTAGCGGATGCGGTAGCGGATGCGGCGGATGACATTACTCAATAGTAAACAATAAATGATACGTTTAATATAGATTAATATAAAGATTTGTTATCAATTTTTTCTTCGAAAAACGGGCGTTACGGACGTTACGGACGTAATGGACGCAATTTTTTCTTCGAAAAACGGGCGTTACTAATCATTCACCGCGTTCAAAACCCACATAAAAACTTATCTATATTTTAGTATTAAGGAATAATGTCGTGTATTATCTATTACAGCAACCACTGTGATAAATCCAAAGCCGTATTGACCGCTTTGTCTAAATCACGACTCCAAGATGACATTCATTTTCTCTGTATCGATAAGCGTGTGAAATCCGGCACCGGAGCTTGGCATATTTTGATGGAAACCGGCGAAAAAGTCCTCCTCCCCCCTCAAGTCAACCGCGTCCCCGCGCTCCTCCTCCTGAATAAAGGCCACCAAGTGCTTTACGGTGAGCAAATCCTCCAGCATTTTCAGCCGAAGAACGCCGCATTGAACGACGTGGCGACTGGTTTCAACGGCGAGCCGAATGCGTTTGCGTTGGGGCGCGAGAGTATGGGTGGCGGCTTCGGTGTCGCGTCGGATAATTACAGCTTTTTAGACCAAAGCGCCGATGAATTGTCGGCGAAGGGGAATGGTGGAATGCGGCAGCTGTATAATTATGCGACGATTGACTTGGTGGATAAAATCGAGACTCCACCTGATACGTATTCGCCGGATAAGGTGGGGAGTGTGTCGTTGGAACAGTTACAGAATAAACGGAGTTTAGAAATACAGAATCAGCAGCAGCAGCAGAATACGGTTGTATCGGGGGGCGGCGGTGGTGGTGGATACGGGGCGATGGGCGGCGGTGGCGGTTCGATGGGGAGTGGCGCGGGTGGTGTGCCCGGTTCCCAGCGTGGACAGACGATGCCTCAACCACAACAATATGCGCCTGTTGGAACCCCTCCCCAGTTTGCCGCACAGGCCGCCTACCGTGCTCCGCCTCAGCAACCCGAGTATTCACGTTTAAATACTGGCGGTGCCAATGGAAATGGAGACGGAAGTTTGCGTGGTTCGATGGATATGCGGTCCCAACCGCGCGGGGGTGGGAGCTGGATATAGAACGATGAAAATATTATATTAGGATAATGTATAATTAGTTCATCAGGGATGACAGACACATCTACAACGAAAGAGAGGTGGTGTAATTGGTTAAATTCCGAAATATCCTCTCTAAATAACTACATAATAAAGTTAGAAAGGAATTACAAAGAGGGTAAGAACAAACTCGACGAACTCCTCAAACACAAAGCCGAATGTGCTGCCGCTAAGGCCCAGACGCCCAACTATGGGCCACACTGGAACCTACGTCTTGAAGAGGATTTAGAAAACAAAAAAGCTGACACTACAGGTTGGGATGTGTTATTAAAAAAAACACAGGCAGAACTCAAGAAAAAGAATGAATTATATAACACATACTGTTCCGACAATCCAACAACGTTTCAAAAGTTTAAACGTTCTGTAATGAAGTATCCGAACATATATAACAGCGATTCCCTTCAAGTGGCCAGAAATATAGCTGAAAAGCAAGGCAAGAAATTAGTTCTAACAGATTATGAAGATCTAAAACAGGGGGTAATTTACTATGTAGTTGTTCCAGTAGATGAACGAGAGGTTAAACGTCCTATTGATGAGGTCGCATTTGTGAGATTGTCCGAGAAGCAAGCCGAAACAGCCGATGGAACCAAAACATTTAATATCTATGATGATGACGGTAAGTTGAGTAAGACATATGTGGGGGGTACGTATCAGGCTCCGGGGGGGTGGTATGAGGTAAAGACTGTAACTCTTCCTAATTCATATTATTTCGTTGATGCGGATACACTATTATCCGCCCCTCAAAGCGCAGGCAATAAACGAAAAAAACACTCCTCAAATAAATTATCCAAACGCCACGTCAAAACCAAAAGCCGTCGCCGCAATAACATTACCCATCGTCGCAAACAACGACGTTAAAATCCATAGAATTCGGTTGTTCATCTATCGAGGAACGATTTTATTATCAATAAAATTGACATTCCTCATTCGAGGAACGATTTTATTATCAATAAAATTGAATACAATTTTATTGATACATCAATATCATCAATCATCAAATGTCATCTACTGCCATCGAAACTGTCGCCGCTCCCGCCGTCGTCGTCGCCGTCGCCACCCCCGCTCGCGCCCCCGCCCGTGCCCCAATATACCGAACATACACCATCAGGTCATGGCATCAATACCAGAGTATCGCGCCATCCCACCTCCATTCCATCGAGCATTACAATCAAACCTGCGAAGAAGACGCCACATTATACGAACCCCATATTATGGTCCTTCGCGACGAGGTCAAGGAAATCACCGGTTGGTATTGGTGTACCGGCTGGCCGGCCCAGAATTGCGCGAAAACGGACGGATACGTGGATGTCCGCACCGGGAAGAAATACTCACTACACGGCGAAGACGCGTTTTCCAAGGATATCATCGGGTATCAATGAATCTAATCTATGGCATTCACGCGCGGGGCGGGTCGGGTCGTGGATGCTTTTTTTTCAATATCACGTCAAACCTATATATCTGGGTTTCGACGCATCATAATTTTGGATGATTTGTGTTACTGACAGTTCCGTATTATAATAATAAAATTGGCCGACATCGCATTCTCCCTCTCCATAAAATCCGGTTGGGAATGTGAGATTTTGCGTAGAAGATGGAATACCGGTTTCATTACTTGTCGCCGAGAGAACCTGGCGACCATTTACAAATATCTTATTTTTCCTTCCTCCGCCATTTCCGAATTGGACGTTTGCGGTGTAGAGTCTCCATCCATTGCTTAACACACCAGTCGCCGACGTAAAATAATTCACTAGCGACGAACCATTTTCATGTAATTGTAATGTGTTGTCGGTCCTATAGCCTAACGCGTATCCATCATAGGATGGGGCGCCAAACACCTTACTTACTAACGAACCTTGTGTTCCCACATTATTGATTCGGGCCCATATTTGAATCGTGAAGGGTTGGTTTACAACGGGATTGATTGCGGCGGCTTGTGTAATTTGAGCGTATTGCCCGGTAGCCGTTCCACGGTTAAAATCGAAATACTTATTTCCAGGTGTGGTTGTGTCATCGAATGTCGGTGACCCGGTGAGTGCCGCACTATAATCCCCGCCAGAATCAAGGTTCGTCCATGTCGTGCCGGAGCCGGAGTAGGAATTTTCGTCGTTCGCATCCAGGTAGATGATGCGGTTTGTAGTCGTCAAGCTTGTTACGGTGGGAGTCACATTTACGGGGTCAGAATCACTGCTCTGCTCTGTAGAATTTACTGCCCTTAATCGGACGGTATATTCGACGTCGTTTGTCAGTCGAGTCACTCCATCCGACGAAAGTGTGTTTATTTCCACGGGGCTATATATCTGTGGAGGGTCGAATGCCAGAAACGTGGCTCCATCATCCGTCGAATATTCGTAGTTGGTTACGGTGCCGGTTTGTGTGAACAAAATATACGCCGCTTGATTTCCTCCCACGCCGAATAATGCTGTCGGCGTTGATACAGGTTGGACCGCCACCCAGTGCGCATAAAGTGTCGTGTTTGTGTTAATCGCGAATGTATTTCCTGGAGAATACGATGTTCCAGAACCGTTCGCGGCGGTGTTCCATCCAGAGAATGTGAATCCGGTATTGGCCAATACAGGAGAACCGGAATTTCCTAAAATAGTTACCGTTGACCCGGCGGTATACGGCGAAGAGGCATCGGTTGGCGTGTTTCCGCTCGTGTTGGTATTACCGTTATACGTAACGGTGTACATCGATGGCGTATTTTTAACCCATGAATATGCTCTTCTATCCTTGGCTAATCCAGACCTTTTTCTCCCAGGCATTTACTACGTATATTATATAATATTCATATAATATTCGTGTTTACAAACCGTGCCTCTGAGAGATTCGAAATTCATTGGAACGGAAGGAAAATCCTGGAAAATATTCCGTTTGAAATTGAATAAAATGAAGGAACGGAAGGAACATCCTGGAAAATATTCCGTTTGAATTCAAAAGTCCGAAATTAAAATGGTTGGAATTCAAATGGTTGACTATAAAATCCTGGAAAATATTCCGTTTGAATTCAAAAGTCCGAAATTAAAATGGTTGGAATTCAAATGGTTGACTATAAAATCCCGGAAAATATTCCGTTTGAATTTGATCCCCCAAAACTGGGAGTTTCATATTCTATAATGTCGGGACGCTGGTTTGGGGGGATGCGAATGGCCTCCGGCGGGCCTTGGGCGGGCTTCAGTCGTTTGCGTGTAGTCTGTTGGGAACGAGACCATATATGGTGTGGTTGAAATATGGGTAGTGCTGTGTATGGTGTGGCGATGATGTGTATTTTGCGTGTATTTGTAGGCCGTTTGGGGCTTGTCCAATAAATGTCCAAATCGCCGTTTGCGCGCGAGACTTTTAAAACATGAAATTCAAAACACCCAAAATAAGGGTTGTGACTGAAACGCTCACAAAACGCATTTTTGCCCCGAAAAAGCCGTGACTGACTTTTTTGAGGGGTCGGCAACGGCGGTGGCGGAGCGTAGCTTTAGACGTTTTATTTTAGTAGCCTAATGTATAAACGATTCAATGACGACTAATGGGAAAATGCGAGTTTCTTATACTTGCGAAATTTGTGACTATTCATCGTATAATAAAACGGATTATGAACGCCATTTAATGAGACCGAAACATACGAAAAACGTTAAATACTACGAACAAACGTCATCCAAACCAGACCCGAATGAATGCCCGCTCTGCCATAAGTTATTCAAACATCGCACGAGTGTTTACAAACATATTGTTGGATGTAATCCCGTTTCTTCTCAACCAACTAACATCACTATACCATCTTCAGCCATTCCCGATATGTCATCTATTCCTACCAGCATTTTTCCTCCCACCGCACCCGTCCCAACAACCCCATCCGAACAGTATTTAGGTGAACTCACCAAGAACTTCACAAACGCGATGATGATGATGTTTCAGCAAAACGCAGAATTTCAAAGCAAAGTGATGGAAATGTGTAAAAATGGCGGAATGTCAAACAACCCGACTAACAACACTACCAACAATATGACCAACAACACCATAAATAGCAACAACAACACCTTCAACATGAACCTCTTCCTCAATGAGAAATGTAAGGATGCGATGAATATGAAGGACTTTGTGAATTCTATCCAACTGAACCTAACCGACCTGGAAAACGTGGAACGGGATGGCTATGTAAAGGGAATGTCAAACATCTTGATAAACAATCTCCAGAAAACCGACCTATACAAACGCCCAGTCCATTGTAGTGATGTAAAGCGCGAGACCCTATACGTAAAGGATGACAACAAGTGGGAACGTGAAGGACCTGACCATCAGAAAATGGTGAATGCGGTCCTGGCGGTCGAGCAGAAGAACGTGGCGCTGGTTGGTGAATGGGCGAAAGCCAATCCACGGTGTATGAACAGCAGCTCCAAAGAGAACGAACGGTATATGAAACTTTCCAAGGTAACCACGGACGGGGAGAAGGAAGGAAATATTGCCAAGGTGATACGGAATGTGTCGAAGAATGTGGCGGTTGAGAAGGATACAAATATGATTGAATAATGTGTATGATAAAAGGTGTAAAGAATATTTTCGTATAATTATTATACGAAAATGTCAACACGTGAGACTGAATGGTAAATACCCAATGAATAGATATCGTGAAAAATATTATTATCGATAAGGAATAACATACCCCCATTCGTTCAACGCTCGTTCGTTAATTTCGTTGATTTTTTGTATATTTATTATACAACCGCAAATGCCGCAAATGCCGCAAATGCCGCAAATGCCTCCAAAACCACCCGTTGTCTACAATTGCGAGGGTTGTTTATATATGACAGACAATAAGAAGGATTATATTCGACACTTGGAGACACGTAAGCACCAATTAAATGACGGCAATATCGTCGCAGTGGATAAACACACATGCTCTATATGTAATAAGATATTCAAATCACGAACAAGTATTTATAAGCATAAAGCGGTATGTCGGGGGGCACCTGCGGTGCCTGCCTTAACCACCCATACCGTACACGCACCTGTACCCGCCGACCCGGACCCCGCTTCGCTCACACTCGACCAAATCAAGCAATTGATGATAGAAAACCGGATACTTAAAGAGTTATTGAAGAACGCGGAAAGTTCTTCGCGAATCCCGCCGTAATCGCGTCCGCTTTCGATGATATATATACAAACCGCCAATTATAATCCGTTCAAAAATGGATGTTCGAGAGAATAATCCTGGAAAATATTCCGTTTGATTTCAGAATAAAAAATGAGATGATATATGCTCTGGTATTTCTATAGTAATGTGTATAGTATAGCGCGGGCGGTAGCCCCAGGCATTAATGGTAACTGGGGGAGCTCCGCCAGGGCCTCCGCCAGGAATGTCCAAATCGCCTGTTGCGCGCCGTCAATTTATTTTTCGTAATTCGAAACACCAAAAAACCGGGTTGTGACTGAAATGCTCACAAACCCGATTTTTGCCCCGAAAAAACTGTGACTGACTTTTTTCGGGGTCCGCCACCGCGTCCGAATCGGGGGGCTATTTTATACCGCTATTATAGAACATCGAACGACGTATTATTTAGGACGGATAATGCCGGATAATGCTGAAAATGCCGAAAATGCCGAAAATGCCGCTAAATTCATATGTGAAAAATGTGACTTTAGATGCTCTAAACAATCAAATTTCAACACGCATCTTTTGACCCGTAAACATAAAAAGATAATGGAAGATAACCAAAATGAGTGCCATCCATTATCGTTCAATTGCTCCAAGTGCGATAAGAAATATTCACATCTTTCTGGTTTGTGTCGTCATAGGAAAACATGTGTGGCGGTTAAACAACAAATAAAACCTATAGAACACATAGATAGTGATACTGATTGTGATAGTGATACTGATACTGATTGTGATGGTGATGGCGATAATGATACTGATACTGATACTGATACTGATACTGATACTGATACCGATACCGATGGTGATGAATTATATTCAAATAACAATACCCAGAATGTAATTATACGTAAGAATGTAAAACCCCGTAAACAAAACACCGATAAGAAAATTAAAAATCTTACTGCTGAAAACCGTCAAATGAAAATAGAAATGGCGAGGATGGCGTCAATGTTGTCAATCGTAGCAAATAACTCGCATTTTCAAACACAGTTATTAGAATTTATGAAGACAACCCAGTCATCGCAATCGCAAATCATAAACCCGCCCCAACCCTCCATCGAAGTCGCATCAACCCTAACAGGAGACCATAATACCAACACCATCAACAGCAACAATACCAACAACACCTTCAACATGAACCTGTTCCTCAACGAGAAATGTAAAGACGCGATGAATATGAAGGATTTCGTCAATTCTATCCAACTCAACATGACCGACATGGAAAATGTGGAAACCATGGGGTATGTGGAAGGTATGTCGAAAATTTTGATAGACAACCTCCAAAAGACCGACGTCCACAAACGCCCCGTCCATTGTAGCGACGTCAAGCGCGAGACACTCTACGTGAAGGACAACAATAAATGGGAACGCGACGCCCCCAACCACCCGAAAATGGTGAACGCGGTCCTCGCCGTGGAACAGAAGAACGTCGCCATGGTCGGTGAATGGGCGAAAGCCAACCCAAAGTGTATGAACAGCAGAACCAAAGAGAACGAAAAGTATTTCAAACTTTCCAAGGCGGCCACAGATGGGGAGAAGGACGGCAATATCGCGAAGGTGATACGCAAGGTGGCGAAGAAGGTGGCGATTGATAAAGAATCCGCGCCCGCGCCCGCGCCCGCGCTAATAGAATATAATACATAAAAAGATTTTATTGGTTTATGTATCATACCACCCACCGCAAGGATGAACATCACCTACCTTCTCCCCCTCGTATGTTTTTGGCACACCATTACAACCGAAATATCAAAATATAAACCCGATGTTATCACGAATAACATTGTTTGTTCCATTCATAGCCTATTGTTTATACTTCATTATAACTACAATTACAATTTGGATTATACGACACATATTAGTATCGGGTTTTATCTATACGACTTGTTGTATATTATTTCATGCGTTTATAGAGCGAAATCCACCAACGCCAATGAAGTATTCAAACGACGTGTTCCGTATATTATCCACCATCTGATAGGTGTTTATTTGTTGAATGCGTCACTCACAGGAGAAAACAGAGAATCCATGTTACATGGATATAACCTTCTCGAAACGTCAAACATTATGATATATGTTTCTTATCATTTACACAAAGAATATGCCAGTCATACGCGCGTGATTGTGTTCTCGGAGTTTATTCAACTCGTATGGTATGTGTACTATCGAATCTTTCTATTTTCTGTATATGCGTATGAAGTTAAATCGGATGTTGCGCAGTTTTGTCTAACTACTCGATGCTCTATTTTCGTGGTATATTGTATGGGGTTGATGTGGAGTTATAACCTAGTAAAAAAGAATATCAATGCGTTGAAGGAACTTCATAGATACGGAACGTCGATGACACCTGATTCGAAATTGAATTGACGTAATATAAACCGGACGATGATTTACACCCTTGAAGATTTAAAATGGGACAAAACCCACTAAAAATCAACAAGGTTTGCCTATTTCAAGGCGTGTAAATTTTGATTTTACTGGTTCGTCTAAACCAGTTGATGAATTCTTGCTTCTGGATAAATAATTCGGTCTTCCTTTATTATTTATCGCATTATAAGCAGTCTTATAGATATTTGTTGCACCATTCACGTCTCTATTCCAATAACCGCATCCGTTTTTACAACAAAGCAGTCCATGGACAATAACGTTTCCGGTTCTATATGGTCTGGGATTTTTTCTAACCATCGTTTTTATACAACTACCTCCTTCACATTTGGAACATTTACAACTGGTTCTAAATTCATCTACCAAATATGTTTGAAACCCTGCTTTTCTAAACAAGGTTCGCATTCCTTTTCCTTTGGTTGCTTCTTTGTATTTCATATGTTGTTTCTGTTCGTAATCACCAAAACATACAACAACCTCTTTTTCATCACCAAAAATGCGTTTGAAATTATTTAACATTTTTTGTTCGCTTTTCTTGGTGTTTCTATAACTTTGCAATCGCAGTTTCCTAAAAATATATGTTTCATAAAACGCAAATAACAAACTATTTATTTCACTCTTCTTTTGGATATATTCCTTAAATTTTGTTATGTTAAGTGATTTACGATTGAATTTAGACAATTCAGTTTCCCATTCTATTATTGTTTTGCCTTGTATTTTTTCTTTTTTCAATTCAAGTTGTATTTTTGAATACTTCTTTTTCTTGGTTTCTTTTCTTCGCTGGTCTTGTGAATAACGAAACTTATTCGCCTCTTTATTATCAGCATTAACACAATATATCAAGTCGCATATACCCGGGTCTATCGCAACTATTTTCTTATTTTGTAATTGTGTATAATCGGTTAGTTCGTCGATATATTTTTCATTATTCACTCCTTTTTTCATCATCGGTAATTTCTTTCCTACCAAGTTCTTACGAAGTAATAACAAAGAACAACTAATTCCATCTGTTTCTATCATGTGATGAAACTTATAATGTTTTTTATGAAAACACATTCGTTCAGTTCTAAAAAAGAATTCCCATATTTTATTTTCGTTTCGTTTCAAATTTCCTTCGGTTAAATAATCACATTTATTTCCCTGTTTTTTTGTGAAAAGAAGTTGCACTAATGTTGTTGTGTCTAATCTTATATGTTTGGGTATTATTTCATTACGCATGGGAAACACATTACAAGTCGTTTGTTCTTCATTTTCAACTTGTTTCATCATTTTAATCATACAAGGAAAATAGTCCATAGGACTACACATCAAATCATAATATAGATTTTTCTTGAATGTTTTAACAGGTATAATTCTCTGCCTTTGTAGATTAATCCATGTATGATAAGAAATGTGAGATTTGTATTGGGTTGTTTCCACATTCAGTAAATCGTTTTTGATTTTTCTTAACTGGTTGCATAGGTTATTTATTTTTGTGTCCTTTTCTTTCTTGGTAATATTCAGTTTTCTTATTTTACTGATAATAAACTTCTTTTTCCAAACCACATTTACATATCGTTCCACATATTCCACAAAATGGTTTTTTATGTTGTTCTCATACATCGTAATAATATCAGTTGTTAAATAATCCAAAATAGTATTCATATGAGTATATTCAAGTGGTTCGTTTTCTATAAGTGGTTCAAAATAACTTTTGTAAAAAGTGGTTAATCTATCTTTGAGTTCTTTTATTTCTTTCTTTGGTGGTCTTCCTTGCGGTTTCTCATTACACATAATTTTCATACACGAATTCACAAATACCTTATCTATAACAGGTAAAGTATTGTATGTTTCATAGTAATCGAGCAAATACAATTTCATAAAGAGTAATACATTAATCACTATTTTATTACACATAATCACTGCATTTGTTATTTTTGGTGTATTTATATCTGGATGTTTCAAAACACTTTTCAGAGAAAGTTTAATTCCTTTGAAAAAGTCATCAGGTGGTTTTTCTTGAATTTCCATCCTTATACTATTCCTAAACATTTTATTTTTAAGTAATTTAACGAACATTAAATTGAAACTATATAAATTATAATTTGGTTATTATATTCAACAATTCTTGGAATGACCGCGCCGTTTATTGAAAATGAAAGTTACAAGCATAAGATGGCAAAAGAAGTATTGAAAAAATGGTTTGAAGAAACGGAAACAGGCGACGGGTATATGGGTATAGGTGATATACAATTCAGGTCAAACCGAAAATCTGGAATATTTTTAGAGTATCCTATATGCACTAATATTACAGCAAATTGCGTTTGTCCTTCGTTTTATACAATTCAAGAAATTATGGAAAAAGGACATAGTTTCGATGATGCATTAAAACAATGTGATTGTGAACAATATGGTTATGATGTTTTAGATCTAAATTACGAAAAATTTTATAAGATGACACACACAACACACACAAATTTAAATAGTTGGGAGAGTAATTGGGATGAGATAGTAGGAGGATACGGAGGTTGGAATGAATATGTCCCAACTTATGATGAATGTGTTAATACACATAAGTCTTATCCAATTGCGATTATTGATGTTGTATGTAGTCATAAAGGTTCGCCAAGAATTGGTATTGAAATTTGTCATAAAAATCCTGTTTCACAAACAAAAATAAATAAATTAAAAGAAATAGGAGTTGATTCTCTAATTGAAATAGATGCTGAATGGATTTTACAGCAAACAAAACGCCCATCTAAACTAAAATATAAAACATTAATTTAAGTTGGTGTAAAACTATAAACATGCGTTCGAATACACCGTCCATTTTCGGTGAATTGAAAATCCTTACTTTCTATACTATATTTAGTCTTCAATAAGTGTTTTATTATGGATAACCAAGGTCTTTTTATTTTACTTGGTTCTCCAACTGCTTTGATTCCATTAAATGAAAACCATTTTCTTATTTCCGGTATGAGTTCCATTATTTTGTTTTGAATGTCTTTGTTTGTATCCAACTCGTAAAGTGTATATGTGTTTTTATTTTGTAAATCTAATATGGATATAATTTTATCTATCGCTTGTTCCTGCTCTTTTTTATACAACTCACTTTTCAATCTCATAGGCATAATAAATATACTTAACATATGCAAACAATTTTTAAGTATATTACTTATAATTTTTTAATTTTCTTTTTAGTGTAGATGGTTTTCGAATGAATTCTATACTTTCATCTAATCCGTAAGCGTGTTGAAAATAATTTTTATAATTTTCAGGTTTTACTCTATCAATAGCATCATCTATATTATTTTCCAATTTTTCATAATTTTCTACATTTCTGTTCTTTTTCATGTATGTTTTGATTTGATTAAAATACGCTTCTATCGGATTATTCGTTTTAGGTGTATAAGGGACAGCAAATAAATAATCATTACCGCTTTTTATTATAGCATTCTTAATTAATTCGTTATTGTGACTTTTTGCGTTGTCTAATACTATCAAATTACCTTTATAATAAGGAAAAATATTCTTTTCTAAAAATTTCAAAAATCGTTCTGCGGTCATTCCACCCTTTTCATATAATTCTTTTCCTACTATTTTTGAATTACTGATTGCTACTAATAATGTAAATTTCCGGAATACAAATTGATTACTTGTTTTTATTTTACATCTTCTACCCAAATAACAACGACTATAAATAGGATGCAACGCAGAACCTACACTTGTTTCATCCAAACAAATAATTTTATGTATTGGATACTCTTTTATTTTCTTATAAAAGGTTTTCATCTCACTTTGTTTATCAATCGGGTTCTTGTATCTTTTTTTTGGGAAATGTTCGTGTCTTGTTCTTTTTCGTGTCCGGTTATTATCACGAATTACTTGACCTAAATGTTGAGGTGAAATATCAAATGTTGGATATTGCTTTTTCATATCAATCGATAATTCATTCATAGTAAGTTGTTCGTTTTGTTTCAATAATTCCAACGCAGTTTTCACTTGGGGTTTAGTAATTTTATAAGATATTGGTTTTCTGTTTCGCCTTGTAAGATTTTTGGAAGTTTCGTATCTTTTTATCCATCTGTGTAATGTAGATTTTTTACAATCAAATATCTTACAAGTTTTTCTAATATTATCTTTATTCTTCAAGTAGTATTTAACAGCAGATATTTTATAATCTTCACTTTTATGTGTCATTCATATAATAAAAACATATTATTACTAATTTGTCCCACTTTAAATCTTCAAGGGTGTATATGACATTGGAAAGTCCAGGGATTTACTTGCGGTTGCGGTATTTGCGCGATTTGACACTTCGTGAACGTTTGGCGGTTTTGACGCGCTTGGATGATTTGACCTTCTTGCGGAAGGAACGACGACCGCCACTACTAGTGCTAAGAAGCTTAGACATATCAAGTTCAAATGTAAGTGTTGCTTTTTCTGAACCAGCAATTCCGCCATCTTTGTGTGATATGCTGGTCGTTAATTCGGACCATGTAAAGCCTTTGTCAACGTTACCACTGGGACGTTGAATAATGTCATGGCTTCTGTTTTTTAACTCTTGTAATTCGTCGCCTGTATATTCTTTTACTATATTATTAGGTTTGGTAATGGTTATCTTTGTTAATGCTTTTTCAATCGGAGCATCGTTTCCACTAATAGTATTATCTTTTTCAAATGTAATTGGTGAAACTTTATTATAAGACTTTAGATAGCTTTCTATGGCCTTAGCTATTTTCTTTTCAATTTCACTTATTTTACTACGTCTGTTCTTATCAAAATTCCACCCTTGTATTATCTTGGGGTTAGCGGGGTCAGTCGAAGTTGTTTCTTTATAAACATTTAAATTAGTTTTAAATATTTGAAAATCTTTGGGTCTAAAAAATATACCCTTACTGAACCTATCAAAAAAACCTAATTGTGTATTAGAGGGGGGGGGGGGACTCAATGTTAGTGTCGCTCATTATGTTATATTATAACTAAATAAAAAATATTATCTAACATAAATTACGCCGTTGAAGGATTTAAATCCATATCAATGTCTTATTATATTCAACAATAATGCCCACCCCCCCAACTGACGCCCTCGCCCTCCCCATTCCAAACGCACATTTCATCTGGTATTGCGCGTGGTTAACCCTCCCCTCCGCGATATACGCGTATTCCCATCCCGCATCCGTCCATCTCACGCCGGTCCCCGCCTCTGTCTGGGCAACATCGCTCCTCTACTGGCGCAACCCCGTCATGAATTCATGGAGACAACGGATCGACATATCGGTTGTTTTATCTGGTCTCGCCTACCATACGTATTATGTATACGCAGACGGCGTAGCCTCAGTATCGCCCTCCACCAGGCAAATCTACACGTATCTCATAAGCGCTTCGATAGCGTCATACGGATTAGGCCATTATTTATGGAAACGCGGACGCATTTGGCCGGCAACTTACGCACACGCCGCTATCCACATTATCGGTAATATAGCGAATCTGTTTTTCTACAACGATGTCATGAATAATTATTGAATACACATAAAAATAACCGTATATATTATACTTCGCCGACTTCGCCGACTTCGTCGACAACAACAACAATGTGTTGGAACGCAAATGTGTCCTTAAATACCTATATTTTCGGATTATTTGCGTGTCTTTTTGCGTATTTCAATAACAAACTCGGCTTTACTAGTCTTCTATTCATACAGTCATGGATGTCTATACAACTGATTGAATATTTTATATGGAGTAAAACGTATCCAAATCGATTATTATCACAAATCGCGTGGATATTTATATTTTTACAACCAATCCTCGGAATTTTATCAATCTCAAACCAGGTTCAGAACCATCTTATTATAAAATCCGTTTCGATAGTGAGTTACCTATTTTTTATCGCATCTGTATTGTTTATGAAACCATGGAATCAAATTGATTTTACATCAGTTCAATCCGAGAACGGCCATCTTTCATGGCGGTGGTTGAAGTATTCATTTATCCAAATACTTATTTGGATTATGTTTTTATCGATTAAATTCATCGTTAATAAAGAATGGTTTATGTTTGTTTTGGTATGTATTACTACCACTGTAACATATACATTATATCATAAGACATATACATGGGGCAGTTTATGGTGCTGGTTATCTAATTTTGTGTCATTATATATCATAAGCATGGTGTTTTATGATGATGTATGTATACATTACAAAAAATAAAATCCATATCGATATTACGTGATACATTTGTATTTACATATGAATATGCCTGCCACCGATGTAATCTGCGCGCGCGCGTAACTAACTTAAATATTTGATATCTTAATTATACATATTACTAATTTGTAATTACATTAACACAATCACTGATACAATGGGCGGATTAAAGCACAAGCAGAAGAAAGCCGGGAAGCGCACTGGCGGTGGCGGCGGCGGCGCAGGCAAGTCATCGTCGGCATCGGCATCGGCATCGGCGTCGAAACCCGTGACCATCGAAGACATTTCTACCGAATTTCAGACCATTATTCTTGATTTCCTGCGCGATATCGACTGCTCGTTCCCTGAGTATCGCGAAACCCTCGCCAGGTATTTAGGCTACTCCCACGAAATGAAACCGATGCCGGATGAGCTTTATATTGAATTGTATACACATTGTCGCGCGGTGTATCCAGTGAAGTTTTTTGATATTCTGTATAAGAATGAAAGTTTATTTAGCCCCAATACAGCACAGGCGAGCGGCGCTGAAGATAACACGGTGAGCAACGCGAGTGGAGCGAGTGGAGCCGGCTCTGCTGGCGCAACGAACGGAGCGAACGGTGCGGACAAAGCACAGGCGAACGAGGCGAACGGAGTGAGCGGAGTGAGCAGCAACTTTCTACCCGGCGTCGACTTCCGCGAGATTTGGGCCACCGAAGATATCACCGAAAACACCAAGGATATTATTTGGAAGTATCTCCAGCTGATTCTCTTTTCCATCGTCAATAATCTCTCGGACATGGGTTCATTCGGAGACACCGCCAAGCTATTCGAGGCTATCGACGACAACGAGTTGAAGACCAAGCTTGAGGAGGTGATTGGCGAGATGGGGTCGATGTTTGGCGCCGGCGCCGGCGCTGGGGGTGCCGCAGACGCCGATGGTTCCAGTGCGGGCGCCGCAGGCGCAGAGGGTATCGACGAGACATTTAAGAAAGCCACTGAGTTTATGAACGAGGCGTTTGCGGGCGCTGCGGGCGCTGCGGGCGCTGCGGGCGCGGCACCAGGCACCACGCCTCCTATCCCCGACGCCAGTTCCATCCACGAGCATCTCTCGTCTATCTTAAATGGCAAAATCGGAAAACTCGCCAAAGAAATCGCAGAAGAGACCGCCGCCGATCTGAATCTGAATATGGAAAACGAGACCTCGATGAAGGGCGTATTTCAGCAACTTCTTAAAAATCCCACCAAGTTGTCCGGTATTATCAAGTCCGTCGGTTCGAAGTTGGACTCCAAACTGAAGTCAGGCGAACTGAAAGAGAGCGAAATTATGCAGGAGGCGAGCGAGTTGATGTCAAAGATGAAGAATATGCCCGGGATGAATAATCTGGCGAGTATGTTAAGCAAGATGGGGATGAATATGCCTGGCGGTGGAGGCGGCGGCGGTGGCGGTGGTAAAGTGAATTTCGGTGCGATGCAGTCGCAACTGAACAAGAATATGAAACAAGCACAGATGCGCGAGAGATTGTTGAAGAAGGTCCAAGAACGCCAGCAGGCGCAGCAGCAGCAAGCACCCGCCACCACCGCCGCCGCCGCCGTCCCCGCCAGTGGCGCCAACACCGCAGTGTTTACATCAGGCGAGAAACCGATGAAGACGCCGCGCCCACCCGCCGCCGCACCCGCGGAGAAGCAAAAGAGCGATTGAACTATTAGTATAAATCCTTATAGTAATATATAAGAGTATAATAACTTATACATTACTATTCTTCGAACACGTAAACAATGACCAAAGACCAAGTGTTCTGGATTGAAGACCCGAGCATCCTTATGAATAAGGACTATATCCGCGAGATATGGCCGTCGAAGACGATGGAACCTCCCGCCAAATTAAACGCGATTACGCGATTCGTCATCCTCGCCACGATTTTAGGCTATTTAATCACATCGGCATTCTCGATATTTATTTTAGGCGCCATTACTTTAGGAATTATTGTTATGATTTACAATTTCGTCCATAAGGGGAAGGCCGGCGCGGAAGTCGAAACCGCGAAGAAAATCCTGAAAACCAAGGAGGGGTTCGCGAATAATATCGAGAAGCCGGAGATGTATGAATTGATGCGCGATGAATTCACCGCCCCGACACCGCAAAACCCGATGATGAATCCGCTTTTACCAGAGATAAGCGATAACCCGCAACGTAGGAACGCCGCCCCGTCATTCAACCCCGCCGTGGAAGGCGATATCAATGAATCCGCGAAACAGTTTGTCAGCGGAAGTATCGACACGAATGCGAGTAATGTGATTTACCAGAATAGTAATGTTCCCGCAATTCCGCCGAATCATACCCCCGAAGAAACTTATGGGAAATTATTCGGGACTTTAGGTGATAATGCGGTATTTGAATCGTCGATGCGTCAGTTCCATCCGGTGGCGAATACGCGTATCCCGAACGACCAAGACGCATTCGCGAAATTCTGCTATGGCGAAATGAAGTCGTGTAAGGAGGGCGATGAATTCGCATGCGGGAGAATTAACTCGCGATTGGGGCAGGTTATCGGGCAGTAATCGGCCCGCCGCCCGCCCGCCACCGCGCCCGCTCCCGTTTAGCAACATTCACAAAATAATATTATATCTATGTTAATTACATATAGGTATAGTATAGGATAAAGGATGGCTTACGTACATAGTTACACATTTGATAATATGTCGCGCATCGGTTGCGACACAGGCGACCTCTCGCAACGCAATGTCCAGAATTTAAACGCGGCGAATTATGCGCTCAACAACTTCTTCTCGACGGATTGCCAGATGGAGCGCCCTATCCAGTTCGCGACCAGCCAGCCCAACGTGTTTTATAATGGCGGACACCAGACGGGGTTTGGCGGCTGTAATATCGACACCAACTCCGAGCTCTCTATTGGCAGCCTGAATACCCACGCCAAGTGTAAATTGAGCCTGCTCGAGCGCCCTTTCAAGACCGTCCCCTTTTTAGGACGCGGCGCCGTGAATGTGGATTTCGAATCCAGGATGCTTCAGGGTGATACGAACACCAATAAGAAGAGCATTACGCAGCTGTCGGAGAAACTGAACGTCGCACACACAGACTATCCCCTTCAGGAGGAGTTTAAGTCGACGATTAACAACCCGGCGAATTATGTGGAAGGTGCGGCGGTCAATGGCTGGATTCGAGGGGGGGTGCCGTCGCGTGAGTTGGTGAGGGACCAGGAGTATTTATTTAACGGTAGTAAGTAAGTCTCGCGTCGAGAATACCATCCGCATCTCGCGTCGCTACATCCCTCCGCTTCTCGCCTCGCCGCTCGTTCCGTCCCGCAGAGCGGACGCCACTCGCTTCTCGGCTCGGTCAGTCTCGCCTCGCCGCTCGTTCCGTCCCGCAGAGCGGACGCCACTCGCTTCTCGGCTCGGTCATCTTCGCCGATTCTGGGGGAGATTTTGGCGAAGATGACCGAGCCGAGAGAACCCCGGCGCTTTAGCGGAGGGTGTTCTTGAGGCGAGAAGCGGATGGTGTTCTCGACGCGAGACGAAATAGTATAAAGTCAACGTGTTATATTTTATATACGTTGATTTTAATGAACGAAACCACCGAAATTGTTGAACCCTATGAACTGCCTGATGACGAACCCGTGCTCGAACCCGTGCCCGTGCCCGCCGCCGCTACCCCCGCGCTCGATCTCTCCGGCTATAATTATGATCTCGTCCTGACATATAAGATGATTGAAGACACCGATGACCAAGATACGCTATTCCGTATCCAGTTTCTTCAAGCGTTCGGGATAACCGATGATGAATACCATCCTGAGATTGTTTCCGCTGTTATTGACGACTTGTATGAACGATTCCGAGAGAATCCGGGGATTCGAGAGATTTTAGCGAGTCATCCGCTGGCCGGCAGCGGAACCGGAGGCGGAACCGGAGGCGATAACAGCGAGATGATTTTCTGTATGATGTTTTCATTCCAGATATTTGACCTGTTCCATACGTGTATGCGTCACGCCAAACACAACGAAGAAGTCCCGCAAACACTCCGGGATGAAATCGCCGAATGTCTTTGCCAGATGTTTTAGGCAGTTTCAGATAATAATATTATTATTATTTATTTATTATAAATAAACTATTAGTAAAAATTTTTCATCACATATTAAAATGTTCAATAGTCCAATATCCAATTTTAAATCAACTCCGATACCTAATAATCCGTTATTTATAAAAGACGAAAAAAATTATGGCGTAGAATTAAAAGATGTTTATTCAACCGTTCAATTTGACAAACACGGTAACCCTACATATGATATGAATGGTAATAAACACATATTTAAAACAGATGAATTCGGACAACTTATTACTCCAAATGGAAAAGGGGGGAGGAGACATATAAAGACCATAAAACGAATCCTCAACCGTCGTAAATCTAAATTCAAATCAAAGTCCAGACACAAACGCAGTAATCGTAAATTTAGGATGAATTGATGTGAATAATCACATAAATATAGTAAACTCAACAATACAATACAATAATAAGTATATAATTATTATATAGATTAATAATAACCTATCACAACCCAGAATACAATGGCCTCTACCCGAAACAAGAATACACGCACCGATTTTAAAATCGAGCAAAACTCGCAAAGCCTCGCGCGCACCTATGTCACGTTTGAGAACGGCTGTGCTGGCAAGGCATTTGAACCCGCCCTCGCGTTTGAAAGTGTAGGCATCCTCCCCACGAAGATGAGTCGCGAGCATTTCTCCTCCAATTCGGTGGATATCGAATCCGCGTTATTTGGCATCAATTCCACGAATCTCGTCGAGCCCCAGGCGACCGTTGTCCCGCATATGAAGAGTCTGCCCGAGGTGAAATTCTTCGAGAGAATGGCGGTGTTTTTGCCGGAACCGCTGGTGGTGGAGAAGTCGGCGCGGCCCTTTCAGTGGGGGTAGCGCGGGGGTAGCGCCCCCCAACGGCGCTGGCGTCGCTTCGCTCCGCGGGTATGATGTTTTTTTTAATATTAGGGATATGTATAATACGATTCGATATAAAATGGCTCACCCATATCACAAAATGGCAAAGAATTTTGAAAATTGTACTAAACGAATTGAGGCTATAGATGCGGTATTTAACGCTGCAAATGTTCGTGATACACAATCTGCCGATAAATATTACGATATATACCAACCATGCTCCTGAGGATAAGTCGTGTTATGAATTAATGGATGCCGGAAGCTTTGTTGGTAACATGAAATCCACCGCAATTTTTAAAAATAATCGTGACTGGATTGATATCATCGGAGGATTATGGACTGATTTATATGATGTCCAGAATACAAGATTCCAAGAAAAGAAGAGAGTTATTCAAACCATTATTAAAACCATAGAAAAACAATACAATGGTAATTTAAATGGTGGCTCTTCCAAAAAACGCGCATCCACCCACCGCCGCCTCAAATCACGCGCCACCTCTGCGGCCCGTCGTCGCAACCGTCGTCGTCGCACCGCCCGTAAATAAACACTCTAATAACACATTTAGCGCAACCCCCGAAATGTTTTATTATCATATTGTATACATTCCGTAATGGTAACGAAAACCCGTCGAAAACGTTCGGCGGGGGTAGCGCGGGGGTAGCGCCCCCCAACGGCGCTGGCGTCGCTTCGCTCCGCGGGGATAATGTAGATTTGGTAGTTTTGGTTTTGGTAAATTATAGAAATAATAACTATCCAGCACTATAGTCGTGTATACGATCTTCCCCAATACTTATCCACCTGGCCGAGATATATATCGCCATTTTTGACCTGTCGTGCCGTCGGGAGACTCGAATGCGTTATTTCCGTGACGAGAATTTTCTTGTCGCCTTGTATCCAGTAACAATACGGCGGACTTGTCATGGTTTTTCCATTATACCGATGTGTCGATGGGTGTGAAACCCGCATGGATTGCTGGGCCTCCGAAAACCAACCGAAATAGAGTTCAGTCTGGTCGGGAAGTGGCGTCGAAGGTGGAGCCGGAGGGCATTCTGGAAATGACATTGTCGTGTCGCGCTTGATGATTCTTTGATAATAGTAAATACTAATATTATCAAATCAATTTTTTGGAGGTTGCGCCTCTAAACGACGCGGTCTTACATATCAACATCCAGTCCCGCAAACTGATTATGGACCTTCACGCTTCCCGACGTCTTGCTTCCCTTCACGGTGTCCGTGCCCGTGTCCGTGCCACTTGACGGCACATCTATCGTCAACGTCCATGGCATACTTCTTCCGCGGGTAGGTCTCGCGCTACGAAACCCGCTCCTTGCGTCGCTCGCGCTACTGCGCTCAATCTGTCGGCCATTGCCATTGCCATTGCCATTGCCTTGTTGCGATGGAAGAAAACGACGTCTTTCGACCGCCCCCGCGTTCGTTCCACTGCCGTCCGCTGCCGCACCACCGCTACCGCTACCGCTACCGCTACCGCTGTCACTGCCCCCTGCGCCATTCAAGCACGCCAACTGTTGCGCCGCCGCCAACTGGTTCACATAATTGATAACGGTATGCTTCGTAACGAACGTCCCCGCCTCCTTCATCGTCGCCAAAAAGACATCATAGTGAAGCTTATACATATGCGTCTTCAACTCGCGGTCGTATTCTTTCAAGGGCTTCGCGTTCTTCTTGACGTAATGCTCGATATACGCATCATACAAACGCAGGGTATACTCGTGAAGACGCTCACGGAAGGTATTGAACACCCGGGAATGCTGTGGGTGATACTTCAAATACTCATCAATCGCGCGGTCCTTACGCAGTTGGAGATACTGCGCGATCAACTTCTGCTCCATCCCCTTACGCTTCTTCACGCTCTCGTATTTGGGGTTGCGCTGCTTATAGCAGAATCCGGTGTCCCTATCATGGAACACAACGCCGGGCAGCGACACACTGCGAGTCTCCGCCGATCCATACATCCGGCAATAATCCTCCACGGTATGGGGTGTAATGGTGGCCGTCACCGCCGCGTCGGTAGCATCCGCGACACATGTCAAATCGGACGGCATGCGTGAAACAGTTCCACCGAAACTACAGGAGAAGATGTCGCGTTCAAGGCGGATGGCACTCACCCCGGCCATGGTCGCATCGGCCGCGGCCTCTCCCTCGCCCGCAGCCTCTCCTTCCGGTCTGACGATTTCATACACCGCCACCAAATACAACCTTGGAACCGTAATGACATTCACAATCTGGTTCTTCGGATGTTGAAGCACGAAAGAGTAGCAATACTGCTTGGGGACCGCTTCCAGTCCGCCGGGAAGCACACTCAAGATGTCGCAAATACGGCGGCGCAGGATTTCTTGGATGTTCAACTTTTGGTACGCACCCGTCGCACCCGCCGCCGCACCCGCCGCCGCACCCGCCGCCGCATCCACCGCCATCGCCTCCTGGATATGGTCGAATGACACCTCGCCAACGCTACTCTTCGTCGATACATACCACTTCTCGGTGCCCTTATAATAAAACAGATTCACCATCATTCCCTCTACCAGCTCCTCCGCGGTCAAATGTCCGCCCTCCGAATTCACAGGCCACGACTTCATCTCATCGGTCAACTTCAACATCTTCGGAGGCGCGATACAGCAAATCTGGCCGTTGGAGTCAAATACCACCGACCTGAAACGACCCACCGTTTCGTATTCCGTGTCCTTCAATTTAGCACGGTCATACTTCAGTATATAAAACGTCCCGGATGGGGTTTTAGAATAATGGACCATAAGACCGTTCTCGGTACACCACTCACGCAAATGATGGAATGATTGATTCCCGCCATTGTCCTCCGGCGTCGCACCGGCACCGGCACCGGCACCGGCAGCGACCTGACCGACCTTACTGGCAAACGCAGGCAAACTTGGCAATTCAGCAGATGAAATAGAAAACATTACGGGCGATATACAAATACGACGTCTTGTATATACTCATAGTGTTTACCTTTATATTTGTTTGACTGCTACGATTATTTCCTATCGTAATAATATTATACGCGAATTATATAATACGCGAATTATATAATACGCGAAATATATAGGTATATATACACAATACCCGAGGTAATATAAACATAATATTACACAACAAATTAAACAATAATGGAAGAAGATATTGCGCCGAGCGCCGGTGGCGAGGTCGTATCATTATCTATTGAACTCGGTGATATTATCAAGATAATCGCGCCGTCGAATCGCGATATACATGACCACATGTTTCTGGTGGATTATGTATCGGCGGCAGGAGCCGCCGGCGCCGGCGGGGTCAGTGGCCGTAAAATCAAGCTCATCGACGTCGATTCTCTCGGTGAGGTCATTTTGAAACTCGACGCAGCTGGAAACCTGACCGACGAAAGTATCACCACCATCGAATTATTAAGTCGCGCCGAAGAAAAAGGGTACGCGAGGCAGAACAATTTAGTCGTTTCTACATGGGTAGATATTCGTTTCGGCGGTGATATTCCGACGATTATCACGGGAATGATTACGAATCTGGAAGAGGATATGATAGAAATCCGGACCTATCCGGAAGATGAGATGATTTACATTAATTTCGGGTATATGGGAATCCCGGAGAATCTTCCGATTGAAGAGATTCGAATACGTGCGCCCCCGTCGGCGTTTGGGGAGGCTGCCCAGGGCGCAGAGGCCGCCGGGGCCGCCGAGGCCGCCGAGGCCGGGTTTTTGACGATGGGAATGGATGCGGTCGAATCACCCGGCACGCCAGGCACGCCAGGGACGCCACGGACATTGGAAGAGCGGCGCAAACAGCGCCAATTGGCGCGACAACAAGGCACCGCCGCCGCCGTACCCGCACACAGGTCATCCTTCGGCGCAGGCGAAGACGCCACAGAACAACCCGTCGGAATGTCGGATTACACCTCCGCTGGAGGTGTGGCTGCCGTCGCCGCCGCATTCCCAGTCGCCACCGCCGCACTCCGCGAGAAATTAAAGGCCATCCTTATCGACGCTGACCAAATCCAGGTCGGCGAGGAATTAGACGTCCTTGTCCAAACGGTGAATATCCCCGATGAATACCGCCGTTTCAATTTAGAGAAGCAGTGCGACGATCTCATGGATACACTGATTACGAATATTCCCGCCACCGAGAAATCCAGGTCGGTTCTGTCCAATATTCAGAGGATGGTCGAGAGATTTAAAGAACTCCGCCATAAATTCTCGTCCTTTGATGGAAATGGAAGCCCTTCCATCCCGCCCCCCAAAAGCGCACTCTACCGTCCCCTCGTGAATTCACTGATGCGGATGGACCGCGCACTTCGCTGGATTATCCCCATCGTGAAAACCCGGAAAGTGATTTACGATATTCCGATTGATGATAGGAGCGCCGCGGAAATGGATATTGCGCCGCGACTTATCCAGGATGAACGAGAGGCGGAAAATGAACTCCAACGGCAATGGTGCGATGGAACGATTACATACTCCCAATATATGACAAATCTCTCGGCGCGCCATTTTACACCGCATGAAGCGCCACGTTATTCCCCCGATGTCGTAACCACGCAACAAGTGAACGAGAATATAACCGCGATAATAGACAATCTCGACGATTTTTATTCATCGGTCATCACGGGGGAAGAAATCAAACGTCGCCGGTTCGTTATCCAGAAATATAATATGGGTCTCTCGAAACTCCAGCCAACCGGAGGGGGTGGTCGCATGGGCGCCGCCGCCGCCGCCTCGGATGAAGCCGAAGGCGGCCCTGTCCTCAAACGAACCACCGAATTCGTACCACTCACCCCCAATGAACGAATGGATATCACAGGGTTTATGACATTCCCCGAACCCGTTATTTATTACTCGCGTATCACGCTCCCCAGTATCACCATCATGGATAAATCCGACTTGAACACCAAACAGGTCCAGTATTGGGATATGTTGCGCCAGATGATGACACTGACAACCCACGAAGTCACAAACCTGAATACACCACTCGACCTCAATGCGCATAATTTCCTCCGCGATGTCAAGCAGTTTATTCTTGAGCCCGGCGTCGATGAACGCGATAAATACCGGAAGTTTCTGGATGTTATTATACCGAAAACCCGTAATATTTTTGATATGATGCGGCAGTATATCCACGGACGCCTTACATTACAGGATGTCCTCGCGTTTATTGAGCCTTTTCTGATTTATCAGGAAGACCTGAATGTGAAACAATACGACGAGATTGTCGCGTTTTTATATGAGCGGGTGCTTGAATATAAGCGGAATTATGCGACGAATTTCCGTAAATTCGGGCGTCTGCGTTCATTCCAGTATCATGTCCGATACCTCGGTGTTTCCCTCATCTATAAACTGATTGTATCGGGGAAAATGATGGACGCGGATGTATTTAAAGCGTATGGGTTCCAGGATGTTCAAGTCAGATCGGGGGGTGCGGCGGGTGCGGCGGGCGGCGCGGCAATCGACGATAAACAGCGTCAACAAATGCGCGGTCAAGCGTATGCGGCCGGGCTGGCTGAACAAACCGACTATAATGACAACCTTCTCTCGTCGTCGGAACTTCTGTCGCGGATGTTGGCGCTGGATTATGCGAAGTTGTATATGGACGCTGTCGCGATAACGACGACCGAACTTATTACCCCGTTTGATTTTAATCTGGTATTAGGCGAACAAAGCGATAAATTGCGGGCGGCGGGTGCGATGATAGGCGGCGGAGGCGGAGCCGGAGGCGCGGCGGCGGCGTCAGCAGCTGGAGGAGAAGCCGCAGTAGCGGCGGCGGCAGCGGGCGCAGCCCCCAAGCGATTCGGCCTCGTTCTCTCGAAGAACTACCCCAACGAAGACGCAATCAAAGAAGACAATGATAGCGACGTTCCGGTTTATTTTGATAAGAAATACGATACGACCAATTACGCATTTATTGAGGCCTACCGCGAACAGCAAGAACAAATGAGCGAAACCGAATTCAAGATGTTTCTGGTGGATGAACTCATCAAGAATAAGAAAATGACATTCGATGAAGCGAAGAAGGAGGCGGAGGCCATCATGGTCGGGCCGGGAATGCGCGAAGTAAATGACGGTGACTACGCTGTAGTTGAAATCGACGAATACGTCGAACCGGATAAACCGGACGAGGACCTCGGCGAAACCGAAACCAAATTCCTGTATTATAAACGCGAAGGAGGCAAATGGGTGCGTGATACAAGCATCCCCGCAGTCATCCCGAGCAGCGATCGCAATTATTTCTGTAATGTAGACCGTGATTGTCTTCCGTTTGCGATGGATGCGGCGAAGAATCTGATGGCACAAGCGGACGCCATAGGCGGCGCGGCGGCGGGTGGCGGCGGCGGCGGCGGAATCGCGCATATCACCGCGAAGGAAGGCACCGACGCAATCAAGAAAGCGTTCCTGGATAAAATGAAGTCGGAGTTTGACGCGAAATATCAAGTGACGCGAGAGAATTTCACAGAGTTCGTGAATAAGAAATTCGAATACGACCTGAAGAATATCGGGCGGATTATGGAGATACAGCATAAAGAGTTCTATAAATACAATGACCGTAAATACAAGATGGGTATTCATGCGGCGGGCGCGGCAGCGGGCCACGACGACGACGACGACAATGACGACGACTTCGACGCGATTATCTCGCCGATGGAGCCACTGAAAGACAAGATTGTCGCACAATCCGATTTCGTGAAACGCCAATACGACCTCCTCCAGTTTATCACCAGCTTTACACGCAAGGCCAACGAAATCATGGACGAGGACCCGCACTGGTTATACTGTATTAAATCCAACGCGAAATTGCTTCCTTCGTTTTATGAGGCCATCGCAGTCGCATTTATCCAGTCGTCCGACGGCGGCGGCGGCGGCGGACTCAATGTCGTCATCGATACGATTTGTAAAGAACGCGGAACGATTAGCGACGACGGCGAAGCATGGGTGGATAAATTCAGCGGAGCGGTTATCAAGAAAATCGAGCACGATACCGAAGAAGGATTCGATGATGCGGGGTTCAAATTAGTAACCAGAGATATGATAGAAGCGGATATTGGGGAAGGGATATTGAAAGTGGCGAAACCGGCGGCGGCCGCGGGGGGAGGCGGAGGCGGAGGCGCGGCGGGAGGCGGAGGCGGCGGTCTTCACGGAATCAGTATCGTGGAAAAATACGACAGCCCGAATGCGAAAATAATCAACAATATCATCACCACAATGACCGGATATATGGGTATCGACATACACCAAGAACGCGAATTTATTATTCAGAACACACTCGCACTACTGGATACATCGGTTCCACCGGAAGAAGCCTACCGCCTGCGTTCCGAAAAACTATTTCGAGAGAAAGGCAAGCATCTGCCCCCCTATAAAGAAACCTTTTTTCAGACACTGCTTCTTCTTACCCTCTCGTATCTCGTCGTCGCAATCCAGTGCGCCATTCCGACCCCGAAGACGCGGAAGACGCACGCCGGATGTATACGTTCCTTTTCAGGGTATCCCCTGGATGGCGAGGGTGATACATCGGGGATGATGTATATTGCGTGTATTGCGTATAAAATAAAGACGAGTATCGAGCCGTGGAATACGCTGAAATCGTTCAAGAAGGAGGGCGATATTCTCGCGAAGTTGAAGACGCTCATCGATACGCTTATTATCACCAAACCGGCGATGAAAGAGCGATTGGAGACGAAGCGCGAGTATTTGCGGAATATGCGCGCGGGCGGCGGCGCGGGCGGCGGTGCGGAAGCCGTCCCAGAAGAACTCTCTATTCTTCGCTGGGCGAATTTTATGCCTCCTATGAAATCTCTCGACAATATGCCGACACCCCAGAACGTCGCCGCGGATTTCGCCAACCAGCTTATCACGGATATGAAACGCGGGTACCACGGCCAGCACGATAAACTCGCCGTCCTCGAAAGTAAATGTCTCTATTTTTCTTTGTCGATTCAGCAGATGATACACTCCGTTGTGAAGAACAGCAGCCCCCTTCTCCTGAATATGGCGAGCGAGCCCTTCCTGGAGAATGCGTGCTGTAATGAGCCGGTCGACCGCCGCAGCCAACGCACTATCGATTATTTTATGGGACGCGAGCAGAATATCCACCATCATAATCGGATTATCGGATTCTTGACGAAAACGGCGAGAGAAATGACGGTGATGACGCGGGCAACGACCATCATGGATAACCGAAACACCCGGTTTCAATACCCGAATATCCCTGCGGAATTCAACGAGCAGACTGTTTATCGGGCGTTTATTCATTATTGCCGGATGAACCAGGCCGCCGCGTCGTCCACCGTCGCGTCGGCCACCGGCAACCCCGTCGCCACCGCGCTCTATTTATATCCAGAGCTCCGAGAGATTTGCCCCGCACACCCCCCGGACTGGAGTCCTAACGACATCATCGAAGATAAAATCCGTAAACTGAAACGTGATTCAAATATATTCGATACATCCAGTCTCGCGCGATTGCTTCGTATTGTGAATGGACATACGATGACCGACGCCAAGTATGCCATCGCAAGTAAGACGCGTCCGACAGAACCCGTCCCGTTCAAGAAATTCGAGGATGCGATTCAGCATCTCGAGAGAAAGCACCGCGCTGCGTCGTCCGTGTCCGTGTCCGCGTCCACCGACCCTACCGCGACCTCGACCGCGACCTCGACCTCGGCCTCCGCCCTCGACCAATGTATTATCCCCGCGGAATTACGCACCCTGCTTCTCGCCATCATCCATTCATCGAGCTCCACATACGTCCAAGAAGACACCGAAGAGATGCGCGACCTGAAGAATTATTTACATACGGCGAACCAGGAAATGAAAGCGTCCGTCGTCGGGTTTCTCCAACAGAACGGCAAACAAACCAAATCAAAGTTCCGAGAGATTGAGAGAATCATGGATACACTTATGCGATTTGAAATCAATAAAAGCAGCACGGTATTGATGTCCGCTACCGATGAAACCGCTGCGAAGAGTATCCAGTTTATGCGGAATACACTGACGCGCCTGATTGACGTCCTCCCGGCGATTATTCATAACGGTATTGATTTCGATGATACGAATATCCCGAAACATTGGGGATTCTCAACAAACCATATGAAGGATGTCCGGACGATTATTTCGTCACATTATACCTCCCTGAAGACGTTTTATAACGACCGCGTGATTAAGGAAGTGATACGCCATGCGGAACCCCATGTGCGTGACCTGAAAGTGATGATGGAAAATACGCCGTTTATGGCGGAGGTGTTCTTCGATGAAGAGAAGGACGCGAAGATAGCGGCGGAGGCGGCGGCGTTGGCGGGTACGGCGGCGTCATCCGCGGCGGCGATGGTCCCGCGCGAAGTGGATATCGAAAAAGAGCTCGGCGAGCGTGTCCCGCATTCTACTCGTAAAAATATCTTCACGATGTATTCGGTATTTGACCGTGATATCGTCCGTAATTTGTATTTGTTCTACTTCTTTTCATTTATGCGCACGTATATCCATCTCGTGATTGAGACCCCGATTACGATTTATCAGTCGGAGCCGACCCGCGTGATACGGAAATCCGCGAAGACGACCGCGACCGCGACGACGACGAAGAAGAAAGGCCGCCGGGTGGGCGGCACAGCAGCAGCAGCAGCAGCAGCCATCGGAGAAGCCGGCGCAATTGCGCGCACCGCAGGATATGATGAAGACGAAGACGAACGCGAAGATGAAATCGACCCGCAATCCCGCCTGTATTCATCGGACGCAGGTACATTAGAGAAACACCAACTCGTAAGTGATATGGACGCGATGATGGGCGATAAGAAGGCGCTTGGACAGCGTGTATCTGAACTCCTTATCGCGTATCTACGCATGATTGAAAAGGACAAATCCGCGGTCGATTTCAATTTAGCCAATATCAAGGAGAAACTCACCCGCGTCAAAGATAAAGAGAAAGATGGGGTTGTCGAGAGAATTGGCGCAATGTCGGTGGGTGAACGTCAACTGGAGAATCTGATGAAGACGCACAAGATGGGAATATGGAGCCGCGGGACGTCGCAGACGGGTGTTGTAATCTACGACCAGGATTATTATGACGAAGAACGCGAAGAGATGGAGAAGATCGCGCAAAAGGAGCGACTGCTAGGCCGCCGGGACTATGTCACGGATATGAACCGAGAGATTTATGTGATGGATGCGCTGGAAGAAGACCGGGTCGCGGCGGAAATCGAGGCGCATGAATTGGATATGTCGACGGGTATTCCTGAGGATGATGATGCTGGGGAGGATGACGCCGCGTATATCCACCAGCATGATGATGAAGGGGACGGCGGCGGCGGCGGTGGCGGCAGTGGTGGCGGTGGCGGTGGCGATGACGATTAATGGCGACGCGTATCGGAATAGTTTTTAGTATTTGAATAATATAAACGACGCGAAGCGATGAACCAACGCATTATTATTTATATTGTTCTCTCGGCGATTCTACTTTATTTGTATTACCGTCGGCGGGACCTCGCCGTATTTGCGGCGTTTATCGTTGTTGTCGGAGCGACGTTGATATTCGGGGACGGTAGCGCGAGTGAAGGGTTCGATTCCAACGAAAGTAAAAAAACAGGCGATAAAACAAAGAATTTAGATGATAAAAAGGAAAAAACAGGAACGAAAAAAGATAGCATCAAGGACGCAAAACACGAGGACAAAGACGATGATAAAAATAAAAATAAAAATAAAAATAAAAATAAAAAGAAAACATCTAAAGCAGCCGACGATAAAGCAGCCGACGACAACGAAGATGAATAATCACGCCTAAACGCGGTGCCGCATACACACCCTATCCAGTACCTTTTATTCAGGATAAAACCCGAATAAAAAGTAGTTCCATTATATTAGTAGTATCGATAATACCATAAGAATAAGAATGTTCGCCATAAAAACATTTATTCGGAATAATCTAGCAGGCACAGCCATTGTTTTATATATTATCGTATTTATGCTGGTCCAGTACGCCAATCCCGCATTTATTTATAACGAGGACGGGTCTCTTCGGGAATTCGGGGTGGGCTATTCTAGCAAGACGGTGCTTCCGATTTGGCTGGTGGCCATCATATTAGGTATTCTCTCGTATTTAGCGGTGTATTATGTGTCTAGGCCGATGGTGCGGCTATTCTTATAACGTTCGAACGAAGTTCGTTTCATTCAGCTCGTTTCGTTCATTCCGTTCGCGTTGCTCACTTCATTTCACTTCACATCACTTCATTCCACTCGCTTCGTTCTCACCCTTCTCGCGTCGCTCCGGTCCTTGCGCCTGCGCGATGCTTCGGCTCCAGTCCCTCCCGCTCCGCTCGTATCTCTCGCTTTGTTCAAACTTCGCTTTGTTCAAACTACGCTTGTTCCACATCTGCGTTGCTCCATTCCACTCGCTTCGTTTTCACCCTGTCTCGCGTCGCTCCGGTCCTTGCGCCTGCGGCTCCACTCCCTCCGCTCCGCTCGTATCTCTCGCGATATCGGACGGGAATGATTAAAAATATGTCAAATATAGGCGAGATGACCGAGCGGAGTGGCGAATGGAGCCGCAGGCGCAATGAGTAAGCGACGCGAGAGATACGAGCGGAAGCGGAGCGATTGGAGTCGCAGACGCAAAGAGCAAAGCGACGCGAGTCTAGGAACGGAGTGAGGGAGTGGCATGAAGCATATGAGTGGAACCGAAATGAAATGGAGGTTCAACGAATGTGCGAAATGGAACGACATCGCGACGTTCAACTGGTGATGGTCAACACATTATTCTTCTGCTTCTCCGCCGCCGCCGCCGCCGCATCCTGTTTCTCTTTCAGTACCTGTGCGCGTATCTTCTGTTGTTCAGGTGTAAAAGAACAACCAATATTCAGTATATAATTATAACTAATCGAAACCACCAAAAGGCCGCATAGCACCAGCCACACGAACTCTCCCACAATATCCTTCATCCTCAAGAAACTCCGGATTTTATCCAATTCTTCTACTTTAGCAGAGGGGCGAATCAATCGCGACTCTTTAAAACTGTCCCAGAACCGGTCCAAATTATCTAAATTAAGTTCGTTGAGTAAGATGGATTGGTCGGTATAGATTTGCTCTAAAGCACGCCCGATATCACGTTTATTGGCGACGTCATCCTTGGGGATATCTGTGCTGCTGCTGCTGCCGCCATCGCCGCCGCCGCCCGTCTGTGGTTTGCTTACAGCGGATTTTGGGTCTAAATCAAATTGCGGAGTTAAAATATTGTTAAACACGTCCTTCAAATCGGTCGCAACCGACACGAAAATATAACCGAATGTATTGCTGAAGGGGGACAACCATCCGGGAAACACGACAAGCGCCGCCTTTAATGCGCCTAATACGAAAAACCAAGGTAACACCGTCGCCCATAATGCGGTCTTGGTTTGGTCGAATCCGCAAATATCTTTTGACATCGCCAAATTAATGAAATATTCGCCGATTAATAAGACGAGGAAGAACACGAAAGTTACCCCCGCACTTAAAACACCATTTTTCGTGAATTTGTAATAAGAGTATGCCGCGAATATCACTAAAAAGAACCCGATAGCTACAGTTGAACTTAATTCGGCCATATCGTCGTCGTCGTCGTAATTACAATATACGGCGATTATTATCTACCGGTAATCACCGGTATTTCCGGTATCTACCGGTATTCGTTAAACGTGTATTCTTTCTTTTTTAGTGTATACTAAGCGAACCGGCGAACAAGCGAACGAATCGATATGGACCACAATGCGCCTGCGCCCTCCCTCACCGAACCAGGTGTCCGATACTTTTTAAGCAAATCTCTCGAACAGTGCCATAAAATCAAAGATTTTCACCATACCCGGTCGTTTAATTTTATGATGGGTGTTGTATTGTTTGTATGTTTAGGCGTATTTCTGTATGTTCGGTATAAAGGCAAACCTACACCGGAAGAAGTTGAAGCAAAGAAACGACGGCAACAAGAATATATTCTCTCGAAATTAAAGATGGTAAATGCGACACACTATGCGCAAAGTAAAGGCATCCCGATGGATTGCCGAACACACCCCGCGGGCAACGGTATGGGGATGCTTACCAATTTGCCTGCCTGGAAAGGACCGGAAGAGGATTATTATACACGCAAATACGCATAACGCCGTATGAATACGTCCTTATTAGTATAAATACTATCTAGAGATAGAATACTATCTATAGATAGAATATACAATGTCCGCATCCGCCTCGATTTACCAAGACTTACATGAGGCGATACAAGAACGGAGTTATCAAAGGGGCGGTGGTGGCGGCGCAGCGTCCCGTATCATCGCCCAGAAAAAGACCAATGACACCCGCGACACCCTGAAAAAGGCAACCCGAGTCCTCCTCGAAATGTCGCGCAAGCAAGAAGACGCGCTTAAAAAGCATATTCAGCGCGCAGCCGATCCCAATGAGTTCCGCGGGCTCATCTACCCCTACCAACTCATCCCCGAGGAAGACCGCGTGAAAATCAACGACGCAATCCACGGGTATTATTCGATGAAGGAAAAATACAATTCCGCGCTAGAGAAACGCCGGCAACGACTAATGAATGACCCCGTCATCAACTGGCAGTCGTTGTCATCACAACAAAAAGCGAAACGTCTCGCACTTATTAAACCCGCGTGTATCGTGTGTAAACAAGAAGGCGGGTCTATTTTCACAGAAGCCGACGGCAAATTAAAGGCGATTTGCGGAAACATCTCTCAACCATGCGGGTTTCATATCGAGGTCGCGCGCGGCAAATACGCGAGTTTAGAGGCATTGATGAACGAATCGTTGGAAGAGGTTCGCGCAACGAAGGACGAGATTATCCGCATGAAACTCGACCTATTATTCCGATTCATCAACGAAGATGAGCTCCTCGAGAAGTTCGAGACCATCCAGCATAAATTACAGGAGCAGTTGAAGATGTATGCGGAGTTCCGCACCTATTATTTAAGCGTCACGGACAATGATGATATCCAGCGGGATACTGATACACATACGCGGGTAATCGCCGAGAAAATCGCGCAGATTAAGACGTTTATGGTCGAGTTCCAGGAGTCGGACTGGAAAAACCGAAGTATTATCGACGATATTCTCGTGCTTTATCAGACAGATATTGAGCCGGCGTTCTTAAAGATGCGCGAAACAAAATACGTTTACTCGCAAGTAGAGACAACCGAGAATCCGAATGGTGCGTTGGTTGAGATGTATAACGAAGACGAGTTTTACTTATCGCAGAAGAGGTATAGCTATCATGAGTTATATATGCCGGTGATTATGCCGAATTGGATTGCGGATAATCGGGTGATTACGAAACCGGTGGGGAGTATCGGTGCTGCGCCGGGGGGTCGTGCCGCTGCGTCCCGGTCCGAGTCCGCGCCCGTGCCCGCGCCGGTGGTAGAGGTCGTCGACCCTGAACCTGAACCTGAACCTGAACCTGAACCTGTATACGAAACAACCGTCCATCAACCGGACCCCGCATCCACATGGTATAAAGGAAAGGCTGCTGAACTCGCGGCGAAAAAGGCTAAAATGTTCGAGGGACTATAGTACGACCGGACGACGGACGACGGACGACGGACGACGGACGACCGGACGACGGACGACCGGAACGACGGGATTATTATCGCGGTATAATATACAATGTTTAATATATTTAATCATATCTCTTTCCCGATTTTCCTTATCAGTCTTTCTGTCGGGTTATTCTATGTCTATATATCGGTTCCCAACCCGAAGGTGATTTACGTATATCCCACCCCCGACAATATTGCGAAGTTTCAATATAAAGACAACGCAGACAACTGCTTCACATTTGACGCCAAGGAGGTATCGTGTGCGAAGGCAAAGGGGGCTGTGAAGAAGATACCTGTCCAATAAGGCTCGCCCGAGCGCCGGTTCGCCCGGTCGCTAATTTATATCTAGTGTATATATTAGAATACTAATTCATTACACTACAAACAAGAATGGGGTTTCAAAGATTACTCCATACAGATACAGGACGCACGATTATATCGATTATACTTGGTTTAGGCATTGCGTCGTTGTTTCGGAAGGCGTGTAAAGACCGGTCGTGTATCGCCTTTCGCGCCCCGCCTCTCAAGGATTTAGAGAAGGATACGTATAAGTTGGATGACAAATGTTATCAATATAAGACGAAAACGGTGAAGTGTGACGCGGGGAAGAGGGATGTACAGCTTTCGAAATAACGCGTCGTTATACTCGTTTTACTCACTTCGTTCGTTCCACTCACTCCACTCCGCTGCGATGCTCACACATTTCAGCGCGTGTGCGTAATATATTTATCAAAATCAATATTATCATAAATATATTCTCATGAGTGACACAACCAGTATTGATGATCTGCCTTTAAGTAGTCAAACCGTGGGTTTAGGCGGAAACTACGGCGGTGGCGGTGGCGGTGGTGGCGCGCCTCTCATTTACTCCCCTAATGTAAGCATCGATCCATCTCTTCAGAATCAGCAGCAAATCCCAGGAAATGTAATGAATGAGGTGCTTCAAGGCGTCCAGCGTGCCAGCGCCAATGGAATGACAATGATGCCTACGAGAGATATTCCGATGAACCCAAATTCATTTACGCATGATGATCAGGCGAGACCCAATTATGTCCCGCAACCGAAGACCGTCCATTTTCAGGACGGCGGCGGCGGCGGCGGCGGTGATTATATCCGCGATCACACTTCCATGGAAAGTATCGTCCGTGCCAATGCGCGACAGTCCAATCAACTCGACACCATCGAGGCGATTTATAATGATCTTCAAATGCCGATACTGCTCGGTATCCTCTATTTCATTTTCCAGATGCCCATTTTTCGCGCACAGTTGCTTCATTTTCTGCCATCCTTATTCGGCGAAGACGGTAACTTTAAAATGATTGGGCTCACCGCAACTAGCGTGATGTTCGCAGGAACATTCTTCGTCATCATGAAGATATTCAATAAGTTGGGAGAAGGACTCCGCTAATCGGTTTTCTTGCTGCGTTTGCGGGTCTTCGTCTTTGCCCCCGCAGCCTTTTTCGGTGCTGACGCAGTCTTCGCGGCGGGTCCTTTCGCGGCGGCTCCTTTCGCGGCGGCTCCTTTCGAGTTTTCCAACGGAATATACCGCAAGAACCACTCCTCGTATTCCCGCGTATCCCGCTTATCTTTCAATTCTTCATATTTCTTCGTCTTTTCAAATCGCATCGATTCCAATGTCGGCTGCTTTCCATAACAATTGATACTGAACCGCCGCAATAACCCGGTCTGTTTCAGGCGATTATGCTGCTGAACATCGAACAGGAATTGCGACATACATAAAATACGGTTGATGTCATAGTACACGCGGTCCGCATAAATAAACGCCAAATAAAAACTCAACATTGTATCTATCGTCGCAATACGGATTGTTTGATTGCCACCCGTATTTTGGGAGGCATCGTCAATCCTTATTGTATTATAACTATGGCACGCGAGTGGTTTGTATAAGAACGCAATGACTTCCTCGCCGACGCGAATATCATAATGCTCGGAGATGACCTCGCCAACGCCTTTATGTTTCGTATATTTGACTCCGGAGTATTTATGCGCGGTGAGTTCACGGACGACTTCCTCACATAATGCGCGCGGGTCTTCCGAGAGAATATCGAAATCGGGGATTTTGTTGACGATACGGCGCTGGTGCTTTGGCATATACCGTGAATACAGGATATTCGCATACCCGCCGAAAAATACCGCCTTGTTTTTAATGAACACGCCTCGGACAATAGTATAAATATCGGTTTGTTGAAGGAGTTTCTCTCGGTTGGTAGAATAGGAAACATTGGATGTGCTGACGGAGTAATGTGCGTCGGACCGGGACTGGGACTGGGACCGGGACCGGGACGCGCTGTCATCGCTTTCGTCGTCGTCGTCGTCGTCGTCGTCTTTATGGCTGCGACGCCCCCTCTTCGACGATGGTTCTTTTTCAATATCTCTCGCCGACATCGAATAAATAACAAACTCATCATCTTGGAGTAATCCTTCGTGTTTTACATTTAGATTATACCGATGTGTCACTTTGTCTTCTTCAAGAGAATACTCATAATCTCCAATAGTTTCTTCGTGTTTGTCTACCGCGTGAAATAAATGGCGCATATACGCCGCAAGGGTATGATGCTTACGTTTGATTTGAGAGATTGCCTTTCGTTTCACAGAGGTTACGCTGTTGAAGATTCCGCCGCCGGTTTTTACGGACCCGGACCGGGACCGAGACGCGGATTTGACATGTGACCGTGACCGCGACCGCGACGCGGACCGAGTCCTTGAGGGTGTTCGCGTTCGCGAAACCGTGATCTCCCCCGTATTCTCATCCGTCGCCCCTTCAAACCCCCGCTGATACTCTATTTTATCACACTGATAGCCCTTAAGGGGATAATGCGTATTCAACAGAGTCAACCGTTTCTGGACCTTCTCCCATCGCGATACATCGCCATCTGGCCGTGATAATTCTAAATACATCGCCATACGAAGAAAGTCGGGCGGCGCATACCGTATTCCGCTTTTAATAATCGCATCCTTCGATATCGCCTTGAACAGGTCAGGCTCCATTTGGGTGATATCCGCAATCCCCGTGAAATTCACGAAGACCTTATATGTCCCGTGATGGACGCCGGATTTGGCCTCGACATCCTCATACCCCGCCTTATAATAAATATCCGCCAATTCTTTCGCATGGTCAAGCGCGTTGTCCGAATAAAAATCATAATCCGGCAATTCGATATCCTTATTGTAAAATTGGGCGTCTTCGGGCAAGATATTATTGATGGCTGTCCCACCATAACACACCAGTTTTTTATCCGCGATAAACTTCTCTACAATCGAGATGATTTTCTTTACTTCAGGGTCGCGCATCACTTCGACACCTTTCCTGTTTTCAACCTGGTCGACCGCCTGACGCAATATTTCCAATTCCTTCTCTTCATACGTTTGTGATTTATCGCCGTTCTTTTCTGATGGCATTATTATATTCGCCGTGTGTCTAATATAATAATCATATATAATAATTCCTGTGGCCCGTCGCCCGTCGCCCGTCGCCCGTCTATAACGTGAATTTAATACCCGGTGCTTCCGCGGGTCTGGCTTCCATCGACGATTTCGGATTGGGTGGCGCAGGTGGCGCAATCGTAATCGGAACATATCGCAATTCTTCGGGTTTGAGTATAAATCCGTATCCAACTGACGCGAACTTATCCTCATACGCTTTAAGTTTTTCATCACGCGCCTCCTCCTGAAAGCACATCGCCACAAGTTGGCATCCCCATGTAAACGGACCATTGTGTCCATCATTAAGCGGGCGACCGCTCTTGTCCGGAACCACGAGACACATATTCTTCTTATTCGCGTCCTTGAACGCTTGCGGGTCGCCGACATTTTTCACGCCGAAAAAGGTATACTTCGAGAGAAATAGCGACTTTGAACTCATATTAATAAGCTCGAACAAATTGGTACTACGATATACCGGATTTGTTCCATCCACCATCAAAATCATCTTTCCTCTTAATGTTTTAACATCCTCGTTACCTAAATCCTTGGAATGGTACTCACGCCCGTATTTCGCTCCAAGTAAATTACGCGCCATCGTTTTGCTTTGGGTGATAATTTTCGCGAGATTATTATACATTGTCACATTACGCGACATAATACGCATATGGATAATAAAGGGGTCGTTCGGATTGGGGCATTTTGACCCGGAAAACGCGTAACTACCTAATACTTCAAATGCCTCTGAAACGGGAATGTGATTATATGTCTCCTTATAATTGAACGAATTCACGGATGAAGACGCGATAACAGGCTGGTTATCTACCGAAAACACCTCGAAATCAATACATCGGCAACCGCGCGCGAGGACATAAAGGCACGCGTCCATACTCACGGTAGAATTCTTGAACTTCTCTGGATTGAATGCGTTATATGCGGTTTTGATGTAATAATCGCGGAGTTTGAACCGACTTTGACTATCTTCTGGATTCATAGACGTGAGTTTATTGTCGATTATTTTTTTGGAATTCTGGTCGGGATTATCGAGGCCTTCTCGGACGCTGCCGCCATTGCCGCCGCCATTGCCGCCGCCATTGCCGCCGGACAATAAAGGCGCAATACTACTAACGTCAAGCGCCGTCCCAGCCTGTCTTCGCTGATGTATCGTCATTTCATTCTCACTGGTATTTGGTGTAAATCCTTCCGTGGATAGCGGCGGTCCGATTATGCTATTCAAACCCGACGAATCACCCGAACCTTTCAAAATAGACAATGCGTTATCGAGTGTGCTGTCTGCGGGAGCATCGGCAGCATCGGCAGCAGCGGCAGCATCGGCAGCATCACCCGCATTCTGTAGACCTTCACGAATACGGTATATTTCATGGTTGCGCGAAACCCCGTGCGTTTGTATTAATCCAGACACCTGCCATATTGCGATGAATAATAGAATAAAAGAGATAAATACGACTTCTATAGAAATGGATTTTACGAATAATGACATGAGTTGTATCTCTTTATTTTGTATATAGTTATTCTATATAAAGATAATAGAAACAAAGATAATAGAAACAAAGATAATAGAAACAATACTAAATGACAGGTGGATTACTAAACTTGGTCGCAACCGGCAATCAAAATGTTATCTTAAACGGCAACCCCAAAAAATCGTTCTTCAAGAGCACGTATCTTAAATATACGAATTTCGGTCTTCAAAAGTTTAGACTTGATTTCGACGGACAGAAAAAACTCCGTTTGACCGAAGAATCGAAATTCACGTTTTATGTGCCACGATATGCGGAGTTACTGATGGATACGTATGTATGTGTGACACTTCCCACCATTTGGAGCCCGATAAACCCTCCCAGGACCTCGGGTGATATGTGGGCCCCTTATGAATTCCGGTGGATTGAGAATCTGGGAACCCAGATGATTAAAGAAATCACGATTTCCGTCGGTGGTATGACCCTCCAAAAATTCACCGGGAATAACTTGATGGCAATTGTAGAGCGCGACATGGATAAGACCAAGCGCGATTTGTATAACCAGATGACGGGCCACCTCCCCGAATTATACAATCCGGGTTGTTCAGGCGCGCGTCTGAACCAGTATCCCAATGCGTATCGCACGTCGAATATTGCCGGCGCCGAACCCTCCATCCGCGGGCGCAAGATATATATCCCGATTAACGCATGGTTCACGCTGTCTTCCAAAATGGCATTCCCCCTCGTCTCGCTCCAGTATAACCAGCTCCAAATCGACGTCACATTGCGCCCGGTAAGGGACCTCTTCACTATACGCGATGTAGGCGATTCGGCGAATTATTGGCCCGTCGTCCAACCCGATTTCACGAACCCCCTTCACCAAATGTGGCGGTTTTTATACCCGCCACCCAGTATTGATTTGAGCCTGAATTCATATCCTAGTATCCGCGCGGATTGGAATGCGGACGTCCATTTAATGGCGACCTACTGCTTTCTCTCGGATGATGAATCTAAAGTCTTCGCGGCCAACCAGCAGAAGTACCTGATTAAGTCGTATTATGATTGGACATTCAATGATGTCACTGGGAATAAGAAAATCAAGATAGAGAACTCGATGGGGATGGTGGCGTCGTGGACGATGTTTTTCCAGCGGAGTGATGTGAACCTGCGGAATGAATGGAGCAATTATACCAACTGGCCGTATAATTACCTCCCGTATGATATTATTCCCGCGCCGACGGATGATGACTGGCGACCCGTGGCGTTCACGGAAATCGTCACCACCGCGAGCGACCTACAGACACCCGCATGGCAAGCCCGTCCCGACTTCCAATTCGACCAGTATTATTATGATAAAAACGGGCCGAAGAACGGGATTGGCCCCGGTATCAATCCGGGCGATAAACGGCTGACGGGCCTTCACATTACGGGGGATTTTCAATCCGAGAACGAGCGCGACATTTTACAGATGTTGGGGATTTCACTGAATGGTAAATACCGCGAGAATCTGCTGGATGCGGGGGTTTATAATTATGTCGAGAAATACACGCGGACGCGTGGGTGTGCGAAACCGGGAATATACTGTTACAATTTCTGCCTGAATTCGGACCCGTATGACCTACAACCTAGCGGTGCTATCAATATGAGTAAGTTTAACCAAATCGAGCTTGAATTGACGACGATATACCCGCCGCTGGACCCTGCTGCTGAAGTGAAAATGATTTGTAATCCGAATACGAAGGAAGTCATCGGAATGAATAAGCCGAATGTGAATATTTACCACTATTCATACGATTTTCATATTTTAGAAGAGCGGTATAATGTATTAACGTTTGTGTCGGGGAATTGCGGATTGATGTATGCCCGCTAAGGGCCGCCGGGAGGCGATGCCCGCTAAGGGCCGCCGGGAGGCGATGCCCGCTAAGGCGACGCACGCTAAGGCGATGCCCGATAAGGCGGGCCGCACGCACGCTAAGGCGCACGGATTATTATATGTTATTATTATAACTAGTATTAGTATTTGAATATAATAATAATAACAAGAAATGGCCGATGATGAAGAAAATAATGACGGCGGTGGCGGTGAAGACGGCGGTGAAGACGCCGGAGGCGCATTTAGCAAAGTTGGCGGGTTGTTTTCTGGCGGTGAGGACAAGGACAAGGACAAGGACAAGGACAAGGACGCCGGCCCTAAAAAGAAAGCCGCACCCAAATCGCTATTCGACCTTGAAGCCTTAAAGGAATTCGGGTTGAATGTATTGACCCTTTTTATCGAAACCGTTGTTATTTCGGTGATTTGCGTGAATATCCTTTTTTACGCAGACCCAAAGAGTATCCGAATGAACAATCTGAATTTACAGAAACTCTTCCCAACAGACCGACATGATTGGCCGTATTGTTATACGAGCGAATATACGGAATGTGATGCCGATTGCGAAGATAAATTTGGCGGAATCGCCGACGACCCGAACAATTCAAGCGTGAAAAAGATATACCTGAAAGCCGCAATTCTGTTAGACACCTATGTGTTCAAATGGTTCTGTTTAACCAAAGAGGAGTTGGATATGGTGAAAGAAAGCGTGGACGAAGGTGTCACGAAAGTGAATCTCATGAACGGGAGTTTCATCAAGGTACGTTTTAAGCAATGGATTAATAACGCATTCATCTTCTCGTTTTCATCTGACCGGTCCATGTTATTATTTATTCTGAACTATATCACAAAACTGACACATAGTATTCCGAAAGAGTTAGAGGATGTCGTTTCACCGCTCCTGATTCTATTGATGCCGTTTGTGTTTTTGTTAATCGCATTTTTTACGATAGGTGGCGGACCATTATTCACGACATTTCTTGGAATGATTTTAAATCCCACCGAACATCGTAAGGAGTTTATCGGCGGTTCATTGTGGTCGATATTTACCGGATTTGGTATTCTAGGAATTTTACCGTTTGTTTCATTCATCGTCCAAGTCATCCAATTTCTCGGAACGTTCTTTGTTTATCCATTTCTTCACTGGGACCAGTATCGCATACTTTATGCGAAATATATCCCGATTATCTTCTTCTTCTTTAATTTGGTGTTGATGTTTTACGCATTCGAAGGATTAGAACTCAATGTTGCGGCCATCGTGATTCTTGTTTTATTGGCGTTGTATTTAACAACGTATTGGCAAGGCATAATGGAGTTTTTCAATAAAATCAAAAACTGGGGGGCGTAGAATCCGCGCGCGTATAAACGACATAAACGATTTTATTGTAATAAACTATATCTGTATTCGATTCATTACATTCGATTCCATGGGCGGTAAAAAAAAAACCGCATCGGCCAGCTCGGCCAGCGCTGCCAGCACCAGCGCCGGAGAACCCGTCAAGTCAACCCCCGAATATTTCAAAAAGTACCCTTTCGTGAGTGTATGTACCCCCACATTTAATCGCCGCCCCTTTATTAACGCGATGATAACGTGCTTTAATAACCAGGATTATCCACAAGACCGAATGGAATGGATTATTATCGACGACGGAACCGACCCCGTGGAAGATCTGATTGCGTCGCACCCTCGCGTCAAATATTTCAAGTATGAGACGAAAATGACGCTGGGGAAGAAGCGCAACCTGCTTCACGAGAAGTCGCGCGGCGAGATTCTGGTATATATGGACGACGATGATTATTATCCACCCCAGCGCGTATCTCACGCGGTAGAGATGCTTGTCAGTCACCCGGAAGCACTGTGCGCAGGTTCCAGCGAAATCTATATTTATTTCAAGCATATCTCGCAAATGAAGCGTTTTGGACCATACGGCCCGAACCACGCGACGGCGGGGACATTCGCGTTTAAGCGCAAGCTCCTGAAGAACAACCGATACAATGACGACGCGTGTCTGGCGGAAGAGCGCGCGTTTCTGAAAGATTATACGGTCCCCTTCGTCCAATTGAACCCGATGAAGGTGATTCTCGTATTTTCGCATGAGCATAATACATTTGATAAGCGCAAACTCCTCGTGAATGCGAACCCGGATATCGTGCGTGATTCACCGAAGAAGGTGATGGATTTCATTAAAGAACATGACCTTCGCCGGTTTTATATGGTAGAATTGGAGAAACTGTTGGAGAATTATGCGCCGGGGCGACCTGAAATGAAACCGGATGTTATCGCACAGACACGTCAAATGGAGAAGGACCGAGAGAAGATGGCGGCGGATGCGGCTGCCCAGGGGGGCGCAGGAGGCCGAATCGTAATTCAGCAACCAGGTAAGGAACCTGTTGCGCTTACAAATGAACAAGTCATTCAAATCATTCAGAATCTACAGTCAGACGTAGCATATCGTGATAAACAGATTGGAGAGTTGACGGCGCAATTACAGCACCACGCGCAAGCGCAAGCGGCGTCGGCGTCGGCGGCGGCGGCGGCCGTATCCGGTATAAGCACAGACGGCACCATTGAAGCCACCCTTGTCGCGAATGACCATAACGATATTTTGGAACGATATGAACAATTACTCAAAGAAAACCGCGAATTACGTAGACAACTCGACGGCGCGTCTGAAGTGATGTAATCGCGTATTGTTATTATTATTATATGGAATCAATTCCACATAATAATACATTTTATTCCTTCACCACATAAATGCTATGGATATTCAATATAAACATGCGTGTTTTCGACTCATGAATAATGAATTCGTGACGCTCACTATACTCTTTGAATCTCTCGGCGATAACCGTTTCAATCTCTGAAACCGACAAGTCATCCTCCTTTGTCTTAAATTCATTCTTCGCGGCGGCGGCGGCGTCTGCGTCTGCGTTATCGTCGCCATTACTGCGACTCTTCGATTTGTGTTTGCGACTATTCTTGGGTGCGGGAGGAGGTGGTTCGATATATTCCCAAATGCCCGACGACTCAATCTTATTATCATTCATATTATAGACCACCGTCTGTGAATCAAATACAAGTGCGGATTCTGGCCCATGGCCATATTCTTGAAGCTCGATTTCCGTGATTTTATCCAAGATATCCAAGAAATCGTCGCTACGAATATACGCACGAATATAACCAACAATTTCCGGTGTTATTTTTACTGTAATTATCTTGGTCTCATCATCGCTGTCGGACCCCGATCCGGATTCGGACCCAGACCCGGCACCGGACCCGGCATCTGACCCGGCATCTGACCCTGAACCAGACTCTGACTCATACCGGCTATCTCCGCCAGATTTAGAAGAGGGTGAAATACATTGTACTTCCGGGTCAAGGATAAGTTTATACTTTGAATCAAATGAAATCGATGCGCCCATTCTACGGATGTTTCTACATATTTCTTATATCTTTTTGATGTATATCAAACGCGTCGACGGCGGCATCGGCGGCATCGGCGGCATCGGCGGCATTATTCTAACAAATCCGTATTGTCTGTGGCCAATGACGACGCCGTTGACTGTTCCGGTTTCGCCATATATTTATCTAAATAACGGTAGATTCGATTCACGTCCAGTTTAGAGATATCATACGTTTCAAGGATGCGCGGGATTTCTTCCTCCGGATACTGGTTCCGAAGTGTCAGGAAAAACGCGAACAGGTCCTTTTGGTCCATTGAAAGCTGAATACACAAATTCTGTATAAAAAGCAGGTTATTGTATTCCGTGCTATATTTGGTGAGAACCTTCGTAAATCGCACCTCCGTCGGGTTGAACCGCGCTTTTTTTGGGAACGACTGGTGGTATAAATGATGGTTATAAAACGTCTTAATCAGTGAACACAACTCGTTGAATAACCAAATCTGGTTCTGGAATGTGATACGGTCGAAATAATCCGCCATACAAATATTATCCAGCAATAATTGATAAAAGGGGACGGACACCGCCACTGGCATCTTTTCAAGCACGTCGATGACATTCTCGTGCCATAAGAGACCAATCGTTGTTCGGTCGGTCTCATTGATGAGCGTATTATGGTCGCAGATAGGATACGCGGTATTGAACAGTTTTTGCGTGACTTTCTTAATATCCTCGTTGTATGTCTTCGGCTGAAATATCGCGTGGAGGATATTATTCGAGATAATGGTGTTCGGAGTTTTATTCATTTCCGCGACGGCGTTCAGTTTGCGTAAGTTGCCCTGGATAAATGTCAGGATGCTTTTACGTAGGCCGATTTCCAGGTTCGGCATCGTCATATCCACCAACGTTGACATTTGCGCGGGTGTAGGCGTTTTCAGCTCATATACGTGACAGACCTTCATGAGCTCTTTGATTTTCTTGTCGATGTGGTAATTCCCGATACAAATAATGGGATTCATCGTGATTTCTTCCTGTTTCTGTTTTTTGGTCTTTTTAGGGCGAATCAGTTTAATAAGGGACGTAATACCGCCCTTGTCGCCGTTATTCATTCCGTCGAGCTCGTCCATCACAATGACGATTTTCTGGATTTTACGCTGGAATATCGACATTATATTTTTATCGGAAATATTGTGTTGGGTGATGGAGTCGATGATGGACTTATTCCGGATATCACCCGCATCGTATTTAATAATATCGTAGTTTAGTTCTTTCAGTAGACGGATGACGAACTCGGTTTTTCCCGCGCCGGGTGCGCCGTAGATATAGACCCCGCGCTTAAATGTGAGATCGCTCTTGTTTTTTTGAAAGGATGCGAGGAAGTCGCGGATGTTATTGTATATGGTGTCGCGGCCTAGATACGTGTTATAATTGATGATATTGTTCGCCATGGCAGGCGAGGGAGCGGCGGCGAGCATGGCAGACATTTATGACAGTTTTCTTGGATAGTTATTTACCATATGTTTTTCTTTTTATATATTATAACCCACTTATAACATAATGGATTCGTTTCAAGGTTTATTCGCGCCTCTCGATAAGGATTATTGTCTGCTTTTTTACTGGCTTACTGTCGTGAATTTCATCTTTTTGGCGATTGCGGGTTTAGGATTCGTGTCCGCTCTTCTAATGTTATTTAGGGGGAAGGTGACAATCATGAGCGCCTTTTATTCCTTTTTGATGATTTTGGTCTACGGCCTTATGTACTTCCAGAGTCGTTTGTTCTACTCGATGTGCGTCACTGGAAATATGAAGGCTGGTTCGTTCGGCGCGGGGGGCGCAACTGACTCTCTTCCCGCCGTCGCACAACAGGCATCGGGTGCTTCACCTGGGGCGTATCGGTTCTAACGCTCACTCGCTTCACCGTTCGCTGGGCTCACGGTTCGCTCGTTCGCGGGGGTTCGCCGCTTCCTGACGTCAGCGACTCATTCGTTGTAATGTAAATACATACTATTACATTACATCCCATTACATCCCATTACATCCCATTACATCCCATTACATCCCATTACAGGCACTTCAACGACGCGCTTTTCGACGCCTTTCCGTCCAAAATACCCTCCCACGGAATATATCCATCACCATCACTAGATACGCCACTATAGGCCGTGATATTTCTAATCGTATTGTAATTATTACAATTATCAGCGGGGTCGGAACGGATAGCGGTGCCTGTGTATAGTTTGTAGGGGTCCGAGCAAGTTGTTCCATCATTGCTCAAGGTCATCCTATCCGGGCATTTCGCGGTTTCAGGTGGCCATTTTTGCGCGCTTTTTGATTTCCATAACAAAATCGCGACGGTTCCCACCGAAATAATAAAGGCAATCATCGCCAATAATAAAACCATCTTCTGGATAGACAAATTGAAAAAATTGCTAAACATCCCACTGCCTCCGCCTCCATTTCCAGAACCCGCATCAGATCCGGAACTCCCAATACCTGCGGATGAACCTGTATTTTTACTGCCTGAAATGAAATCCATGTGTTATCCGAATAACGTGACTATATACTATGAATATAAAAAGAAAAGAATTGGTATTGTATTTAGAGAAATAATCTGTATCCAATGTATAAGATATGAACTACAACGCAGCTCCGCAAAATACCTTCATCGGCCAACCCAAAAATGGACGTCTTGATATTGTAACGCCCCCCACGCAGGACCAATTCGCGCTTTATGATAAAAACCCGGTCCATCAGTGTGTGACCTATCGTGATGCGTTAAATGGAATATGGGAGAATACACCGCTGTCGAACGCGTTCTTTAGTAAAGAGAATATGCAGATTATTCAGAACGGTATTCGCGCCGGCGTTTACCAGCGGTCCAAAGGAAAATATGTCATTGGCGAACAGGACTGCGATACCTTGCGTATCATTATGCGCACCATCTTTCTCCAAAATGCGACCAATGCGCCGACCGAAATCCGCGCTCAGATTATTGAGTTGAATGAATTAGTATTTGAATATTGTGTTCCTAGAATACACGGCGAGGCGGAGGGGTATATCCAGTATAAGCGCGATGTGAGTAATATGTATACGCCGATGGCGCGGCCGAATTTCTCGGATTACAAGCACAAGACGTTGGAGTTGAAGCCTTGGTTCTAGTTTCTCACTCGGGCTCCAGGGTGGCGAAGCCACCCCTTTCGCCCGAGCTCGACTGTGCTCGTTGCTCACTCGGGCTCCACTCGGCTACGCCTCCTTTCGCCCCTCGTTCGCGGTCTTGCTCGATATTGGCTCCCATAGATGGCATCATATCAGACAGGGCGAGGCGAGACGAATGGAGCAACGCGAAATGAGACGCAGCCGAGCATCCTTTCGCCCCTCGTTCGCGGTCTTGCTCGATATTGGCTCCCGTATATGCTCCGTATTAGGAACCATATCAGACAGGGCGAGGCGAGACGAATGGAGCAACGCGAGGCGAGGCGAATGGAGCAACGCGAAATGAGACGCAGCCGAGCATTCAATAAAAAATGTGTTATTTTTATTATTATCTATTACTGTATATGATATTGGTTACGCCTTCTTCACGACCATCTTCTTCTTGCTCGCTGCTCCTCCTCCCCCGGCCGACGCTGCGCTCGTCGTTTTCGTCATCGCCACCGACGCCGCCTCCGCAGCCGCCGCCCATTTTTTATACTCCGAGTCTAATTCATCCAAGTCCTTGGTCCATAACGCTTGAATCGATGTATCTGTAAGTTGCTGATGTTGTGTGCGCTTGGAATCACGCTCTGCGAGAAGGTGCCTGACATTCTCATCCGTCACGCTATCCATCGGCATCTTCAGCAGGTATTTATACTCGGTGTCCCCTTCGATGTGTTCATAACCGTGTGCGGTCATCTTTGCGTGAATCGCCTCTTTTGTCTGACGACGTAATTCCAATTTGTCGTCAAGCACTTCCTGGATATATCGCGCACGGTTCGTGAGGACCCGCAGTTCATTCCCGAGTTGCGCCAACATCGCCGTCTTGCGTTTCGAATACAGGGCGAGGCGTTCTGTGTAATAATCATCAATGATGTCGTAGATGTTCGCGTATTTCCTGAGTTTCTCGCGTGCGTCGAAGAGATTCATGTTCGTGGTACTTTGCGTCGTGAACAACCCGAGGAGCTTCTCCAGTTTGTTCGTGCCCGCATCCGCGTCGATGATTACTGCTTGAAGGTCTTTCGGTGTATGAGGGTAAGCGGGATGGAACGTAACGGTAATATCCACGACTGCGTCGGTTGACATATCCGTATATTCTTTCAAGACGGGGGATGCGGCGGTTGCTGCGCCACCAGCGGCGGCCTTGTCCTTGTCCTTGTCCTTGTCCGCCGGGAGTTCCATCAACTTTTCCAGGAATTCCTTATAATCGTCTGTCCATGTTCCAATCGGGAGCTCGGTGATGCGGACTTTACGGTCGGCGATGATTTCGTAGGTTCCTTTGATGAGATATTTCGCGGCCACGTGGAATGTGGACGCACCGGAGGTCGCGGAGGCTGCGTTAGCAGCCGAAGCCGAAGCCGCAGGTGAAGCGGAAGGCAAAATCGCAGCCGAAGCCGAAGCAGCCGCGGCCGGACCCCCGATATTCTTGATGGTTCCTTTAAACCCCTTGAAATAAGGCTCAATGACGGGGCGGTCACTCGACGAGACCCCCGTGAGCATCGCGCGGATATACGCGATAATTTGAACCGGATTATGCGGCATAATATCCGTGCTGAATCCTGTTCCGATTCCCTTGCTTCCATTGACGAGAATCATCGGAATCGCTGGAGCATAATACACCGGCTCCACCATCTGCCCGTCATCATCGATGTAGGTTAACACCGCGTCGTCTTCTTGGCGGTAGATAAGTCGCGTCAGCTTGTTGAGTTGGGTGAAGATGTATCTTTCACTCGCACTGTCGGAACCCCCAGCACAGCGAGTTCCAAACTGACCATTGGGTTCGAACAGATTGATATTGTTGCTGCCGACGAAATTCTGCGCCATCCCGACAATCGCCGCATTCAAACTCGCCTCACCATGGTGGTACGCGGCATGCTCGGATACATACCCGCTGAATTGCGCGACCTTGATTTCCGTTTTCAGACCCCCCTTCTTAAACGCCGCAAACAGGATTTTACGCAACGAGATTTTCAACCCATCCATCAGGTTCGGAATCGAACGCTCATTGTCGTAGATAGAGAAGTGGATAAGACCGCGGTCAATAAACTCTTCATACGGAATCTCCGGCTTCGATGTATCCAGGTACGCCTCGCGCGAATACGTCGAGAGCCACTCCTTCCGGTCATCCGCGCGCTTCTTATTGAACGCCATATCCAGGCGGTCATCAGAGAGTTTGCCAGTATGGATGAACTCCACCATCTTCTTATTCTCGAAGTATTCCTTGAACTCCTTGCCTGTGCTCGTACCTAAACCTTTATAATATTTCGTATTCCAACCGGTGGGCACGACCGCGCCTGGGAACTGCTTCTTCCACGCATCAAACTCGCCATCATTGTAGAACAGGACCTCCTGGGTGCCACGGCGGGCTTTCAGAATCGGAGTATTCATAAACCCGATGAACCCGGGAATCTTCGTAAGTGACGGCCACTCGTTCTGGAACAAATTAATACCGAGTCCCTGGATATGTGCGCCGTCTAAATCCTGGTCCGTCATAAAGAGCACCTTGCCATAACGCAGCCGTGTGGCGACATCCGCGGCCGTATAGGTCTTCCCCGTTTCAAGACCGAGGATTTGCTTGATTTCCGCAATCTCGCGGTTTTCGGAGATGCGTTTCGTCGTCTCGCCATGAACATTGAAAAGTTTGCCCTTCATCGGATAAACACCGATAAAATTCCTGTCCTCCTTACTCAACCCACTGACAATACCCGCCTTGGCTGAATCACCCTCGCATAAGATAATCGTACACTGCGCGGATTTGTCCGCCGACCCCGCATAATTCGCGTCGATGAGTTTGGGGATACCGCGAATCGACCGGGTTTTCGCGCCGTCCGTCTTCTTCGCGGCTTTCGTGTCCTTGACCTCTGTTAGAGCACACGCGGCATCCATCACCCCCATCTTCGCGAGTTTCTCGATGAATTCGTCGCTGACTTTACAAGAAGACCCGAAATTCGCGACAGCGGTCCCGAGCTCGTCCTTCGTCTGACTAGAAAACGACGGGTTCTCGATATCACAGCGCAGGAAAAGCATCAGTTGCTCTTTGATGGTATTCGGCTTGACATCGACCTTTTTCTTCTTCTTGATAACCTCCGCCAATTTACGGACGATTTGGTTGGTGATATATTCCACGTGCTTGCCGCCCCTCGGCGTGTAAATCCCATTGACGAATGAGATGTGCGCGAACTCGTCGGAGGTCGTCAGGCACACGGCATACTCCCAGCGGGGGTCAGGATTCTCGTAGATGCGCTTGACATCGCCCTTCCCGCCGATATACAAGTCGACATACTGCTGAAAATGCCTGACGGGGACAACCGACCCATTGTATTTGACTTTCACGGTCTTGTCCGTCACTGCGGCGATATCGTAGGTGCGCTTCAGGAAGAGCGCAAGCATATCCGGTGTGAGATTGTTTCCCGGCAGGCCGAACCTGGCGTAATCAGGGCGGAAACTAACGCGAGTATATGGCTTGACTTTGGTCTTGGTGACCACAGGCGGCACAATCTCGGACAAATTGTTTCGGAACTCCTGGACGTATTTCAGGCCGCGGACATGGTCGACGGTTTCCACGCGCCCCCAGACCGACCAGATAAGGACGAGCTTGAAACCGAACCCGTTCTTCCCGCCGACGATTTTCTCCTTCTTGTTCTCGTCGTAGTTGGTGGATGTGCGAAGATGGCCGAAAATCATCTCCGGAATCCAGAGTTTGTGTTCGGGATGCTGGGCGACATCGATTCCATTACCGTCATTCGTCATATGAATCGTTCCATCCGCGGCGTCGATTTCCACTTCGAGGGTGGTCACGGGGAGCGCATCCGGCTTTCCATCGGCGACGGCCTGTGCCTGACGGACAACATGGTCACGCATATTCACCATCCCTTCATCGAAGAGCTTGTATAATCCGGGGATGTAGGTCACACTTCGCCGGGTGAGCGTCGTCGTCGTTGCGCTTGCGCCGGCCGCGCTGGCATCGGATGCGACGCTTGTGGCCATGGCATCCATGACGTATTCTGTCGTTTCCGCGGGCTCAATCGTGCCGATATATGTGTCTGGTTTTTTAAGAATATGTTCGCGGTCGGTCATCTTTTGGTATTTGTTGAGGTCTTCGGCGGCACCACCACCAGCAGTGGCAGCGGCAGCGGCAGATTTAGTAGATTCCTTTAAAGGCATTGCGGTCCGTGGTAAGCAATATGAGTAACGTATATTACGGATATATGTTTAACTCCTTTCAATTTTATTTTGCCGGGTATATGTATCGTTAACGACACACTCACTCCTTCGTTCGTTCGTATACTCGCATACTCGCATACTCGCAATGTCCATGGCTCCCCGTTACCGCACCAAAACCGGCTTCGGCCTCACATGTAGCGACATATATCGCGTGAATGACGCACTGGTCCAATATGATGCGTCAGGAACTCCGATTGTAATAAACAGCAACGACCCGAATGTCCGCATACCCTATTTGAAATGCCCGACCCTCACGAACCCTACCGCCGGAATGGCGACCTCTACGAATAATACAATGATAACGAAGAAGATGCGTTATGCGCAATTAATCCGCGTAGCGACTGAAACGAAAAACGTGAAAAAGGTATATGCCGTAAATAATATGAATCGGTTCGGTAGTTGGTCGGGGGCTCCTGGTGGGTATGGCGCGCCGGTGACAAACTCGTTTTAGGGACCGACCGACCGAATGGCCTTGTCTTTTTTTCTAATGATGTATTATAACGACTATTGTCTTATTTAGTAAAATGGTGAAACGTTGTGATCGCAGCGATGATGGTTACTACCACATGCACGGCCAGAAGTACCAGATGTTGGAGGGGTCTCGCGCCCAGGTGTGGCACGGAACTGCCTACAAGACCCCCGGTGGTCTCGTCAAGAGTGATTTGATTTTCAACAAGCACGGCCGCGTCGTTTCCGCAAAGAAGCACGCGACCGCCAAGAAGGAGAACCGTCTGCGTAAGTATGGCTACACCGCTCGTAAGGGCAAGTTCGGCGCAATCAAGATCAGTGAGAAGACTGGTAAGCGTCACCGTCTCGTGAATACCCCCAAGAGGCGTTAAAACGACCGCATTACGACCGCATTACGGTAATATTACAGTAATATTATATTACCGTAATATTATATTACCGTAATATAATGGCGAACGATAATATTATCACCGGATATATCTTAGAATTCTTAAACGAAAACAAAATATGGCTTATCATAACGATAGTGGTTACGTTATTATGTAATCCCATCGAAATGATATGGTTGTCCGATCTGTTTACGAATTTTACAACCGCAATCAATAACCTCGAATACGATAATTCGATTTCGATTCTTTGGAAAATCGCCGCAGTAAATGTCTTCATTGACAGTGTCTATATGATCGGCAATTATTACGACAAGGTGTATTTTCCCAAAATGGAAAAGTTTATCCGGTTCAAGCTCATCGACGTTATATTCAAAAACATTGAGGTGAATTACGACAAGGAGGATATCTCCAACCATATCGTAAAAACACTGAAAATCCCCAATATTGTCACATCATTTACCGGCCGATTTATTTATTGGATTGTCACGTTTATTTTGACGACTGTTGTCATTTTGGGGTATGTACTATATTTAAACACCGGAATAGGCTTATTAACGATAAGTATATTTACACTATTTATGATTATGTATTATTACATTCTTTTGAAGACCAAAAACACGTCGGAAGACCGCGAAAATGAAGAGAACACCCTATTATCCAACATCGATGATGTATTAAGTAATTCGTTGAGTATCATATCCACGAAAAAGGTGGACGACGAGATGGAGTATTTGACGAATAAACATGCGGTCTATGACAGCGCCCACGAAGGTCAGTTATGGAACTCATCCATCGGCGGTTTTGCTCTATCGATTGTTATTATAATTGTGCTCGTTTTTCACGTATATGTCATTCTTATCTTATACAAGAGGCGGAAAATCGACAGCAAGGTGACGATTAAGCTGATTTTCATTATATTGTTTTTTGTAAAGTATATCAAAACCGCATCGTTGCGAAGTATCGGCGTGATTTCGGAATATGGTAAAATCACCGAAAATGAAGCGAATATTCGAAAACTTATGGTCGATAAAAACGACGACGGAAAGGAAACGGATATTCCGATAACGGGGGATATCGAGTTCAAGAATGTGTCGTTTGAATACGCGGCGCGTGCTGGTGCCGCCACGGGCGAAGAACGCAAAAAAATCCTCGATAACGTTTCTTTTAAAATCCAACCGCTCCGACGCACCGCAATCATCGGCACAAACGGTAGCGGGAAATCCACTATTATAAAACTGATGTCCGGGTTTTTTAAACCGACCGAGGGCCAGATTCTATTTAACGGGGTGGATATCTCCGAAATCAAACGCGAATATCTGCGAAGTAATTTGTCGATTGTTTCGCAAAAGGTCGTGTTATTTAATCGGTCGGTCATCGATAATATATGTTACGGCACCCAGATGTCGAAGGAGGATGCGATCGCCGCCCTTGACAAATTGAAAGTGATGAATGTGTTTAAAAAGCTGCCGCAGGGACTGGATACGATGGCGGGTTCGCGCGGCGAGAATTTAAGCGGCGGCCAGCGTCAGATTATTTACCTGTTGCGGAGTTACTTGAGTAATAAGCCCATTACTATTATGGATGAACCTACCGCCGCCGTCGACGTGTTCCATAAAAAATACCTCATCGAGATGATTAATGAAATGTCAAAAAAATCGACGGTCATCGTTGTAACACATGATGCTGAATATGCGGCATCATTTCCGATGAAGATATATCTAGAATCGGGTAAAATCACAAAGATCGTCGGTGGCGGCGCGGGCGGCGGCGGCACGGGTGCGGGTGTGACCCCGTTTAGCTATGCGTAATTATGTATACATCGGTCACGATGATACCAGTAATAATATTCGCTGGTATATACATATAATAATAACGAATAACAAGTGTTATTAGTATTGACAATGCTCCTTATTATTACGAGAGAAATACCAGATCCTGTAAATAGCTTGAGTAATGTAGTAAATGCGTTCACCCAACTCAAGATTCCGTACATACTCGTCCGGAAGTGTGACCCCGCGATTATACACCGAAAGGATATTCGCGGGATTATTATCCCTGGAACGAACCATTTCCGCATTATACCGTATGAAATTCAGCCTGAATTAGAGCTGGAACTGTATTACCTACACCATTTTCCGAAATTGCCCGTTCTCGGATTATGCCATGGGTGTCAGTTTCTAACGGTATATTACGGTGGCGGGCTCATCAAATATGAGAGTTTCTGGGTTGGCAATAAAGATATCGAATTGGATCTCTCTATAGATAAAATCTACCACGGGGAAGAACGAAGACAAAAGTTACACGTTCATTTCCGTGATTTACCTGTCATAATGCGCAAGAAGGCGGGCCGTGGCCGTGGCCGTGGCATCCGAGAGATTGCGTGGTTGACATCATATCGCGACCACCGTCGCCACGCATGCGCGTTTGAATTCGAAAAAGACCGTGTATATGGGTTTATGTTCCATCCAGAGGCCAAAGAAAGTTCGTGGCCGATTCTTTACAACTTTTATGACGGGGTGTGTCTTCACGGTGCCGGTGCTGGTGCCGATGTCGCGCATCCATCGTAATCCGGCGACGACACCGGCGAATCCGGCGACGCGACCCACCACTTTAGCGTAATCATCCCGTTTTCATCCAGGTATTCCGCGTATTCCTCGACGAAATACTTCTCAAAATACCGTTTGCTGATAATACGGCGCTTCGCTGCCAGGTAGCACTTCCCGCAATAATATTCGTACGCATTGTATAACGGTTGAGGAAACGAGAGATTCTGTGTGATACACTGGGTTTTAAACCTCTCCAGATACTCGTTGATTTCGGCCTTCTTATCCCAGAGCAGACACCCCATATTTAGGATATACTTATCGTCTTCGATGATGATATCGGGGTAAAAATGGCGGAGAATACCGAGCAGGGTCGCATCGGATGCCGCGCCCGCCCCGACGTATTCATTGAATAGTGTTGAAAGTTCATCTATTTCCAACTCTATTTCGGTGTCATTTATGAAACATTGCTCCCCCCAAAACCGGCGAAACTGAGTGACGACGGGGAGATACCGACTTGTGCGGTTTGGGAATATGTCGGGGGCGGCCGATGTGGACGACGCGGCAGACGCGGCGTAATCCGCGAGTTTAGACCGCAGTGATGCCGCGAAAATCATACTTGGCAATCGAAAATCTGCGAGATACAGCTTCCACAGATATAACATATTTGGCATCGTGATACCGTTTTCAGACGACGCAGGCTCGGTGGAGTGGTCTACGAACTCGCTGATGATTTGCTGCTCGGTTCGAGCGCGGAAAAACCACGCGTGGCTGGCGACTTCCGGTGTTTTACAATGATGATCTAAAAATCCGTCCGCACTACGGAACCGGTGCGAATAATGTGCGGCGACACAGAATAAATCGATGATGGATGATTTCAATTCGGGCATATGCGAGAGACGGAGGTGTGCGGGGTGGTCATGCGCCGCGGACACGGACACGGACACGGACACAGAGGACGCCGCCGCCGCGGACGCCGCGGGAGCATGAATATCCACAATCCGGCAATCCTTATACTGATGATCATAATATTTGAACTTGAATGCCGTCGCGAATGTGTTGGAACCGGACCCGAATAGACCGTAACATTCACCACCGAGATCTTTGATGAACTCCTTCGCGAGCGGCGGGATGAAGTAGATAAGCGGCGCGGATTTTTTGAGCAGAACATCCCCGAGAATGGTGAGGAAATACTTGGCGTGATCGCGGGTGCGGAAGAGCGCGGGGTAAAGCAGCCCGATGACATGCTGGATGGTGCGGGATTCGGGAATCGACGAGAGAATATCGCGGGATTGGATGCTTTTGATGATTTTATTCTTTATGCGATATTTTATTGCGCTTGTTCCGGAGGAGGAGGTAACGTCTGATACTGTAATATCTGATAATATGCGGTGGTGTATTTCATCCTCATGTATCACCGAATATCGGACCTGATTATTATACGTGAAATACAATTCGGATTGCTGGCAGTAGAAATATTTGGTTCGGTTTAGGAAAGTCTCCGTGATTTCATCCGCGAGTAGTTCGAGAGATTTCTTCCGTGTTTCGCGTTCGGCGTGTGCGGCCTGGTAGTTTTTAATCGCCTGCGGAAGCTGGGTCTTGACATACGCGTGGATTCTCTCGAGGACATACTCGTTGTCGGGTATGGCCGCGTTTGTATTCCATATCTCCGAGAGAATGGCGATAGTGTCGGGGAGGGTGGCGGCGGGAGTCGGCGCAATGGAGGCGGGAGGCACGGACATCGTTTTGGTATTTTAAATTTATGAATATAAATAAATACGATAATTCATTTATATTGTTATGGCGCTTGAATACCCACAAGTAATTTATTTAGATACTACCAGTGATACTATTTCGTTAGAACAAACAGATGGTGCCAGACAAGTAAAATATACTATGCTGGACAGAGGTAGAGGCTCTAGTGGGGTTGTTTATGTAAATGAAGACTCGACAAGATGTATTAAATTGATATTATATCCACAAGGAATTTTGGATGATGCTAAAGAAAGACAAACACATATATACGAAACTGAAGTACGACTTCAAAACATTTCACACAGTTTTAGGTTTGCTCCAGCTATTCATAGAAACTTCAGAACCCAAATTAGGAAAAATGACACGGAATATGACGTATATGTTATTGTTATGGATTATTTAAACCCAACAGAGTGGGAGAATATCACTCATAATGAATTAACACCAATAATGATGAAAGACTTTGTTATGAAGACGGGGTTATATAATGTTGTTGACCCGTATAACCATTTTTATCGAAACCGTTCTACACAACAAATCGTTATGATTGATTACGGAAAAGTGAAAGAGTGTAGTTTGGATAGATCCGAACCATTATTATTGTATTGTTTTAACCAAATGCTTTTGAGATTACATAGTGACCGGAAACCACAGTGTAAGTATTGGGATAAATGTGAACGCCGTAGTGATGGAAGAGAAAAGACAGGAGAACTAAAAGGCGCAGATCATTTCAAGTTGTTCACTCATCCGGAAGACTTTAAACCTAAGAACCTTAGGACGTCTCCCTATGGTGGAAACCGAAATAAACAAACGATTCGCACCCGCCACACCCGTCGCACAACACGCCGCCGGACCCGCCGCACCCGCCGTCGTCGTCGCTAACCATACATACCATTATTTTTGCCTAAATTGCGAAAAATAATGGAATCAAATGAATCTGCGGAAGAATGAAACCGCGAATTAGTGCTTCCTGTGAGCGCGACGCTTGGAACCATTCTTGCGAGAACGACCGACCTTCTTGGACTTGCGAGCACCGCTCTTTTTGGACTTCTTGGCGGACTTCTTACCGGAGCGGCGGCGGGAACGACGGCGGCGACCGCCTTCCATCTCTTTGGCAGTAGCTAACTTGTCTCGTGCTGCTTTAAGTTCATCTTGTGTAGCTGGAGGATCCCTCTCTTCAAGTTTTTTTAATTCCTCAGTTGCTTCATTGACCGCAATTTGTTTGGGTGAGAGGGGGGCGGCTGCGCCTGCGCCTGCGTCTACGCCTGCGACTCCGCTTTCGTCTGCGACTCTGCCTGCGCCTGCGTCTACGCCTGCGACTCCGCTTTCGTCTGCGACTCTGCCTACGCCTGCGGCTGCGGCTGCGTCTGCGTCTACGACTCTGCTTTCGTCTGCGGCTTCGGATTGGACTTCGGATTGGACTTCGGATCTGCCTACGGATCCTTCGGATGGGCCTACGGATTGGGGTGATATGTTTTGTAATGATTCTTGTGCCATTTGTGTTGCTTGATTCATTAATTCTGGGGTCAGTAATTCAGCGGGGTTTTGTGTTGGCATCTTCTATACCTTCTTCTCTTCTCTTATACATATTCTAAATATTAAAATTCGCTTCAATATTGAGAATAAAACAGCCCCATTTTTCAACGCCGCCTCGTCGAACGCGATTTTTTCCTAAATACGCGCTTGGATGATTTTTTGAATTTGCGCGATGATTTTGGGATAGAGCGACGGCGACGACGGGAACCTCCTCTTGATCTCAACACCTGGTCTCTTTTTGTTATTAGAGCCTTTCGGATTTTATCATTAAATGCGTTGATAATATCAGGAGTTTGTTCCCCCCCATCAAACCATAACGCTATTTGTTTTTTGGAGTTAAGGGTGAAACTATCATATAATTCACCCAAACCATCAATATTCGTATCAACAAAATAAGTACGAGATTTAATTATAAGCTCGTCAAGAGTATCCGCCATATTAGCTATTTTGATATTTATACATAATGTGAATATTTTAATCACGCCTCCACCCACCCCCTCTTCGGAAAATCCGCTAAATATTCCGCCCAATCTTTCCACTCCGGGTGTTTTTTCATATGCTCGCGGACCGAAAAGGCCGTCCCACACGGTGGCCCCCAATGTGCTAAAAACGACATCCGTCGAATAGACGCACTATCCGCCACTTTTGTGTCATACGCACCGACGGGTTTGTAGGGAGCGGAAGCGGAGCTGGAGTTGTCGGCGTAGCCATGTTTACAAACCGTCCGCGAATTCGCCGCCGTTTTTCCTAAATGATTGTCATAATGATCGGAGAGGATCCGTTTTACGACGTCGGTATCTATCCGGCCGCGATACTTCTCCGCCAGTTTCTCCAATTGGACGCGGCGATTGCCTATACTTGATGAAACGTCGCGGAACCCGCTGGCCCCCCCGTCAATCATACCCGACCCCGTCGCATGGTTCGCCTTATCCGACATCGACGAAGAGCATTCTATATTACGAATTCTCTCGTCATACGTCGAATTAAACCCGAGAAACACTCCGTTCTTCGTGGTTTCTACATTAACGTAATTCAATCCGAGTTCGACACGCATGATACGCGGGGCGCCGACGTCCCCGAACATCCACGAACACGCATAATCCCCCGAGTTCCGTTTCTGTAATCTCTCGGCGTATTCTTCTAAAGTCCGTCCGTATTGCATACATTCGCGGATGCGGCAACAAATCGGGTCGCGTAAAGCGAACGCATTGAATCCGCTTATCGTCGTCTCGCTCCCCACGATTCCCGCGCCAGTGACGAAGAAGTCGGTCATACTGTATACACCACCTGGCATACTCTGCATCACCATCGGGACGCCATCCCCCGCCTCCGGCTCGATTCGAAGAAGGACATTACAGAATTGCGCGTCCAGGAAATTGCTAAAGGAGGAATGCCCGCAAACAATCCCGCCGTCTTTGGTCCAGTCCTCCCCGACCGCCATAACGAGAGAACACCGGTCTTTCATCTCATCAAGGCGGCGGGAACGTGCGGCGAGTGCGGCGGGGTTGGCGGAGATGGCGAGTTCGTCGCGTATCACATCGGCGTATTTCTTCCGGTATTTCGGTGTATCGATATAACGAAGCAGGTGTGCGTAGAAATAGGGGAGCGACATGAAGACATTGATGAGAATGACTTGACAGACGCGGAGATTCGCCCCCGCCGCAATCCCCTCCATTTCCTTAAATATCTTCGGGAATCGTTTTTTGATGATTCCGAGGTAGAAATCCTCGCATAATCCGTAGAAAAAGTCGATATCGCGACCATACCCTTGCGTGAACTGGAAATCGAAGACGGAGAACATATACGTGAAACGCGCGGGGTCAGCGGCGATGACTTGCTTGCCGTGGGAAACACCGCGGTCATAGGGGGTGCCGCGGATGGTGATACGCAGCCAGCCGTCATTGCCGCCGCCTGCGCCCGCACCGCCGCCGTCATCGTGGTGTATGATTTTACGCGAACTCCGATATCTATGATGACTACGTTTACCAGCAGATGACTTAATTGTTTTTTTATGAGTTCGATGTATTTTCATCATCGTATTATATTATACAGGTATTATCATTATTATACACCTTTTTTAATTTCAAGTGCCGATTTAATAAAAAATGAAATAAATAATTTATAATTTATAAATATAAAATCAAAAATGTCGCAAGAATATTCTGTTGTAATAAAACCACGTAAAATACGCCGATGTATTGAACCAGATTGTAAAGCGAGCGCCATAGGCAAAACCGATAAATGTAAAGCACACGGTGGCGGTAAGCGATGTATTGAACCCGGTTGTCAAGCGAGCGCCCAAGGCAAAACCGATAAATGTATCGCACACGGTGGCGGTAAGCGATGTATTGAACCCGGTTGCCAAGCGAGCACCCAAGGTAAAACCGTTAAATGTGTAGCACACGGTGGCGGTAAGCGATGTATTGAACCAGATTGTAAATCGAGCGCCGCAGGTAAAACCGATAAATGTGTGGCACATGGAGGCGGTAAGCGATGTATTGAACCAGATTGTAAATCGAGCGCCATAGGCAAAACCGATAAATGTGTAGCACATGGAGGCGGTAAGCGATG